GATTTCAAGAACTAGGCAGAATCTTTATCTATCTCGGTAGCTATCCGTAGATGCTAACTCTGGCACCCTTTCCATGGTTGGAGCAGTGCTACTAAAATGAATTGGCTGTTGGTTCGTCAACCACGAAGTAAAATTGCAGTCTTTGCTGTACCTATGACCCTGCAAGGATTTCCCATGGCCTCTTAGCCGAGTTGCTAATTTTAAATCTTCCAGCCAAAATTGGTAGGGAGAGTAGGACTTGAACCTACACGTCTCCTGGCCAAGGAGACACACCCTTAGACGGGTGCGTGTCTACTAATTCCACCATCTCCCTAAAAATATAGGGCGGAAACAGGTCCTACAGCTCGTGTTAGCAGACCCTACGCTTCGGTCTCATAGCCTTAATTATTCAACACGATTAGCGCCGCCCTAAAAATATTATCCAACAAGTCCATCAAATACTTTTCTTGGTTTAACCGATGCTCCGTGAGCAACACTTACTCTACGACCATCTTTGCCATTAATAACTAGCTCATGACTACATGATTGTTTACGAATATGAGCAGCTACTGCTTGTAGTTCTTGTGGATCATTTCCGTATAAGTCAATTATTACTGGTTTCCGATATATTGCTGTTTGTCTCAGTCTTCCTTGTTTTCTTTTTACTTGATTTGTTGTTTCCAGTGGTGTTCTTTTTTTGCTGTTCATCTAATTCTCCTTGTTTAACCCAGTCAGTAACTCTATTACCATCTTCATTTATATATCCGCAATCTAAATAATGCGCTTCAATTAACTCTTTTTTATTTTTTTCGTCCCTTATTTCATATTTGCCACGTTTAACTTCTAATATAGTTATTACGCTTTTACTAACGGGACATTTATTCAATCTAGGAACTATTATATCGCCTTTTTTCCACAATCGTTTCATTTTGCTAGTTGCTTTGTATTTATTCTATTAATTATCTTATCAATAAATTCCTCTGACGAAATATATGATTCGATTTTGTTTTTGATACCTTCTTCGTATTGTTTGAATATGATATCAATTCTTCTATCCATGGCTTGTTGAAAGGCCGAAGCAAGATCGTGTCTAACTGAGTTATTTGATAAAAATGACCAATGGTCTCTATTTAGCTGAAATTCGCCGCTTTTAATAATAAGTTTGACAAGATCTTGTATCATTAATCGTGCTTGTTTTTCCGATAATTCTTTCGATTCTCGCATTACTTCTCTTTTAGCAAATTCATTCCAAATCCATTCAGCAAGTTTCTTTTTCATTTTATTTCCTTAATTAAAGGACGGATGCCTATCTCAAGCACCCGTCCCCAACAATAACATAGAAGAGCATTCTTACGCAAACGCTCGCCTAATATCCGAAATTACTCTATTATCAAAATCATTAGATTCTAATGGTTTAAATGTTCCATAAGTTCTACATAAATAGCTAGGGTGATATGTTGGTATTACTGTAAATGGTCTGTCTCCAATTTTTACCGTTCTCATCTTAATTGCTCTTAGTTTTCCCATAGATGATTCGGATGGCTCATGAAGTAAAGAAAGAGTTGCATTTTTTCCTAAAGGCATAACTATTCTTGGATTTAGACTATTGATGTCATTAATAACCCAAGGTATACACATTTTTATTTCATCAGTTGTTGGTTCTCTATCTTTACCATAATGATTCTTTGGATGACATCTTACATTATTAGATAAAGCTATATTAAAACATTCCCCTGTATCCCACATCCATTTTAGCATTGATCTTAAATAGCTTCCAGATCTACCAAAAAATGGTTGATGGTGAATATTATTAGGATTTATGTTTATGTCTTCATCCTTGCCAGCACCCATACCCATAAAGAATATATCTATTTTATCATAATCTGTTGTTCGAACTACCTCAGTACATACTCTACAGCAGGGATCATTTTTATGAGAACATAGAACTGAGTTACAGTTACATTCTATATATTCTTTTTTTATGTTCATATTAACTATTATTTGTGGTTAGTGTACTTTTGATTAAACAATTAGCTAAGAAACTTAGACACCAAGCTTTACCCCAAGTAATAGCTGGAAGACCAAATATACTTACTATTGCATAATTCCAACACCACATAATAGGAAATGCCATTGCAAGTCCAATTACTGCTGCTAGTACAATTATTCCAACTAATGCAAATAATGCAATTAATAATTTATCCATACTTTCTCCTTATTATGGCGCAATGCCTTCTTCATGTTCAGGTAAATCTATATTTAATGTTTCTGCTATTTGTTCAAGGTACCATTGTTTATGATGTGCTCCATCAGTACATACAGCATCTTCAAGTAATTCTTTTATGTATTCGTCCATACTTTTCCTTTTTTTATTCTTAAATAAAAAAGCTAGATAAGTTGCTGCTGACCATATACAGCGTTACCGTTTTTGATAATGCAGTTTCCGTGAACAACTGCTGGTTTTGGTGTCCTATCTAGCTATTATGATATTAATGGAGTTGAGGGGAATCGAACCCCTGTCCGCAATAACCACTACAAGAGCTTCTACATGTTTAGTTAGTCTTTAAGGCGGCTAACAACCCTGCTCAGTCTTTCCTTAGCATAGTCAACCTAGTCTTTCCTAGGCAGGTCAGGAATCTTACACTTCATCCATTGGCCCACTGAGTTAGGAATAAGCTTAGTGGAGTACGCTTATTCCTTCGCTGACCTTTAATTAGGCAGCTTTAGCTAGAGGATAGAACTCCTCAGTAGTTTCTTCGCCGTTTATTATTGTTAGAAGGCTTTTAAAGTGGCCAACCTTGCTATACCACTACATGCTACTACTTTTCGTCCGTATTACGTCGAAAACCTGTACAACCCCATTAATACCACAAATCTTTTTTAAATTTTCTTAATTTTTCCTTATTTTTCTTTAGTTCTTTCTTTTTATTTTTATCATGATGTATATCATCATTATTATATTCTTCGTCTTCTAGTTTCAATTCTTCAATCTCTTCAATAGATATCCTAGGCATCTGTTCCTCTTTGATTGTACCTTAGTCTTTTATATGCTGATCTGTGTTCCTCACAGAACATTGGATATACTTTTCTATTCTTACTATATAATATAGTAAAAGTTTCCTTACATCGACAACCATTTATATCTTTTGCTCGACATCGAATGGTTAATACCTGGTTATTTTTTAACTTAGAACCAGCTGATTTTCTTTCAATTATAATATTTGATACAGAAGCATCAAACATCTTTCTTCTACCCTTAGCTGCAAAACGGATTTTTCGTAACTCTTTGCATCTTGGATCTGTACAATACTTTTGTACTGCTATTCCCCAAAATTTATTTTCACAACCAGTAAATTGGCATGTTTTATATGTCTTTCTATTTTTGGTTTCTGCTATTCTTAATGGTGGTAATCTTCTCATATTTATTTTCTTTGCACGAGTAATTTTGTATTGTTCAAGATATATTTCATCAATATCAAACTTTCCTGATAGCAATGCATTGATTTTATCTCTGTGTTCTTTACATATGTTAAAACTTTTGATTACGACACCATCATATTTTCTACCCGATGTCACACCAAATAGATCTACTGCTGGTTTACTACAAAAAACACACTTTTTGTTTTTGCAATCTAGATTGTCTCCCCGTACTACTTGAATTACAGATTCCATCACATTCCTCGATTATTTTTCCGTGTATTTTTTCCCAGTTTTCTCTATATATTTTGGCGTACTTCTGGATCCATTCTAACATTGCAGCGTCGCCTAGATCTCTGCCTACTTTCTGACTTTCGATCCATTTGTATCTATTGATCTCTTCTATCTGATCCATTAGAAATCGTTTTGTCTGATTTCTTCGTTTCTCTACGTAATGATAGCTTCTTATTCGAAGATCTTTTCTTATGATGGACAGTTTTCTTAGCATCTTTAACTTCCAGTTGTTTTGCTTGTCTTGCTAAGAACCATTCAGTACTTAAATACTTATTTTCTTTTACAGCCGTAAGTCTTTTAATGTTTGGTGTTCCTATTATCTTTTTAAGACCACCGATTTTTACTTTCAGGATATTACATACTTCATCCTGAAGCTGCAATCTTTTTTCTTTAAGTTCTGCCTGTTTCTCCAACCTACGTTGATGTGTTTGTGCCCGACGTTCGGCATTATTTTCAGTATGTTTCTCCGACCTGTACCTTGCTCTCTTTGAATTGTGAGAATTGGTCTTGCGACTTCTCATTTTTCTTCCTGCCATCATTTTCCTCCGTATTAGTATAGGGGTCTTTTGTCTTATGAACAAGATCCTTAAATATAGAAGCTAACTTCTTGTTCTTTTTTGTTTTTCTTAGACAAAGTTCTTCCATTATTCTGAAATTATCGTATTCAGATTCAACGCTCCTACAATTTACATTGTATTGAGAACAGAGGGCTGGAACCGTTCCAGCACCACCAAATGCGTCATAAACACTATCTCCTTCTTGTACAGTACAATAAAGTAGTTGCTTTATTATATGCCAAGAAGTAGAGTATTTATGGTTTAACGATTGTCCTTTTAGTTCTTCTATTTCTTTAAACTTACCATGTCTACCAGCAGTATGTTTAACTCCATTCCATAAATTAGTTAATACTCCTGCTTTTTCTGCTGAAAATACTCTTCCAGGATTTTTAATATTTAGATCAGTATTTGCATAGAACTTACGATTAGCTGGATCTTTAGTATAAAAAGCTAGAGTCATAGTTTCACTATATAATGCCGAATATATTGTTTTATTACAACAACGCTGTGGAGTAATAACCCAATCCATTAACTTAAGACCAGAGTATAAATTGTATTTTTTGTCAGAAGTTATCTTACTATATATTAAAGCATGAATGTTTGCGATATATTCTGACCTTCCAAATACTACTAAATTACCGTTAGTCTTCATTATTCGAACTGCATGATCTATCCATTTAATTACTTCTTCTGGATCCTTGATAAATGGAGGATCTAATGTTACTAAATCATATGAACAGAAATTCTGTTTAGCTATGTCTGTTAATGAATCTCCATTAACTATTGTCGATGTCCCAATTATCTTTTCCATCTAATTCCTTAGGTCTGAATATCGTAACTGGTCTTGGGTTTGATCTATATATGATTGTTACTCCTTTACCTAGGCAACCAAACAATCCATAAGATTTCCAATCACATTCTTTATTATTTCTGATTATACCTGAAGTACATTCCATTGGTTTACTAGATATACCTTCGCAAGCTGGACATATATACTGTTTACTTGGGAATTGTTTTAGAAAGTCAGCCGAATCATCTAGCACTATTACATTTTTTTCTGATATTCTAGGAAAATTCGCTGGCTGATAATAATTCATTGCCCAATAGCTTCTATTTTCCTCAAATATATGTAATACTTCTTGTTGGGTCATATTAAGATGTTTAGCATAGTGTAGAGATATACCGTTAACAAATCTAACTTTTCGATCTATTTCTGGTTTATTCCTTGAATCTGTTCTACGTCGTTTATTTTTAGATAAACACATACAACTAGCTTTAACATCGGATAACATTTGTTTTACTGTTTTCATAATTAGTCCTTATAAAAAGTAGGGGCCTCATTTCTGAGACCCCTCTTTACCATAACCGACTGCGTAGTAGTCACCAAGTGCTGGTAGGATTTTCCAGTCTATTTTATGGAAGAGCTTATCTACACGGAATTACTATATTTTTACCGCTTTCATCCGCTCCGTCTGTTAAGTTCTAGCTAATTAGTTCCGCCGCATTACATATAGTCTGAGCCGCAGCATTCATAACTTTCCTTAACCCATCGTCGGTCAAAGTGCCTTTTCTTTATCTTCCTTAATTAGTTTACCAGAAAAAGATTTAATTGTCTCTGGCGAAGGAAGTTGAATTTTTGTTTTATTTATAATTATTGTTACTACTGACTTAACCTTTTTATTATCTTTGTAATCTGATGTATTATCAGTTATCCAGTGTATAGTTGTCTTAGGAAGAAGATGTGTATTTCCATCAATGTCTTTAAATTCTATAAACATTATATATTCCTATTCTGTATAATATATGATTCGAGTCTATCTAATATATCTGGATCACCCCACCAAAGATTAATTTTCTTTAAGTCTCTAGGATCACATGCTTGTGATGTAGTTTCTTCCCAACCTAAGTTACCTAATTGCTTAGAAAACTTAACAAAGACAAATCTTTCGTTTACTACGCTAACAAATCCATATTCACAATCTTTGTGACTATCATCGCCGTGAGCATGTCCTGGGATATAGACAACTCCTTGATACCTAAGAAAGCGTTCAGGGAGTTTTTGAATTGGTTTACGCATGTTTAACATTTAATTTTTGTTCCATTTGTGCGCCAGGTATCTTAGTATAATTTTCTGCACTAATTACTCCTGATACCACGAAGTCTAATTTACATATTTCGAAATTTTCTAATAGATATTTTCTTAATTCTTCAGTTTTCTCTTCTTTTTCTTTATAGTATTCTTCCTGTAATTTTTCTGGAATTTTTTGATATTGAGTAAGCCCATATTTTTCTCTAAGTTGATTAGATATAAAACGATCAGTTTTATTTAACTGAGTAGTTAAACGAGACTTTAATAAAGTACAAGTATCATATGTAACAATATTTTCATTTATATCATCAAGAGTAAATGGTATACCAGATTCTTTCACATGATCTGAATATTCTGAATAGTACGCAATAAATTTATTTGTACCTTTTAAGCGAATAGCATATAATGACATTATATCTCCTACCTTGGACAAGGCATAGGTGTTGGTTGTTCTTGATATCCCCGCATTTTAACAATTGTTCCATTACGATATATTTTATAATATGGCCAAACTCCAAACTTCATTGCATCACCAAGATATACTGTAATTGGATAGAAAGTATTAATTTTTACACCAGATATTGGATCAAATCGCTCAACTGAATTATTAATAATATTAAGCTCTGTTTGTAATTTTGTTCCTTTAATAGGATTATACTTAGGAGCATTTTTAACTCTTGATAGAATTTTCTTAGCTATTCTATCTTTTCTATAGCTTCTAGTTAAGAACTTAATAATCTTTTTCATAGTTTACCTTTAAATATATCTTTGAAAATGTCTGGAAAACTATTATTTGAATTTATATTATTTAATTTGTTTGCTGTTTCTTTTATTTCTATAATATCGTAGCATTCTTTACAAATAACTACTGTATTTTTCTTTAATTTTCCTTTTGAGATTTCACCTAAAGGTTTACTACAACATTTACATTTTAAAATTATCATTTTGAATCCCAATGACGAAGAACAGATGTTTTGTTTTCATCTAGTGCTGCTCCTATAGCTATAGATATAGAACCTATAATTGCTAGAATTATAAACAGCAACCATGATGCTGTAGCTACTCCGCCTATTATTCCACCAATAATTGTAGATATTCCGACACCAATAGATATATAGATGATGAGAGTAAGAATAAATTCTTTTGGCATTTGTTCTCCTAAATTAAAGTACCCCTGGTTCGACTCGAACGAACGACCTGAAACTTAGAAGGTTTCTGCTCTAAATCCAACTGAGCTACAGGGGCATAATTTATCTTTGTTTAAATCTCCATTTGATATCATCAGTATAGACTACTAGTCTATTATCACTATCTAAAGTCAACATTACTGCGTTTCCATTTTCCACTAGTTCTGCTAAATCTGATGTTACTTCTACTACTTGTTGCTTATCTTTTGGTATAGGTCCAGATCTCCAATCAAATGTAATAGATGCATGTTTCATATTATTATCCTTAAGTTTTATCCAATTTTCCCAGGCTTTATTAGCTACATATTCTGCGTCTTCTATTAAAATATAGTTTTCTAGATCTTTATTTCTAGCACACATATCGTCATAATTTATTGCACAGTAAGTAGCAATAAAGTTTGTTATTATTTGCTGTTTAAATTCTTGTTCGTTCATAATTATCTTAATACAAATATTTTTGTTTCACCTTGTGGCTTAACTAAATAATTATTACAACTTGGACATTTCTTTGGTTGATGATTAACTGCCCAAGGAAGAAACGCATTACAATAAGGACATTGTTCCTTAGTTATAGTTACAGTAATAGTATCTCTAATATATAATGTATCTGTTTTTGTTTGTTCGCCAATTTCTTTAGCTATACTAGAAGCAGAATTTACTAGTAAATAACACATTATAATTACTATTAGAGTTACTAACCATAATACTAAACTTAAAGATTTTGCTGTTGATCGTCTTTCCATTATTTGTTTTAATACTGGATTTTTCCAATCAGCTATATCTGTTATCTTCTTTATTGCCTTCATTATAGTTATATCCTTAATAACTTGAATTTGATCTTAACCAATTAACGAAGTATTCTTTATCTTTTTCTGACAAAGTAATTTGACTACCTTCAGCAATAGTATTAACTAATGAATGATATCCTGGACCCATTCCTACGTCAGGATTAGAATCATCATATGCTTTGTACCATCTAAGTGCGCATTTGAATATTTGTTTTTCCTGATGAGTTAAATCACTGATTGTTTCTTTTGTTTGTCTTAAATTTATCATAAAGTATAATTAATCTCTATTGATGTTCCATATTCATTTAATATAGCTAATGCAATTTCTTCTTTAAGTCTACTTCCCCATCTAGCAGCTTTAGTAGCATCGAAGTCTTCTGTTGTTAGCTCAAGATCACCAGCTCCATGAATATAATACTTATTTATATTCATTGTATGATCACGAACTTGTACTACTCCGACACGTCCGCCATTTAGCCATGCTACTTTAGTGATCGTGAACATATGTACTTTATTACCTTTTTAAGCAATTGTTTCTTCTTTAGTTTCTTTCCAGTTTTAATGCTGCGTACAATAATATCGACTGAATGATTTTCTGCTTCTTTAATTTTTCCTGGTTCTAATGATAAAATATATCTTGGATGTACTTTTTTATTATTTACTGTTATTAGATTAGCATCAACATAAAAATGATTATAAGGCATCTTTCCTCCAGCGTAAATATCCCTGTATATTAAACACACCAATAACTAATGATGTTATTAGTAAGCCAAGCCCACTTTGTAGTTTAATCACATATAGTATCCAGATTACATTAGAACATAGGCCCACTAGAAAGCCAGACTTCATTTTTTTAGGACCAATTAAATACATTGATAATATTGACAATATTGCAGCAAGTACCCCAAGTATTTCAGCCATATATAGTGGATCCATCTAAAAATGTTTCTACTTCTTGAAGAACTAAACCTTTTATTGGTAAACCTTTAGTAATTCTATTTCTAATTGTTGTAGATCTTATATCTACTTTTGATTCTGCCTTAATAAATGCAGCAAGAGTTCTTACATCATCTGCTTGATGATACTTTTCAATTGACCAATCTGGACCATATGTTAGACTTAATTTTAAAAATGCAAAATGAGCATGTATTTCATGCAGTAAATCAATAGTGTATAAATTTTTATGTTTGTATACTATAGCATTTGGAAATCCAAGCTGACACATAGCTAATCTAGTTTTATAGTCAGATGCTTTATCTTTTTTACTTATTTGTTTTGTTGCTTCATCAGTTGAAGGACAAACTAATACATGTGCTCCAGTAGATTCAATAATATTTTGTACAACTAAATAGTGTCCTAGATGAGGAGGATCAAATACACCTTCATATATAACTAATTGAGACATATTTACTCCGTAGCCGCTTTGGTAAAATATGATTCACCTTCTTCTTTATCTATGATACGAATATAAGAGTTAGGTCCGTTCCACCATTGATATTCAAGTATTTCTTTGGTTCCATCTTTTTCTTGTATTCTTGCTTTACCAAATAATTTAGCTAGTTGTTTGATAGCATCTTCAGAACCTTCTACTGTCCAAGTTCTTACCATGATTTCCTCATATTTACTTTCTTTGGTACTTTAACAACTTTTTCAGGTTTATCAAGTATTGTAGTTGCCTTTTCAATAGTGTTCTGTATAAAATACCACACATTTTCGGCTATAAATTCTATATTATCATCTTCTCGAATCCACCTTGTACAATTAGTTGAGTCAATTGGTATCATCCTTTTTTCATCGATGATTATGTATATTTTATCTTTGCTTTTGACTATTGTACCAGTTGCAAATTTTTTCATAATGGTTTAGTACCCCGTGATGGATTCGAACCACCGACACCCTGGATGTAAACCAGGTGCTCTAACCTGTCTGAGCTAACGGGGCAAATTTTTAATTACTTCTAATATTTCTTCTCTAGTTGATCCTTCTAATTGCATATCTAATGCATTTTCTAGTATTGGTTTAAATTCTGGACTAGGATTAAATCCTAGTTCTATTAAATCATTACCATTAACTAATCTATCTGGAAGTTTATCTACTTGTATACCTTCATCCATAAGCTTTTCTGCTTCAGCTATACATATTTCCCAATTGGTTAGCTTGCCATGACTAGATAGACAATCAGCTCTATGTAGATGAAGATGATCACCAAAACGATCTTGAGCTAGAAATCTTTTAAATTTAGATAGACGCATTTGTCTCACGAATATAAACTTCATGTGTCCGCCAACTAAATTGGCAACATGTTCTATGAAGTCATTACTATACTTAAATCGCTCAAGTATATTCTTGGTCATGGTCTGACCAGTACTATCATGGCTATTAAATCTCCAACGAACATCTACTGGATCCCATACTTGCATAGGAGGTTTACCTACATCATGTAATAGACCAGCCCAACATAATTCAGCACTTGCATCGTCTGGAAGATAGAACAATACTTGTAAAGTATGTATCCATACATCTCCTTCAGGATGATGTTCTGGAGATTGCTCGCAACCTATCATAGCTATAACTTCAGGAAGTAATACTTCGAGTAGAGCACTATCATACATAGCTGATATAAAGCTTCTTCTGCCTCTTGCATCACATTGTTCAAATGCTTTATTGAATTCAATACCAATTCTTTCATTAGCTATATCTAATATAGAAGGAGCATGATACTTAATAGATTCAAATGACAATGTATCAAAATCAAAACTAAATCTAGCTGCGAACCTAATAGCTCTAAGCATTCTAAGTTTATCTTCTTTGATTCGTTTATTAGGATCTCCAACAAATCTAATTAATCCTTGTTTAAGATCTTTTTGTCCATCAAAGTAATCATATATTTGTTTACTAATAGGATCATAGAACATTGCATTTATTGTGAAGTCTCGTCTTGCTGCGTCTTCTTCTTTGGAAAGTACGAACTTAACATCCTCTGGCCTACGACCATCTTTATATTCTCCATCTTGACGATATGTCGCAACTTCGAAACTATAGCCGAGATCTTTGATCTTGACAATGACGACCCCGAAGGATTCACCAACGAGATCGGATCCAGGAAAAATATCTTTGACTTTATCTGGGGTTGCATTGGTTGCAATGTCATAATCTTCTGGTTCCTTTCCCATGATCATATCACGAACACAACCACCCGCAAATACTGCTTCGTATCCAGCTATTTGTAGTATTTCTACTATTCTGGTAGCGGCGTTTTGTTGACTGCGTGATCGTTCCATATTGAGTCTATTTCCTCTGTTGTTCGACCTTCCATCCAACTATCATCTGTGCGAGTTTTATCAGCTTGATCCCAAGCCGAATTAGCTGTAATGGTTGCGTCTCTTGCTGCTAGATCAACTAGATCTATTCGTCTATTCAAATAACCTTGTCTTGCAGCTGATAGCTTCTCTTGTTGTTTAACCAAAAGAGATAACTCGTTAATATGTTTTACATTTTGGAATAACTGATTACATAATATAATACTACAAGTACATACAATAATTATAAGTATGTTTGTAATTAAATCATTAATCTTTGGTTTTTCCATGATTCTCCAAAAAATGGTGGGTCCAGCAGGGATCGAACCTGCGACCTACTCCTTAAAAGGGAGTTATTCTACCTACTGAATTATGGACCCGTTATTTCATCTAAGTGACGCAGTAAGATAGCTCTGGATTTCCTCCCATAAGCTATCTCCTTGCTTGGAATTATTACATCTTCTAGAGATGGTGGTTCTCTTTTTATTCTTCTTTTTTGTCTTCCAAACTCTAATGAATCTTGGAAGCCACCCTGGGATTCTACTGATTGGTTGCACTTTGTACATACATATGTTCCAAATTCATTGAACCAATAAGCTTTTCCCTTTTTACATATAGGACATGTAATTGGAGCTTTAGCTTGTGAATCAATATGAATTATAAATGATGTTTTTGTACTTTCTGTATTATTGATATGATACTTTACTCCATCTGTATCAATAATAAGTACATCTTTATCTTCTCCGAATACTTTTTTATATTTGGCTACTTTTTTAATCAGATTTCTAGTATTCATTAGTTTATCCTTTACAGGGTAGGAGGGACTCGAACCCCCAAAGCCTCTCGGCACGGTTTTGGAGACCGCTGGATTACCAATTATCCTACTACCCTAAAGTGTTACTTCAATCTTTTAGATAAATACTTTCTAAGAATAGCTATATTAAAGTTGATAGTTGATTTATCGTAAATGGACATGTTTGATTTACTTTGCTTTTTTAGAGTTTCAATTTCTTTTGAAATTACTTCTCTAACTTTTCTATCAGATAAATCTTTTAGTTCATTTAATTTTAATAATATTACTTGAAGAAACTCTGCTACTTCCTTAAGTTTATTAGTTCTTGAAAATTCAAAATCTCGTTTAATAATAATAGCTATCATAATTTTAACTCAAATATTTCTAGTGAGTTTAAGCATTTAAAGTGAGTCCCAAGTATAATTTTATCCCAAGACTGATGGAAGTGTCCAAATAACCACCATTTTGGTTGATGAGCGTTAAACATCATTTCAAGCAACTGATTTGTTCTTGAAGGATACGGAGGATTAAATCCCATCATACTTACTAAACTTAGAGGACATTCATGAGAAACAACTATTTCAGGTTTGCATTCCACATATTTGTCGAAGCAATCATAGCATTCCTTTGGACCTAGTTGTTCTCCTTCCCACCAAGATACTCCAGGCGTTCTCCACTCTTGATCTATTGACCAAGCTCCAGAAACGTAAAATATCTTTTCTTTATATAAACCAAAATCACCTAAGTAATTTAGACTATCCTTACAAACTAAAGGATTATCATGATTACCACGAATAAATCTATGTTGAGTTGGTACTTGACACCAAGTATATAATGGCTGAATATCTTCTTTATCCATTTGATATATCTTTGGAAATCCAATTCCAAAATCACCTAATTGAATACTTTCATTCATTTTAGCTATTAATGTTTTATATTCATAGAATAATCCATGAATATCACCTATGAACCACATGGCTTATCGCCTTCTCTTCCAAATATATGTAATGCTCCTTCAAAGACTTTGTTATTATAATCTTCACTTAGTTTCATTACATTAGTAAATACATATGTTAATGGATAGTGTCCTATCCTTTCTAGAAATAATCTTTGGTCTTCAATTGAAAATCCATCGTAATTTCCATTTTCAAATATAAATGATGATCCATGATCTCCGCCTAGATCATATTCTTCATAGCAAACTCCTACAGTTCCAGGTGGATTTCCAAGGCATTCGCATTTTAACTTAACTAATGTTCCAACCTTCACTGTTTATATCCTTTTAAAGTGGAGGCCCCAGAGGGATTCGAACCCACGATCCTCGGGTTGCAACCGAGAGCCTTAAATTCCACTTGGCTATGGAGCCTTAAATTTTGAGGTTCTTTTTTAAACCATTTATATCTGTTTCACAGATCTTTATCTTTTTCTTGATTTGTTCTTTTTTTTCTGAATCTTTTTCTTCATTGAGCTTTAATTTCCACATTTCAAGATCATTAGTGCGTCTTTCTAATGCGCTCATTTGTCTGTCTACCTTCATTGTTTCCTCCAGTAGTTAAAATTAATTAAGCATACTGTCCTGATTCATGTTATACAATTGTTATTATAACATCCCACGATCACTAGATAGGTACAGGACAAGCGGGGCAGTTTTATTGGATAAAGTTCAAATAGGATTTACCTTTATCCTCACTAGTGGTCGCACTTGAGTCCTATTCTCAGTATGCTTAAAATTGGTGGGCTAGGTAGGATTCGAACCTACACACCCAGAGGGAACGGATTTACAGTCCGCCGCAGCTAACCGTATCTGCCTCTAGCCCATTAAACGTCGTCATGCATAATCATATTACTTACTTCAGTATCAGTAGGAATATGTTGTTTAATTTCTGTATATGATCTCACTTTTGAATTCTTTACATTACTTGATATAATTGCCTTTATTTCGCCTTGCATCTTGAGTATCCATGCTGCCCTATGAATAATAGCAGGAAGTTGTCTCTTAACATCAACATGAATTCGTGTATTATCGGAAGCTTTGAGATAAGGAAGACTATTCATTCTCCCATTAGCTATGTTTCTTCCAATTTTCTTATTGAATTGATCATTTCCGTGAACAACGGCATATCCAACAGTTAATGTTTCGTCGTTAAATTTATCTACACAAAAAGTAATTGTTGGGGATACTTCAACATCAACAATTTCCTTTTTCTCTTGATCAATTACTAGATTTGTTTCTCCTCTAACATGAAAATAAAGTGGCATCTGCATGTTCTTCTCCTTAGTTGTATAATGATACAATATGTTTAAATAGGTCATCAAGTTTATTATAATCTGGTTCACTAACAATAGTTATATCAGCTATTGTCTTATAATGCTTCATCATTCCTTCACAAAATCCATCTAACATTGGTCTTCTTGGGCCTTCGCCTAATTCAATTCCTGCTTTCTTAGCAGCAATTAACTCAATTATAGGAATATAAACCATCATATCACATAATGATTTATTAATAACTCTATCATTATAAATATTTTCTACTATCATTGGTGGCTCAGTACCATAAGTTTCAATCCACATACACGCTAATATTGGGCGTATAACATATAAGTACTTTTTAATTCTTATATTATTAGTCTCAGGATTAGCTATGTATTGATTGTAATTTTTCTGAGCCATATGCATATAATGATAATAGGCTGCTTTTTTCTTAAAAAATTCACTACCAAGCACTCTTAGTGTTCCAAGAAAATTATCATTACATTTATACACTATTGGAGAGAAGAACCAGGAAATCATATCTGGATTTCCCTTACTAAACTGATATAATACTTTTTTAACATCCCAACCGACAAAATCTAAATCATAATCAAGAAATTTCTTACATACTTCACTATTATTATGATCTATATGCAATTGTTCGTTTGGGAATACAGTTAGGTAATTTTTTGGTCTTTTTAAATATACAAAACGTATATCCCAATCACTATCTTTTGAATCAAATCCCCATGCTCTACTACCTGATTCACAAGCATAAAGTATCTGTACTTCATGCTTTTTTTCTAAGATAGTGAGTATATCTTTAATCTTATTTTTCATATATAATATGTTCTTAGTCTGTTAATAATGTCAAAGAGCAATAAAAAAGGCAACCTTTTTGGGGTTGCCTATGTATACGTTACTAGATAATACAAGTTCACCCCAGGAGATATAATCTCTTGACTACTCTATACCATTTACATGTGTAAGTTAATGTGAACATTGTTAATCCTTAATTTATGGAGCCGTTGAGAGGAGTCGAACCTCCGACAGGCTGATTACAAATCAGCTACTCTGACCAACTGAGTTACAACGGCATGTGTATATAATATAGTCTATTTAATGATAAATGTCAACATTATTTTCAGGTTGTTGAACATTGTTATAGTCATAGTTGATTTTTTCAAGAGCACCACTGATAGCTAAACCAACACTTTGTTCTGTAAGATGATTCATATAAGGAGAATTTAATCGTACTCGAACAAGAGTATTATTAATAGCTATATAAACATAGATATCTATGCCTTTTCCATTTTGCTGAACTACATATTGTGTCGGAGAAAGTTTAAATTCAATTTCTATAAAACTTTCTAATTCTAATCTATTCTTCATCTTGCCCAATCATCCTTAACAAATACTGTTTCTATTACTGTTGGTGCTACTAAGTTTTCAATTGCATCAAGTGAATCCAGCTTTTGTTTAAGCTGTTTCTTAGTGCTCTTAATATCATGTAGAAACTTTGCAGTATTATCAATGACTTCTTCTTTTGAAGTACTTTGGATTCTACCATTAACAATTGTAATGGTGTCATCTAGTTGTTTATATCCTTGAAATATAGGAATAGCTACTGATACCAATACTAATATAATTATAGCTACTACTATGACTTCAATTAAAGTAAATCCTTTATTTTTCATTTCTTGTCCTTAATTATATATTTATACTAATAAGACCACTGTTGGATTCGAACCAACATATCTAAGTAGAGCTTAAGTGCTTAGACGTCCTTCCGAGCATTAGACGAAGTGTACTTATTAGATTTTATAATATTAAATCTCTGGCATATTTCCAGTGATTACTTCCATAAATTCTGCTCCTCCTTCATAGGAGTTAACCTTTGAAGCAACTAGCAATGCTTTAGCTTGTCGTTCTTCTCTATCAAGGTTAGCTAGCTTTCCGCTAATTTTAAGAAGCTTTTGTTGAAGTTCTTCTTTTTTACTAATCAAAGGTTCAATTTCTTTAGTAAGCTTAATAATAATTTTCTTATCAGTAGCTGGAATTTTTACTTTGCTAGCTCCAATATTAACTCCATCAGAACCATATCCTCTACTTTTGGCATCAATATTAGCTAGATAAGCAATAAGCTCGATTTGATCATGATCAGTAGAGCTATCCTTTTTTGTAACTTTATATGAGTTAACAGTAATAGCCAATTTTGTTCCAAAAGATACTTTTGTTAGTTCTTTTGTAAATTTGTCTTCAAATTCATCTTTTGCTTTTGATTTCCATTCATCATCTTTGAAATGAAGATCTTTTTTCTTTTCCTTTATTAATGAATCAATTCCTGAAATTTCGTCTGAAATACTATCTTGGAGTTTAAGCAAATGATTTTCTACCGCTGCTACTCGAGCATTAGCAATTTCATCGGAACTCATTCCAAGTTGTTGCTGAACACTTTGTACTACAAGAGCATTTCCTTCTCTATTCATTTGTTCATTTGATGCTACTGGCAGATTTGGTACATTCATTTCTTGCTCCTTTTGGTTTGATTGATTCTAAAAATTCACCCATAAATTTAACATCTGGATCTTTATGTTTTAGAAATATGTTTTGTCTTTTCATAAAATTATTAGACAATATGTCTTTTTTTATTTCTGATAATAGTCCTTTATATCCTCTTTCAGTTTGAAGTTTACTTAAAAAGATTGCAAGATTTTCACTTATAGTTGTTACAGTTTTATTATATGCGCAACTATATGTTCTATAGTTATAAGTAAAATTAAACTTAAATAAACTATTATCTATTTTTGGAATTCGTGTCTTTAAAAATCTAGTGGTAGCTTTTTCAACTATATCTTCAACAATACGCATATCACTTTGATACATTTTAGCATCACGTTTTTTCTGTAGCTTTTTTCTAGTTGGAACTTTTGCTGATCTTGTTGGTACCAATTGAAGTCTAAATAGTCCTCCTTGGCGAATTGTTGTTCCTTTATACCAATCATAATAAGCTACTAATTTATTTGAATCTATTAATTCTCTAATAGATCTACTAATAGGTTTTCCATTATATATATCTATATTTTGTATTGATTCATCTAAACTGTATGCAGTTAATACTAATCGTTGAGTAATAGGATGAACATATCTAATGAATCTTAATGTATAATCATCATTTTGATGACCGTCTCGTATAATATTAATTATTTGTGATTCTGATGCATATCCTCGTCTTCTATAAAAAGAAGTATCTTTATCTTCTATATGATGAGTATATATATCTGCTATTGGCATTAGCATTGGTATTCTTGATATACGTAATTGACGTAAAGCTTGCTCAAAGGATACTTCAGTTGATTTTGGTTCAAGCCAAAATTTTCTGCTCATAACAATCCATTTTTTAATATTCCATTGACCATCTAAAAAATCATTTATTTGATTATCTAATGTTTCATTATCTTGTCCTATTTCTTTTCCAAGAGGATTATCTGTTCCATATTTTATTATTAAATCTTTTCCATATTTACTAAGTGTATTCTTAATATGTTGTCTAATTACTTCTTGAATTACTGGTTCTATTAGGTCCATGTAATTAACATTATTATCTCTTTTTTCTTTTTCTATTCTTGTTCCGCCAAAAGAATTTGCTAATGTTATATCATTTGTTGTGCTTCTTACAGTAAAATCTTTTCCATTATATATAGCAAACGAATATAGAGTACTTTCTTTATTAGGTTCCATTATTTCTCCACAAGGATTATGATTATATTTTTCTAATACTAATTTCTTTTTCATGGAATCCTCAAATAAAAAAGGAGACCACACTTAAGTGATCTCCTTATTATCGGGATAGCTGGATTCGAACCAGCGGCAACTCGGCCCCAAACCGAGCACTCTGACCAGACTGAGTTATATCCCGTATTTCTGCGCAGAGGGATTTGAACCCCCGACATCTGGACTCCAAGACCAGAACTCTGACCAAGCTGAGCTACACGCAGGTTTGTATAGTATAGTTAATAATTTTCAGTAATTGTTAATATAAATGGCTCATCATTCATTAATTTCATGAATGCTTTATGTGTATTTCCTGAGTTAAGTACAGCTCTATTTCCACGCAGCTTACCGAAATACTGAGCTATAATAATACATCCTTCTGTATTATCATCTATATTTCCAGCATGTATTCTAATAAGATCTCTTCCTTCTACATTAGTAACTGTATATGTGTGTCCCCATCGTGGAGAATCTACTACAGTACATAGGTATTGTCCAGCATTAATACTTGATATAGATGTTACGTTATTTCTAGAATAAGGTTCAAGAGTTACACAAAATGCTTCTCCATCTACAACCAATACACCAAATGTTCCGTGTTTAGGATTAGTCTCTATCCTCGATAATCGAACTTGTCTCATTATCGCCTCGAATTATACTTTTATTTGCTTCTTGCAAAGATTCATCTCCTTGGAGCTGAATTATTTCTGCTGCATCGATAACTTCGCAGTAGACATCTTTTACTTTTTTAACTAGATCTCCTCTTGAGAGATCTTTAGAATTAGTTATTAAGACTACACAATTAGTAAAAATTCCTTCTGATGATGTAGCTGATTTAGGAGTTTTAACATAAGTTGTTCCATCTACATCTCTAAATATATTTCCATTGTTTACTTTTATAAATGGTCTTGCTTGCATTGAAGCTCCTTACATTTATCTATATATTCTTGTCTGAGTTCTTTGTAATCATTACTATTTACATAACCACAACATTTGATTTCAGGACAAAATCCTCTGTACATACATTCTGGAACACATACAAAGTTTAATTCTGGTAATTCATAATAAAAACTTTTTAAAAATTCTTGCCAAGCTAATCTTGTTTCTTTAGAAGCTTGTTTACACATTCTTTTACGAGATATATTAATTATAGCTTGAGCATTAGCTACTATACTGTGCTGAACTTCAGCTCCTTGAGGTAGATTATCTCTATCTACTCCAGTTCTATCTGATCTCTGTGTCTTTACAAAATGCTCTATTCCGATTTTGTGTCTCGTTAGGTGAACGCTTACCCAATATTTAATTTTCTCCCAGGTACTTTTAATAATAATATTTCTGATAGGAGAATGTTCAGCATAAAGTATTTGATAAAGCCAATCAGATGTAGCTTCTTTAGTAGATTTTAATCCTACTGTATCAAGAGCAGCATCTTTTACTTCTTTTATATTTGTAAGTAGTTTTGTTTTCATAATAAATGGAAGGGGTAGAGGGATTTGAACCCCCGACATCCAGGCTCAAAACCTGGCGTTCTAGCCACTGAACTATACCCCAGTAACTTATTAATCAATAGTATAGTATTCTATTCTATTCTTTGATTAGGTTTAATAAATAGTTGATCTCTTGGTATGTTATATGGATCTTTGCGTTTAAATTCACTATTAACCATACGATTAATAACTGGATCATTAATAGGTAAATCGCATATCTGTTGTACAGCTTTTGCTTGATCAAAGAATGATTTAACGTCAAAAAGATTAGTAGCTAGTTTAATATAGTTTTGTATTCTTCGATCAGCTTCATCATAACTATCTACACCTATTTGATCTAGATCGCTACTTGTGATTCCTAGTCCATCTGTAGGAGTAGCATCTATACAATCCTTTAATGCTTGTACTCCTCTTTGATCATATATAGATCTTGCAAGTTCATATACTTCTGATTTCCATAGATTTTGTATAGGACCAAAATTACCTACATCTCCATGAAGTGTCCAGAATCCAAGCATTTCTTCTGTTTTATTATCAGTAGATAGTACCATACCTTTGGTAGCACCAGCTGTAGCAAATAGTAGAATCATTCTTAATCTAGCTTTAATATTACCAGCTAAAATCTTTTGTTCCCAATCGGTTAATTCTCCATCTAAAATTTTTGATAGTATTAAGTAAATACTATCTGATACTTCTACAAAATCATTATCAATTTCATATGTAGTAAACTTAGTACAATATTCTTTCCCTACTGCATCTGCTCTAGCTATTTCTTCATCTTGGTTAGAATCGCTTGGAAGAGATATACCAATAAGTGGTATTGATTCTTCTGCTGCAACCCCAGCCATTAAAGAAGCAACAACAGCACTATCAAGTCCACCAGATATACCTAATACCAATGATTTAATATTATGTTTTCTTATATAACTGCATGTTTGACGCTTAATATTTTTTTCTACAAAGTAAGGATCTACTGGTAAATTCATAATTTCTCCACAGTAACTTTAGTTTCAATTAGATCTTTAAGTCCCAATGCTTCTTTTTCAAGAATAGAAGTAAATGTTGTTATATCTTCTTCTGAAAATTCTTTTTCAGTATTAATTGTAAGAGAAATACCAACTTCTTCTAATTGTAGTGGAAGATCTTTAAATAGTTCTTTGAACATATCTCCTACTTCTTTTGCTGCATTTTCTACAGCTTTTCCTGAAGCAGTAATTTTATACTTAGGCATTAATAAACCACCTTTGTTTTATGTGTAATATTTTTATTATAGTTAAATATCCATTTATATTTTTCAACTTCTTTAGGATGTCCAACAGCTTTATTTGGGTTATCACTTAGTTTGATACAATATTTCTTATCAGCTTTCCATAGTTTCATTACAATACTTAATGGTTTAATTATTCCATTATTGGTAAGATTAGTTCCCCAACCAAAATTACATTGCCATCTTGAACTATAATTATCATATAATGAAATTATTTTAGGAGCTGTTAATCCATCACTAAACATTATTTTTGGTCTTGGTAATGAACTTGGAAATTTTGCTTCAAGTGCATTCATCCATGCTGTTGTGGATCCACTATCTTGTCTTAATCCATATAGATGTTCATCTTCTTCACAACAATTATCAAGAAAATCTTGTGTTCCGAATGTATCTGTTAGAAAGAATGTTTCTGGAAATATACGTGTATATTCTTTTACTAAAGTACTTTGGCTATGTATTTCTGTTGGTTGTGTTGCAGCATAAAATGAATGCATTTCATGAGCAATTGTTCCAATAGGAGTAACATCTTGCATCATAGCTAAATATACATTACTAGTACCAATTAAATTGTCTGGTATATGATTTCTAATACGACCTAATACTTCAGCTTGCCAATCTGCACTAAATCTTCTTCTTGTACCAAATTCAACAAAGCGAATATTAGTATTCTTAATCATATCTATAGAGTTAGCTAAATTTGTTTTTCTATAGTGTTCTTCAATTTCTGGATCAATTACTTCTAGTATTCTTTTACAATAGAGTTCATTAATTATAGACAATAAAGCTGTTTCATGAAGTATAACATTACTATATGTTCCTTCAATATCAAATCCAAAACCATGTGTTTTTGGTATTACTTTTGCATTACTAATTTTTTGTGCATGTAGAAATTCTACAAATGCTGGTTCAAATAAAGTACATAAATAATCAAGTTCTTTAGCAGAATAAAAATTATTTCTAAAATGAGATAGTTCCATTTGAACTTCAGACATAGATACATATTGTTCTAATTTAATAGGAGTTCTATTAAAGAATCTATATACTACTGGAATATTTAATTGATCTGTTGCCCATAGAAAATATAACATTTTAAATTTATAAAGGTCAATATCTAGTTTGCTTTTGATAATCATAATTAGTTAATCCAAATGTTAATATATATACACACGATAAATGTTACTAGACTTATTAAAAATCCATACATTGTAGTTAATGACCACCATTCAGGAATGTCGATTCCGCTTCTATCCATCGAACCACCAATTGCTCCACCTGATATACATATTATTGCTGTTAATACAGATGTTAATATTATTTTATCTAACATAATTTAATGCTTTGTTGAAATATGTAAAAGTTTCTTACCATTAATAACTAATACTCTAGCTCCATCACTACACATTGTCATTGAACTATCAAAAGGAGGAGTTTGAATAACCTTAGTACCAACATCAACTCTAAGTCTTAGTTCTTCGTCTCCAATGATAATAGCGGCTACTGAACCAACTGTAGTAAAGTTGGCTCTTTCTGTACTATCACATTCTTCTGAAATGACTCCATCATTAGATACAATAGTTCTATATGTTTTACCTTTATGCTCAGTTATTAGTAAGCATATACCGCCTTCATATTTAGCATCAATAATACGATGATATATTAATTTACTTAGCTGTATATTATTAAAGCTATTGTTATTTGGTACACCAATCCATGGTATACCTAATATATCTTGAACAAATACACCAGGAAAAGCTTTAACAGTAGGAGTAAATACATCTCCTACTTTTTGTTCATCACACATAACTTTCCCGAACATTTTCTTAAAAGTGCATTTTATTGCACTTCCATCTCTTATAATATATAATTCACCATCATATGTTGTAACATGATGTGCTAAACACGAATAAATCTCTTGATTTGGATTTGGTAAGTGATAAAAATGTAAATTTTTACCATATTGTTCACATCTAATATGGTTAAAATCTCCTTCACACTTAACTACAAAATGTTCACTTGATAATGGTAAACTAGTTATTGCTCTATCGTTTAAATAGAGTGTATTTTCTCCAACTATATATAGCTTGCCATTAACTAGGCATATTTTTCTAATTAATTCTGGTATTGATAATGCTTCTTTTACTTCAAATGTATCTGTAGATGATAATACTCTTGTTGGCATAACAATAAATTGTACACCAGTTCCTATTTTAGGAGGTATGTCTCTCCACTTACGCTCAAGTACTTCTTCATACCAATCTCTAATATTATGTGGAATTGAATTGAGAGGCTGCGCTTGCTTAGGCATTGTAACTAATGGATTGAAGATAGATATATTCTCATCCATAAGCTTAAGTTGATTTACTTCTCTTTTTGTATAATCAGGGTGTCTTCCCTTATAAGGATGAACGCCTGTAAATAGTTGGCTAGTAACTACTGCGAATGCAAACCAATCGCTACCTTCGTTAAATTGACCAAATGGAAGAATCCTGTCTCTAACAGTATCCATAATAGCAGTACAGCCAAACCTACCAATTTGATAAGAATCAGTATCACAGAAGTAAACATCAGAAAACGATTTATTTGTGAGGAATTGCATTTCATTATAATCACCTACTACACATTTTTCATTATGAAGAGTAATGGTTGTTTCTCTCATCTTATTGATGAGTTTGGTAATCATATCTGGAGTTACATTATTTTGTATTCTCCATCCTCTATTAAATAGCCAACATAGAAATACGGTATCGCTTACATAATCCATTGTGAAACCAACTGGTATATCACGATTATTTAAACAAATATCTCTAGGAGCTAGCACATTCTTTGGTGTAAGTTTACAAAGAGCATTTATCTTATCTAGAGGAATCATTTTCTTTGGATCATGGTATATCTTAAATGCTACTGATCCTCTACGATATACTTTTCCTTCACCACCACCTGCAACATAATCTGTTTGCTTTAGCGTAAAGAATTGATTCTTATTTTTCAATGTAATCTTCATAATAAAAGTGGGGAGGAGGGTCATCCTACTACCCTCCTTTATTCCCCTCCCTCTCCGTATTATTTTAGAAAGTCCTCTGCTTTAACTCGTTCAACTCCCCACTTAGTAAGGAATTCATCAAACTTGTCAGCAAGCGCAGGTACTGCACCAACAGAAGCGGTACCGTCTTCGATAAATACCATTTTCTTTGAAATATCTTCAGCAATCTTTTGATCTCCACCACTCAGTTCGAGAATGAAATCAATGAAACTATTCATGAGACAATAATCTTTTGCAAGACCAGCCCATGCCAACATGTCAAGACTGGACAAGTTATTAATCAGATGCATATTTGTCTTTGTTGCTGGATCTAGATCATTTGGCACCTCTGCCTTGAATACTGAGAAATGCTCAGCAAACATAAATGATCCTTTAGTTGTCTTATTTGTTGGTCTCTTCTTTTTAAGCTCCCATGCCATGATTGACTGAAGAAGCCTTTCATTAAGAGACATACCATCGGTACCAATAAGACAATGTTCAGGCCAAATACAATGCTCAATACGAAGAAGTCCCATTGCTTCTCTTGAGTCATTACGTTTCGCAAGTTCTTGGATGTATTTCTCCTGAGTAGCCATGTATCCAATATTAGCTGCTCTATATTGTGCTCCTGTGCCAATGACATCAGCAGGGGTCATAAGTGTAAATGGTGGTGGATTATTGCCATCATTATCTACCCACATACAACTATGAGCAATATGATGTTGGTGATGCGCATCAAATGTTAGGTCGATATTGTAGAGTTTATCTCCAATTCTATCAATCATATCTGATACTTTTTCGAGACATTCGTTACCTCCTGTAACAGCCAGTTTGCCTCCTTCACAGAAATCCTTTTGACCATCGATAATGATCAATCCAACTTTTGCCATCTTATCCTCCTCAGAATTAGTTTGACTGAAGTTTTTCTTTTACTATTTGATTTACTAATTTCATGTCTGCTTTTGATTTAAGATCTTTTAATGCGCCCATTACTTTGCCCATATCTTTAGAAGTAATGGCCCCAACATTCTTAATAGCTTCTTCTACAGCTAATGTAATTGTTTCCTTATTCATCATTTCTGGCAAGTAATGTTGAAGTACTACTATTTCTAGTTCTTCTTTCTTAGATAAATCATTTCTATTTCCCTTATCAAACTCAATAATAGATGCTTTTCGTTGTTTGATATTTCGCTTTATTGCTTGTATCACCATATCATCATTGATAGCTTGTTTAGTTTCCTTAGCTTTCAGTTGAATTTCAGCATCTAGGCATCTTAGAACATTTCTTACTAATAATGCGTGTTCTTTCATTGCTCGTATGATATCATTTTTTATCTTTTGATATAATGTATTCATTACATTCTACGCCTTTCCCAAATGGGCAATTACCACACTCACTACATCTTTCATGTGGTTTAGCTCCACCACATTCATGACGCATTTTGCATGTTTTATAATTATCACATATTACTAACATCATTCTTTTCCTGGAAGTATAATACTTGCTCCAATTTGTGGTTTTTTCTTAGTCTTAGCCCGTTGAAACAAATTTATGATTGTATCCTTGGATATTACTGCTCGTTTTCTTTCGTTTTCATAAAACCAGTTCCAAATAATTTTCTTCTGATCAGATGTAAAACTATGGTTAATATAAGCTTTTGGATTAACTGGTTTATTTGGTCGTTCTCTGAGTAGTAATTTCATCATAATTTCTTTTGAAACATAATTTACAACAAGATAAATGTATGACGTTTTAATGTCATACTTTAGACGTTGTGTATTATGGTTGCCATAGATAAGTCATCATTGGGGAAGATACCTTCGCTTGCCCAACGTCTAAGCTGAGCTTTCATGCGTCTACGTACAAATAATCCACTTGTATGCTTAAATGATACTAAAGTCTTAATAGCATCAATGATAGGCATCCTATCTTTTGAAGGCAATAATATATCTTCTATACCGTCAGAAAAAGCACTGATAGATATTATATCATGAGTTGTATCTTCTTCTGCATCTATGAACATTGAATCTTCCAGCGTCTTAAGCTTTTCTACTTTATTACCACTAGCTATAACATCCCATGTCTTATCAAGTATGATTGTATTGGTGGTCATTTCTACGCCAGTTTTAATATATTTTTCACCTTGGAAATATTTAACCAAGTAAGAACAATAGACTGGCATATTTGGAGAGAATGTTCGATACTTAATAATATATTCTCTTTCGGTTTCAACTAAAATAGCTCCATCACCGATCCATAGTATTTCTGGTTTATTAATCCAACGCACTCCAATAAGAGTAGCGTCAAGCATACCAAAAGTCGTAGCTTCTGTAAATCCTTTAAGTATACCCTTCATTTGATCTACTGCTTGTGTTATATACTTACAGTCAAGCATTGAAGCCATAGCTGCCAGTATAACTAATCTAGCTGCTATATCACTAGAAGGATGAGGAACACAATGATTATCATTAGTAGCAATCATAGAACATCCATCTGATATAAATATCATACCTTTTGGATTTTCTTCTACAGTACTTAATGCGCTGGAATAATCCTGACATATATCATGAGATGCTCCAATAGAAAAGAATGAATCGGTTTTAAACATCTTTATCTCTCTCGGTTGTATGTAAATACCAAATTATAAAATTAGTGAATGGTCCAGCTATAGCTGCTATAGTTATAGATCTAAATCTTTTAATTACTAATTGAAGTTTGGTAATCCAATAACAAAGAGAAGCTAGTCCTATGGCTATCCATAGTAGTAAAAATATAATCATTGCTTCTCCAAGAATCTAAGGGGTAAAGGCGGGGCGACAAGATATATTATCTTAATTGTCGCCCCTATCAAGCACGGTGAAAGGATAAGTCCGTGCTTTAGATTGTAACTTGGCTGAGTGTCTGCTGAATGTTCTGTGAAGTAACATTCTGGGACTTGCTTGAGAAACTCTGAGAAATGAGTCCAGCAATCTTCCCGAGACTGGAAGGAGTAGCATCTTCAATTGCTACGAATTTGTCAAGACCTGCTTCTTTTGAAAAAGAATCAAGACAGTCTTTGACATATTTATCTTGAATATTAACACCAATTAGTACAACGATGGGAGGAGAAGTAAATGCTTTTTCATCTTTTCGAAGACTATCAAGTTTATCTTTAATAATCTTTGGGTCACGAACTTTGATTGAATTATTTTCTTCTCCATCTGTAATAATGAAAATACAAGCAGTTGCATCATAATCATTATCAACAAGATCTCGACAGAATTGTTCTGATGATTCGATTGCATCCATAGTTGCATCGTATAATGCAGTCATTCCTCTTGGTTTTACTTTTCCTTTATATGCTGTGGATGCATCAAGATTCGCTATCTGTTGAAGACCATGGATTTCAGATATGTTGCTTCCAAACTTCGTAACACGTTGCATAATTTTATTAGCAGTCTGAAGTTTTTGATTCATCTTTGTAATATCACAAAGACAATCTTCCATTTCCTTTTCAAATGAAGATACAGAGGAAGAAGCATCAACAGCTATCATTCCAATCATATACTCAGTGTCGCTAAGATCATCATTGATTGGTACATGACCAAAGTTGAATCCGCTTGCAGTTACGGTTGATACCAACTGTTCGTCACTCATTTCATTCTCCTGGTTTATTGTTAATTATCCATCCAAGTTTTTGATTTAGTTTCTTCTTTGAGTATAACTGTGTCTTTTACAATTAAAGTGTCACGTTTATTTGATACTACTGGTGCTGTATAGGGTTTCTCTCCACCATCAGTTACATTTAACCAATGGATACCATAACCAGCAGATATTATTCCAAATGGTATAGATGCTGCTCCAAGAAATCCACAGAAAACTGCATATATTAATGCTGCTAACCATGGCTTTTTATTATATGATGTTCTATTACTAATATAAATATTAGTACCAAATATAAGCCATAGGATTATAGTTAATACTATGGCTACTATCCACCACCATTGAAGCGTTAGTATCCAAGCAATCATTCCATCCACTCCTTATTATCGTGCCATCGATCTTTCTCTTCTTTTGTTGTATCTATATTAGAGACAGAAGTTTTGGTTGTATCAACTATTACTTCTGTCTTAGTATTCGTAACTGATGATTCTTTTTTTCCACTAAACAATAGACCGAGTCCTATTAAAATACATGCTAATGCTGTTATTCCTAAAAGTGCTGCTAATTCTTCTTCGTATTCACTTGAAGCCCATATAGCAAGAGCTATTAAACCTGCTCCTACAATTAATAAAAGTATTGTCCAAAACATGTTATTCTCCAAATAAAAAAAGGGTAGGAACTTAATCCTACCCTTTTGCAGCTGCTGCACCACTTAGCTCTTGTTATTTCTTTGTAGACATATCAAGAGAAAGATCTTTTGCTGTCTTAATCTTCAGCATCTCAATTAGATCCATTGCTGAAGATGATTTTCCATCTGCGTTTCCGCTAATATACTGAGGCACAAGATTTCCTTGGAAATTCTGAATTGCTGTTGCATAATTCTTATTAATCTCAACAGCTGCTTTAAGCTTAAGCTCAAGAGCACCATCAGCTTGCATGATAAGTTTCTTCTTTGCGGCAATACCTTCACCTTCAAGAATGTCAGCCTTCTTTTTAAATGCTGCTGATTCCATATCAAGCTTAGCTACTTCCTTACGTTTTTCAGCCATTGTAACTTCTTTGGCTTTCTCTTTTTCTTGTTCCCACTTAACCTTCATTGCTTCAGCTTTACCTGATGCTTCTGCTGTGATGGCTTCTTGTTCAGCACGAATTGCTTCTTGCTTACGAACTTCTGTTTGCAATGACTGTTCTTTACGTTGAGCAATCATGTCTTTTGTGCGTTGATCAAAATCTGGAACTTCAAGAACTTGAATAGTTACTTTACATCCCATTTCCTTAAGATCATGTGTAGTAGTCAATGGGGTTACTCCATCTTCTGCATATACGATCTCTGTAAGCTTTACTCGTTCACTATCACCAGTAGCTTTAGTTACCCATTTTTCTACTGCTTTGGTAACATATTGACCGTCTCGAAGTTGAGTTTCAATATCTGTCTTGAACTGAGACATTGTCTGGAAAGCTTCTTGTGAAGATCTAAGGTTAGCTGAAATCTTAACAATGTTCTCAATTACTGGTACTGCACCTGCTGTAAGGAAATGAGTGTATCCATTTACAAACTGTTGTTTAATTTTACTCATCTTCACTTCATCTTGAGGCATTTGAACACGAGCAAGAAGTGATATTCCTGCTGTCGAAGCATCATTAAAGATTACTGGTACAGCAGCGATATCCGCTGAACGATCACCTTTTTGTGTACCAAATCCGATTGTTGCATAATGATTGTACTCAAATTCTTGACCAAATGCTTGCCAGTATGGTCCAGGTGTGAGAACAACCTTTATTTTACCATTTGGATACTGAGTTACAAGAGTTTGACCAGCATCATTCCAACTGACAATGTTGTTTCCAAGTGCGATAATTGTTATCAAAATAACAATAATAATTCCAAGAGTTACCTTGAATTTTGTAGACATTGCTACTCCTTTACGAATTTTTTAATTTTAAGATTATTTTGCTTAGCTTTGGCTGGATCGACTTTGCTAATTTTCTTAGCAAGTAGTTCTGATGATTTAATCTCATCTGTTTTGATAAAGATCTTCATTTCATTTGGAAATGTCCTTACCAAAAATTTAAATGCTACCCAGAGTAAGATTAGGATAAATACTCCGAGTCCTACTGGGTAAAGAATGTACATATGATTCCTTTCTATGGTTAATCAAACCATTGTTTAGATTTAAGATTATGTTGCTCTAGAGTATCTTTAATTATTTGCTGTGCTGTACATATATCTTTAGCATTATATAATAGTTGTTCTTGAATTATAGATGCAGTTTTTGATGTATCATATGTTTTAAGCCACCAGATATTTCCTTCACAGTCAGCAACTATATAAGTATTTTCATTATTAAGTTGCCAAACTGTTTGTTTTCCATCACATGCTTTACGTTTAACTGAGTCTGGTTTATCAGCCCCGTTAGAGGTACTAACAATAATACCTATAATGATACTGATAATAGCTATAAATCTCAATAGTAAATCCTTAAGGAAAAAGAAGGAGGATGCGACTTACCACGCCGCACCCCCCAATCAGGTTTATTATCTATTAATAGTAGATTGCTCATTTAAGAGCTAATAAAGAGTAGTATCCCGACAGTTATTCGACTGCTAGTTTAGTATCATACCTTGTACTCTACCGCTGAGTTACACTGTCTCAGAGCACCTGCACGCAGATGCCTTGGGGACAGTGACGGGATTCGAACCCGTGGCCCAGGAAGATTTAAATACCGAAAATCTTGTGATAGGATAAATCACATCTTGTGTTGGTATTTAGGTTAGCAATCATAACTGTTAAAGGTTGTACTCACATAAGCATTGGACATGCGATAGTATGAACGGGTGCCTGTCGTCTGTTATCCCTTTCAGTATAAATATCAACATGAGCATTAGCATATGTCCGTTTATTATTAACTGTACTTCGACAGTAATAATCTAGCTGTTGATGAACTTAAATAGCTTATGAGCTATCTTCTCATTGGGAGCTTCAGTCTGATTCGCCTTTGAGCGAGCCTTCTTAATTGCTTCAATGAGTTCATCTATCTTCTCAAGTTTGTCTGCTTTATCCTTTGGACTAATACACGTTGAAAAATCAACCATTGTGTACTCACCAACAGGGATATCTTCATTGACAATCTGTGCTTGTTCTTTGTGTTCCTTAGTAGCAGGAGCCAACTGAATAACTCTGGGCTGATTACGTGTACGAACAGTATTATACGCTTCTGTCCTGTAATGACCAGGATTATTCTCGTCTTCATCCCACTTCTTATTTGGATCCAGAGTTGGGATGTTATTGTATACCTGTGAACGGAATTGTACAAACAAGTTCTCGAGTTGAACAAGTTCTTGTACTGGTACATTCTCAGCTACAACGATTGGTGATTCCCCGTCACGCTCAATAGTGATTGTGCCTTTTGCTTCACAGTTGGCAACTTCCTTTTGATGTACAACATCAATAAAGTTAGAAGCTCTGTCTTCGAAGTAATCTACTTTCTCACCAACAGTAGTTACTACATGTTTGATTTCACTGCGGGGAATATCCTTATCTTTATCATCAAATGCTTGATAAGTCTTTGAACTTCCCATAAAGTGAGTCTGTCGACTGGTGAGTGTCTTCATAGTCTCACCAAGAATTTTTGCCATGGTCTTTTTTCTGTCATCATAGACAGCGAGCACGGCGTGAAGTTTTCCCTTCTCTGCCATTGTCAACCTCCATTAAGTATGAGTATTAAAAGGTGGAATTAATCCAATCACTATTTGCTTTGCTTGGTGTATCCATCCTTAGTTTTGAAGTATTCTTAGATTTATTTGAATTTGAGGAAGCGTTTTTGTACCGATCTCTGTCTTCATCAGTACACTCCCTTAAATTATCATAATAAAACCTATTCTTAGCTATACATCCTCCACCTGGAGCATATACATCAATTATATAATAATTACAATCAGATGTTGGATGACAATCAGAACCAACAACCCAACCCATGTAATTTGTGTATAATCCTTTAGTAATTATTACACAATCACCAAGAGCAGGTCTTTTACCAGCTGAAACAGCTGTGACAAGTAACAATATAAATATTGTTTTTTTCATGATTCCCTTTCTATAAACTTTTTAGAATTCTCTAGTAGAAAATCAAAATGTTTACGCATAAAATCAAAGACATCTTCCTTTTCTTCCCACAATTTCTCGTCTTTCCATTGTTCTTCAATTTCTTTGAGTTTATCTTGTAATTCCATTTTATTTCTCGCTTCTATGTCTGGTATACAATTAAGATTAAATATATGAACTAGACTATCATAGTCTTTATCAGGAAGTACACCTTTAAGTGGAATAAATCCTCCTACACACGAACTCCAATATTTTTGTTTAAGTCCAGTATATATCCAATAATAATCATCTTCTCCATCAACTACATTCTCAAGTCGAACCACATCAAATATACTTAATACTAATGTACCAATATATGGTTTAGCTTCAGCTTGTAGTTCTTCTAATGTTGCCACCCCGCACCCCCAAATATTTATGTTAATACTAAAAGCCCAATATAGGAGCACAAAAAAATAGGGAATAGACTTTTCAGCCTACTCCCTATTCTTCACCTGGGAACACCACCTGCATTACCTATTAGTTAGGAATAACATCATCAGCAGACATTGTGTTGCTTACCTGTTGCTGATTGTTTCCTTGACTTTGTTGATCTGAAGTCTGACGTCCGACCATATTCAAGATAGCAGATGCTCCTTGAGCAAACAGATTGTTCTTTCGTGCAGTTGGTACTGCTACGCCTGCTTGGTCGAGATCATTGAGGATTTCACATGCTTTATTAATGGAGGCAACGATGAGTTCTTTTCTTTCCTCACCACCATAAATAATATGCATTGGGATTTTCTGATTGCGAGTATTTGCTCTATCATTCTGGCGATATACATAATCTGCAATTGAATTAATAAAGGGTTCTTCTGCTCGTGAATCAGGATCACTATTCTTTTTGATTTGCATGATGTAGAACGGTGTATGGCGAAGCATGATTCCATCTTCAACCATTTCTCCTGTAACAAAACCGTTTTCATCTGGTTCTGAGGTCTGGCGAAACATCTGAAGCGATACATCACCAAAAGCAATTGTACGTGATACATTGCCTGAACTGTTTGGACGAGACCAACTTAGTGAAGGGTTCTTTCTTACAGTAGCTGATGCTACGCAAGTACCTGCTTCACTTACGACACCGATTCCTGTTACTTCATTTCCCTGTTGATCGACCATCGGAATGTTTTCTGCAAGCTTCATAATGAAGACTCCTTTAAGTAAGATTAGAAATAGATAAGAATCAGTTACTAGATTGTATTTAATATTGTAACTGATGTTTTGTCTCTGTCCACGCCAATAAGTAAAGGGATTGTTGAATTACCCTCCTTATCGTATCTTGCAAGTTTTAGCTCCTTCATTGTTTTACTAGCTACTTCAAACAATGTAAGTCCCTTCCCATCATCCATGAATAAGCAATAACAATATCCATTAAATGGATATATGTCACTGACATTTACAGATTGCCCGTTTGATTCAAAGGTATCAATCCTTCTAAGTTGTGTTCTTCTATCCTTAGTTAATACTTTTACTAGGCTTTCCTTACTCATGGTATTGCTTATAAGATGTTGCCATAGTACTGAAGGTTCACCTGTTTGTTCTCTATCAACAAGTTTATTTCGTACCCAACATCCTTTACCAGCGCCTGGTTTACATTTTCTAACTGAGTTGATTACTCCTTTTTCGAAGTAACCAACCATGTTTATTCCTCTTCGTGCCATGATCCGCTACCTCCATCGAGTTGTTCGTGTTCGCCAGAATAAATGTCAAATGCAGACATAGTAGTAAGCTCGTTTGAATCAAGACCTGTCTCAAGTGTACTGTCCATGTTAGCTAATCTTGTATCTCTTGATTCAAGCAATTCTTCATGAATTTCATCTGATAGCGTGGTCTTCAGTTGAATTTTATCTCCACTTAGTCCACCTATTCTGACGAGTTCATTCCAGAATGTTTCATGATTACATTCACGAGACTTCTTTATTCTTGCTCGTGCATCATATACTTCACTTAAGGTGCGTTGCTGAACTTCAAATGAATCTGAACTTATCATGCATTCCATTAAGTTAGCAGCAAATGACCTTGTTGGCGATATACTTCCTTCTCCAAGATTGAATTCAGTAGCACCTATCTCCATTGTTTCTGCAAACTCTGATGGATATTCAATTGCGTTAGCTTCTTCACGCTCGAGCTTAGCTAGGAAGTCTTCTTTTGAAATACTATATTCTGTTTCATATGGTTGTTGCTCCATACAATCAATCCAATCCCAGAATATAGAAGCATCTTCATGTATCCATGCTCTTTTGAAATAATCCCATGTGGTTTGAATCTCTGAGATATTCCATCGTTTTCCTGCTTTTAGTATTTCGCAGAACATGAACCATGCTGGTCCGTCGTTGTCAACCTGAATGATATCTTTTATTTTAATCATTCCAGGATACATTGCTTGCGGGCCATCTTTCAATCTTAACAGTATTGATTCACAGAATTCATCTTGTATATCCTTTGGTGAAGTTGCATAATCATACTGTTCACCGAATAAGTTGAATTCCTTCTTTGCATTACGAGAATCAATGAATTGCTTTACTAGCCACATTGATAGCTTAGCTGTTCTACTTAGTACTTTCTCCTTCTTGGCTTTCCTTAACATTTCGCATACGAACCAGAATCTTTTATTCGTAGTATAGTTATCATACCACTCTTCTACCTTGAGAGGAGGATAATTTAGTATCCAATTCATCAAGTTTTGCTTAAACAACTTAACCATTTCTCTTGGTATAGTTTTTAAGTTCTTGACTGATTTACCATTCTCATCAATGCCTTCTTCGTACCATTCTGCTTTTCCAAGCAGTGTATATAATTCACAGTAACTTTGAAGGTTAACATGTCTACTATAAATAGCAGAGCGAGTCTTAAGAGATACTATTTCCATGAATAGCTTTCTCTCTTCGTTTGATACGAAGTTATTAGCCATTAATATCCATACGTTGACGAAATGTCCATCACGTATAGCTATCATTGATTCTGCTATTCTGTTAGCTACATCTGCTGATTCGAAGAAGTCATGACAAAATGCTACAATTTGAGCGTCAGTTGATCCTTCTACAAAGAATTCTCTTGGAGTAGCCCATTCAGTCTTAGTTGAATAATCAATCCAACCTGGAATATCTCTGGTATAACTCTTAAGACATAAAGGTAGAACCATATCTGTCTTTGAGTCATATTTACCATAGATACCTTTATAACATCGTTCTACTCTATCATGACCGTAGAAAGTTTCTATGTTCCAACCTGGAACTACAAGACATGGTTCGTTTCCGCCAAATATCTCTCCTGTGTCATCCCCTGAAAGATTATTTGATAGAGGGATATTTCTATCCTCTCTATGGTATAGTGGATGTATGTCTGCTGGAAAATCTCGCAGATCATAATTTAATCCATTTTGATTATGTCCAGATAGATTCTCCCATATTACTGTTGGTCCTACATCGGTGGGAAACATAGCTCCTGGATTTTGATTAACTACTGATCCATCTGACCTGTGTTCAGGATAGATGTTGTATTCATCGTGACCCTTTTTTCCGCCACAGCGTTGGCATCCTAAATATTCAATTTCCCCAGATTCTTTATTACGTCTGAGTAATTTGAATGCACACTGTTGTCCGTTTTGTTGGCCACGAACGCAGGTGAAAACATTCATGGTGTGTTCCTTTCAATCAAGCTTTTTATTAATAGCTATTACGAAGAGGATCAATGATACAATTGGTGAGATTGGTGGAAATAAAGGAGCAATAATCAAAGCTGCCGCATATAGCCAGAATGGATTTTGTCCTTTATTCTTCATTGTATTCCTCTCGTTAATGACCAATACCAAGCATCCTCATCATCTTCATCGATGAATCCAAAGTGTAGGCTATCATTCTCGATTTTCCAAAGGAAATAGTCGCTGGATACGTGATAGTCTGCAACAGGTCTATTCCAATCTCCTCCAACATACTCCTTTCTTGTCCAGTTAAATCTGAGTAATATATCGCCGTCGTTATCTTTCCAGTATCGGAAGTAATTTACATTGCCTTTGAAAAAACGCTGGCCGTATAAACCCATTACAGTATTGTACTTATCTATCTGACAGATTATCGTGTCGTGTTTGAATGTGAAGTAACTTTTACTATAAACAGATGCTCCTGGAAATGAATCACTCATTACCCAAGTTGTTCCTTCAACGTCTGCATACTGTATATCTCCTTCAAGTTCAGGTCCTGTTGGAGAACATCCTATTAGGAAAAGAAGTATAAGAAGAAGAATAATAAATGTATGTTTAATCATTCTTATCCTCCTTAGTTTTCCTATATTTTAGGGTTGAATTACTACCCCAAATTATAGTTAAACGGATAAGTTGAAAATTATTATAAGTTATTGATATTTATACAATTATTGGATCTGGAAGACATGGTACTTGATGTATGAGGTCTATGTCATTGATAAGATCTGATACATTATTGTATCCAAATGGTAAACCATGTAGCATTACATGATTAATTGCTGCCCTATCAAGGATTTCCTTTTCTCTTTCTTTGGGTGAGAGAGACATCCAATGCAGTATTGAATCAACAGAATCCGACATTTGGATACCCTTTCATATGTTCAACTAATAACTTTGGATCAGTTCCTTTCATTGTATTCTTAATAGCTTGTCTATGAGACTCATTTTGAAGATTAATGATTGGAATTCTTCGTCCAGTAAGCTCAGTCATATACTGAGCTGTCCACATAGCCATGCCAGTACCGCCCGATGCTTTACCATCTTGTGTCCAACAGATAACAACATCGCACTCACTTTTTATGTCTTTTCCAAGGATTTGGAGTACATCTCTTACCATGTTAGCTTTAGTGAATGGTTTTAATGATTGCCATTCACATGTTCTATCTGTTCTTTTCTTCCAAACATACCCACCAATTCTTTCTGCACCTATATCATCAACTGAGTCGTGCTCAAGATATAGTTTAGATGGATGTTGTCTGTAATGTTTAACTGGAAGATAGATTTCCTTTACACTACCTGGAGTTGTATCATGACCTTGCTCAAATGCAGTATCAGCACCTTCTGCTCCACCACTTCTTAGTATCCATCCATAGCTAGATAGATACATTCCTATCTCAGTCATGAGATTGAGTCTTGAGATAGGTGTAACTCTTGCTCCGATACCTACATAAATCATAATTTCTCCTAAGCTATTATCAGCCCGCCAGCAGTTCCTGCAATAAATCCTACTACATAAATTGCAGCAATAACTGCTATTGTCCTGAACATACTAAATATGAATTTCATGATAAATCCTTTAAAAAAATTAAAGGAGGAATTAAGTTCTTATCTCCTTCAAGCTGGCCTTCATAACTAACCAGAAATTCCCCTAATCTGACAAACACTAAAGATCTATGACAACTGATTGTCCTCCTTGTGTGATAAAACCTCTATTGAGGTTTCTTGATCCTGAAGGACAGACCGAAGCAAGTGGAAAAGTCTTTCCATTGAAAAAGGCCCATAACTCTCCTACTTGTTCCTGTCTCCAGACATGGGACCTTATCAATTCAGCTTCTGGTCTATCCTCTCTTGGATCTTGATCTGCGTAACAAACGTAACCATTTCCAAGCGGTTTAATCCCTTCTGCTGTCCTGAGTGACAACATTGCACGCATCGTTTTCTGCAATAATCCTCGCTTATTTCTTTTAAAGCCAGGACGTTTTGATGTTCTTCTCTCTGTATTTAGTTCTGAAGCAATAGTCGAGAAGTCCATATTAAACTCCTTTGATTTTTGTTTTCCTCCTGTACTATAGTGTGATGATGGATTAGTTTCCCTCTAGTCTCATTATTCCTCCTTCCTTATTGTTTTTCTAGCTATCCATTCTTGAACTAACTCCCTTGTTTCGTCGTTGTTCATTTCATGGAGATACTTGTTGGGATTTACAAGTATATTGTGGTTAATTTTCTTAATGTCACGAATGTCAATCTTGACAATACCAGTATAACTCCACATGCAATCACAGGTGTCTTCGTCAAAGTCAATTAGCAATAGTTCTTTACCAGTTATCAGTGATTGTGGCCCAAACACAAAATCAGTGTACTGTAGAGTATCCCTTACCTGTACAGTACCCTTGAAATCACCCATCAATTCTCCTATTCGATGCAGGTTATTCGAAGCAGACAATCCCAGTCTATTTCGTCTTTTTGTGGTATATCAACTAATACACTATCAGTACTATCAACAATAGCTACTGCTGTGTCAGTTGGCGTTATAATTGATCTCCAGAATAAGTCTGTTGTATCTCCTTCTGATGTAACAGCAGGAGTATACAATGTATCAGGAGTTATGATCGCTGATGTTGGGTTTGTTGCTTGACACCCAAACACACAACAAATAGAAAGAATAATAAGAAACTGTTTCATTACGGCTCTCCTTCAGAATGCAGATCTTGGTACTACTTGATCTCCACCAGTACGTGATCTTTTTTCTGGTTTGTGAATTTCTTCTTTAACAAGTTCAACAAGTTCTTCGTTGAAAGAATATCCATCTATTGGCTTTCCTTCTTGAATCTTTTGTGGTGATATGCCAAAACGTCTAGTACCAGATATACTTTCTGTCATTGATGTAGCTACACCAGTATATCCAGTGAGTTTACATTTAAGTTTATCACCAAGTTTATATTTTTGTTTCTTAGTCTTTTTTGGTGTAATTACTTTACTCTTAATAACCTTAAGATTTGGAGAATCAAAGACACAAGTATCGATAAGTTTTCCTTCATGTAGTTCTTGTGATTTAACACCTACACGTTCACAGCCAGCTACAAATACTGTTATATCAGATACAATACCTTTGTATCCTGAGATTTTGTCTTCAACAAGATCACCAATTTCAGGTTTAGCTGCCATGATTTTCTCTTTTCTGAGGTTTGGTTTAAGCATCTTTCATCCTTTGCTTTGAGTTATAACACAAATAGTTATAAAAGTGTTTCAATGGCTATCCTTGGCTCTCCTTGCGTGTTTTAATCTTTGTATTTCCGTGTGTTTCACCAAGAAGTACTATTTTATATCTTAATCTTAAAGATTCCCATTTATCACCACAGAATATAGTATTAATGATTCTTTCTATTGTTTTTCTTCCTTTTTTTCTTAATGTATCATTAAGTACAACACACATTATATTATAATAATACTTATCTAAATCATATTCTGATATACCATTTGGATAACGCTTTCCTACTTCTTGACAAAATTTAGTACATGTATTTTTGATTTCTTCCCAATAATTACCAAATTGTTTCTTAAATCCAGCATCATTTAATATGTATGCTTTATTAGTATCACAATTAACAGATGTTAATGTTTTACTTATTGGGCAATCTTCATTCTCTGGAATAAATGTGCTAGGTTTTTTAATAATTTTCATACCCACACCCATTTCTATAGCTTATAGCTATTGTATAGAAAATAATAAATACACCACAGTATGTTTGTTGAGGTCGCAAATTGCGACCAGTTATCTGATTGGTGATGAAACTAAGGCAAGAGTATCCTTATGAAAGTACAACCTAATATCATTGTAAATAAATAATTCATGAACAAGAAATCTTCTGGTTGCTTTCTTTCTAATACTGGGATACCCCCATAGTTTAAATACTTCTTTTGTTGACATACCAACACATACTGTCTTACCTTTTAGATTCGTTGTACCAATACATGGTGATGATTTAGGTGTATCTACTACACCTATAATATGTTCAAACATACTATTAATTGAGTCATGATAACTCATAACAGTATCTTTTATTTCTTTCTTTATAGGAAGAGATATTATAGTAGGTAGCTTAATTTCAGTGATAACATGTTCAGGCACTGGTTCTTTTACTATAGATGTGCCATTAGATGTAATAGTATCTATTACAACTTGAATAGAATCTGGTTTGACTGGAATTGCTATATATGGTTTCTTTGAGTTCATATATAACTCAATTATACCCACAAATATAGCAATTATTATCATTAATATGATCCACTTATCTTTTCTAGACATAGCTGTCCTTTTTTAATGTATATACTGAAAATATGAGAAAGTCAAATACCTATTCCCTTACATAAATGCCATTCAACTAATTTAGCTGCTCTTCCTTCATGGCCATTTCGAGATTGAACTTTAGCAACAAGATCCTGTGCTGTTTGCGACATATCGAGCAGTCGCATGTTCTCGTCAAATGAACCAATGGAGCCTGGCCCAAGTTTGAATTCTCTTCCAGATTCCAAACTTCTAAATCTGAGAGTTCCTTGGATATTTCCTTTTGGTGAGAGACTGAGTTCATTAGCTATTACTCTCCAATCATTGGTATCTCCCCACCATTTGATCTTAAGCCCTGAAATGATGCTTGAGTTGTAGGGAACACCAACAAAACCCTCCCAGTCGGTTCGTCTTTTGGTGCTGCTGAGAGCCACGACTTTGACATTGACGTTGTTAGAAGAGGCAACTCTTGTCTGGAGAATGCGATTTTCATGGAAGGGTAGATTAATCGTCCTTGTTCCATTGAGACTGTCAATTCTATAGATCCGTAGCTCTGGCATAATGGATCGTGAACGAACTGAATGTCCATTTAAGATTCCTCCGATGCTTGCTGCTGGGATATAATTCCAACACCAATTCTCAGGGCCTCTGATATTGAACATGGCGTGGAGTATCTTACCACTTGTAGTTCGTTTCCAGAAGAGGAGTTCTCCCATCCCTGTTGCTTGGCTAATTCGTGAATGTAATCCTCGTGACCAGTAATTTGGTGGGAAGCAGAACTCTGGTACCTTGTAAGTGTACTCAATTCTATGTCCTGTGTCCTTCGAGTATCTTGGTGAGAAGAATTTGAACCCGATACCATTTGTGGTGAAATAGGCTGATGCTCCATCATATTTCCTTGTGTTTGTTGATGGGTCAATTGTTGAGATATACTTCGTTATATCCTCTGGTTGAATCATTTTAAGATGTAATCTATCCTCAAACTTTACATCCCTTGGTATTAGCTTGCCCCAAATAAGTATTGGTGCGGTAGTTTTAGATCCAGGGTATATTTTGTGTATGTATGTTCCTTGATTTGGGAATAAGCTTGGAATATACCAATGTTGTGATGTTTCAAGTTGAGGGTGATACAATTCTGCTTTATCAACAAGTACAGTTTGACGAGTTTTACCTGAACCATATCCTTCTTTAATTGGATCAAGCCATGAGCATCTAGCGTTAGTTACTGTATGATCATGATTGTGCACTACTCTTGAGTTATTAGTTATTTCTCGTTTAACATGTTGAATAAGAGATCGCTTAGCTCTTTCTGTGAGTTTACCATCTTTTCCATAGGATAATGTTGTAGCAACGTGTTTGCCATCGATTCGCATAACGAGCGATTGACTACCAATGTGGATGTCGAGATGTTTTCCTGCTCTATTGGCTTCGTGATACATAATTCTAATTTCTTTGACGACTCTTCCTTTGCTATCTGTATGCATCGGTCCAACTGGAATACGACGAGTAGCACCCAGCCCACGTAAGCTAAGCCCAACATTATTGATAGTGGCAGCTCTATGTGCTGAGATTGTGAGAGTTCTAAACCTATTCGTTGTAGTCCTAAGAAGACTATTGGCAATAGTAGAACCAAGCACATCAGTAATCCCTTTTGTGCCTTTAAGTACTTCATAACTTTTCCTTCCTACTGCAACTGCATGTATTGTTCGTCTTAGCCAGCGCAGCTTAACTAATTGTACAAGTCCAGGACTAAAATCAAGAAAAGTATTTCTACCCTTGATTAGTCCTATTGATGTGTTGGTCATGATCGTCATAACGTAATACCCCTGATTCATGTAATGCTATTTCTTGATCTTTCAATGCATCTTCATCACAAGCCTTAGCATATCCTTCTTCAAGTTCCTGTGCAGTTATAGCTGCTGCTTGTAATTGTGATGCAAGCTCAATAGCATCATTAGCACTCAATGCTATTTGTCCTTTTGAAACTATACCATCTTTGAATCTTTCAAACTTTGATGGTGGTTCAAATAACATTAATTCTGTACCATCAAGTTCGATGCATACATCTTCTGCTTCACTCCATGTGCATGATGCTTTCATTCATCCTCCTAAGTATTATTCCCATAGCGAACTTTTATTTGACGATAATTATCAGCGGACATATTACAAAATATACGTTTCATTTCATCATCAAATAATGTTGAATTATTCTTAATTAAAAGTTCTACTGCTATAAATTGAACAGGTTTCTTTTGTTCAATAAGAGCATTTCGAATCTTTGATAAAGTTTTTTTACCTCTAGGAGTAAAGTAATAGCTAAACGATCTATTAATTTTTGGTACTCCTATTATTGCTACTTGAGCAAATGCTGAATACTTTTGAATTCTTAATGAATTTGGTTTAAACGAAGTCATATATACTAATCTTCAAATCCTTTCTAAACTTGATAACCAGAAAAAGAACGGAACCTATATTGCATCAAAGTAATAAGTCCTAGTACAATAAATGTACTAAGTACAGGAATTGCTAGAGGAGCATCGATAATAGCAGGTAAAGCATAATGAAAAGGCAACTCTGTGAGTATAGCTGTGACACCAACTGCCGAAGTAATTAGAATCACAGTTGACTCTGCATTCTGTACAATATCCTGTACAAAATCTTTTAGAGTATTTAATGCGGCCATAGCTACATTCTTAATGAATTTAAATAGTCTTTTAATCATAATAAATCCTTAATTAATAAGTATTTTACCAAACATACAACGTGGTCGAGTTATCTGTTGTCCTTTTCTCTGGACAATAAGCATTGGAGTAGGATCAGCAAGAGATGGTTCTTCACCGATTACATCGTAGAACATACCACGCTCAAGTATTGGGTCTGTCTGTGCTCCTGGATAAGCTTTCGTTCTGATACATTTGACTCTTGGCATACTGTACTCCAATTGTAATAGGTGATGTGTCTCCTTGAATACCACGAAGTGATTGTTGTACTGCAAACATTGTACAATGATAATGAGCAATATTGATACACTGTAAATTGAGTATCAATCGTGTATTATCTTCAACCTTGATAGTAAGTAGGCTATCATTCTTTCTAATCTTTAACTTAGCCATACTTTCTCCATAGGTTATATATTGCACATGTTAATAGATACACAACGATAGTTATTGGTGGAACAAATAACCAATTCATTGTATACCTGCTAATGCTCTTTGTTTAGCTGCATATCGAGATACTCTATTCATGAGTTTTTTTCGCTCAGCTATTTGATCATTGAGATTCTCTCTGAATTTCTTTTCCTGAGCTGTTTCTTTTCTCCTGAATTGAGAGTAATGAATCCGTGCTCTGTCGATCCATCGTTGCTGTATCTGACGAGCTGTTACCCTCTGTTGCATTGTTCCGTTCTTGATGTGGAACTCTGCCAACAGCATCATTGCTATTGCTGGACTGGATGCTCTGTCCGCTAACCGTAGGATCATTGCTGTCCTCCTTGAATATAAGCTCCCACGAATACACAACGAGTATTATTGCACAAAGTAGGACGATAAACGGCCAATCTTTTGTTGTTAACATGGTGTATACCGTGATTAAGGTGTAGTGGTACAGTAGGAGTGTTCAGCAGACTTTCCAGGTACCTCTACCTGGAAAGTAAGCTGAGCACAACCCTACCCAACATTTACTGGTCAGATGGTTTCTTATCGAGAAATCTGACCTCTGCGGCGATGATCTCTTGGCGATAGTGCTTGTTGCCTTCTTGATCATCCCATGTGCGTGTACGAATACGTCCTTCAACGTAGACGTTACTGCCCTTCTTGAGATACTGCGAGCAGTTCTCTGCGAGCTTGTTCCAGGTGACAATTGTATGCCACTCTGTATGCTCATGCTTCTGTCCATCACTATCAGTGTAGGACTCATTTGTAGCTACATTGAAATTAGCTACTGACTTTCCTCCTGGTGTTTTCCTGAGTTCAGGTTCTGCGCCAAGATTGCCAATGATAATGGCCTTGTTAACTGAAGACATTTCTTACCTCCAAAGGTAATAAGGTGGATATATTGAACTGACTAACACTTGTCTTAGCCTACACAGATCATTTTGGTACTGTGCTCAAATGTGACCACTTCCCACTTACGTCCACACTTATTGCATGTGAATGTATCTCCATCTTCTGACATGTCCTCAGTTGTGATACAGCAGTTGGGACCTCGAGCTTCAAGGATAAGCATCTGAATAAAATAAGCCTTGTTAGCTATATTTATTCGCTTATCATCTGCATTGAGTACATCTTTTCCAAGTATCATGATAGATCTCCTTCTTGAGCGTCCATTGATGGTTTTTTAGAAGAGCGAGTAGAAGATAGTTTAGTTTCTTCTTCAAATACTTCTTGTATCTCTTGAGATACTTGGCTCTCCTCTTCTATGAATTTAACTACTTCAGGAGAAAGCAACACGTTGACCTCCCCCCTTTGGTTGTATTGATATGAGGTATATTGATATAACATTACTAACTGTTAAACCAATTACACCTCCTATCATACCACTGAAGCCAAAGCTTCCAGCTAACCATATGGTAGCTCCTACATCTAATACAAGTTTCCAAAACTTGAATAGTGCAGCAATGGTTGATAATAGATACATCACAGATTGTGATACCGCTTTGAATGGATTGAATGTGCGTTGTGGCATTGGTATTGATCTGAGTGCTTGAAAGCCTTCATTGAATTCTAGTACCCAGAATCCACCTGAAATTATTGCCATTGATATACCAATGATTAATATCCAAAGCATGTCAACCTCCCAACCTCCATTCATGGAGGAGTTAAATATATAGGACAGGTATAATAGCAGACTTCTAGGGCTTATGCCTCCATCTCTATTATCTGACCTCCACGCTAATGCGCTTCGATAGCCACTTGTACCTGCCCATTTGTAGTAGCCTCAAGTAGGTCACTCGTACCTTATCAGCTACTCGATTTTGTCTTCTTCAGTAATATCTGCAATACTCTCATGATATTCGATTGGATCTTCGAATGGAGAGTATGGTGTTTCTTCTGGTGGAAATAGTTTATCCCAAGCTTTAGGGCCTGTGCCAGAGATAAGTATTTCTCTTGCATTAGCGTCTAATGTTGGAAATGCATCTTGTATTAATGCTCCTGCTTGTAGTCTTTTAAATCCTTCAAGCATGTCATTAAATTCGATGTTAACAATATATACTTCATTATCTGGACAGATAAATCTAGTAGTATATTCAAGACAATCAAGAGTAACTATACCTCCAGGGGTATTAATTGGAACTTTCACAATGTGCTCCTATATACTGAGTGTACTGTGATTTAAGGCGTTCTCTTAATTCTATCCATTTTGGTAGTACATCAGGATGATTGTTATTAGTAGTGAGTATCTTAATTGTACTCTCTACTTCATTGAGATCTTGTTTGATTGAATCTAGTGCTGTCATGGCGGATTCTCCTTATGAATTATCTGACTAACACTTATGATTTACTTGCATTGGAATGTTTTGGCATTCACACATGATTGCTTCAAATCTTTCTGCTGTAAGCTTAGCATCAGCTTGGCTAATAGATGAAACAATATATGTTTGATCTACTTCTGTGACGATAAGAGTAGCTTTTGCTCCTTGACTCACAATCATGAATTTTCGATTGTTTGTTTCAGATTTGAGTACAGTTGTGCATACTTTATGCCACTGTAAATCTGGTGTTCTTATAGAACATTGTTTAAATCCAATTACATTGTTCATCTTGGCTCTCCTTACTGCCAGCGCAGCATGTCTTATTACTTGTTATTTACTCATCCAATCATCCCATAGTTCCTGTACCATATTCCAATATTTGAAATCAGGTTCATATATACCATTGTATACTATGAATTCTCTGATGTTTTCATCTGATATGGTTAAGCAATCATCAGGTATACCTAATTCTACTTTAACCATAGCTATTGTTGTATGTGATACTATGACTGATGCCATTGGATGTCCTTGTTAATTGTGTATCATTCTGACCAACACTATTTGTTGGTATACTCATAATAACCCTTAACACTAAACATGTTAGTGTCTACTACACATAGTGCTAAATACTTAGCAAATGTTACCTTTGAAGGGTTATATATGTAATTACCTGTGGTTGAATCAATTGGAATAACTAATACCTTTGTTGGTATTCTTTCTATTCTGTGTTTGATAGTTGGATAGTATCCAAATACATGATGTGTGCTTGTCATTTCATGGAGGTCTATCTTGGTTGTGGCTTTGATTGATACTATAGCTATAGCTGATACCAATATTGCCAATACTGTGATAACGATAAGCTTCTTCATTGTGTGACTCCTTGTATTATGTGGTGAATTATTGTATTTTTCTGACTAACACTAGCGTAGCTTAGCTTAGCTTAGCTTAGCTTAGTAATACTTCTTTAAGATATTCATTGTATAACTTAGGAACAGTTGAATTAAGTTCTGGTTTAAAATGATTAATTAATGCTCCTTCTATAACATTTAACTTCTCTTTTGGTACTGGTATATAAAGTATTCTATCGAAATCTTTTTCTTGCCAGTGTTGTGATATACGAGAAGCTAATCTTATGCTTTGACCTATATATACTACTTTATTATCTTTCACAAGGAAATATACTGCTGGTGGATATGATATATCCATTTCATAAATAGCAGGTATCATCTGTCCAAGTTCTTCTGGGACATTAAATGTCCTATTATCTCCTGTGTGAAGATGTAATATTTCAGGTGCTTTTGTTTCTACTAATAGACGTTCTTGTATTTCTGTTTGAAGTAATGGTTGCATGAATAAATATTCATCTGATGCAATATGTCCTTTTGGAGTGGCTATTCTGAATGATGTAATATATCCTTCGTCTGCTAGCCTTATTATTTCTTCTGGTGGTACAATTTTAGTTATCTTTGATGATAATTGTGATACTGTTTTTAACTGAGTGAAGTCTACAGCGTATTCTTCTTTAGTTGGATTCATGAGTTAATTCTCCTTATGATTGTATTAGCCAGTGCAGTTTAGCTTAATAATTGATCAATCAATACCCAACACTGTATTACCTTTAATGAATAGAGATATAATATCTCCTAGTTCTTCATCTGAGGGATAACATTGTGCTAATGGTATTGAGTCTTCTATTGTTCTGAATATACATACATCTACTTGTACATTCTTGGTTACATTGTGAAATAGAGGGAGGTTGTCTGGTAGACTACCATCTCTTATTGCTATGGATAGCTGTTTACTATCTTTGTCACGAGTGAATTGGATACCTATGTTATTGGTACCTTTGAAGAAGTGCATTGTGTGCTCCTTTTATTTGATGGCGCTGATGACTTTTAGCCAGCGCAGCTTAGCTGTTACTTGGCTTTATTATTAATAACCTTCTTAATATAATCACCATGACATCTAAGTGGAGCACAGTAGCATTGTAAGTATATATTATTATCCTTAGATAATGTATATATCCTATTAAGCTCTGTACATACACTTGGAGTCTTTGATGTTATATGGTTATTTAGCCATTGTTCGTATTCATCACATACTCTGTTACGTTCTTGAATACTATTGTTTTTCATTGGAAATGGATTACCTAGTGGTGATCCTCTACCTATGTATACTACTATACCATTGGATGGTGTAGCATTACGTTTGTTTATTACTGTGATCATTATGATCTCCTTATAGGTAGTTTGTGTACCTATATGTACTATATGAAGGACACAGCAATATATCATTATGATATATGTATACTGTTGTATGTAATTACATACTATATGTACTAGGTACTTTGTTTGTGTACCTATATGTATTCTATATACTTAATATGTATCTAGACTACTAGGTACTTTGTTTGTGTACCTGTTATATGATGGTATGTTAATACATACTATATGTACTAGGTACTTTGTTATAAAATTTTTATTTTCCTCACGCATATGGTGAATTTCTTGGCTTTCCTACTGTTTTAACGCATAAATGCGTATTATTTGTAGTTTTAGCTGTGAATTTCTATTATATGTGTGATTATTTTGTTATTTTATTTGTTATGCCCCTCAGTCGCTTCGCTCCTTCGGGGGCCGTAGTGTGGACGGGTTGATGGACGGGTAGTTTTAAGTTCCCGCTCTCGGTGATTTTTTCAAATATGGCCATTCTGACCTACAATCGCCATGTGCATCGTGCCTTCTAATTTAGGTTAAAACCAACACAACCTACCCATAAAGCCGTTCATAAGCATAAAAAAAGGGACTGAGCCTATTTCTAGACCCAATCCCTTTAGGAGGACACACACACACAATCAACCAACCTGACCTGCGGCCTTACGCTTGAGATAATCTTTGGTATCATTGAAGAAGCTTGCTGCTCCACCGATGAGCTTTGTGGCTGCATTGTCGAGTTTTACAGCTACTACATCAGTTGCTGGGATGTGTTCTTTTGCGATACCTGCTTTGACATACTCTTCGATGCGCATCTCTTTGGCATTCTTGCGTTTGTCGTGGAGATCCTTGAGGCTTTCCTTCAGGACTTCTTGAGCGGCAACAACTGCGAGCTGGTAGTTATCCTGGATTTCCTGCTGTTCAACTGCTGTGACATCGATGAAGTCTTTGTATTCTTTGTCGATGTCGATCTTTGCCTGCTTCTGAGCTGCTGTGAGCTGAAGAGCTTCCTGACGCTGCTGAACCTTTTCCATGAAACGATTCGCTGTGGCTGAGACTTGTGCATTGGTAGTCATGATAGACTCCTTTTGATAGTTGTGAAAGAGATATATAGCTAAAGTGACATTTTTCTGACCAACACTTAATGCATTTGAGCGACTGTATGTGTATTTGGGTGATTAGACTTGACTTTGATAGGTGTAAAAAAGTATATTCAAGTGTTATAAAATTGGTGATGGGAGGGCCTAGTTATTTTACCAGTACCCTTTTAAACCCATCTATTCAATTATCTGACCAACACTTACCGATTGTTAGTTGTTTCAAGGTATGCAAACCATTTATCTACTTCTATTTGACCTTCTTCTTCTTTGATTGTTTGTACTGAAAATTCAAAATTATCGCAGTAGTATTCTTCTTCAGAACCAGGTTCGGGTTCATTGTAGTTGTTATTCATGATAATCTCCTTAGAATAAAAAAAGGAGTATAAGCTAGTAGGGAACCAATCTACTTAACTCATACTCCCCAACCAATTCATCCAAATGAAAGGAACCAATTAACTGACTAACACTTTAACTGATGCTTCTATATAGCTAATAGGATTGTTCCAAAGAGTACGTACTGTTGTATACTTTGGTGTTTTTCCTGTTGAGGCAATACAGTTGTTATACATATCATTCTTTGATACAATATTGTATCCTGCTGCCTTGGCTCTCCTTATGATACTGTCTATCTGTGATTGATAGCTAGTAGTTGTGAAGAAACAGATCTGATGTGTACCAGTGAGTACATCACCCTTTGTTGTCCAGATATTAGCGAAACCTTCTGGGCAGGATTTTGTAGGCTGGTAGTAATCGATATGGAGCACCCGCTTAGGTGCGAGTAACTCCATTTCTTTGCGTGCTTTGACAAACATTGCTGGATATGGTGTAAATCCAACCTTACGACCAGTAGCTGTATAGTGCGTACCAGTAGTGATGGTTTTAAGCCAGCATGTAAGTGATTTGTAAGCATTATGCTGAGGGAGTACAGTACGGATACATGAAGGCAATGAAATGTTGTCATCAAGTATGATATAGCGCAAGTAATCAAGTTCATCTGTACTGAGATGTTCTTTAACACGCTTAACCATGTTGATAGTAGCTTGCTTAGAGTATCTTACTGCTACCCATATTGCAGAATCATGACCCTTGTTAGTACCAAAGATCTTATATCCTTCTTTATTCTGCTCAGTAGCATTCGTACTATGTCTAGCATTAGCTAAACTGGTATGTGAATCAACCTGTTCGTCGTTATATTCGTTACATGCCCAGGTGTCATCATCCTCTGAAAGTTTCTCAAGAAGATGTTCATTGGCATCCATCCATGCTTGTTCATCACTGTTTAGCAATGTACGAGCCTTAGGACTGTCAATTGTAGCATCACAGGATCCACGCACTTCATCAAGAATAATCTCATTAGGATAAGATCCAATCTCTGTATAGTACTGATTTCCGTTATCATCAACCCAACATGTATCATCGTCAGTTTGCGACAGCTTATCACCTTGTGCATTCCAGCGTTGTGGACCGAAATCCTCAGTAGTGCCAGCGCAGCGTGACTCAACAGTAGGCTCATCAATAATAAAATCTGTATAGGCAGATACTGCACCTATAACTAAAGATCCTTCTAATACTAACTTACGACCACTGTTACGACCTATGACGAATTCTTTACGTGACATGATATCCTCCTAGGATATAAAGTTGAATAAATCTGACAAACACCTAAAAACATTCGTTCCTAGATGCTATGACTAATCGTGCATGTAGCTACTACTAAGATCTTCTATAATACGACTCTCAGTTATATACTTCTCACAGAAGGGTGACACCATAAGACAATCCCGAAATCAGGACGATTTCATCAGTGGGGATTGGCGTTGGTGTACTTTGCGTGAGACCGAGAGAGAAGAGAGAGAAATACAATACTAGTCAGCTTGCCTGACTGACAGGTGAAAGTGAAACTAAACCTGCTGTATGACAGAATGGAATACTATCGAACGGCAGTGAGATCATTGTATGAAGCGAAGCAAATACTAGGCTTGTGCCGAAGCGAAGCGAGGCATGAACTTAGATATCTAGAGGGAGCCATTCCTCCATAAAAGCATTATCTATAGAATTCCATTTATCTGAGTGTAGTACAGGACACAACTCTCTTTTCCTACCATCTGTAGGCTTTATTCGTGTTACTACCCACTCATTAGTAGGAACCCTGGTAAAACTAAAACAAGACACTTCAATTCGATAACTTACATTGTTATAAATAAAGTCGTTATATGATAGAACTATGTCCATGCAAGCGAGTTTCATGATAAGTCTCCTAGAAATAAAGGTTTTGAGAAGATTGAATTCTACCATCAATTGCAGCTTGAGCTTGCTTATGATACTTATTTTCTTTTTTCTTTTCTTTCTTTTGTTCAGGTGGAGTAGGAACTAGATCCATGTATAAACCAAAAGGTCTTGATATAGAGGTATGAATGTAACTAATATATGATAATGTTTGTGTATCCATGATAAAACTCCTTGTTTGTGTAGTACAAGCCAGCGCAGCATGTACTATAATTGGTTAATAAGACAGTTGTATGGGGCCTTGTGGTACCGAGGGAGTTGGTAACAGCACAGAAGCCCCGTATTGAGGGAGTGTCACTCAGTAGTAGTAGCCTTAACCATGACATACTTACGAGTGTGCTTATCTAGCCTGTATACACGCTTACATAGTGGGCATGTGTACCTATCGTTACTATCCTTAGTCATCACCTGTTCTTTACATTCATTACATGTGTACATTGTGTACTCCTTATGTTATTGTTATTGTGATTGTTACTATACACTATACTTATACATGCCTATATACATACTATATAGATACTCCTTCCTTAGTGTACACTACATATACATTACCCCATATGTGATAGCTATATACATCTGTATCATCTCTATCTAGTGCATGTACAGTACTGTTGATTAATACATCTATTGCTTCTACTACTCTACCCATACGATGATAGTTGATTGGTTCTACTACTACACTACATGGTTGTGGTGTATTGATGCGGTTATACAGCTTGTTAACTGTGCCTTCTGTGATGTGTGATACAGACTCGATTGCCTTGATGCATGTTGTGTTAGACATACATACTCCTTTGTTTAAGTGAATTGTTTAATATATACCGATGGGTGGACCTCGAAACTTCATATATATAACTTTTACTAATAATAATACCTGGTTCTAAGATTCATATTTTCAATCTCAAATCTCAAATAATTTTTTAACAATTTTGCCATATAAAGTCAAATTAATAACTGTTTTCCCAATCTCAAAATAATTTTTTATAAAATCCCCGTGCGTAAGGCTTGACATTTAGGGTACAAATTAGGTATATTATATTAGGAGGTAGGTATGAAAGTGTCTGACGAAATATATCGTAATTTACTTACACTATATATACGAGACGAAAGAACATCGTCCGAACTAGCTGCTATATTAGGTATAGGTAGGAAATATTTATGTGAAATATTTTATAAGATGGATAAGCTTTACACCAATAAGCGTCTAGAATTTATTAAACTTCATGGGAAGAGATGCTTAAAATGCAATAAAAGAAAACCACTAACAGAATTTGAGTCAATTAAAAAATACTATTGTCACAGTTGTCGTTGGAAGTCACAACAAGACCAAATAAAAAAAGTTACTAGGCAAGAGAAGCAGTGGGAAAAGTATTGGGAAGAGCAAGAGGAACAAAAGAAACAAGCTAGAAACGATTATATCCAATTTTGGATCGACTCTGTTCCTAAGACTAACGCTGTTCCTAAAGTAAAACTTCCAGTAATACTTAAATGCTCAACTTGTTCAACTACTGATCGATTAAACTTTAGTCCCTCTAGAGTTAAACATTCAACCAATACAAAGGCAGTGACATGGAATGATATATATCGTGGATATCGAATACGGATGTCTATTTGCAAGAAATGTCAAAAGAAGAGTGATGCTGAACAAAGACAACTTAAAAATAAAATATTTGATCCTACCAGGATAATAAGATGTCCAGTATGTAATAAGACTGGGGATCTTTCATCTAATTTATTTGCCCCTAATAAATACAAACAGGCTAAATATATATGTAAATGTAAACATTGTCGAAGAAATGATCCTAAAGCAAAAATTTATAGGAATATTCGTAGAAGATTAAAAGACTGTTTTACTATCAATATTTTACAAAGAACTAATAATCCTATTAAGGTTAGGATACAAATCCCAACAGAAGAAGTAGTTGGTTGTACATCAGAGGAACTTAAATTACATTTTGAGTCTAAGTTTCAAGAAGGTATGACTTGGGACAATTATGGTGAGTGGCACATAGACCACATTGTACCAATGTCTAAATTTAATCTAGTGACAGATAATCTGAAACTAAATAAAGAAGAAGCCATGAGATCCAGCCATTATACTAACCTTCAACCATTATGGGCAGCGGATAACCTAACTAAAAGTGATAAGATTCTTGACTCATAGGTTACAAATTAACTATATTATATATATGGCTAAGATACAATTAAGAGATAAAATAGAACTAGATAACAGTTATTACTACGATTCATTATGTGCTATGGGATACTTTCAGGAAGCAGCTCACGCCACTAAGAATGGTAATATTAAAGAAGTCTACACTAGAATTAAGGGTATGTTAGACGATCAGGTTAGGTCTAAACGTCTATATGAGCAGCAAAGAGACCAAATAGGCCACCCACCAATGGCAAGAGAACCACTAGATAACTATGTAGGAGCTAGGATGTTATGATTAAGTTAAGAGACAATAAGTGCACTGAGCACGACTGGCAGGTTAGTCTAAATAATGAATATAATAGCTTAGAAACTAAAGATAGATGGAACAATACTGTTGATCATAAAGCTAGTACAGCTGTACATAGAATATGTCATAGATGCGGCTTCACTGAGACTATTATTATTGACCCAACACTTGATAATCCTTGTAAACAAATAGAGATAAAAGGTATTCAATTAATAAATAGAGGTTCAGGAGTAACTGTAAATGATATTAAGGGATAGACCTGATATTTACGTCGCACCTGCGGTAAAGGATGATTCAGTAATTACTCCTGGCCTAATTAATATGAATAACGACCAGTTCTTTGCTGAATTAATGGTATCTGGTTCGTATGACTTTTTTGATATAAGTGTAACTACTACAACTAATGGATCTGGCTTTATCTTTGATGTTTCTGATAACTATATAGCTACTTCTGGAGTGTATATATTTTGAGACTAATTAATACAATAGATAAAAAGATTATATTAATCATAGATAATGAAGATATAGATTCCTTAACTGGATGCACACATGCGTTATCTCCCAATATATTAATAGCTCCTAAAAGAATAAAAGAAAATGAAGTATTTATGACGGGTTATTATCCTTCTTGGTGCAATCATACAGAAATGCATTTTTATTAGGCCCTGTAGCTCAATAGAATAGAGTCCTCGGTTACGAACCGAGTGGTTGGAGGTTTAAGTCCTCCCAGGGTCATATTTAATACTATATATAATATGGAAAGAGAATTATGCTTAATTTAAGAAGAGAACCTATAGATCCTAATTATAAAAAGCCTGACGATGTCGCTTATACATTAGGTATGGATAGTGGTACCAGTTCTCCGCACTTTGGATACTACGTACAAAATACACCTATTAATAATGCAGTCGTAACCAACAGTCATATTAATGATTCTGAAATAAATAATTGTAGTATAATTAACTGTGTAATTACTGGTAACAGTGAGCATGGTATACAATTACCTATAGCAACTTGGGACACTACGCTAATTCATAGTAATACTACTACTCCTGAGCCAACTAAACTACTAAATGCCATAGATGCAGCATTATCTGCTATGTCAGTAGACCAAGTCTATCAATACCTTAATAACTTAGTTAATCAAACTATAATTACAGAATTTAGTCATACTACACCATTTAATCATAGTAATCCTGAGCAAGAGTATATTAATGGGCCGTACACTACATTTATATATTGGGTCGATGGATATGAAAGACAAGTTATTAAATCAGGTAAACTATAGTTTGGCACGGCGTTTGCCTATCAATAAATACATAGCTATGACTTATACTATACCCATTGAAGGAGAGCTATGGCACTAATTAATTATTCAACAGATATGACCAATGGTCTAATGGGTATACAGACCAGACCTAATATGCTTGTTCGCAATGGCAAGTACTATGTATTCTACACCTCAGGCACTGGAGTCTATGGAAATAATGCATTATATTATAGAGTAGCTGATACAGTAGAAGGACTTAGTGGAATAGCTGATTCCGCTTTAATTACTTCATATGCTGGTGCCCCACCTCAAGATATACATGGATACAATTGTGCAGCGTATACATTTAAATATGATGAAGTTAATGATACTCTTTTATTCGTTGCCTCTACCTATTATCCAGCAGGTGCATATCCAACATACCTAAGAGCTGCCACTGGAAGTTTTAATCCAGATGGAACTATTACTGCAAGTGCTGCTCACACAATTAATGAAAATACTGATGATGAATACTTCGCTCATCCCAATATATGTAAACTTAATTCAGGTAAATGGGCCATTATTAATCCTGAAAATATTTATAATGTAAATCCATTTGGAGGCACATGTCAAAAGATTAATGTATATGTATCAGCTAATAATACTCCTAATCATGTATCTAATTGGTCTTCTGGTAATTTAATAACTGCCCCTGGCGCTCTTTCTGCTTATGAATTATCTATAACTACTGCTACATGTCCTGTTGATGACACCAGTGATGATTTTCTAGTAACTTACATCACTAAAAGCGGAAACTTTACCTATCCAAGGTCTAAAAGATGGGACGCTGACACTAGTGGATTTGGAGCAGAAGTAACAATAGATAATCCTTTCTACGATACAAGTAGTCGTGACTACGACGTGTATTATATGTCTAATATGGAACTTAATAGTAGTAATATACCTACATTTGTAAAATGTGGAGTTAATGATACATTAACTGCCAGCACATCTAATAACTCAGGAGTTTATCTAAATACATATGATAAAGATACTGATAGTTGGACATCTACTAAGGAAACTGGCGCAATCGCTGATGCATACGGTGGAGCATATTATATATTCGCTCCATGTATTAAATACATAGATGATACATTATTCCTTGCATATAGAGGTAATGTTGGAGGGTCGTCTACTCCTGAAGCTAGATTGGCACTTAAGCAAGGCAGCGGGGCTTTCCATGATGGTAGTCAACACTTAGATCCAGATGTAACAGGTGTAGATCCATGGAGTGGAGCTGAACAATGGTTTAGTTTAGATAGTTATGACAATAAATTGCTAATGGGGTACGGCCTCCGCCAAAGATTCGGTTCACCTGATTACACATCTATGTATATGACAGAAGCTAACGTCCAAGCTTGGACGTCTGGTATAGTTTATATTAGTAACGTAGATGAGCTACAGAGAGTCGGTAACGAGCCTGGCTGGGAACCTAATAGTACATATATTCAAATAGCAGACATAGATGCAAGTGAAACTAGTACGTGGAATAATGGAAGCGGCTTCATACCAATAGGAACAACTAATCCATTCATAGGAACATATGACGGTCAAGGATTTACAATTAGTGGCCTATATATAGAAAGATTAGATCAGTCATACGTAGGGTTATTTGGTAAGGTAGGAGTCTTACATGGTGATGGTGCGACTATTACTGACGTAAAAGTAATAGATAGTTACGTGGCAGGTTATGAATACACTGGTGGTATAGTTGCCGATGGTTCCTCTAGTGTAATTTCAGGTTGTATATTTACTGGTACAGTAAGTGGTGTAAATGAGAGTAATGGTGGAATTGGTGGCTATTTAGACGAATGTATAGTCGGAGAATGCTATAGTGAAGGTACAGTTATAGGTAATAGCGCCAGGACAGGCGGATTCGTAGGTACTTCAAAGGCATGTGTAATTTCTAATTGCTATACTCAAGCAGATGTATATACCTCTACGGCTTTCTCATATCTAGTAGGTGGATTCTGCGGCAATAGTCAAACTACTGACGAAATGATTAATTGTTACAGCGCAGGGACTTTATCTACTACAGCTCCTCCTGATGAATACCTAACTAGTGGATTCTGTGGAAGTGTTCATCCCAACGGCACAGTTACTGATAGTTACTTCGATATAGACCTATCAGTATACGATGACCCGCTTGCAAATGGCGAGAGTACCGCTGATATGATGGCAGAGGCCACATTTATAAATTGGGACTTTGATAATATATGGAGAATAGATGAAGGCTCGAGTTATCCGTACTTCATTAGAAATTCAACGACTAGACTGACGTTAGATGATATAATATATAGTAAAGGTGATATTAAGCCAATATTAATTAATACTAGACTTTCTCCGTATAAAGCATCATCAACAGATCAAATTAAATTAAAAATAAAAGTATTAAGTGGAGATAGGTTAATATACTCAGAGATTCCATATAGTGTCTATTCTAATTATGATAGTTACTGGACATTAGTTGCCAGCGGAGTCACTAATAAGTATGGAACCAGTAATGTTAATATTATATGTAGTGGAATAACTGATATTAATCAATGTCAATTTATAGTAAATACTACTTATGGCAATAATACTTACAGTTCAAATCTACAAAGAGTTAATTTTAAATAGGAGACATAATGATAATAGTAAGTGGAACAGAAAGATCTAGAACTAGTTTAACTATGGAGATACTAGGTAAGCTAGGATTAAATGTAATAGGTGATAAGTGGCCTAGAGGTAAGAAGGATAAGTCTTCTAAACTTAATCCTAACGGATTTTATGAAGTAAAAGGTGAGGTTATGCACGGCACATCTACTGATTATGGCAATGATGCCGTGATTAAGATACTGTTAAGTGGCTTAGTTCCTCATAAGCGCAAAAATAAGGAACTAGGTGTTCCTGAGGAAATGTTGCGTAAATCTAAAATAATCGTATGCTTACGTAATCCTAAAGAAATAGTTAGATCCAGTAAAGATCTAGATTCTAATATTAAGATTGCTGATGGTGATGATTGGAACACTAGTCTTAAACTTAGTCCTGAGAATCCTGGAAGATATATTAATAGAACTGCTAATTTTGTAGTATGGCTATCTACTAATAAGTGGATATTGGATAATATGATATTTATTAATACTGATGATTATTATACTGATCCTAATACGGTTCTAACTCAATTATGTGTTGATCTTGGCCTTTCCACAGATCGTATTGCTGACGCAATTAAACTAATAGATAATAAACTATATAGATCCAGTGATAACTATGAATGGAAAGAAAATATGGCTAAGGATGGTGCTCTTGCTGAGAGAATATTTAAAGCACTTAAGAGTAAGAAAGTAACTACTGTTGCTAAAGATATTAAAAAGATAATGAAAGATAATATGCCTGAGAAGATTAAATGGTTAGATACTGAATTTAATACTAATTCATTTATTGGACCAAGTATGTATAGATCTCTTAAGATTAATAATAGAGGAGTTAGAGATAAGCTACAATTAACTGGTAAAAAAAGACAAGTCGTATGTGATAATCTTGCTTCTTCTGATGAACAATACACTATACCTCGCCCTACTGATATTGGTGACTTAACTAGAAATAAAATATATTGTAGTAAAGATAATATCTCTAAGACTCTAGAGGAATGTCACTATTGCTATAATTATAGAGGAGGCAAATAATGGCACAGAATATTGTAAATTTCCCTGATTATATTGAAGTTGTACTTGGATCCTGGTGGACTGGTTACATGGGACTATATGAAGATGATGTAATGACTCTTATTAAATTTGATGATGGAGGTACATTTAAATGGTCTGAAAATGGCACATCTATTGCTAATCCGTCTACAAATAGGATAATTATGTACCCTAGGTTTGTTGGGTCTTATTCTGCATATTTTAACTTTGGTGGAGATACATTTAGTGTTGGATATGCCTATGTTTCTGCTACAACTACTACTATTACACAATACTCATTTAAAGATCTTTGGGACGCTCAACCTATCTGCCAAATTGATGGTTTGTCTAGTACAGCTATAGATTATAAATATGAGCTATTTAAATCAATGAATGTAGGTAGTGAGCCTGCTGCTGCCACTTTATGGGAATATCTAACGTCTGGAACATATGGTCTGCGTTGGGGAGTATACCCTAACTTACTTAAAAATGGTACAGCTCCCGATGCATTTAATACTGGAAGCTTTCCAATATATAGAGGACCTAATGCTAGTGGTGATCTAGTAAACTTTAGTGGAAATATTGGTGCTGGGTATGGTTATAATACTAGTGGTCTATTCCTATTTGAACAAGCTAGTGATGACGGCCTTGCTGTTAATACCCCTCTAGGCGACTATGGAAATGGTACATCCGCAACATTTGATATATACTTTAGATATACTCCGTATGAACTAGACGAACAATACTTATTTAGCTGCCATGATGGATCTAATAATGTTCTTGGTTGTAGAATAACTAGTGATCGTGAAGTTCAATTCTTTGCTAGAGCTGATGCATCTTATGGTCCAAGTATAACTTCTACTGGTCTACTGACACCAGGAGAAGAATATAGAGTTACGTGTATATATACTCGGTCAGATGGCTTTCCAACTGATCCTACTATTGGTAAAATATATATTAATGGTAGACTTGATACAGCTGAAACTGCTAATCTAGATGGTAGTCATAGTCTAAATTTTAATACACCTCTTGATATAGGCAACTCTATTTATGTTAGTAATGTTGCTCCTGGCGGGAATATATATTACTTTCAATACTTCGAATCAGATCTGACCACACAAGTAGCTAATATACATAGTGTCTATGATGGCGCTATAATGTCTGGTTGGTATGGCTATGATGACGGCGACGGAACTATGTCTATTAGTAGAACCCCTGTTGTTCCTCCTGCTCCTCCTATACCAGAACCTGCTAAGAAAGTTGGTAGTTATACTCCTCCAACGCAATTAGGTACTGTAAGTAAACTTCCTAATCAGTTAAGAACATTAAATGATAGGAGACTTAGACAAAAATATATTGATAGAGTAAAAGTCTTGACTTACAGATAAATATAAACTATATTATAGGGGCAGATTAAAACACTGTCCCTTTCTATATCTACTGAGGAGAAGATATGACTAAAGAACAATTGATTAAAAAATTTCCATCTATATTTAAAGATTATAATAAGCGTAAAGAAGGAATCAATTCTCCATTTGCATGGTATGGAATAGAATGCGGTAATGGTTGGCTGCCTTTAATTAATGACTTATGTACTGAATTAGATTTAATGTGTCCTGATCAGATAACTGCTCAACAAGTTAAAGAAAAGTTTGGTATGTTAAGATTTTATATTAAATATGATGGAGATGGATCTTGGAAATTTCCTCAATCAATTATTTCTAAATATGAAAATCGCTCTGCTACTATTTGTGAATATTGTGGTAGGCATGGTAGTTTAAATGACAATGGTTGGATAAAATGTCTATGCGATGAGTGTCGTATCAAAGATAAGTTTGAGGAATAAATATGTTTAAATGTAGTAGTGAAAATACGTATCATATATTTGAATCAAAGATAGAGAATCAAAGTCTTTTAGATTTCTACGAACCAAGCGACTATTATGAAGATTGTCCTAGCACAGTATATCAAGACATTGGGGAACTACATACTAATACGGACATTAGAAAAAAACTTAATGATATATTAGCAGATTGCTATAATATAGGAGAAATTAATAACTATTCTCTTAATGCATTCATAAATGGTAACCTTTCTTTATGGTCTCAAATTGACACCTTTAACGTAACACTTCACCCACAAAATGAACATATGATGGTTCATATCAGAGCAACTGATAAATCAGGAGATATATTCTCAGCAGCGAGGTTAATATGATGGAAATATGTCCACATTGTGGAAATAAAAGTTTAATAGTAACATTTGGAAGTCATACGTGCATAGTATGTAAATATACGACAACGGATAAATAATATGAAAATTGAAATTAAACATTTTGCCTCTCATTATAAAGAGTTAGATACCATTCGTAGTTTCTTAGACTGGCATTATCAGAAATATACATTTTCTGGTGTAAGTAGTCCTGAAGTTATGAAGAAGACTAGAGGAACAGGTGGAATATTGATTACTATAAATGGTGATGAAATAATAGGATTTCAGGGACTAATAAAGTATTGGAATGAGAAAGGTTTATGGTTATTATGATAACATTACAAGATATTGAAGGAAATGAAGCCAGGGGTAAGGATAGATATGGATTTAAGGTACCTATTACATCTCAGGCTCTTGACGTGGTTTTACGTAAGACATTTGATCTTCCTGAAGGAGATGTAGAGAGGATAGAGGTTGATGAAGAGAGAATGATAGTCACCTTCTATTATAGAAGCGACGCTCCTAAAACATTCGATGGTAAGGTACAACAACCTTGCCCAGGAAGAATTGGTCAAGCAGGAGAGTACCCAATAAAATGTGAGGTGAAGAAATGATAAGAGTAGGAATAACAGGTGTACCAGGAGCAGGCAAGACCACATTAGCTAGATCATTGGCATCAGAGTGCAGACAAATAGAATACCTTAAGAACGTAGAACTAGTAGCAGAGTATGCTAGGAGATACATAAGTAAGCATGGCTATATAACCAGTATAATGGAACAGTACAGAATATTAGAGAAACAGGTAGAGTGGGAAGATAGTGTGTGTAATGATAAGTTGGACCTAATGATTACTGACAGTCCTATATACTTAGGTTTTTTATATTGTTGTGACTTAATGTATGATCCTGAAAATACTATAGGTAGTAAGGATGTTATGGTATTTAATGATATATTTAAGAAAATGACTAAACTTAATTTGCCTTTTAGAAGGTATGATATTATATTTCATTTAGGTACCGAACTTAAGCCTGTAGACGATGGAGTGAGGACACAAGAACAACTGGATCCTCTATGGAGAGATAAAAATAATATGTTAATTAAAGGTATCTTTAACATATTTAAACCAAGACAATTTATAGAGTTGCCTCAAGTAAAGCTTGAAGATAGAGTTAGTACATGCATAAACTATTTAAAGTATTACAAAGAAGAACAAGTAATGAGCGAAGACGAGTGATTTCGTTAAGAGATAGACCAGATGTTCTTCCAACTAGGATAGATGTAAATTCATTAGCTAATTTAAATGTAAATGACAGCTATGCTATTATAAAAAGATTTTTTACTGATGCTAATATTGATAGAGAACAAAGAGGGTTTACACTATATAAGCCGAGGCAGTGGGGAAAGACATCATTGGCTATTAAATTAGCATCAACCATTCCTAATACAATAATGGTTGTAACTAATAAAGATTCGAATAAAAATTATATTCAAAGTAGATTAGGAATAAATTATCATAACCTTTTGTATTATCAATATGATGTGATACATAGGTTTTTACGATTTGACAATTACAATGTTATTTTCGACGAGCAAAGTAATAATGAATTGGATATTTTACTAGATAAGGTCTATCCTAAAAAGTGGGTGTGCCTTACAACACCAAGATAAAGAGGAGAAGAGGAAATGAGTACAGATTATATACCAAATATGATGGGTTTAGAAGTTGAAAAAGCTATGGAAGAGCAAATGAAAGTTCCTGGCGCTAAAGAGATGGTAGATGCTTTGTCAAAGAGTATGGTAAAAGCAAAAGATGAGCAAGCACTTAAGAATATTATAGAAGCAAGCAACAATCTCACCGATCTTAAGAAGGCCCAGAAAGACTTCGTAGATACTCATAAGACAGAGATAAATGATGATGATCTAACACTATTCCCTAAACCTAGAAGTGGCTGTAACCACTGCTATGGACGTGGTAATGAAGGCTGGGACCACATTACCAAAGAAATTAGATTATGCAGATGTATTATCAATAAATTTGGTCGGAAAGATGTAGATTTTATGACGGTTAGCGAACTAAGAGAGGTTTTAGGTTACGCTAAAAAGCTATTTAATATCAAGGAGATAGATAATGAAATTTCTAGTGAAGTTATTCAAAAAACCAATCAAGAAATATCTACTGAAGGAATTAGAAACTAATCAAGAAGAATGGATCGATATTCTAAACGAGAAAATAGATATTCCTAAGCTAGAAGAAGACGAAGAAGATAAGCTACTCACTCAAATCTATGATGCTTTACAAGAAGCTATAGAGATAGCAGTAGATAGGATATAATTATGACTATAACTAAAGAAGATCTAATGAGGTTCTCAGGCAAAACTACGAAGCAAAATATTAGAAAAGCTCCAAAGAAAGCTCGCCCAAAACCAAAAAAATCGAAATAAATCTTGCCTTTCATAGCGCAAGATAAGTATATTAATGACACTTAATAAGTTTAGGTGTCATTTTTAGAATATATAAGGAGCGAAATAAAATTGAATTTAGATACCGTTGATAAGAAATCCGCCCTATCACTTAAGATACTATCAGACATTACAACGTACAGCAAATATGCAAAGTATCTTGGGCAGCAAAAACGAAGAGAAACTTGGGATGATACAGTAGTTAGAAACATGATGATGCACATCACAAAGTATCCTACCTTAGAGGAAGAAATAGCAAAAGCATTTACCAAAGTATTAGATAAAAAAGTTTTACCATCAATGAGATCACTACAGTTTGGTGGAAAGCCAATTGAAATATCCCCAAATAGATTATATAATTGTTCGTATTTAGCAGTTGACGATCCTGCGGCATTTAGCGAAACAATGTTTCTATTACTAGGTGGATCGGGCGTCGGTTATAGTGTTCAATCACATCATGTAGAAAAGTTACCAGATATTACTGGCCCAAAGAAAAGAACAAGACGCTACCTAATTGGTGATAGCATAGAGGGTTGGGCTGATGCGATTAAAGTATTAGTTGAATCCTATTTTTATAATAAGTCTGATCCTATATTTGATTATAGAGATATACGTCAAAAGGGAGCACAGCTAGTAACTTCTGGGGGTAAAGCCCCAGGCCCTCAACCTTTAAAAGATTGTATATATAATATAAGAAAGGTTTTTGATAATGCAAAAGATGAAAGAGGCGTTGGTTGTCAGCTTACGACTCTTGAGGTTCACAACATTATGTGTTATATTGCTGATGCTGTTCTGGCTGGCGGTATCCGTCGTGCTGCCCTTATTGCTTTATTTAGCTTTGATGATGATTCTATGCTTACTTGCAAGTATGGTAATTGGTGGGAAACACAGCCTCATCTTGCTAGAGCAAATAATTCAGCAGTTATCCTCAGAAACAAAATCAGAGAAAAGCAATTCAGAAAATTCTGGGAAAAAATAGAAGCTAGTGGAAGCGGAGAACCTGGTATATATTTCACTAACGATAAGGACTATGGATGTAATCCGTGCTGTGAAATCGCACTTAAGTCTATGCAGTTCTGTAACTTAACAACTGTCAACGTAAGTAATATTGAATCACAAGAAGATCTAAACGAACGAGTTAGAGCGGCGTCTTTTATTGGGACACTTCAATCAAGCTACACCGACTTTCATTATCTAAGAGATGAATGGGAGATCAATAGTAAGAAAGAACCATTACTAGGTGTAAGCATGACGGGTATAGCTAGTGGTGCAGTATTAAAATATAATCTTGAAGAAGCAGCTAAGTGCGCAGTAGATGAAAATATTAGAGTGGCTAAGTTACTTGGAATTAAACCTGCTATCAGAGTTACTTGTATTAAGCCAGAAGGGACAGCTAGTTGTGTATTAGGTACCTCAAGCGGAATTCATGCTTGGCATTGGGATCATTTTATTAGAAGAATGAAGGTTGGTAAGAACGAGCCTATTTATAATTATCTAAAGAGAGCAATACCTGATTTAATAGAAGACGATGTACTAAAACCTGATCTTCAAGCAGTAATTTCAATACCAATTAAAGCTCCAGAAGGAGCTATACTAAGAACAGAGTCTGCTATTGACCTACTAGAACGTGGTAAGTATTTTCATGAGAAATGGATTAAACCTGGCCATATAGATGGTCAAAATACTCATAATGTTAGCATAACTGTTAGTATTAAGCCAGAGGAATGGAGTCAAGTTGGTGATTGGATGTGGCAAAATAGAGACTGTTATAATGGAATAGCGGTGTTCCCTTATAATGGAGGATCATATACACAAATGCCTTTTACTGATTGTACAGAAGAAGAATATAGCGAATTGCTATCAAAGGTAAGAAATATTGACTTAACTAAAGTAGTTGAAGATCATGATGCTACTAATTTTAAAGACCAAAGTGCGTGCTCAGGCGGAGCATGTGAAGTAACTAAATTATAGAGGAGAGAGAAATGTCAGAGAATAAATCAGAAGGAAATAACGTAACAAAGGTGGGTACAGTACCAATGACCTTATATGTGGAACTTTTAGCACCAGATGCTAAAGCTCCAGTTAAAAGTAATCCGACAGATAGTGGTTTTGATGTCTATGCTCATTCATTTAAGAAGTTATACCAAAATTTTGGTGGTAACGGAGAACGAGTATTAGAAGATAAACTTCTAGCTAACTTTGTAAGAGATAAGACTATTACTCTTACGTATTTGGAACGAGTTTTAATTGGTACAGGTATTAAAGCTACTTGTGGTGCTGGATATGAAATACAAGCAAGACCTAGAAGCGGCCTAGCTCTTAAGAACGGTCTTACTGTTATTAATACTCCAGGAACCATAGATGAAGGATATAGACACGAGATCGGAATCATAGTTGTTAATTTGTCTAGAAAAGAACAAGTTATAACACTAGATACAAGAATAGCTCAATTAATAGTAGCTCCTGTCGCTCTTCCTGAAATTAAAATCGTTTCTTCACTACCAGAACCATATGATGAAGATCGAGGTGGTGGATTTGGACACACAGGAACAGAATAATGTATAAAACAATGGTACTAGAGGGCTTACAATTGTCAGAAGACGCTAGAATGTCTGAAGATCAAGTTATAGCTAAATATCCAGGGGCGATCTTCTTAGAAGATGTCCCTACTGATACTCAGGGATTTATTTGGTATCATGAAGGCATAGGCGAATTAATCATAGCTTTTCGTGGTACTCAACAATCAAAGGATTGGCTTACTGACTTTAATGCATTTCATACTGTGTTCCCGTACGGTAATAAAGACACTAAGATTCAAGTCCACAGAGGATTCATGAATGCATATCTAAAAGTAAGACCAAAAATACATAAATATGTTAGTATGTTAAATAAATCTCTGAAATTTGAGGCAATTATTGCTGGTCATTCTCTCGGAGGAGCATTAGCTACTTTATGTGCTGTTGATTTACAATATAACTTTAATTTCCCTATCCTATGTCTGATATCAGGAAATCCAATGGTAGGTAATAAGTATTTTGTTAAATCATTTAATAAAAGAGTACCAAAGACCATTAGAACTTATATGAGAAGAGATATAGTTCCTAATTTACCACCTTCCTGGTTTCAACAGAGGAAGTATCACGGTTATTCTCAACATGGAACTAGTAATCCAATTGGACCAAGATCTCCATTTTTTGGTATTATAATGTTCTTCAAGAAAAGATTTAAAAATAAAGATAGTATATTAGACGATTTATTTAACCACGATATTAACCTATATAGAGAAGAAGTAATTAAATGAACTATTTTACAAGATCATTAATAACTCAATTGAGTACTACAGCAGCTAGATGTGTGGTTTCTCATTTATTAACAAAAATTATAAACAAAGGATATTCAAATGGCGAAAATTACAGTAGAAACAGACGGAACTATAGCAAATACAAAGCTATCAGTGGACGGAAAAGAAGTAACTAAGAAAGAAAATGTAGTAGGTATTTATCTAACTGCTGGTGCTTCTTATAGAAGTAAGTATTCAGGAGATTTATATAAAGGTCATGTTTCTGTAGAATACGTAACAGTAGACGATAAAGGCGTAGCAGAAAGAAAAGCTTATGGAACAACTGACACAAACTATACGAACGGCCTTGGACAAAAGCTTAAATCCCAAGACCAAGTTGAAGACTCTATCGTTCGCTTCGTGGGTCAAGATGCTGACAATGAAGTCGCTTCTATCGTTGATAAAATCATTGCCCACTGCGAAGAAAAAGGGATTGTGTGTCCAAATAAAGATACCCTTTTAAGCAGAAATCTTCAGTCTTTACAAGATAAAGCAGCAGATCTTGAAATTAAATTGGAGGACTAATATGGCTAAAAGTATACCTAGTCTTGGTGGTCTAATTGGTGGTAAATCTCACGATCCAAAGAAAACCACGGTTGTCACTACAAATGACAAGTGTAAAAAGAAAAAGAAGAAATAATAATGAAAATTACTACTTTTAAAAACAAAATTACTGGACTTGGTACTAAAGGAAAGGTAAAAGTTCCTAAGGACCAAACCCTCCTGCCTAAGAGAAAAATTGATCCTAGAAAGCTGTCTCAAGAAATTGTAATAACATCAGCATAAAAGTGATCAGCAAAGTTTAGGATGCCTCATACTATTTATGAGGGTGCTGGGAAACCAGCACAGTGGTACATAAAACCTCCTCCTTCCGCACCTCCTTTCTCCTCGAGTGCTCAGAGTTCTTCTGGGCACTTATTTTTTTGTTTATGACTTATACTAATTCTATGAGATCAATATGTTACATTTGTAAAAGACCTGGATTAGATGGTCTATGTAAATCACATGCCGAAAAATACATGTGGGACTCATCAATTCAAGGATTTCGACTTAAAAAAAGACTAACAGGATCTAGATATACTCAAAATGATTACCATAAAAACGAGATTAGATTAACAAAAATTATAGAGAACTATTATGGATATACTAATGTAGTTACAGGATATCATCCTATTTGGGCCGTTAGCAATAAAGATGTACTATTAGAATTTGATATATACATTAAAAGTCTTAATCTAGCAATTGAATATAATGGACAACAACACTATGAGCACACTCCATTTTTTCAACGCACTAAGAAAATCTTTAACCAAAGAAAAAGATTAGATAGATTAAAACTTAAACTAGCTAAAAAAAATAAGACTAAAGTTATTATTTTTAAATACGACGAACCAATGTTTGACGATTATGTAATAACTAAGGTAGAAAAAGAAAGAATAATAGTTTAACTATTAAACATTAAATATTAAGGAGATATTAATGGAAACAATTAGATTGAACGGAGTTGACGCCTCGGGACAATTAAATAAAATACCTACGATGGCATATCTAATAGATTCTATAGAAATAGATCTACCTTTGAGTGATGTTGGGAACACAGATCCTTCTATCACCATAAGTGGTTCTCTTACTGGAGCCTATACCTATCATAATTCCGTTAAACCAAATATTAGATTCTTACCAAATGAAACAGTTTATTTTACAACTGCTGGATTCTCTGGTGAATATACAGCACTAGTAAACTATGTTCAAATTGGTGATATGAATAGTTATATGACAACCGATACTGGTAGAAATGCAAGGGGTGAAGTAGTTTACTATCCAACACCATGGCGTTTTAGAACATAAAAATAGGGAGTTAATATGTGGACCTGGCTTGGCACAATGCCTATATGGGCACAGTTTTCTCTCCCTATTGTTGCGCTATTTATTATATTATTAATTTCAATATATGGTAATGCGGTATTTTCATGGGGTAAGAAAACAAGATTAGGATTTGGAAAAAACAGCAGTGGCAAAAAAGAGAGGTCGTGCAAAGATTGTGTGTTACTCATTCTTTCTAAAAAAGCACAACATTCTAGTATTGTCGAGAAAAAAGAAGCAAGTATCCTAAGAGACCAGATGAATTTTGTTGAACAAAAAATGCAAGAGGTCCTCTTTGGTTTTATTGATTCATATAACCAACAACAAAAAGAAGTTGGTGATGTGGATCCAATAAGAAAAAATAAAGAAATTACTCTTTACTCAGAAGCTTTAAAGAACGCTTTATTTCAAGTTAAAGATGAAGTAAGAAGATCATTTAAAGAAAATGGTTTTCACGAGCTTAAAGATTCTGATTTTAGAGAGTATGTAAAAGATAAGACGAGAGCAATAATATCTATAGCTAAAAATTATTTCATTAATAGATATCCTCATCAGGGAATGCAGATTGGACTTTCAGAAAGATTTGTTAAACTTGATGAAGCTCGTATCGAAGATTTAACTAATGAAGTTTTTATTAAAGCTAAAGAGATTAGAAACGATATAGACGAACAAATTAAAAAATTAAATGAATCTTTTGCCAATGATATGGGTAAATTTATGGGAGAAGAAGATACCTAGGCTTAAGACTTTGGAACTAAACGAGGAGGTTTTATGTCCAATGCTGTAAATTTGCGGGTTCATACAGAAGAGCACGACCTAGCAATAATGAAAAAAGATCATCCAGAATTAGAAGCATTAATTCAAATATATCCAGAAGAGGCTGCTAAAAATTTATTAAATAATAAAAGTAAATTACTTAAAATAGCAAAATTTTTTAAAGATACAACTAGTACTGCTACAGTTAATACAATGCTAATGACTTGTTCTCAGAGTTGTGAACTTAAAGACGCATGTATACTATATAGAAGTGACCTAGCTCCATTTGGATATTCTTGTCCTGTTGAAAAGAAAATTATTATGGAGATGGAACTTGATGTAATAACTTCTCTGGATATAGATAGAAATGATCCAATTGAAATGGAAATGTTATGGGATCTAATTGAAACCAAGATACTTGATATGCGTGCTTCTGGAAAACTAAGAGATGGGAAATTAGTACAAATAGTAGAACAAAAAGTTGGTCAAGCAACTGTTTCAAGAGAAGAAATTTCACCAACACTTGAAATGAAGATAGAATTAAAGAAATTAAAGCATAGTATTATTGATGCTTTTGCGGCTTCTAGAAGAGCTAAAAAGAAATACGGTATGAATGCTGATGCAAGTACTCTTGAAGCTATGTTAAGACAAGCGGCGGCTAATGTTGATGGAGACTAAATTAATTCATAATTTTTATAATAAAGCACAAAACTTTATTACAGGACACACTAGACATCTATTTGCTAGAGAGTCAATGCTTAATAATGTGACTCAGAGACCTAATGAACGTATTGATAGCAAGACACAACGACTAAAGCAAAAAAGAAATGGTAAACCTGCATTAAAAATTAATGAATCTGTTACAAAGATATCTAATAAAACTAATTTATTATTATCTGGATCCAAAGCTGGAAGAGTTCTACAAAAGATTGCTGGAAATAAATGGGCACGAAGAGGAGCATTTGCTCTTGGTGCCTCATTTGTATTTAACCTAGCTGGAAAGGCTATGTCTGGATTTACCCCATCACCAGCTATTCCTAAAGAGTATGAACGAGGATATGATTTAATTACAGAATCAATGACTGATTTTGGATCTCCAGTTAATTTAAGTAAAACCGCATCAAAGACAATCACTCCTTACTATTCTACTGTTAGAAAAGGATTTCATACTTCTGTTAGAACCACTACAGAAAGAAATCCCGCTCTATTTGCATCTAAACATGCAATTAACCATACGAAATACTAATTATGGCTTCAAAAAAAATACCAACACAAAAAGAAACAATTACTAATAGATTTCTTAATCAGGCTAATAAAGAATTTTCGCCTAAAACTACTCCTTATAAATCTATATATAAAGGCGTTGCGGCCATGACAGGAAAAGTTACTTCTTCATCTAAAGCAGTTGGTAAGGGTATGTTTAGTGCATCAAAATTTGGAGCTAGACTTTATAGAGCTACTCCTCGTCCAATTAAAACAGGAGGAATGATAGTTGGTGCTGTTGCTATGTTGGGTGTAAGTATGCTTAAAGGTGCACTTAATCAATCTAGAGAAATAGTTTATGAAAGATATATGCAAGATGCTGCTGTTAGTAAAAATATGTTAAATAATACAAGACTAGGTCTAGCATCAGGAACAAGCAGAATGCAAAATTATGGATCTACTATGGGTCTATCTAATGCAATGAGTAGAACTCGACATGGAGGAATGTAATGCCACAATATGATCCATACGGCGCAGAACAAATGACAGTAGGTCAGACATTAGCTGATTATGCTACTTCTCCTCTTAGACCGTCTACTTATCTTGGTATGTGGCAAATGCCTGGATTCTTTCCAAGCCCATCAAAAGGTTTATGGATTCCAGGTATTGGAAAAAGTCTAGAAACTAGAGGCATAGCAGGGACACTTACTAGAGCACGCAGTATGGCTAAAGCTGCTTATAGTAAACAAGGAATAGTAAGAGGAAGCTTGAGTCTTGGAGCCGAAAGTGTCAGAAGGTTAGGTTCATTTGGAACTATTGGTGGCGGTCATGTTGGTGGTAAGTGGTTAGGTTCTTCTATTAATATAAACAAATTAGAAGGAAAAGTTGCTTCTCAAATGCTTAAAAACGAAATGTACTTAGCTGAAGCAGGAAAATTAAGTAATCTTTATAAATATACTAATAAAATTAAAGATCCTTCTCATTTAGGTCATGTAATGGATTGGAAAGCTGGTAAAAAATCAGAATTTCAAATTTGGGATTCATTACATAAAAAAGGTACTAGAAATCTTCAAAGATATCAAAAGTTATTAGGTGCTGCCAAAAGTGGACGAGGATTAAAAATTGCAGCAAAAGTAGGACTAAGTGCTGGTAAAGTAGTATCCATGGTTGGAGCAGCAATGTTTGCCTGGGATATGATTAGTATGGTTGGTGAGCCATTAGGGAGAGCAGCGATAAGAACACTTGATAATACATTAACTGAATACAATAATAGATTTATGCCTGAAACAGGCGGAAGATTAGAGTTAAGTTATTTATCACAAGGAGCTGCTACGGAAAGACAAAGAGCAATACAAGCTATAAGCAAGTCGTATATTAACGGTAGATCCGCATTTGGATCAGAAGCTTCGTATATGCATCAATAGAGGAAGAGTTTATGTCATTAAATGCAAAAATATTGGAGACGTTTAAGAATCCAACAGTATGGTGCGAATCCTATTTAAGAGATCCTAGGAATAGAGAAATTCCTTTAGTATTAAGATCTTATCAACAACAAATTACAGATAACTCCAGAACACAACAAAATATTATCTTACGTTGGGGACGACGTATGGGTAAATCTGTAGTAATGTGTGCTGATTGTCTATGGTGGGCGTCGGCATGGCCACTAGTTGATATGTTAGAGAGTGGATCTAAGAAACCAAAACCATTTACAATCTTAGTATTTGCCCCTTATGAATCTCAAGTTAAGGAATTATGGAATACATTTACTCAACTAATTGGAGATTCCCCATTACTTAAAGATCAAGTAAAAAAGATTAGAACATCTGATGTTCATACAATTGAGTTTTATGGTCAAGGAAATAATCCAGGAAGTATAATCAAAGGATACACTATTGGTATTAGTTCATCTAACCAAGGTACATCATTAAGAGGACTATCTGGAGATATGATATTTATTGATGAGATGGACTTTATCCCATCAGATATTATTAAACAGGTTATTCTTCCTATTACTACAACTCACCCTGATGTAAAACGTAGAATATGTTCTACTCCAAGTGGTAAACGTGAACTATATTTTAAGTGGTGTACCGAAGCAGAGGAAATGGGTTGGCTACATTTACACTTTCCGTCTTGGCACCCAGATAATGATAACTGGTTAAGTATTGAAAAGGCAAAAGAAGTTGGAAGAAACATAACTGATAGTACTGAGTTCCAGGTTAAAAAAGTAACTGATAGTGCAGCTTATGCTCGAGAATATGGTGGAGAATTTGGTGAAGAATTTGGTGGAGTATATAAACACCATCTAATTGCTTCTTCCATGATTAAGTATGGTAGAAACATAGACATATCAGATCCAGATATATTTGATCCTGGCTTTGAACAACATCCAGAACATAAATATATTATTGGAGTAGACTGGAATAGCTACATTAATGGTGGGCAAATAGTAATGCTTGAATTTTGTAGTACACCTACTTCTGTTGAATATTATGATGATGATCTAGAAAAAGATGTTTTCATAGACTTTACTGGTAAATATAGATTATTCTATAGAAGAGGAATAAGATCAAAAGAATCTACACAAAGATTTACTAGACAAGAAATAATAAGATTAATGACTTACTATAAAGTAGACTATTTATATGTAGATTATGGAGCAGGAGATACCAATATTGAAGAACTTAGTTTATATGGAAAAACTCATCCTGAACTAGGACTAAATAAGAAACTTAAGGTAATTGACTCTGGAGCAACAGTGGATCATTATGACCATGTATTACAAAAGCATGTTAAGAAAAGAAATAAATCATTAATGGTAAACTTTTCTGTAATATCACTAGAAGAAGGCATGTTTGTTCTTCCTAAAGAAGAAGATGTTAATACAAGATTAATAGGCCAAATGAGAGAGTACAAAGTTAAACATGTTACCGCAAGAGGCGAATTTGCTTATGAAGGAGAAGATCACATCTTAGATGCATTTAATCTAGCTGTATATGGATTTCAACAAAACTATGGTTCATTGTTAACATCAAGACTAACTTATAATATTGGCATGTGTCCAGATCCTAGAGCTTCGATGTATCCAATTAGATCTAATTCGACATCAAGTCCTATTAAATCAACAGGTTATGGAAACTCATATAATATGCCAATTCGTGATCCTGATAAACCAACCTCTAGACAAAAGCCTCAACGAGTAGGAATACCTAGAATTGGATCCAGAACAGCTGGGTTTTCAATGGGTGGTTCTCTTGGTGGTAGGAGTATATTTTAATGCCAACTAACGAAAAAACAAATTTTAATATTGCTGATTTCGTAGATAAAGAAATACCTACCGAAATTATTGAGCAACTTCGAATAGCAGGAAGAGTACAACAGGTGCTAAATCCTACTACTGTTTCTGCTGTATCTACTTCTGCTCAACAAGATACCACCAGCGATCCTTCAGAAAGTCCAGAAAAAGAACTAGATGGATTTATTAAAAATACTGCTGATCTAGAAGACACAATAGAACAGCTTGAAGAACTAATAGATGAACATCTTAAAGATATGAGTATTCCTCCAGCTAATGATTCGATATCCGCAGCTGCTAAACGTCTTGGTTCTGATGATGGAAATATAACTAAACAAGTATTAGACACAGCTATGGCTACTATAGATTATTGGCCATTAATGTCGATGGGTCAGGATCCAGTACTAGCTGCACTAGTAGGAGATGGAACTATTGATGGTAAGTGGTTCGAATGTAATCAGATAACTTCTGCAATAGCTAAAACTCTAACTAATCCTCCTAGAAATGAATATGAAGCAGAGGCTGCCATTGCTGACTCTTCAACTAAGATAGCTGATAACCACGAAAAAAGAATGATTGAAATGATATTAGAAATATTGCTTCAACTATGGTGGAATATGTTATGGCCTAAATTTATTGTAGATATGACAATTATTAATCCTATTAGAATGGCTATTGCTAATCCTACAGATGCTCTAATTACTTTCTTCCAGAAGAGACCTAGATTTAAGAGAAAGAAATCTGACTGGATTAAAAAGAATGGCCCAATTAATAAACTTTTAAATAAATTAAGAAAATTATTATTATGTAAGATTCCTCCTCCTTTATATCCAAGATACGACCCTATAGTAGAAATAGATTGTGGAGGAATAGACGATACGTGTCCTCCAGAAACAGAAGGATCAGAATTTAAACCAAGTAAAGAGAATTCTCAAATTGGAGAGTTTGTTGATTCTGCAATGGATTCTAATTGTTTTACTTCCAAGCAATTACTAGAAGGAGTTGATAAAACTCTTCCAACTGGTTTTGGTGCTTCTCCTGCTTGTGTTAAAGCAGCAAGAACGGTATTAGATGCTGTATTATCTGATGCACTAACTCCTCCACAGGGCGAATATAAACCTGGAGGAGCAGGAACAACAAGGAATAGCATATTAAATGTTATTAAGTAGGTATATAATATGTATGTAAAAAACAACGGTTATGTCTCTGGTGCTATCTTATTATTGCCCCATGTTAAAAAATTAAGGGAACACATTGAGTTTGAAAAATTTCAGTGTAGAGTTCTTCGTGACGATGAAACTACGCAAAATTTTAAAGTTAAAACAGCTCAATTGAAAGAACAGATATACGCATTTAGATATAATAATGCTGAATCAGAAAAAATGACAGCAGCTGGAAGGAAACAGAATGGCTCCAAATAACGCTAATTCACAATTAGACGTTAATCAATTCTCTAATGGTGTAGAGGATGTAATTAATAGAGCGTCTAATCCTAATATAACTACTATATTAAATACTCCTGGTAGAATTCTATCAGATAGAATGAGTCTATTAAGAGAGACAGTTAATAAAGTAGATAAACCAATACTTAAACAATTTGCTAATGACATGTTAAGTGTATTGGTATCTTGGTTAGATGATCCAGAAGTTCTATGTTGTTTAATTCATGGAATATGGTCTGCTTATGCTTCCCAAAATGATATTACTGGTAATGACCCTCGAGGACAATTAACTTTAGCTGATTCCGACTTTGGTAAGTTTCTAGATATGCTTATCACATTTGTTGACTTTATTATTATATTATTAACTGACGATATTAAAAAATTAACATTCTTTATTCCAGATGTAATTAAGGAAATATTCTCAGCTATAATGGGAGCAGTTTTATTAGTGATACAAGAAACTATTTTTTCACTAAGAGACTCTGTACTTAGAGTTATATTTGACTGGATGGATGAATGGGATAATAATGGAACATGGGCCAAGTGTCTCCCACTTAAACACATGATTGATGTATTAAAGAAATATGTCCATGACTACGGCGCACTAGCCGAATTAATGGGAAAAATTAAAGGATTCGTATCTGGAATGAAAGGAAGTTGGTCTAAGAAATTAGAAGCAGTTGTTCCTAATGCTAAAGATTTAGAGTTTTTATACTGGTTACGAGATCTATTAATCAAATTAAAAAGAGCTGTATTAAACTTTGATTTCTGTGTTGACTATGAATTTGTTCCTGCAACTGGTACACCATCAGATATCGGAATTAAAGAAATGGACAGAAGCGCTACTTTAAATAAATTCAGAAATCCAGAATACGACAATGTCGGAGATCCAAATTCACAACAAGGCTATACTATTGGTGCAGATGGTACTATCCTAGTTAATAAGGATGCGGTTGCAAATACAGCAAATGGAAACTATATACCAAGAGTGTCTAATAGTTTTTTAAGAGAATTTATACATTCTCAATATAATCTTCCATATGATGTAATTGACAATACTTTAACTAGAGGAACCGCAGCTGATCACATACAAGGAACAAATGTTACTTCATCTAATGTGGATACAATAGTTAGCAGATGTGCAAATACACCAACAGCACAAGAAACATTACGATGGATGCTAAACTTGAGAGATAGGACAACTTAATGAATTTACCTGCAAAATTATCGAAGGTCATAAAAGAGGCATTTGATTTTAGCGAATCAACCCAAGAGGTTTTAGCTAATGGTAAGGTTTTGGATAAAAGAGATGTGAACGATCCTACAGGAAAATTCTGTGGTCCAAAACATATAGGAACATATAGATCTAGTGTTAATAGAAGAGACGTAACTTTCCAAAAACCTGAATATGATCTTCCAATGATTGCCAACGCTGTACAGCTCGATGGGCTTTTAAGAAGAGCTGTTAATCTATTCACTGAACATATTCTTAAAAATGGATATGAACTAACATCCAAGAATACTAAGATACAAAAACACGTTGAGCGTAGAATGAAGGAAATCCAAAATCTAACTGGTATTTCTTTTTATGATACTTTAAATTGGTTATCTACTCAATTAGTTACATATGGAAACGCATATATAATCAAACAAAGATCTGGTGTTAAATCTCAATTTGGGAAACCATATAGATTATATGGAAAAGAACATAATCCAATTGTTGGGCTATTCCTAGCAGATGCTGCTACAATGGAAATTGGGCTAAACGCTCAAGGTGCTGTTACTACATATAAACAGAGCATTCGTGGTGAGGAAAGAATATGGGATGAAAGAGATGTAATTCATTTTACATATAATAAGATACCTGGTATACTAGCTGGTATGTCTCCTATTATTCCAATCTTAGATGACGTTCGAGCATTACGCAAGCTTGAAGAAGAAATCGAAATATTAGGCTTCCAGTATTCTATTCCTTTATATTTATATAAAGTAGGAAACAAGGACATTCCACCTGCTCCTGGTGAAGTCGACGAAGTAAGTTCTGTTGTTAACAATATGCCTGCCTATGGTATGTTGGTAGTTCCAGGCCACCATGATATTCAAGTACCCTCTACTGGAAATGATTCCATAGATATTATAAAGTATGTAACTCACTTTAAATCTAGAGTATATGCTGGACTTGGTGTATCACCAGTAGCTATGGGAGAGTCATCAACTTCTAATAGAAATACAGCAGAAGTATTAGATGCTGGTATGCAGACTATTACAATGAACTATCAATCTATTATTAAAAGTAGATTAGAGATAGAGTTCTTTAGAGAACTAATCCTAGATGGCGGATTTAAAAATATAGTTGATGATATTGAATTTAACTTTCCAGAAATTGATCTAGAAAATCAGATTAAGAAAGAAACACATATACTTCAATTATGGCAGAATAATTTAATTACTAGAACAGAAGCTAGAAATCTAATGGACTACGACGTAGCTATACAGGATAAGGACACATTCCTTAATATAGTAGAAATTCCAAAGATTGAAGCTGAGACTCAAGGCGCAATAGAAATAGAGAAATCTAAACCTAAACCAACTGCAACTGGATCATCAAGTAGTTCAAGTACTTCTACTAAGAAGAAAGCTAATACAACTAATAATAAAGTTAGACCAGCTAATCAGCACGGAAAGTCAACAGGTAGACCTAAATATGTTAAAACATCTATGGACATATTTAATGGTCTTACTATATTTAATGTAGATAATTTTTCCAAAAAATTGGATAATACTATAAGAAGTGAGATTATCAGTGAATTGGATTATACTATTAATAACATATGTGATTTCTATCACATTGAGAAACCAGAACTTGACAACGAATTAACAGATAGATATCTGTCAGGAGTTTCTTTAATACTTAAGGATCACGCTAAACGAGCAAGTAAAGTACTCGATGATGACATCAGATTTGGATTCGCAAAACGATATACAGCTAAGTTCTTACTAGATCAAACAGCTAAGATAGAGAACCTTGCTAAAATATTAATATACAAATCATTGGGATACAAGACTATACTAGTTACATCGGATAAATGTTCTAAACATACCGATACTAATATTGAGATTAAGAACATCGGATATTCAAAGGTACCGCCTTTTAGCTACCAATGTTCATGTGAAATAGATGAAGAGAGCTTAAATGAGTTTACAGAACTTACCTAATTCGATTGATATAAGACTTAGGGCTTCGCATTTAGAACCATTTATAAATAAAAATGCGTTAAAGTATTCGGTTAAAGGTGTTAAAAGAGGCAAAGACTCTTGGACCTTTCCGTACCCTAAACCACAATTAATCGGACATAATAAACAATCCGATCCAATCGGAAGAGTTATTTCGTCTAGAGTTATTAAGCATAATGATGACTCTTCACCAGAACCACAAAATTATTTAGAACTCACCGTAAGAATTACAGAATCCTCATCAATAGAAAAGATCCTAGATGGAAGGTATAATACCGTATCTGTTGGATCTAGAACTACAAAAGTTACTTGTAGTGATTGTGGAACAGTATTAACAGAAGAGGGCCTCTGTGAACATCAAAAAGGCTCATATAATGATAAAGGGGAATTGATCCATTGGATCATTGACCAAATAGAGTACGTTGAAGATTCATTCGTCAACGAACCTGCCGATGAGTGGGCTAGAATAGATTCTATAAATATTGGAGCTGGGTGGGTAGCTTATAATTTATTTATGGATAATCGTGATAGTTTACTGTCGGAATTAATCTTAAAGGACACAATAGTTATGGCAAAGAATGCAAAACTAAGTTCTGAAGCAAGAAGTAAACTTCCTGAAACTTCATTTGCTGGTCCTGGAAGATCTTTCCCAGCACACGATGCTGCTCACGTTAAAGCTGGCTTAGAACTAATTGGAAAATCTGAATTTTCTGATGAAACCAAAGCTAAAATTACAGCGGGCTTATATCGTAAGGGACAAAGATATGGTATCGTGCCATCGAATGATGAATTAGCGGAAAATCCAGATCTTTTAACTGCAAGGTTAGAAGATGATTGGACTGCTGAAGAAACTCAAATTATTGAGGATTACTTCACTGCTAATCCAGATGCTGATCTTCCAGAAGATGCAACAGAAGGAAAAGAAGAAACAAATACAGCTGATGATTCTCAAGAAGAGACAACTGATATTTCTAAAATGAAAGTTGCCGATTTAAGAGAACTTGTAGCAAAACTTCAACAGGAAATTGAAGACACTAAGGCTGCTAACAAAGAAGCTATAGATGCAAGAGATAAAAAAATTACTGCTCTTGAAACTAAGGTTCAAGATACAGAAACAGTGTCACTTCAGAGGGAAGATGAGATCAATGGTTACCTAGATAAAATAGTTGTACTCGAAAAGAAATTTAGAGACTCAGTTATTTCTAATGTAATTGATCTTAAAATGACCGATAATAATAATGAGGATATCAATGAGTTAAGAGCTAAGCTGTCAAAGAGACAGACAGAAAGCCTCAACGATACACTTGAAGATCTGCGTTCTGGTCTAAAATCTGGTGAAACAGATACTGGATCAAGCGAAAAAGTTGAAGACTCGACCCTTCAAACAGAAACAGAAAATTCTGAAACACAGAATAAAGATAAATTGTTAGATGACTCTGGAGATAAATTCTCAGTCTTTAACATAGATAGAAGTTCTATAACGGAGGATTAATAATGGCTATTAGCAATCAATTCACTCCAATGCAATTTACAGCTGGAACTACATGGAAGCAGGATATTAGAACTAGACCTTCAAAGTATGCTATGTCTGATCTTCGTAACTGGAGATTTGAACAGTCTGAAGGTGTGCGTCCTGCTGAATACATGGGTGTTTATAAAAATCTACCTGTTGCGTTACAAGATACCAACACAGAAGATTGGGTAGTAATACCTAAGGGAAGAATTATTTCTTCAATTACACCTTTTGATTCAACTCCTGTTAGCGGTCTTGCTCATCCAATTAACAGCGGAACTATTACAATTGCAAACCAGGGTGACTACATGGGCACAGGAACTGGTGCCAAAATTAACGTAAATATTGACTCTTCATACTTCGGTTATGAAGATGGAATCGCTGGACTGATCGTACCTGCAAATGGTGGAGCAGTTTATAGTGGTTACTATACATCAGACGATGTAACAGCAGGAACAAGAGCTGCTGGCGGCCTTAGAGCTGCTGCAAGCGGTTCATTTGTTAATCCAGCTAACTGCCCAATCGGCGTAGCATTCACAGATGTCTATCAAGATATTCGTGGAGAATGGATTAACTACAGAATGCATCCAGATGGTTATCATTTCTTAACTGACTGGTATGTTGAAGTACCTTTCGTTAACTATTCTGATTCATTAGCAGCATCGGGTTGTAATCCAGTTGTCGCATCAGCTGATTACACTAATACTGTTCTTTGGAGAAGTGTTAACAAATCATTCACATATCTTGCTTTTGATGGAACAACTTCGGCTCCAAAAGCTGGTCAATTTGTAACTTCTGATGGTATTGGAAACTATGCTATTCAGTCAGCAGCAACATTGACAACTGCTTCTGGTGTAAGTGTTACTGGCTTAACTGCTTATAACATGCCTAAGACTCCTCAAACAGTAGGAAAATTAATTGCTTTAGATACTAGAATGCCTAAACACGGACTAGACGACGTTCTGACTTACCCAAGATCTGGAATGCCTGGTTCACAAACTGCTGGTATGATCAAAAATCTTTTTGATTTCGCATACTACTGTCTGTATATTGGCACAGGAACAGCTCCATCAGTGGAAGCTATTTTTAATGCAATCCGTAGCGGTGCATTCGGTCTGGCTAGAATCCAACTGCTTGTATCATAATTAGGAGGAATACACATGGCTTATATGACAATTAGAGATCAAGTTGCATGGGATTTTTTCCCAAAGAAAGATGACCGTACTAAGTACCTTAACACCTACGATGCTTTCACTTCTCGTGGACGCCTTATTGATGAAAAAGGTGACATACAATCTTTCTCTTTAAGAGACCTTGTAACTAAAGAAGATCTAATGAGATTTGTTCCTCAAACAATTGAAACAGTTGTTAGAGAAGCAATCGAACCTAATCTTTTCATCGTTCAGAAGTTATTCCAACAGATAACTATCGAACAAGGTTCAAGAATTCAAATTGGTGCACTTGGTGCACTTGAAGCTGGCCGAGTAGGTCAAGCTGGTGAGTATCCTGAAAGAATGTTAGATCTAGACGGTGGAGACATGGTTGCGATCACAACAGACAAGTATGGTCTAAAAATCTCACTAACTGAAGATGTTGTACAACAAAATCAGTTTGACGTAGTTAATGTTTGGCTAAGAGCAGCTGGTAAAGCACTTGCTCGTTGCAAAGAAAGAGTTGCAGCTAAGCTTATTAACGAAATGGGATACAAAATCTTTGATAATGCATCCCCAGCTACATCGTACGCTGGTTCAACAACTGGTAGAGATATAACAGGCGTAGCAAATGGTTCAATGACAGCAACTGATGTTTTCGAACTATACGCTTATCTTCTAAATCGTGGTTTCAGTCCTGATACTCTTCTATTGCATCCACTTGCATGGAAAACTTTCGCCACAGATCCTGAAATGAGAGAAGTTGTACTAGCTGCATCTACAATCGCTCAGGTTAAGGGTGGTCAATCAGGTCCTAACTGGGGTACATCACACATGGGCTACGGTCTACGTACTGGTGCAACTGGAACAGAAAAAACAAGTGGTAACACAGTTAAGGGTCCAAATCCTTGGGTTCAAACTCTTAATCCTCTAGGTTCGACATTCCAAGTAGCTCCAAGTTACTTGCCATCACCTATCCAGGTTGTTGTTACACACTATGTCCCATTCACATACGGTGCCCAAGGTATCGAAAGAATGGATACTGGTTGCGCTACTAATGTTATCATGGTTGATAGTGATAATTGTGGTGTTATCGGACAAAGCGAAGCAGTGAGAACTGATCGTTGGACAGATCCTGAAAGGGATATTCTCAACATTAAAATGAGAGAAGCATATGGATTCGCAGTATTAGAACAAGGTAAAGCAATTGCTAAAGCCTCTAATATAGCTATCGCAAGAAACTACAACTTCGAGAACTCGAATAGTCAAAGTCTGGCTAATCTAACTCTAAGTGGTGTTCCAAGCGGCTTCACAGCTCCATCACCTGCTCTTCCATAATCTTGGTTGAGATAGTAGAGAAACCTAAAAGGGTAGAAGATTTTCTTCTGCCCTTTTTTCATTTAAGTATTTTTTCAGATGTATGTACTATACTAGATAGGAGTGCTATTAGGTATCATTATACCTAAAAAAAGGAGAAACCCAAAACAGAAAAGAGGAAGGTTTTATGGCTAAATCAAAAGAATCAAAAGAATTTAAATTACCAAAATATCTAAGATTAGAAAAAGGATCTATGTGGTTTGACGATCAAGGAGATAATTGTTCAGGAGTAAGACTATTTGCTTCAACAAAAGTCCTAACAGGACGCCCCTTTAAAATGATAGAAGTCACAGATATGACAGGAGAAAAAGTTAATGTTCCTGTTGCTACTGAAATAGAAAAAGATGATCATGGTAATTCAGACTATGTGAGTTTTGGAAAGAAAGAAACTGATCTTAAATGGTATGTAGACACTACTAAAATTCCTAAGGAAAACCTCTCTAGAGTATTACTAGCTTATAAGTTTGGTATTTTAGTTGAAGCGGATCCTAAAAATCCTCCAGGAAAAAAGAAAGAAGTAACTGGCGTTGCAGATGAATTTGGATATAAAGATAATGGCGATAGAGTCTTTATTGGAAAAAATAAAGAAATGTACACTAAGCTACAAAATCTAAACTTCATTAATTTACGTAAATTTGTTAATGATGCTCCTCTAACCAAAGCAGCCAGAAGAAATTTAATTGACCTACTAGACTATGAACAAAAAGGATATAACCCTTTGAATAGAGCTAGACAGGAAGTTCTTGAATTAATAAGAAAAAAATTAAATGAGTTTGGTCCTGGAATGACTGGAATAAGAGTTAACGAAGAAGAATAAAATTTATGGCATTAAAAGTAATTAGTCATACACCAACTATAAATGCAACTGGAGTCTATCGTAATGAAACTATTAAGATTTATTTCGATAGACCTATTCAACCTAATACTGTAGATTGGAGTACTATATCTGTTAACGATAAAAGTACTTATACTTCAGTGGTTGGTTCTCTGGAGGTAGCATGGACTTCTAGTGGTACAGTTGTTCAAGTTAATTTCATACCAGAAGTTAACATGCAACCAAATACTGATTATACAGTGTATGTATTTGAAAAACCAGACAGCATTATAGCTTTAGATGGAACAGAAATACAATCTACTTATTCCTGGGATTTTACTACTGGAATACTTGAATACGATTCGGTTACAGAATCTGGTGCTGTTCCTAGTGGGGACATACCTTCTTCTGGAACAGGAATAAACTTATCTGGTGTACCTGATTATTTAGAATCAGGCTTAGCTAGATTCTACGTATATGGAACTGATCCTAAAAATCAAGAGCCTAACGTAGAGACACAATTATCTGGAGTATACATTACTTTTACTGGTAATGTATTAACTAGTGTAAGTGACCTCTCAAGTTATATTACAGTAGACGAGACTCCAGTACTACAATAAAGGAAAATTTTTATGGCAGATATAATTCCTATTAGTTTAATAGCATTAGTTGCTAGTGGTACAGTTGATCTAGATACTGATTCTATGGTTGCTACCTTACACTCATCTGGAGCTGCTTTTACATATGCTTCAGAAGATTATGCTAATACATACGAAATGCCTACAGGCAGCGGATATACTCAATTAGATATGGCTGTTACTAGCCAGCAAGTTACTCGTAGTGGACTTTATGCTACTTTTGATATAGCTGATGTTACTTGGACAGCTGCTGGTGGAGATATTGGTCCTGCTAGATACTGTGCAATCGTAGATACTCAAGGCGGCATTAATAAGTATGTATATATTATGGACTTTCTAACGGACAAGACAGCTAATGATGGCACTGACTTTAAAATCGTAGTTAATGCTAGCGGTCTATTTAAAATGTATCAGGGGTAACCTATGATTGTTAAAGGTTTCTTTCATGGCCGAGGACGACATTCCAAAGGTTGGGATGGTTATATTCTATGTGGAATAGTTAAGTCAGAAGACGATGTATTTGATAAGACTACATGCGAACAATATACAGATCTTCGTAATTATCCAGTATTATTAAAACAAGAACCTACACAAGAAGAGTTGACTGCAAAAATAGTTGAATGTATTGCAAAGCATATTGATTCTATTGAAAATCCTCCACCCATAGAAGACTCCCCTGAGATTGCGAAACTCAAAGAGCTTGGCGTGCTAAAAGCGGAGTTTAAGAATAAAACCATTATGCAGATTGAAGATTCTGACATTAAATTCAAAGATAAGACTCTTCCAATGCAGAAGCTTGAAGCTGTTGGGGCAATTATTGATGGATCAACTGAAACCAATGTTGATGATTATGTAGAGAATCAGTTCACTGATGAAGAACAACTTGATCTTGCTTTGAAAGTCAAAGAGATCAAAGATAACAAAGTGGGTAATTAATGGCAAATATCTTTGTAGATGATACTGCTACTGGCACACCTGATGGCACAAGTATGACTGATGCATATACTGATCTAGCTGCTGTATTAATATCAGCTTTATCAGCAGGAGACACTGTATGGGTAAGAAGAACAACACTTCAAGATATCTCTGCTGATGTAGATTTAACAGCTGACGGAACATCCGTTTTACCAATTAAAGTTATTGGTTGGCCAAGGGCAGCTAAAAGCACTTCTGGAGTTTTTACTCAAGGAAGTAAAATTGTTACTGGTATTGTAAGCAACGATATGTTAGCTTTTGCACATAATGGACGAAGTATTACAGGGCCTGATGGGAATCCTTATTGGATAGAAACGATAGACAGCACATCTCAAGTAACACTTAACTGCGAGTATATTGGGGATACCGTAACAGGTTCTTTTACTATTAAGGCCGATGAATATTATGATGAAGCACAAGCTCTAGGAGACGTTCTTATATCAACTTGGAATGCTGATCCAGATGTAGTTCCAGGGCTTAATTATATAGCAGCCGCAGATTTTAACGGGGCTGGGGATTATTACTGGACGTTTGCTAACATACAATTTATAGGAAATGCTAAGTCTTTCTTTAATATGCAGTCACTAGGTTGGAGAGTTATTAACTGTTATATAATTCAGCCAAACGCTTATTACATATTTTCAGCTATTAGCTTTTCGGTATTGATAAATTGTATTATAAGTGGAGCCGATGTTACTTCAAATTATATCTATACATATGAAGCAACATTTTTAAGATGTTCTTTTATTAATACAGGACCATTTATTCATAGCGGTTCTACAGTTATTTTAGATGATTGTAATAGGTCTGGATCAATAAACGCATTTTACCAAAACTCTCAAGATTGCGAAGTTATACTTAAAAACTGTTCCTTACCGCTATCACAGCTTTGGTACTCTGTTGTTGCTACTCCGACACAAGTTAACGGAGCTTGGATAGAAGATGCCGAACGTGTAAAAGGCGTTAATACTAAATATATCAACGGTGCTGGGTGGGTGTCATCTAATGATGGTTCTGGTGCTGATGTTAATCTTCGCTCGGGTGGATCAGATAAAGTAATCGATATATTATTCGATATTAATGCTAGTAGAATTGGTAGAAAGACCGAAGATGGAATTAAGTCAAATCCTCAGTCAACAGCAATGGTCTTTGAACACCGCATTTGGCAAACCTCATTCACAGCAAAAACATATCGCTACTACGTTCAATCAGTAACAGACGCTCTTACATCAAGCGAACTTTGGCTTGAAGCTGAAGATGCTTACGGGAATGTTACTAAGTCAGACGAGGCTATTGCTGCAAGGTCTGGAGCAGGTGACTGGACTAATTATATTGAGGCAGCGGTTACTCAGCCAGTAGCAGGCTGGATAACTTTACGCTGCTTTTGTACGAAGTACAGCGCAACTCTTCACAAGTACATAGACCCACAAGTTGAGGTGGCATAATGGCAGTAAAATACTTAAATCTTGATTTAGCTAGTGGCTCCAACGATGGAACAACAAAGGCTGATGCGTGGCAAAGTCTTGCTGATATGGTGGCTGGTATGGCTGCTGGTGACGATATACGTGGTACTGGCGGTGAAACCCTTTCAGCAGCAGTTGATCTAGGGACAACGGCAGGAACAGTCGCAGACCCAATTACTCTCACTGCTTATGATGCAACCCTTACAACACCAACACCAGGAGCAATAGTAATTGATTGTAATGGAACATCAAATCCGTTTCTGTGTACACCGCAATCAATTTTTGTGATGGTAGGAGTTGAGGCACATAATTCTGGAGCTGCAATGTTTTCAATATCTGGTGGTGATGGTTTAACTCTTAAAGATTGTTACTTCCACGATGGCGTGGATTTTATGAGTGCCTCAAATGAGTCTATAAACATCTTTGGGTGTACGGTAGACACATTTTCAGGTTATGGTATCATTAGTTTTGGTTCGGATTCTCATATCATCGGAAATATATTCTCAAACATTACTGGGGATTTTATAAATACAAGCCGTACTTTTCAATTTATTGGGAATTTGGTCTTTAATCTTTCCTCTTATGGAATCTATTATACTGGTACAGTCTCATGTACAATATCTGACAATACCTTTCACAAGGTAACAGGGAATGCCATAGAAATTACAACAGGCTCAGTAAATACTGGGGTAGTTATTAGAAACAATCGCATAACAAATGGCAGTGCATGGGGTATTGTTGGTGCTGCTGGAGCGCTTATATTTGGAGACTATAATGCTTTTTATTTAAATGATAGCGGAGAAAAGAGCATTGCGACATACATAGGTGGCGATAACGATGTATCAATGTCAAGCGCAGGTTACTTAGACACAACTAGCAAAGTTTATAACTTGAAACAAGATGCCGAAGCGAGAAATATAGCAGTAAAGATAGGATGTTCATTCTAATGGCAACTAATTACACATTTACAAACGTAGAAGCCGACAAGGCTACTATCGGCCCAAAGCTTCTAAAGCTAAAGCAGAGATGGGACGAGTATATTCCGCTGTGGAATAAGGCACCCAGAGCTAAGAAGATACAATTATACAAGGCTGGCAAGTTGCCACTTATAGGATTCATGATTGATATCTGCAAATACGTGAAGAAGAACTTTCCAGATATATGGGAGCTTATAGATGATTAAGAATGAAAACTATGCTCATGGCAAGCAGCCACTTCCAAAGTTTATCTCGTGTCAGAGATGGGCAGACTCTGAAGAAGATCATGTACTGGGTGAGATAGTAGAAGGAACTCAGCAGGTGTTTTATAAGTGCAACTTTGCAGCCACTATTCCTCATACTGCCATTGGTGCTGATGGGGTGATATTTAGAGAATGTAATCTTCATAATTGTGACATAGCTGCTGGCTCCGTTTTAGAAGACTGCTCACAAGTAGGCAACTTTATATCTTGGTGTTCTCATGAGAATAACTTCAAAGATTTACCCGAATGTGCTGAAGATTGCGAGCATTCCGAGGAACACATAGTTATAGAAGACAGTGTTGAAATAGGTCGCTTCTACACTTATGTAGAAATGTTGGAGGTGGTATAATGGCTACATATTATGTAGACCCTGCTGCGACAGGTGGTGGAACTGGGCTTAATTGGACAGATGCTTGGACCGCACCTAGTGATGCGCTAGCAACCGTCGCCCCAGGAGATACCGTTTATCTTCGTGGAACTTACACCCCGTCTGGAACATATTGGAATGTAACAACAGCGGGTGCAGCGGGAGCGTTTATTAAATGGATTGGCGTGAATTCTGCTGGAGTAGACGATGGCACCCCGTTTGTGATAGATGCTGATTCTTATGGTATAGGAGCAATTACAGCATATCATTATTTCAAGAATATTGAAATTAAGAACGGAAGTAATTCTGGAGTTTATCAGAATGCTGGTTATGTAATTTTCCATAAAGTATATATTCACGATTGTGCTAGAGGTTTTCAAAGCAAATATTACTGCGTCTATATACAATGCTCTGTTCGTAATAATACTCAATATGGATGGTACGGTCTAAACGCTGACGCATTATTGTTTTGTGATGCGATTGGTAACGGAACCTATGGTATGTCTGCGTCATCTGTTTCATCTGTAATTGGGTGCATAGTAGCTAATAATACCTCAGACGGAATTCAAGTAAAAAGTACGTCACAGGCACCTATAACGATACTTCAAAATGTCATAGATGGTAATGGTGGAAGCGCAATTACTGACGATAATGCTACTACTCAAATAGTAATTGCAATACTCAACCGATTAACGAATAGTGTAGAATATGGTATTCATTTTGATAATGCGTCAAGTATTGGATTTGAGAATTTTAATTTCTTTCTAAACAACACGATAGCACCGATATTAGATGATGGAGACCTGATTCTCGGTGGTGATTCCCTATCTGCTGGCACAGAAGGATACACAGATAGAGCAAACGATAACTTTAATCTTACAGACTTCGCTACAATGCGTAGTACTCCACTTCAAGTAGGATGCGTAGACTAATGGCTAATTTCTATAATGGAGCCGCTGGTATTAGTGCTAGTAAATACGGAGGCACCCCACCAAAGAACTATTTCTTTGGTACTGCTGGGTTACCTGTAGAAGATAGTATTGAAGATTATGTCAACTATTCTTTTGTAGATGCAGGAGCTGTTCAATCTGATAGGCTAGGCAGATATAGCATTGGTGGTGTGAATGAGTCATCGGTATCGGCTGGTGCGCTTGCTCCTGAAATTGGTTCTGGTATTATTAATGGCCTAAGTGAATTTAGTTATGGAGAATCAGAGTTATTTTTAACCTCTGGTAATGCTCCAATGGTGAGTAGTTATTTTAGCTACGGAGAAAGTACTGTACTTCATTATTTTAGAACATATGCTGAAGGCTGTGAATATGATACTGAACTAACTGAAATAGTATTTGCATATAACCCTCATAGAGTTGGTATTGGAGCTGCATATTTTCCTCCTGCTAATTCAATATTATTTAATGAAAATACTCACAGTATATATACTGGTGCCTCATATAGTAATATATTAAGTTTATATCAATACGTTCAAAATGAACATTTAATTGGCGGCGGCGCATCTTATACTTCTAGTGAAGAATTTTACCAGTATGTAACTAATCCTCAAAGCGTTAATATAGGAGCGGCTTACTATCCAACTGTATCTACATTAAAATATGGTTCTAGTTCTCATAACGTATACACTGGAGCTTCATACTTTAATATTCCTGGAACAATATTCTTTGAAGCTAATGGACAACTTGTAAGTGCGGGCGCTTCCTATAATACTATTACTTCAGAATTTATATTTGATAATTATGTTCAAGAGATTATAGTTAGCGACGAATTTAGACAGAAATGTCCAGGTCGTATATTATTTGTTCCTTTTGATCACGCTCTTTGGGCATGTAGACATCCTGATTTTTATACTGCACCAATTAGACCTGTAGGAACATACACTGCTCCTGATAGAGTAACTGGAGAAGGATATACTGCTCCAACTAGACCATCAAGCAGCTATAGTGCACCAAGAAGACACGGATCTCGATTCTGTTATCCGATATAGGTCTTATACTACTCTAAAGGAGACCACATATGGTTTATACTGATTATACAATAAGTGTTAATGATAATATAGTTTTTCTAGATTTTACTGAAAGATGTGCCTCTAATAGACAATATACTGTTACTGTTAGTCCTGGTATATCAGGCACATTGCCTAATGGGGATATTGCTGCCCTAGAATCAGAATATCAATTCTGGTTTACTTCATTATATTGTCCATTATATACAACTATAGGTAGAGTTAAGCTTCAAGCTGGTCCAGTAGCTGATACATTTACTGATGATACAATTTATAGAATGATTCATAAAAATTCATTAGATGCAATTGATTTATTAATTATTAATAATGCTTCTGCTAATGTTACTATTGCTTATGATTATTATGGTTGTGACTGGCAAGGTGCTCCTTTTCATATTAGAAGATATGTAGAATGTAAGACAGCATATGACGTACTAGCTCTAGCTAAACTTAATAGTTCGTCTTCTGGTGGAACTAATGGTGGAGATCAACTTAAAACTCTTGGCGATATGACTATTAAATATGGCGGGGGAAATAATAGTTCTTCTAATGATGACCCAAAACGAGCTGCTGATTTATATGAATGCTGGAGAGAATCTATGCGCATGATGAGAAATATGAATGTAGCAGTTAGAGGATACTGGGACGAAAGTAAAGGATATGCTCATCCAACAAGAGAACCACAACATAATAGAATAGTAAGAGCGGTTAGTTTTAATAACTCTAGTCCAGGCGGACCATGGCAAAATAGTAGTAGCTGGAGAGGATTTAGATAATGAATCTTTTTAATGATCCTACTACGGTTGATACTTATGTAAGTAGTACTTTCTATAAGGGAGAAGTAGTTCAAGGTGAAGGCATTGACCTAAGACAAGAACTATATTGGATTCTATACGGTAAGAATAATCCTCCTAAAAGACTAGCTAAGGGACATTGGGTTGTCTACAGACGATTTGATAGGTGCACCACATCTGAATATTATAGTAATAGAACACATGAAGGTGTTGGTGGACCAGCGTATGTCTATACAGATGAACTACTTAAGACAAGACGAGTACCTGTAGATAGAAAAGGAACACCAGTGGATCCTCTAAAAGCTGGCGTAGATTTAGTTGATAAATACATTTATTACTTTGAATATACAGTAAAACCTAAAAGAGGAGATCAAATATTTGAGATAGACTGGGATGATCACTCAGTTGCTCCTACAGATATTAGTGCTCTTACTTTAATAGATAAATATAGTATTATGAGAATACATGATTATAGATTAGAAAATGGAAATATACAATACTATATAGCAAGTACAGAATTAGACGAGGTTAGATACTAATGGCTACTCCTGATTTTAGATTTACAATTGTTGAAAATAACGCATCTAATCCTAATAAGTTACAATTAGTGTATACCGTTGATCCTCCTAGACTTAAATCAGTTGGGAGAATTAATTCGTTATATGAAATGCATGATTTAATGTCTAAGTCTATGGAAATATTAGCGCCTTATAAAACTGATTGTTTAACAACTAGCGACGATATTACATATTTAAATGATAGAAGTATTGAGCAAAGTATACTTGAGAATGGTATATTCTTTGCCCCAGATTTTCCTGACTTTTTAACACCTAATAGAGTAACACCCACCAATTATACCTCATCTCCACAAATCCCAAGAAATGCAATAACTTGGGGTGTTGTAAGGAGTGAGCCTGGAACTGTAAGTGGTCCCCCTTTTAGAGGAACACAAGAAATAAAAGCTAGGTTCAGAGAATATATTAGTTACTTTGGTGCTGAGGGTAGGAAATATTTAACAAGTAGTACAGCTACAATTATCCAAGCATTAGCTAATAAAATAGCATATGTTAAAGTAAAAGCTCAATCTTTTGATAATTTAGTTCAGTATAATATTTGGAGTAAATCTAATTATGAAGCTGAAAGATTAACAGAATGGTTTCAAGCTGAGTACATGGATAATTTCATAGGAATGTTTAGAGAAGCAGGCATAGTCAATATGTACTTCTATAGCCGTGTCAGAGATGACACCATCATTCAAATGAAAAATGACTACCATGTTAGGTCGGTCCTATACTACATTAGAACAGAAAGAGTTAAGCCTGAATACATAGGACCAATAAATCAGATTAACCTTAATATAACTGTTAACGATCTCCAGAAAGCAATTAGTGAAGGAGATCAATCAATAGGACTTTCTTATGACAAATTAGTTAATAAGTGGGTTCAATTAACCAACTCGGAGGATAGACTAAATGGCTATTAAAGCTCGAGAAAAAACAACTCCATCTCCAGCGACTTACGTACAAGATTTTGGCCTTAATGTAACTCCATCCCCTGTTCAAAGAAACAAGAGAATAGTTGTTCTAGGCACTGCTGAAGACGGCCCAATGTATGAGCCAATTCTAATGGACAAGCCAGAGGACGCTGAATTTGTTTTTGGAAGACTGGGAGCGGGCGATCTTGTAAGAGGTATCTTCGAAAGTTGGGATGTACAGGGTGGATATCCTACTGTTGTAGGTGTTCGTATTGGTAACGGAACTAAAGCTAAAATAGAGATAGAGGAAACTACTGGAACTGGTGTTGATCAGGAACAAGGCAGCAACCTTACTTCATTAAAGCTAGAGGCTCTTTATCCAGGAGCTATTTATAATGGTACTACTATTGGATATGATGACAATAGAAATGTTGCTATCTATAATCCAAAAACTGGTACAACTTCTGTAATTTCAGTAGACCCAGAACATCCAACTAATCCAAACGTAGATGCTAGAAATGTGGCGGAGCTGGTTGATGCCATAAATGCAAATATAAATTTAAATTCAATAATGGTTGCTTCATACTCAGGAATACTTGCTGACTTCGAAATAGCTGTAAGTGGTTCAAGTACTGGAGTTAATTCTACAAATTCATTTGTAGAAATTTCCCTACCAGATGTAATAGATGCAGGATATATCACAACTAGTGGATATATGATTCCTAGTCCAATTAATGGAGAACATACTGCTGGAAATAATCTTATTGAAATAGAAGCTGTTGAAGCTGTAAGCATCTCAAATTGGGAAAAGCTTTCAAGCAAAGGCGCAGCTGTTAATTCGTTTTCACTAATGCCTCTGGACGGTAAATCTCCAGCAGCATGGCAAACACTTCAAGCAATGTATGATTATGATAGTGATGGTATTTATTCATCTGACCCAAGTGGTTCGATTGTTTCTGAATACGTTTATTCATTAGATTATGCATTAATGGATGGTGGTGGCGGAGAAGGCGGACCTACACTTTCTGGTGGTTACTACTTAGGTGGGACAGCACAAGAAGAAATTAGAATAAGTGTTCCTTTATGTCTAGACGATACAGAGGAAACATCTAATAGTGGAATTGCAAGCGGCGTTATCATGACTGATAGTTATTATACTAATTACAGAGGTAATTACTTACTAGCTGCTGCTTCAGGTATTGCACAAAAAGAAGTTAATGGAATTGATGTTAGACCTTCAGGCAACATCGTAGTACAAGTGTCAACAACTAGCGATCCTAATGGATTCTGGCAGACACTACCATATAACACTACTTCTGGTATTTATTTAGAGAACTGGACAGGAACAACAGGCGTTTCTGGAGTAGCTACTTTTAAAGTAGGACCTACTGCTAGTGGTAATCCAATCATGCAGACACTTGTTGATTCTAGAAATTCGATTAGACCAAACGTCTATGTAAGAGTTTCAGCTAACACTATTAAGGGTACTCTTACTGAGAAGGAAAATTTGAATGGTCTTACTACTTCAAATGCTTATCCTTCTGATTACTTTGTTAGAGGACAAGAAATAGTATTTAATTCTGCTCCTGTGTTTGACATGTATGTAAACTATGGAACTAGAATATCCTATGAGGTTGGGTCTACTGTTGATCTAACTGATCCAAATAATGGAAAATTCACTTTTAATACTGTAGGATTGTTACCTGGTCCTGGTGGACTTAAACTGGATTCAACTGATTTATCTTATATCAGATTCAGATACAGATTCCTACCAACATGGCCTAACATCACAACTGCTGCCAGATCTATGACTGGTGGTAAAGATGGAAACATTCTTAACGGTAGAGAACGTAAAGAACAGTTTAATACTGCTTATGAGTTACTACGCAACTATGGTGCTGATTTATGGGTACCAATGGGAGCATATATTGATGAGCTAACTGAAAGATTTAATCCTATTACAGGACTAAAAGAAACTATTGCAGTAGATTACGCAGGTGATCTAGATGAATTTCTTGAAGATCTTTCAATCAACAATATACAACCACATGCAATCCTTGGTGCTAAGCCAATGGAAGATGTGACTCAAGCAAATAAAGATCTATGGGTAAAAAGATTAACGGTTAGAGATACTTCTGATCCTACTAGAGCAGCAAACCTAATGGCAACTATACAGAATAAGTTTATTTCTGTTGTAGCATTTGAACCAGTCTTCCTAAATTTAGGTAGAGGACGCCCATATGTAGCTAATGGTCAAGCAGCTTATGCAGGTATGTTAGCATCAATGCCTTATGACATTTCACCTACAAATAAAGCAATATCTGGAATTCAGAATCTTAGATTCGGATTGTCTTCTACACAATATGAAGCAATGAATAGCGCCAGATACGTAACAATGAAGACAAGACCTGGTAGAAACCCAGTTATAGTTGAAGACGTTACAGCCGCACCTGTTGGAAGTGATTTTGTTAATTGGTCAACATTTAGCATAACAGCCGAAGCAGCTAATAGAGTCTATGCAATCGCAGATAGCTTTATTGGAAAACCAAATAGTGTGGAAGTAAGAACTTCTCTTGAGCAGATGATTTCAAATGCTCTAGTTTCTATGTCTGGACTTAGACAGTTTGATTTCTCCGTAACATCAAGTGCTACACAGCAAGTGATCGGTGTGGTTGAAGTCGACCTGATATTAGTTCCTATCTTCACAATCAAGAAGATTAGAACTACAGTTAAACTGAGAAAAAATCTTCCAGTTTCCTAACTACTAGAGTGGGGTTTAATCACCCCACTCACTAACAAATTGGAGGTTATCCGATGGCACAATCGTTATCACCACAGGCTGCCAATTATCAAACCGTTGAATCTGCTGTAGAAGGTATAAGACAATCTTATAATGCTTCTGCTGGTACAGATATTGTAGCAACAATAGACGGAATTCTAATTGGAAACCTAAATGGTATTTCTTATTCAACTACTAGAGAAAAAGCTCCTATCTATGTTATGGGTAGTGTAGACGCAGTATCTTTTGGTAGAGGTAAGAGAGGACACGCTGGATCTCTGATTTTTACCAACTTTGATCGTCATGCACTTCATGACATCATGGAAGGCACATTCTCAGAAACAAACCAGGGTCCTTCAGATAGATATAAATATTTTAAAAAGGTTACTGACATTCCTGCTGGAGGAAGAAGTAAGTTATTAGGTAAAGATCAGTTGGATTCACTTAGCATTCTAGGTTCAGCCAAATCAGTAGCTAATTATAGTGATCAGCTACCACCTTTTACAATTTCATTAACATCTATGAATGAGTATGGTAACATCAGTGCTATGCATATTCTTGGTGTAGAATTAATTAATGAAGGTTCTGGTGTATCTATTGATGATATCGTTACTGAAACACAAATGACATTTGTTGCTAGAGCTATTATAGGCTGGCAAGCGGTTAGTCAAAATGGCGGGAATGTTAATGTAAAAGCTGACGTTCTTACACAGATTAATAATCTTACCGCAGTACAACAAGCAGAAATCGCACAAAGCCTAGCTTAATTCGTGACGCTAAGCCTCATGTAGTGATGCATGGGGCTTATTATATCTAGAGGGTCTAATGCCTAATAATATCTTTACTAAAGTTGGTAATTACGCAAGAGACGAGTTTAAGGAACGCACAGAAAATATATCTGCTTTTCAACAGCAGGTTTCTGGTGATAGACCTTTTACTCTAGGTGCTCCTGTTGAAACTAATCCGTTTTCCCCTGATCCAATAATTAAATTTGAAAAGTCAAATTCCTCTTATAGTGGAACTGACTGTACAACAATTGTACAACTAAATGATCAACTAATTGTTCTTGGTAATCTCGAGACATTTTCTTATTCTACTTTTAGAGAAAAAGCTCCAGTAAGAGTACTAGGAAGATCCCACGCTAAAGCATATACAGCTGGAGGAAGAAGCATAGCTGGTAGTATGGTATTTATAGTATTTGATAGAGCACCATTATATGATGTAGTTAGACAAATCAATTATGTTAGAAACCCAACAGATAGAGCTACATCTCCATTACCTGATCAACTTCCTCCTTTAGATTTAATACTAATTTTTCATAATGAGTATGGACATCAATCTATACTAAGACTATATGGAGTTGAATTTACTCAAGCTGGACAAGTTCATTCTATTAATGATTTATACTCAGAAAATACAATGCAATATGTAGCTAGAGATATTGATGAATTAGTAGCTTATAGAGAAATTAATGATTTTAAGAATATGTTATTTGAAAGACAAGCAAAAGGATTGTTTGTCGATAATCAATTAACAGCTATACTAGAATATAAAAATAGAATTCAGCAACAATTACAAGATACTAATAATGCAATCGATGCGTTAGATCTAGAAACTGGTAGGAGAGCAGTTAGTGGAGTACTTACATTAGGTGCATCCTTTGGACTAAGTACCCTGTTAACTTCTGTATTCAGAGGAAAGACAACAGTAACTAGACAAGATCTTAATAATGAAAAAACAAAGCAACTTAAAATTAAAGCTTTTCTTCTTAATGAGTTAGAGAAAATAAATAGAGAAGTTTCAAACTATGAACAAAATATTAAAGGATACAATGGCTACCAGTCTGAACAAGGGCGCTCTGGAGTAGCTGGAATTAGTAACCTCAAAGCTCAGCCTGCAATCTAAAGGATGAATTAATGGCAGAAAGAATTAACAGTCAACTTAGAAGAAAATCTAAAGATCTTAATGATCATCAGTCTTCTATAAATAGCCAGGATATATCTAATTTTAAAGGTTCAGCACAAGCACCTAATACAGATGCCGCCCGTGCTAACTATAGAACATATCCATATGACTATTTTTCTGGTGCTGACTGTAGAGTATTCTATGGTGATATCTGGGTTGACGATATTGTAACTATACAATGGAATGTTAATCAGTCAAAAACTCCTATATTTGGATATGCATCACAAAACTTTGATGCAGTAGCTAAAGGTCAAATCCTAGTTCAAGGATCCATAGCAGTAGCATTTAAAGAAGTTGGATACCTAAATCTAATTCAAGCTACTATGGAAGCACAAAATCGTAATGCTGGTAAGATCATACAAAATAAAGTAGATACATATAGAGCGCTTGCAGATCATAAGCTAGCTAAATTTGTACCTAGACTTACTCAGCTTGGTGACGATCCTGCTCCTAATTCATATAGCACTAACTATGATTCTAATGGAAATCCACAAATAATTAGATCTAACGAAACCATAGAAGATATTTTATTAGGTAAGAAAGCAAGTCTTGGTTTATCTAAGCAACTTGGTCTCCAGGAAAAGAGCAGAGATTTTGAAGACTTTGCTGAAGTATTAGAAGATTCTATTTGGGGTGATAGTAATGGTAATCCATTATCTTTGTCTAATCAATTAAGAAGAGCTGATGAGTTTGACTACAATAGAAATGGTGGTATTACTACAGCTGTTGGTAATAATTATTCAAATGTATTGAACATACTTCTTACCTTTGGGGACATTAACGATTTTAGAGCAGAACATACTTTAGTAGCTATTAACGACGTACACTTTGTATCGACTGGAATGATAGTTACTCCTAACGGTGATCCAATTGGAGAAACATATAACTTTTTTGCAAGAGACATTAATAAATCAATTAGTAATGAAATACTAGCTAGTATCAATCCTATTAAATTAGATGTTGGTAATGATGATTTAACTATATCTAAAGTTGAAGATGTAGCAACTATTCAAGAGTATATGTCTAGAACACCAGATGAAATATTAATTGACTTTGAAGCAGCATTTGATGATTACGGTTGGTCTCCAGCTCAAGGCGAGTTAACTGGAAACTTTAGTGCAAATAGATCAGAGCCTTTTATTGATCAAATTATATATGCAGTAGAGAGATTATTTAATAGTCTTGATCCAGAAATAGCAAAGATAGTTGATACTGGTAAACAACAATATATAGTTAAAGTTGTAGGAGCTGGAACTGGTGATACAGATTTGGTAATGGTATTAGAACAAGGCATAGCTAATACAAGAACTTACAAAGTTATATCTCCTACTAGAACAGGATTTGCTGCTAAGAGTGTTATTACTAGAGAAGATCTATTTTCTAATTTATCTGAACTTGCTCCTCCTCTAGATACAGTTAAGAGTTCAATTGATTCTAAGCAAGCAGAATTAGACTCTAGACAAAAAGAATTAGATGCAGAACAAGCAGCCTTTGATAGTGCATCTACTGAGGTTGGTAGAGAAGACGAACTTAAAAAACTAAATGATGCCCAGGAAAGACTTGATAGATTACAAGAAGTTCCAGAAGATGAGCGTTCTAAGTTTAGACAGAAACAAATTGAACGTCAAAATGAAAAAGTTGAACAAGCTCGAAGCGAATATGATGATGCTACTAATTTTGTACTGAGTGATGAATATGATCAAGGGTTACAGGACGAATATAGAAAAGTAGCAAATAGAGCACAAGCTGCTGATGATACTAAGACTGCTCTTGGCGAAAGAATTGCTACAGCTAGGTTAGATAGAGCTAAGAAAGACCTAATCGAACAGCAGGAATTAGATGTTCAAGATAGAGATTTTAGTGATGATGAACTAATTGCATTTAAAGAAAGAACTGAGCAAGCTGATTACTTAGGACAAAAAGAAGCAGCACTAGCTAAGGATGAAGCTCGTGTTGATGAATTAAGAAAAGATCTTAGAGATTCACTAGCAATAGCTGAAGCTGAAGAAGCTAAGAGAAAGCAAGATTATGCTACTAGCTTAGATAAAATTAGACAAGAAGATGAAAAACGAATCATTGCAGAAAAAGAATTAAGTAAAAAAGAACAAGATGATAAAAATAAATTATTAGAACAAGAAAGGCTGCTTAGACAGGAAGAAAGTCAAAAAGCTAAGATCGATGAAGATCTAGCTAGAGGACTAGCTTATGATATTCAAGGATCAAGAGTTTCTACTGGAAATAGAGGACTAGCTATAACAGGATCTACTTTAGAGCACGCTAAAGAGTACGGAGAAAAGAGAGCTAATAGATATGGTACAAATAGAGGAGAATTAGTTGGATTGGATCTTGGAGATCAAACTAGAAGCAGTATTCCATTACCATTCAAACTTAAAATAGAATCTATTGGAACTACTTCTATTAGAGGTAGAGATCAATTTGGGGAAATAATAGAAATTCATCATATTGATGAAAAGTATTTAGATAATTTAGATATAGCACAAACACTAGATCAAGGTACTTATATTCCTTATTCAGAAGATCATATTCATCTTCAAACAAGAGGATATAGTGGTCGTTCATTTGAACAAAATGTAATACGTAATCTAGAAATTGGTGAAGATGCTTATCGAAATACTGTTCCAACAGATAATCCTACTACTGAAGACTATACTAGTTATGATAATTTGGTAAGAGAAAAATTCTCTTATCAATCACTAACCGAATAAATTGGAGGAAATTTATGGTATCACAAGAACAAATTACGACCTGGAAAGAAGAGCACGGAAAAATTTACCGAGCAACTGTAGCTGGAAAAGATTATTATTTTCATAATATGAATAGAGAATTATATCTAGACCTACAAATGAAGCAAGCAATGAATCCAACTACTTTTGATAATGACATTGAAGTATTTAAATCTTGCGTAGTCAGTGAATATGACGAAGCAGAACTAAAGAAAAATGCAGGAATATCTGCTGTTATTTCGGAAAGAGTTATGGTTGTTTCAGGATTTGAATTGACTGAAATCGAAGAACTTTAATCACAATCCACGAGTGGTTAGTTTAAGGGGACAGGGCTATGAATCCCTGTCCTTTTTTAATTTGGAGTGATCATGACAAAAAATACCAAGTTGTATAAAACAACCTTTAAAAAAGATAAGAAAACAGTAGATGTATACTTTAGAGACCTCACTATATTAGAACTTGAGTTTCTAAATAATATTAAAAATGAAATTATTAAAAATGAGATAGCTGGCAAAATATCTGTTTATAATATGGAAGCTAATAAAGTTCCCTTTCCAACATTAGTTATGATTGGCGAACAGGCTATTTCTTATAGTAATAAAGAAGTGAATGATATAACTTTACTAGAGATATTTGTTTCTGAGAGTAGAGAAAAACTTAAGGAACATTATTTATATATCGGACTTAAAGATATATTGGAAGCTTTTCCTGGTCAATCTATAACTGACTTACTAAAATTAACTCCCAGAGATATTTTTGAATTAATGTGTTTAGCTGAATTAATACTAAAAAGACCACTATTTAAATTTGGTGGTTTCAAGAAACAAGGTAGAACATTAGTAAATCCATCACAATTTCCAGATGATGGCAAAAGCCTACAAGAAAAAATGGATGAACTTAACCAACATCTAGGATCATAATGGCAATTTATAATCCCGATAGTAACGACTCCTATTATAATCCTTATGATAATGTAAGGAATGAGGGTAATCCAATGCAGGGTGCTGCCCAGGCTATTAAGTCTATAGCACTTATTGGTGGATTAAACTTAATTGGTGGAGCTATTACCCATAGACTTTCTAAATCTGGTGGGGGAATAGTTAAGAAATGGATGAACCGCCCATCTGGTATTAGAAAACAAATTGCCCAGAGGGCGTATAGTGTAACTAGTACAGTAAATCAAGCTAAGTCTGATATTAAGAGGGCCATTAGTAAAACATCTATTGGGCAAGCACATACCACTAGAATGCAGTCTCTTGCTGGTATGAAAGGTAAGCCTGGTTATGGCGCTGCTAGATTTACTTCAGCATTCAAAAACCCAAAGACATTTATAGCCTCAGTTGGTAGCGTTTGGAAACAAAACGTATTATCTGGTATGGGAGTAGCTTACGCAGTAGACTCAATGCTTGGTATCTCTAAAGATATGGGTCTCGAGAAAAAATCATGGTACGACGTTCCTGGTCAGATATCTAACTTTGGTAGATGGATGGTTAATGACTCTATTGCTGGATTGGCCTTTGGGGGCGCACAGAGAGGACTTGGAGCTATAGGCAGTATTGGTATGCGTAGTGCATCCAAAGCCTTTGGTGGAGCTATGGGAAGGTCTCTGGCAGCTAGGATGGCTCCTAACTCCCCTGGTATACCTAGAGGAGCTAGATATGAGAAATACCTTAAACAAGATGTCGTTGGAGAACTAAGAAGTAAGCAGGAAACTAAGGTTGCTTCTGATATGGTTAAGAAGGGATTATCCTTCTTAGAAGCAGGAAAAAGTATTAGAGATAAGTACAGAAGTGTACAATCTGCGTTATATACATTACCTGACGCTGCAAAAGAAGCATGGAGATCTAAGGGGTCCTTTGGCCAACGTACTAAAAAAGCATTTAGTACTATTAATGCTGCTCTTAAAAATGTTAAAGAGATGGGTGCTAAAGATAGAGTTACTCCATCTTCTACTATTAAATACTCTGGTCTTAGAGCTATAGAAGCACTTGATAAAGTAGCTTCTATGTCAAATGTAGGAAGCCAAGCATCACTAGCTTCTAATGGATTATCAGATCATTTTATTCCTGAGCTTAAGAGACAAGCTAATCAAAAATCATTTATTAATAAAGTATTTGGTTTCTTAGAACCATTACGTAATAAAGATGTTATTAATGAAGACTGGATAAGAAGAACACAAGGAACACTATCTGAAAGATATGGTAATAAAACCGCAGAAACTCTAATGGGTAATGTTCTTAACATGCGTGTTGGAAATAATATCTATAGAGATTGGCGTGGTGGTAAAGCTAAGGGTGCTGGTGTAGATCTTGGAGCATTTGATCCTATTCATGTTATGAGAAGAGGGGCCTCATGGATAGCTAATAAGAGATTCCATATTCCACTATCATCTATGAATTTTACTTTATCTGAACTAACAGGAGCTGGCAAGTATTTATCTGAAGCTCCTTCATTTGAGTTCTTTGATAGAAAGCCTGAATTTCAATTTGGTAATGGATCTATTGGAGAATTGGCTCGTGGTAAAGACGCTTCTTTCATGTATGCTAATGGTAAGTGGGCTATTTTTGATGGTGAAGGTATTAGAGAAGTTGATTCTAAAAGAAAACTATATCGTGCTCCTCGAGCTTCAAGAGATAAGAGCTATGAACTTAAAAGCTTAGCAATTAATAGATTACGTGATGCAGCAATGGACGCTGGATCTGACTTTAATAAGATCAGAGAACAAGTTGACTATTATGATAGTCCTAAAAATACATTCTTACACTTTCTAGATAGAAGAAATATTGGACTACCTTCCAAGCTAAATGAAATGCTTGGAAATATTGATGCTAGATTAAGTGGAAATAAACATTACCAACAACTATCCGCTGATATATTTGGCAATGGTAATATTTTAGATGGAGAAAAACATTTACCATTATTAGATAATCTATTAACTCATACATCTCAAGTACAATCTAGAGTTCTACAAAATAAGAATGCGCTTCAACAGATAGCTCATTTTGTCCACGATAAAACACTAGCAGATGATATTTTAAACGTAGCTTTTGATGATCGTGCGCTAGTAGATAAATTAGATAGTCTTGATTGGAGAGCTGGTGACTGGATTAAAAGAACTGGTTTTAAAAGAGCAGTAGAAGAAGTCAAAGCATTTCCAAAAGAATCGCAGACACACGAAGTTGTTAAAAGACTAGGTCCACTTTCATCTATGACATCCATGGATGTAGCTAGAACTAATTATATAGATGATATATTTAATAAATCTTATTTGACTAATCCTAGACCAGGAGAAGCACACCCATTAATAGCAGCGGTCCCAGGATTATTAGAACAAGGAATTATTACCAATAAAGAAGCTAAAGCTCTTAAGTTACACGCTAAGCTATCTGTGTTTAGAGATGACGGTCTTGTTAGAAACATAGCTAAGTCGTCTGACACTTTTTCTAGCGTATTAAAAAAGGTTAGACATAGAGCCAAAGAAGAACAGTGGGATGTTGGAAATGAGATAATAGATTTTGTTTCTAATAATAGAATTAAAAATCCAAAGATTGACTTTGAACAGAATAGAATTATGGGGGGAATTCTTAAAGATGCAGAATTCGATCCATCTGATTTATCTGGTGGTACATCTCCTTACTTCTCTGCTCCTACTGGCTTAAGAGCAATGAGTGATGTTCTTGGAAAGACAATGACTTCAACTACTGATATGATATCAGAGTGGTTGCCATTTAAGAAAAGATATATTTCACATCACGGATTAATGGGAGGCGCTAAATTTATTGGTGGTATAATGTCTACCACAGCTTTAGCATTTGGTTCATACAAAGTAGCTGACACTTTAATTGCAACTAATCCTCTATTTGATGATACTTCTTTTGATGAAGGTTTAACTGGTTTTGGTGCTGATGTCGTTGCTAAAGGTAGACTAGGATTAGCAAGAGCTTCAGATGTGACAGGTGTTACAGGCATGATGAAATATATGCATGGTCTCGCTCCTGGTTCTGAAAGCACTCTTCCTGGTATGATAGTTGGTGGCCTTTCTAGTATGATTACTGGTAGAGGAGCACTTGGAGTAGCTAAGGGAGTATTAACTGGAGCTATAGTTAATAGACTGGCCTCTCCTTATATTCCAGATATGACTAAGAGTCATCAGGAACTTACAGAAATTTATGCTGGTAGAGCAGAAGTCCCAATGATGAAATCACCAACATGGTTACTTGGTGGAACTCCGTGGGAAGGATCTAAAGTTATAGGTTGGTCTCCAAACTGGTATGTAAGAGCTAAGTCAAGATGGCAAGAGACTGATACAAAATATGGATCCGCTTTTCGAAAATTAATACATGAGCCTTTGCCATTTATAGGATTTAATGTAGGCGACTTAGTTGACCCTTATTATATGGAGCGTAAGCACTTCTTTAGCAGACCATATCCAGTAACTGGCGGCATATTCGATGAGATGCCAATCATTGGTAAACCTTTATCAGCAACTATTGGTAGAATAATTAAACCTCAGAAGACTATGCATCAAGAGTTCTTAACTTCAGATGCAATTAAAGCTGGTGGAGCAGGTGATCCATATCCATTCGCAATAAGACCTCCTACTTTAGGGGAAGGTCTTGGTTTAATGAGGAATCAGTCTCAGATTAGAAGCACAACAGGAATAGCTACGGCTGGTGGGACTGTAAATATAATGCCAAATAAGAATTGGTCTGAGACAGCAGCAGAAGATTTCTTATATGACGTTTCGCAATTTGCTGGACTAAAAGGATTCCTAGGTAGAAGTATTACTGAAAGAGTATTTGGTGAACCTGCTGTAATGCCTACTTTACAGACAGCTGGTAGAATTGCTTCTATGAGTAGAAGTTTTTATGATAAGAATCTTGGTGGTATGGGATTCTTAACTGAGCCTATCAGAAGATTAATAGACAAACCTGAGTATAAGCAATACGGAATTAATCCTATTCCTAACTTAATGCCTAACTGGTTACCAGCTCAATTCCTTTCTGGTGATCCTTATGAAAAGATTCTAAGAGGAGAACTTAGATTACCTGGAGAAGCTTACTCTAAGACACATACAACTTTAAGAAGAACAATGCCTGCTAGAGCATCTATGTTGGGAGCTAATGAACCACAGATACTAGAGTACTTTACAGGTATGATAACTCCTACATTAAAAGAATCGTTTGATATAATGGAAGAAGGAACTGAAATGCACGCTGCTATTCAAGACTCACTAGCAGCTGAAGGATTATTAATTCAGGCAGAAGCTCTAGTATTTGATATTAAGAACGACATTACTGGTCACGTAGATGCTGTTATTAGAGATGGTAAAGGAGGTAAAGGTCGTAGAGCACTAGAAATTAAATCTATCAATGATGCAGGATTTCAGAAACTAGCTGAAGGACCTAAGTATCAGCACGTTGGCCAGATTAACTTTTATCTGAAAGAACTTGGACTTAATAAGGGTAATATCTTATATATAAATAGAGATAATCCTACGATGACTAAATTATTTGAAGTCAATTATAGTAGGAATAGATGGGAAAAAGATTTAGCAAAGCTACAAAAAGCGAGACAAACAGCTCAATCAATGCTAGATGAGGGCGTCGAAGATAATTATGGATATAGTTATTCCTGGATAGACAGACTTGATATTCTAGCTGACGTTGCTCCTACTTCTAAAGAGTATAAAGAAGTTAAAACTCTTGTAGAGAAGCAAATCAAATTTGGTGTCCTTACTGAAAAAGAAGTAAATAGATATAAATTCGCCCTTAAGAAAAGACAGGCTAGATTACGTAAATACGAATTATATCCAAATAGATTCAAAGGGAAACTATTAACTCCTGATACTCAAAAGAATATACAATCTATTAATGAAGATATTAAAGCTGGAGCGGATTATAGTTTAAAGGAAAGAGCAATTGGTTGGGCTTGGGAGAATTTTACTAATACTAATTTCTTGCTTACTAATAAACTATTTGGAATGAAAGATCCAATAGAACATTATAAGATGACTAGATTATATGGTAAAGAATACAAGCCATGGGATGAACCAATTAGCTCATTTGTAGAACCATACTCAAGAGGACTCGCTTCAAAGACTGACCCCCTAGCAGGAAGCATTTCTTATGGTACAGGAGGTTTTGTATTAGGTGGACCATTAGGTACAGTTATAGGTGCTGGGTTAGGTACTGCATATGGAACAGTTCATGGACTTTATAGATTTGCGACTGGTTCAAAATATATTCCAAATAGTATTCAAGAAAAGCGTGATATAGTTTCATACTTTGACGCAGCTAAATATGCTAAAGCTGATATGTTGACACAATTATCATCGGGATTAACTCAGAAGAAGTTTATGGATGCAAGAAGATCAACCCTAACTTCTATTAATCAAGGCGAAGGAAATGTAGCTGATCTATTTAGAGCAACTCCTTTTACTGAGAAACCATATATAGAATCATTCTTAAATACTAGAAATCCAAGAGAACGAAAAGAAATTCTTAGTGTACTTCCTTCTGACTTAGGGGCCGCTCTTAAGAAACAATGGAATGCTAGTGATCAAAAAGAAGCAACTGGTGCTTTTGTAGAGAATACAAGTAAAGGAATATCGGTTGATAGAAGACATGTATTTAATAGAAGCGTTCTTGACCCAGGCGTCCAGTTAGAAGATATCGAATTAAAAACTATACAGGAACAAGGTTTTGATGCACATGAATTTGGGCTTGGTTGGAATGAACAAATGCTTAGAATGCAAGGATTTGATCGAGAGATACAAGCAGCTGATATGAATGAAGTTCCTATGGAAACTCCGAACTTAAGTTCTGGTCACGTTAGAGGGATAATAAATAATCTATTTAGACAGAATGGCATTAAATCTAACGCTATGGTCTATATTAATAATGGAGCTAGTGATGCAAATGTTATTAATGTAACAATTAGAAGAGATAGATCTCTTACTATATCTAGAGCCTTTGATGTAAGAAAGAAGTTTAATTTATAATGGCTGATATTTATAATCCATTTAAAAAAGAAGATGTTGATAAAGGTCACTGGACATTTAATACCTTTATGAAACTTGGAGCCTTAACTGGTATGGCTTTTGGTGCATATAAGATTAAAGGCCCAACTGGAAGATTGGCATTAAAGTACCTAGATCAATATAAAAATAAGATAGTTTCTAGAGAAGCAATGAAACAATTTGATTCAAGAGAAAGAATCATCAGCGAATCTGCTTCCCTTAAGCAACCTTATTTTGGTATTGATATTGATGAAGAAACTCAACGATCTTTGGATGATGTTTTGGATATGGACACTGCTACTAAATTTGATATGGCTGAAATGAAAGACGTATCATATATTAATTATGTTAAGAGAGCAGAAGACTCAATTATATCTAGAACAGAAGAGGATCTTGGATTTGCTCGTGGAGCTGTTAGAACTCCTAAAGGATCCAGATATCCACTTAAGCCAGCTGTTGATGTAACTGTTGATAGAGATGACATTCTATTTACCCTCAGAGAAAGCACATTATACGAGCACTTTGCGAGAGAGTCTGCTGCTAGAGAAGAAGACGTAGCTACTTTACATTCTATTAAATCTCCTGCTTCTGATAAGACTCGATTAAAAGCTTTACATGAATATTATTTAGAATATGATTCTTCCTATGCTAATCTTTATCAAAGAAGACTAAATAGAATGAAATCCTCTTATTCTATGGCTAAGAATGCTTATGATGCTAATCCTACTACTCAAACTTTTACGGAAACAAATGTAAGAAGCTTCTTATATGGTGGCGAAGAGTTTGATTCAACACATCTTTCAGTTGCTAGGCAAAAGGTATATTCACAGAGAATTGGTCAAGGTTATAATAAACATTCTGTTAAAGGAGTTAATGCGTTTGATCTTCTAGCACAAGATAATAATAAAATTACATCAGGCTCATTAAATAGAGTGGCTTTTGTTCCTGATAATAAAAGATTTAGATTATTAAGTCAATTTGATTATACTGCTGGATTAAAGAAGTTAAGCGATAAGCTAAATGATTTAAAGACTACAAGAGCGGCTGATACTCAAATTAAAGATGTTGGATTTGAAATTATAACTAAAGGTAGCGCCACTGATCCTAAGTATTATGCTAAAGTTTCATTTGAACATAATACGAAGGGGCGGTTCTCAACTGAGATTCCTCTTGCTCAACATGGTAGAATTCCAGGATCAACTCCAAGCGTAACAGAGATGTTAGATGGTTTCTATCTAAAGACAGAAGGAGACGCCATTAGACGTCTTAACAAAAAACATTCTCTTGGTAAAGATCTTAGAATAAATGAGGATATCGAAAATAAATCACAACAGATGATTAGAGCACTAAATGATATTCTTGATAGTAATATGATGGAAAACGAATTTTCTATTAATCCTGATAAAGCTATTAGAAGAATACATTTTTCAATGAATAATCTTCTAGAAGATTCCCCATTAGCTGAGGGCACTATTAGAGACTCGTTCAAAGCAGGTAGACTTGTTACAGAAAGTAAATTTACTAAGAATCAGTTACTTAGATTAGGTAATGCTCATGAGTCAATGCAAAATCTTGGAACACTAGCTACAGCTATTAAGAATAGAGAAGACGTAGTTAATATTACGTTTGACTTTGAAAGTATCTCTAGAGATCTTCCTGGTCCAGAGTGGATGGCTCGAGACGAATATACTCAGTTAACTAAAGCAGGAGTTGTGTCGTCTGAATTTAAGAATGGTAAATTAGTTCATACTGGAGCTGATGAATTTGTATCTGATCATGGATACTATCAAATGAAAAAGTATGGATGGACAGAAGATACTGCTTCATGGCTAAGACGTGAACTTGGTGATAAATCTGCTCATCTTACTACTCCTGATGAAGTAGGAGAAGCCTGGGGACAACAAATTAGAAGACAAGCTGAGAACTTTAGAACATCTAGAGGAGCACCTAAATTTAAAGATAATATGGATTTTGCTGAACATATTGGTGAATCTATTCTAAGACAAGTTGAAGCCGCAGTAGCTGCCAATAAGAAAGTATTCTTTACTACTAAGAATGGTTCTCAATTTGATCTACATATGCTAAAGAATAAAGCACCAAAGGCATGGGCTAAATTACAAAAGTATTTAAAATTTATAGACGTTCATAGTATAGCATACTATCAGAAGTTAGGATTTGGTGGAGAAGGATCTCTTGCTCTTAATAAAGTTATTATGAGAATGATGGGTAGACAAGGCACCGATCCAATTAATATTGATAAACCTGGTCAGATAAGAAAAGCTATTGATCATTTTAGACGTAAGGGTAATATTATAATTGGTGACGAGATGCTTACTGATTGGGCACAAAAGGGATTCTTATCTCAAGCACATGCTTCTCCTGTTGTTGATAGTTTATTTACTAATGTGATGTTAATCGATGAAATTAACAAGTTTCAATCTGGTGAAAAATCATATAAGAATCTTAGTGAACTACAAAAGTTCCTTTTAGATGGTAAACGAATAATGGGTCTTGATGAAAGCTTTGAAGAGGCTAAGTATCTAGAACGAGGATATACCATTCATGGAGAATTCGCATCTGCATCATTACTAGGTCAAGGACAGATAGCTAAACAAACTATGTCTATGTTCTCTCCTAACCACTTGATCCCAAACTCTGATAACCCAATGACTAAACAATGGGATCAGTTTTATATGGGTATTAAGAATAGAGTAAGCAGCCAATTCATGAAATCTATGAAAGGAAGAACTGACCTTGAAAAAAGAGCAATGCATAGAAAGTATTTTAGACCATCATTTATTTCTCAAGGCGAAATAGATGCCGCTGGATGGAAACTTAAATCTGACGCAATGACGAATGAGTTCTCTCATCATATCATGACAGATAGCGTATCAGTATTTAATTCTTGGAGAGGACAAGAAGGATATAATGCCTTCTCTCAAAAAGTATTTGATAGACATCAATTTCATATCGAAAAAAATGTTGATTTAACTTCTGCTCAATGGACATCTGCGGATCCTCATCTTAGTAAAAGAGTACTAGATCTTGAGGGAAGAGTTAGAAAAAGAGTTAAGGAACTAGCTGATCTGGACGGCGGTTCAGTTAAAAAATCACATTGGGATATTGCGCTAAAAGACGTTCAAGCAGATATGGATTCTAAAGGATTAACTATTGATATTCCTAGAGGCACAAGTTTAACTATGGCTCAAGGAGATAAAAGCTTTGTTACTACTAAAGCTGAACTAGATGGTGTATTAAGAAACGTCATGATAGATAGAGATACAGCTGGTAAGATTAAAGTTCACGGCAACCTATTATTTACAGCAGCTGGTTCAGATTTTAATCATGTTACTTTTAACTATAGATCATTGCTTACTAAGAGCACTGGAGTAGTAGATAAATGGTTATCTCTTGGAATTGCTATGGGTGGTGCTGAGCATGTTTCTACAGCAGACTTTATAGAAAAAGGATATGTAGGTGCACAAAAGAACGCCTTAATAGAAAAGGTATTTGACAAGCTTTTGGATCAAACAGAGACTGGCACTCAAGCAGAGAAAACTAGAGCTGAGAAGGTAATCAAAAAGATATCTACTGAAATTAATTCAAGCTTTGATAAGAAGCGTGGTGTTATTATTCATAATCCAGAGACTAATATTAAATTTAAGAATATAACTGATCCAAAAGAACTTGCTGTTGCTAAGAAATTTATTGGTAATATTGATCTTTCTATAGAGAAACTTAATGGTTATATGGTTGATGCTGGAATAATTTGGGATAAACAAAAAGCACAGAACTGGTATGGAATGTGGGCTGACTCAGATGCAGTTGGTTCTGATAATGTAATGAAATCTGGTAGAAAGAATATTGAAGATTGGATTAATCAAACAGTTAGGAACTCAACTAAAGATATAGATGCAACACTTAGCAATTCAAAAGGAGCCTTATCTAGTTTTCATAGAGACGACTTAGTTAATATAAAAGAAAGTATGACCCCAACACTTAAGACATACTTCCTTCCAGATATTAAAAGAATAGATGAAGGAGCTAAGATTCCTATGTTCTTAGAACCAATTCAGAAATGGACGGATAGAGACGACTCTCCTTTTATTCCTGGGTTCAGACATAGACAACGTGGAGCAATTTATAATATAATGAAGGGAAGACAACCTAAACCAACTGATTTAAAATTACGTGGGGGTTTACTTTCATTAATAGATACTCCTTTTGGTCATGTATCTCGCTCTACTATTGATGATTTAAAAACAAGTAGACGATTCCTTAAAGACAAAAGATTTGCATCTGCTAGAAGAACCATGGATAGATTTAAAGATGTGTTGCTATCTAGAGCAGTCTCTACTTCTAATATGGAACTTAATATAAAAGATATTAATAAACTATTAGATAGAGTTAATAGACTTGATCTTAATAAGCTTGGACGAATTATTAATAGTGATACTGCTGAAGCTGAAATGATACAGCACGTTTCTGCCATGCTTGCAGAAGAAGGTCGAAGTGGGGAAGACTTAGAGAAAGCTGTTAAGTCAATCATTCATGAATTACAAACATCAAAACTTGCCGAATCATTTGAAAATAATAAAAACTTTGTTTCAATGTCTGCTGTACAGTCATGGGCTGCAATGGCTAAGGATAAAGGCGTCTTTGCTTATTCTGCTAAGAAAGAACTTGGAGGAGCATTTGAATTTCATATAGCTGACATGCTTAAGAACTCAGAGCTTGATCCACAGATGGCGATTCAGCAAGAGAATAAAATGATGTCTATGTTTAAGACTATGTATGATTCAGCTAAGGATCCAAGTAAAGGAATAGTTGAAAGCATAGATGAAACTAATAAAGTTGTTAGATTACGTAAACTAGTAATGCACGCTGACACGTCTCCTCAAAATATATACAATGTACTTAATCCTTATGGTAAAGATCTTTCTATTGGATATTTAAGCCAAGGAAATAAACAACAGTATAAAGTTATTGAAGCAGCTAAACATTATGAATCTGTACTATCTGAAATGAGATCTGGTAGTAAAGGACAAACTGATGTAAGAACAGCAGAGAGTTTTCTAAAGAGACAATATCTAAACTATATGAATCAAGGATTCTTAATGGATTCTTCTTCTGTATATGCTAGAGCTAATGAGCTTGCTCCTCGTGGAGTTCAAGCACCTATTAGAGGAGCGGCAGATATAATTGAAAAGGCTTTAGATATTCAAAGACGTGGAGGATTTGCTACTTTTGGAGATCAGTTTAAAGGAAGCGTTACACAAGCAAATCAATTAATTAAAAGACTAACATCTAAATCTAATCTTTCTGATGTATATGTAACAGATGCGTTCTTTAAAAATTTTGAGCTTCCAATGCAAATTAATAAAGCTAATAATGTAGTTAAAGCTACTGAACATCTTGCTCGAGTATTTGGACCAGATAATGCTGGTAAAATATCTAGTATAATGAGAGGAGAAGAATATCTATATGGATATATGACTCGTCATCCTAACGTACAATCTGCAACTGATGCTGTACTAGATATGCGGTTAAATATAATTCCACAAGAAGTCGGTGAGTTCCTTGGAATGAATGCTAATGAAGCTCAAGTACATGCTCAATATACTAAGTTGTTTGGAGCTGACTTTGATGGTGATGTTGCGTATTTTGTAATGAAAGGTCTCAAGACAGCTGAATCTCTAATGGGTTATGGTGCAGAACATTCTGCATCACTAGGAAAAGCTTTAGACTCTGTAGTTTCTGCTAAACAAGGCGTAGTTAAATCATTAAGAGATAGTTTAAAAGAGAAGATGTTCTTAATGGATATTACTCCTGGAACTAAAGATGGAGTCTTAATGGGAGGCTTTGATGATCAAGGTAATTTTATTACTAAGAGTATGGATATTAATTCCCAAAAAACTATGACAATGTTTGCTAATGACTTTCAATCATTTGCTGAAAACATTAAGACTATTCAGCTGCACAATCCTAATGTTATTACTGCAAAGTATATTGGTAATCAAATGGATAGAGTTGCTCATACTGCGGTATCAAAGAATGTAATAGGACTAATGACAAATGTTGCTTACACTAGATCAAGACAATTATTACAAGCAGGACTTATTGGAAAAGATAGTGTAGCTGCTAAAGCGCTAATGGGCAACTTAAATCATGGTTATGCTGGTATTGCCCAGACGTTTATTAGTTTGGCAAAGCATCCTAATGCTGATTTTGGAAGACTTGCTTCTGCTGCTAAGGTCTTCTTAGATCCAAAAAATTCTACTAGAGAAGATAAGAATTCGCTTAAAAATCTATTTACTGATATGTATGGAGCAGATGAAGGACAATCTTACTATAAAAAATCTATTGGTATAATGAGAGAAATGGAAGAAATCGCTCCAAGAGGATCTCAGTTATTTGATATGAAAAGATCATTTGATAATATTGATCTAGTTAGAGATAATGCAAATATAGCTGATATAATAATATCTGCTGCTGAGAAGGATTTCATGTTAGAGAATAAATTCTCTGTACCAGCACCTACTAGATCAGCAGTATCAGAGTTAGGAGATCAGTTATCTAAAAAATTTAAACTGGATACACCTAATGCTAGATCCTTCTTTAAAAAGGGAGGGAAAGTTGGGGCTATTGCTGCTGGTATATATATGGCTGCCACTTTCTTTAAACCTAATCAGTTATCTAATTCAGCTAATCCATTAGATGCATTTACTGATCTTGGTGTTGATATTGATGGTTCGCATAATGCTATTAGCTCCTCAGTAGAATTAAATAGAAATATTCCTCTTGATATGGTTGATGCTTCATTCTCTAAACAGGCATTTATTAGATTAAATAGCAATAGAAACAATAAGAGACAGAGATCTAGTGTTATATCTAGGATGATTGATAATACAGTAGGTACTGTAAATCAAAACAGACAAGCGTTCTTCGGTCCTCCAAATAATAACTATTCGAACTATACTAGTTACATACCACAATTTGGTTCATCCCAATTAGATAGGAGAGCAGATCTGTGAGTGTAGTTGAAGCAAATATATCAATCAATGTCGATGACGGCCAAGATTATTCAGAATATTTACGTTTATTAGAACGAGAAATCTCAAAGTTAAACGGAAAACCAACTAAGATTAATGTCATTGAGGTAGATGATCCTCTATCACTAAGCCCAATTGCTTTAAGAAACTTAAAGGAATAGTAAATGAATAATGCTGTTGTAAAGCCTGTTAATCCTGAAAACCTAGGCGCAACCCTTCACTTAATTTTAACTAAAAAAGATCCGTTTAATACGGAGTCTAGTGCTAATCAAATAAATAACCAGAATAAAATTAAGACTATAAGATCATTAATTCCAATCGCTTACTCTAAGTATCTTAAAGTAAAAGTTGATCTTGATGGCGATAAACCTATTAATGTCAGAAACTTACGATCTGGCGATATAATCATGCATTCTAATAGAGTGTATGTTGTTACTATTACATTCCCTGATAATACATTTAATGCGTGGCCAGAATTACCTCCCCAAGATCAAGCACAATTATCTAATCCAACTAGAATATTTAGAGTTATCAGACCAAATCTTAGCTCAATTAATAATACTTCTTTAGAAGAACTTAATTCTATATTAAAAGAAAATTCCGCTGAGAATAAATCAGCGGAGGATAGACAGAATGAGGCTAGATTCTTATCTGATAAGATTGGAAAGCTAACAGACGGTTATCTCCAAGTTGGTGATCTAGGATTTTTAGTAGATCCTACTCAGATATCATTTAATACACAGAATGGTTATCAATATTTTCCTACTGTTCGTACAGCTGGTAATCCAAAGATACCAACAATGCAACAGGTTAAGAATATTTCTATATCTTTAATATTTCCTAATGAAGATTCTATTAACTATCAATTGTTAAATCTGTTTGCTATGTTTAAGAGAACTCCTTTTGTTAATATTCGTAATAAAGATATATGCTCGTTCTTTAAAGAAATCTGTTCTGGTACTTCGTGGCCTAATCAATGGGTATCTGTTGCTTTAGAAAGTATTCATATACAATCAGTTGAAGGATTTCCTAATACACTTCAAGCTCAGGTAACTTTTCTACCATTTGATCCTAAAGCTATTAATGGCCCATTCGAAGGTCTTGCTACATTTAAAGATGTTAAATATCAACAAGATATTCTGTATAAAGATCAATTTCTTAAGGATCTACTTGCTAAGGCTGAAGCTAAGCTTAATGACGAATCAGTAGTACCAGAGAGAGCAGAAGATGTATTAGGTATTACTATTGATAGATCACCAAATTTTAAGGAAAGCTTACCATTTAGAGCATTCTATCAAAGTCTTATTGGTGATAGAAATTATGTTAAGGATGAGAATGGAAATAACATCCCAGTATTCTCTAATGGAGAAATAATTAAAGATGCATATTCTCTTGAAAAACTAAGACCAAATAATAGAGAGAACTTTCTATATAGCTATAAAGCAGAAGATAATAAGAAGCCAATTAAATTTAAGTACAGATACTTTAATGGATCCTTTAGAGACATAGCTTCTCAGATATCAAATGAACGATTTGATGTTCAAGTAGATACACTACAACAATTAAATAGTACTCTTGATCAGATACAAGATAAGACTGGTCTGGTTAGACAGATAGTTAATACTTTTCTTACTAAGCAAGATTTCTTTAATGAAGTATCAGTTAAATTTAATCAGTTTAATAATATAATACCGACTCTCTTAGCCAGTCAAGGTATTACACTAGATTCTGATGATACTACTAAACCAATTCAATCAACATTTGGATTGTTGATGAGAGGGCTATCACGAAAAGTTGGTTTCGAACAATCCACAGTTCTATTTAATCAGGTTACTGATTTAGTACAAGGGAAGTTTGAGAAAGATACTGTTGACGTTCCTGGACTTTTAAGAGGAGTATTACATTATGAGACAGGCGTTACTCCTATTGAAAATGCAGCTGGTGTTACTACAGCTCAAGCTGCTATTGATAAGATTTGGGCATGGTTAGAAAAAGGATCAAAAGCAGAAGTTGAAGATAAAAAATCTAGTTTTGCTGCTTTCTTATTTAATCTAAGACAGACAATTCTAACTGAACTAGGAGTAGGTTCTAGTGATAGTATTGTAATAGCTAGAGCTGATCCAGGGGCAGAGTCTCCATTTAAAACATTTAGATTACCTATTACTGAAGATACTATTATTATAGATAATGCTAAAGATATAACTATAAGTTGGTCTCTTACTTTTAATAATAAGTTTATACCAATAACTTTGTCTGCATATAAATATCCTTATTATCAACATATCGGACATGATGATATTAATATGTCTCTAAATATAACTTCAGTTAATTCAAATGAAGTAGAAGATCTTAAGACAAAATTATCTCTATTATCGGAAAGATTACAAGAGACTGTTAAGATTATTACATATACTGCTCCTGAACTAATAACATATCTAGATAGTAGAATAATTGTTGATGTTCCTCTCCATCATGTATTCAAAGTATTTGGTGTAGATAAAGTTGTGTATGATACATCTAACTCAACCAATATACAAGAACAGCCAGGCTCGTGGTCTACTAACTTAAGTTTAACTCAGGCTAAATTTACTATACAAGACTATCACTCAATTGATCAAGAGTCATCCGATGATATACAGATTACCAGTTTTGCTAAGCTTCTGGCTGCTACTGAAATAGAAAATAATAGATACGTAGTTAAAACTTTTGGTATAGTGAATAATGATGAGATAGAAGAACCAAGTCTTGACGATATAATTAGATCAAGATTCTTCCTGTCTTCTCATGGCAAAAGAGTTATCAATTATATTAACCAGGTTATAGCCGAAGCACAGAATAAAAGATCCCTATCTAAGAATAATAAATTACCAATTAATTCTGAGGTTACTTCTAATGAGGTAATTGGTGCAGCTGCTGCAAATGTTATTGATAAGCAAAGTAAAGAAATTCTTGGTTCTTCAATAATGATTAATGATATTAATGCAACTGCTACTAACGCTCTTAATAAAATTGCTAATGAATATCCAGAAGTAGATAAAATTATTAAATTTATTATTAGTAAGTTTGACTCTGTAATGGAACAACAAGCAGATATTATTATTAATCTGATACAACCAAATAAATCTTTATTTACAAAGATCTTAGATTCAATCGGAACTCAAGGAACTGCTGTTGGTATTGGAATTGCAGTTGGTCTTTTCTTTACAGGAGCGGCTGTATTACCGATAATTGCTGCTTCTCTAATTGGTATTGGAGCAATAGGACTAATAGGAATTGACCTTGCTGGGGAATTTGCTAAGAATGCAGTTATTAATACTGCTGGTTCATCTATGGTTGGAATGATCGAATCATTTAATTCATCTATTGCTGGTATACTTGCCAACGATGTTGTTAGAGATCCTGTTATTAGAAATAAACTATTCACAGAAGATATCTTTGGCTCTAAGAAAATTGATACAATAACTAGCAATCAAACTAAAGTGCATGTCAACTGCTATAAAGATTTCGATATACCAGCACAATTTGGAGAAGTTCTTTTATCACCAGATTTTTACTTATATAATCAAATAGATAGTAAGTACGATATAGCAAGTTATGTTACTTCTGCTGTTGGAAAGTATGCTAAAATTGGTAAACTCCATGCAATGATGAGTCTTGTTGAAAGCACTGAATCCATTAAGAAGTATGACGAGTTAATATCTGCATCACAAAAACTTGATCCAGATATTAAAAATGGAGTTGAGAATGTTTTATTAAAAGAGTCTTTCTCTTCTAATGCTGGTACATTAAAAGAATTAATTGAGAAGCTTGAAAATACACAAGTTGTTTTATCTAGAGCTACTAATAATCTTGATGATGGAAAGTTTACTAATGATACAATAAATGAATATATTGATGCTTACATTGCTGCTAATCCTAGAGAAAAGGCCCCTAATAAATCTACATGGGATTATGAGTTTGAATCATTTAAAACTAGAATTAGTGGATCTAGTAAATCTATTATATTTGAGAATCAAGACCTAACTAAGATCAATTTAATAAATGCTGCTAGGATTAAAACGCTTATAGAAATCTTTGAAGTTTATACACATATAAACGAATATTATAGATCAAAACTTGTTAACAATAATCTTGTATCTCAAGTAGCCGCTAATAGTATTCTTGGTAAGTTTGAAGAAAAAAATGATCAGATCTTTAGAACACTCTCAAAGAGTGGAGCACAAGCAGCACAGATAGCTAAGCTTAGATCTCACATAATGACAGTACTTAAACATGCAGAGAATATAACTACCGCTACTGTTAGTGATCCTAAAATAGAACAAGCATCATCAGAAGAGAAAACTATTATAAAAGAAATTGCTTCTAAAATGAGATCAGGACTAGCCTCATCAACAGAAGAAAATTGGTTATCTCTTCCTGATATTAAGAATATTCAAAGTTATTTATATAATAAAATAGGATATTATATTAGATTAAATACTTTTATTCATGAGTATAATTTAAATCCTACACCTAACTTAAACTTTGACAGCTTACCAGAGCTACAGTTTTTAAAGTTCTGGAACTTTAGAAGCAAAGAAGCTGCCGATAGAAAAACTGAAATGTTAAAGCAATTTATGGATCAAAGACTTAAACGCAAAGATACAACTATTAAGATGTTTCCTGCATTTAAGATCTATTTTATAGAAGAAGATAAAACATTCTATCCTAAAAATCTAGACGACTACTTCAGCTATGACGCAATACAATCAATTGAAATTGTATCTAATAAAAGCTCAGCTGGTAAAACAGCAATCATTAGATTAAGTAACGTCACTAATACTCTTACTGATAGACTAAGTCTATTTAGAGAAAGATCTGATTTTGCTGGCAATCTAAATACTCCTAGTAATGATGATAACTTATTTTTTGGTACCTTAGATATTAAGCCTGGGACATCTATATTAATTAAAATGGGATATGGTCCTCATGACTCTTTACTAGATATTGCTTTCCAAGGTAGAATAATAGAAATGACTTCAGGTCCAGTTGTTGAGCTAGTATGTCAAAGCTACGGCGCTCAGTTAAATCATCATGTTGTTGCACATAAGTTTGGTCTTTTATCTACTACAAAAGATCACGGAGATGTAGCGTCATCTATTCTTGATATGATCCCTGGTCTAGAAAATCTAGGAAAGATATCAACTCTTGGTTCTGTTACTCATGGAGATTTCACTGGAAGAAATATTAAAAATAGCAGAGGAAAGCTTGCTGATAAGTTCTTAATGAGTAATCTTTTAGGTGGAGCAACTGCTAATGTATTTGCTCAAGATAATCCAAGAGACGAAAATATATATCTACCTTACAGTCATATTCTATCAAAGTATCATAAACCAACTTTTGATTGGGTGATTTTTGATCAGAGTGTATGGGAAGCAATGAAAGAACTATGTTTATATCATAGAGATACAATTCCTGTAGTTAGATCATTTAATGATGACCGTATATCTAAAAAGAAACAATATAGAGAGACTCTAGTTATAGGTGAAAAATCTGGATATTATAAATACACCGACGCATTTGCTTTATCGTCATTAAACATTAAACAAATCGAACAAAGTATTGAACAGTTACCTTCTGTTCTAAATACTATTAAAAATATTTCATTGCCTGATAATATATCTATTGCTAGTTTCTTTACTGGTGGATTAATTAATCCTCTAATTATTAAACCTGAATATAAAATTGTATATACTTATCTACAAAAAAGATTAAATGCGTTAGTTTTATCACAGCATATATTAAAGAATACAGAGCTTGCTGGAGCAAATGATAGTTTAATGGAAACATTATCTAATTTACTTGGTAATAACTCTTCTCTTCCAAATGCATTTGGAGAAACTATAACAGCATTATTACAGTTTGCCGAATACTCATCAGTAGATGAAGACGATATAAATACTTTTGATTTTAAAACTGATAAAGAACTTGCAAAAAAGTTTAGCTTAGCAGTGCATAATCTATATGATTTAATGTTTGCCAATTGGGGACCTAAAGTAAATACATCTCTATCAGCTGAGGATTTCTATAATGTTAAAAGTATAACTGACAATATCGATCCACAGCTAGCTAAGGATCCGCAATATAAGAAGATCCAATCTCACCATTTAATTTCGGATGTTACCAACTTAATATCTAATAACATCGCATTAAGTTCTAATTTTGCTAATGCTGTTAATCTATATTATACTAATGAACCTAAATTAACTTCAGCTAGGTTGGGTGATATGAGTGATGCATTCATATCTAAGAAATTACAACTGTGGCAGACTAAGGCATTTGGAGATCTAAGAGACGAACACACAAGACCGCTTAATAGTTATCAAAAGAATATAGATGCTAATTGGTTTGATATTACTAAGAAGAACGATAAGTTCTTTAAAGAATTTAGAAGAATTAGAGATGAAGAAGACTCTGCTAAAAAGATCAATAAATATTTAGGATCATCTGATAAAAATAAAGACATTCCTAATTGGCAGTACTTCCCATCATTTGTAATGGTAGCTGTGCGTCTTCTACAACAAGAAGTAGAAAAGATGTATCAAGGAACTATTGAAATTATTGGTGATACTAGTATCCAGCCTTATGATATACTTCATATCGATGATAGGTTAAATGATATGATTGGAACAGTAGAAGTAGAAGAAGTTATACATTCGTTTACTCCTGAACGAGGATTTAGAACAATCATAACTCCTAACCTAGTTACTTATGATAGGAATCCAATTCAATTACAGGACGTCCAGATTATCAATCAGATTTATGATTTCTATATCTCGAGGAAACGTAGTCAATTAGTGTTTGCTGGAGTAGGAGCAGGTATTGCTACAGCTGGTGGAATTTCTGCCGCTGGGGGTAATTTCATAGGTGGGGGAGTTGGAGCTTTAACTGGCTTATCGATCTTCTGGAATAATACTGTTAATGCATACAAAAAAAATCATAAGTTTCTATATGATATGATGGGTAATATTCTTGGAAGAGACTGTATTAACTTTACAGCATTAGTGTATCATGGAGTTCCTTATGTTGCAGGATTCAATGGAGTAGATTATACTAACTTGAAGACATTGATGAATCATAATGTGTTAGGTGTTAAGAGTCCTATTGCCAGGTTTGCTGCATTTAGTGATCCATTGAAAGCAAATATAACAACTAATTTTAACCCAGATGAGTACAGAGGTATCTTATGGAGTATTCCAGGACTTCCTTTTACACCTGAACCATCAGAAAACTTTAAGTCTAGCTTACTAGGTATTGTTGGATCCATACCTGAAGCAATCGCAGGAGGAAGCTAATGTACGATTCTGATAATAGATATCAGTTTAAACAGTTTGGTGCTAAAATTGCAGCTACTAATTACTATAATCAATTTCATAGAATAGTTAGAATAGAATTTAATGGTAAGTTCTTTGATTTCAAGTACTTAGGAGGAGCAGAAGTTCCGCACCCTAAAAGACATGTTGCAGTTGTTGCAACACATGATGAAGCTATATCAGATTTTGGTATAGATGAAGAGCGACTTAGTTTTATTCCAGGCATACTTGATGAAGAAGGAACACTAGCAGATCTTCCTTTAGGGTTTGTATATGTATTGCCTTTAAATCAGTCATCTTCAAGTACTAACGCTAATAGTGGAGGGTCAACATTTTCGATTAGTAAGATCAGTATGTTAGATTTAGAAAAGGTAGCCATGGCTCTTACCCCGCCTACTAATAAGGACTATACTAGTAGTAACGCTAAAAATCAACAATCTGCTACTGAAGGTCAAGAGGATTTAGGCGATAAAAATGTAGGTATATTTATAAATACGGATGGGGCTATCTTAATTAAATCAGCTGGTGGATCCATAGCTCTTGGTGAAGAAGGAGTCTATATTGCTGGAAGTGTTGGATGGGAGTCCTCAGAACACCAACGAGAGTGGATGGCAGATAACTTCTTACAAAGATTTATCCCTTCTACTATTCCAACTGGAGCAGTTGCTATACCAGAATTACCAAACATGGCAAAATTTGTACAGATAGCCGAGGGTGGTAAAAAGGTTAGAGACGTTGTTTCTAAGCTTGGTAAAATCAAAGACTTAGTGGGTTAAAATGGCAGAAGCTTATTCTGGAATGACTGATGTTTTACTTGGGTATGACACTGATTTTTATTTTGAAAACGGTGATCTCATGCTTACCTCTGGTATCGACTATATAGAGAGAGAAGTATATAAATTATTAATTACCATTCAGGGAGACTGGAAAGCCGATCCTACTATAGGTGCTACTCCTGAAAAATTTATAGGCGAACAAAATAGTCGTGAGACCGCACTAGAAATGCAAAACTACCTACAAAAGAACTTACAAGCAACTGTTCTTCCTGGCCAATTAGCTGTTAGAATTGTTCCTACAGACTACAATGCAGTTGCTATATTTATAGATATATTTGTACAGAATTCAGAAATCACATCTATTCCTTTTACCTTCGACTTTATAAATGGATTCAAGAAATTAGATAGGAGAGATATTAGAACTACTCCTATTAAATCATCTCAAGCATTACGAGTTAATGACATATCTAATATGAAAGTCCCTAATAAATATTGGAAGAGTATAAAAGAAAACTACAATACTCAATAACGGAGACAATATGCCTAATAGAAGAAATTATTTAAGTATCGTTCAAGATGGGAAAACTCGTCTAGAAAATAATACTCCAGTTAACAACTTTAACTCTCAAGGTATTTCAAAAGGATTAATTGACATACTTGGTATTGAACTAGAAAAAATGTATGATAATATTGAATTCATATATAATTCAATTGACCCTACTAAAGCGGCAGGCTTAAGTCTTGATAAGATCGGATACCTAGTTGGCGAATTAAGAGATTCCGCTATCATAGCCTCTGACTACTCTACTTCAAACTTCTACTTCTATATAGATCCAAGGCTAAACTGGACTGTTCCTACTCTAATCAAGAGAAGCTATACCGCAGAAGAAAGAAGAATTTTATTAGATAAGGGATTCATTTCTAACGATGTAAATGGTGATCCAGATACACTAATAATTCCTCAAGGTACTACTATTCAAACTTTTGATGGTGCTACTTCCTATACATCTATAGGTCCTGCTATTATAGGTGCCTCTACAGAAGCATACGTTGGAGTAGTGGCTACTATATCTGGCCCATCATCCAACATACAAACTAATACATTAGTATCACATTTAATTCAAAGTATTCCAGAATTAAGAAAGATATCTCAATATATTAAATGCTCCAATAGATATCCAATTCAGAATGGAAAGTATTCCATGACTGATGAGGAGTTTAGATATAAAATTTCTACAGCTAGATCAGCTATTAGAACTAATGAATTATCAATTAGAAGAACGGCTCTTTCTGTTCCAGGAGTTAGAGACGTAATATTTGAAAAGAATAAATATGGTAATGGAACTGTTAGTATCATTATTGACGGAGTCTCGCCATTAGTTTCGAATGGCCTAATTAATGTAGTAACAGAAAAGATTCAACAAGAATTATCATATGGAGATATCATATATGTAACTGTTCCTGAGTATCTTGGAGTAGAACTTGACTTTGCTATATTAGGCGAACCAGGTGCTGGAGATATTAATACTCTTAGATCGCAAGCAAGATCAGCTGTTATACAATATATAAATGATCTTCCAATTGGCGGCGAAATAGTTTGGAATAGAATAATATCTACAGTTCTATCTATAGAGGGCATTCAAGATGTTATACCAAGAGTATTTAAATATGGGGAATATAATTCTTTTACCAAAGTAAATAATAGACAAGTAGCTTTACGATTCTCTAATCAAAAAGCAAAATACAATCAGAAGTGGTACTCTGATTCTGGACTAATTAACTGTTGCGCACTATAATGAATACTAAAAAACCGATACAAGCAAAGAGTACTCAAAGAATTCTAAAAGCTGTTTTTCCTGAGAACTTTAAGATCGTTAATGATATAAAGTCCAATGGATTTAAATATATTAATTTGCTTTATGGTGTTGAATTTGATGAAGCGCATCGTCGTTCACAGCAAGTTTATAATGACTCTTTTATAGATACGTTCGACGTATCAAAAGACTACGAACTATATCAAGTAGATGTTTCTGGTACACCTAATACCCAATATCTAAATGGTGATTCTAGTATTAATATTAAAGTAACTAATGATGATGAATTTTATAATGGATCTCCAACTAGAGTAAGATATCTTAAACGATATCAATTTCCAATTTACTCTGGAGCTTATGTAGGTAGCTATCACCAAGACAATAGTTTTGTTAGTGGATTTTATACACAGTGCTGGTCCAATGTTTCTGGTATTATCGGACTAGAATACTTTAGAGCTAATCAAAGAGGGTCTGGTTACTTTGTTATATTTTCTGATGATGATCAGGTAACTTCTTATCAAAATAATATGTGGAGTGCACATAGACTAGATGTCAATACTAACTTCCAAACATTCTCTGATTTCGACAGAAGATATGGTTTCCTTACTGGGATTCAAGATCAAAGCTTTGAGAAGAACGGAAAGTATGAAGTACTTGATCCTATTACAGAAAGAACTTTAAGTGGACTATACCCTCTTCATAGAGAGGTAACAGATAATAGTGGAATAATATGGTCAATCGATCACTATACTCCTTACCATGGATGGACTAGAAATGAGACAGGAGATGTAGTAGCTGTAGTTGATTATTCTGGAACATATTATTATGATGATAATGGGACAAAGGTTTTCTATAGAACTGCTAAGAATAATCCATATGGATATGGTAATTACAATATAGCGTACCTAGATTTAGAACATACTCCTATTAGTGGTACACTAAAATTATATGATATAGATATACTAGATCTATCTGGGAATGCAACTGAAATACCAGCTTCTGGTAAACCAATATATTACTATAAATCTGATAGAATGTTTGTAGGTAGTTCTGGTACCTATTCTGGAACAATGTTTGATCCAATATATCTTGGTTATGAGACTTCTGTTCCAAGTGGAAATGGATTTAGCGAATACTCTCAAGGAAAACCAACGACATTATTTAAAACTATATCATGGGAATATATTAATGATGGTGCCCAGATTGATCCTGGTACATTACAATTTGTAAATGGAAGTGGAGATATAACTAATAAGATATCTATTACTAATCCTCAAACTAGGTATATGGTAGAATATAAATATAAGTCTCATAATAAATCTAAATATATATCGTCTCTGGAATCAAATGGATTTGTATCTAATGAAAGCATTAGTCCAATATATACAGTAGATGTAACCAGTGGTAATCTACAACAAGTCCCTTTTGAGTTTACTAGAAATCCTCATTTAATTGAGGCTAATCAACAGAGTAAGATAATTACGTTTGATGGGTTAACTACAAGACCATATAAATATTTATACAAGATTGATTTTGATATACCTTTAATGTTGAAGTCCAGCTTATTAGATAGCTTTTTCTCTTTAAATGCTAATGAGCAATATATTGGATATTCAGACGACTTTGTTCCTCAAGAATCGACTAATCTTAGAAACTATCTTGTTAATTGTAACTTTGATCAACCAGTTGTATCTGGTACTGCTACCGAATTAGATCTAACAGGCAACTCGAATCAATTTATTTATAATGGTTCTGGAACTCTATATCAGATTAACTATGGAAGCTACTATGGAAAGAAGATTATAACTGGTCAAGATTCATTCTATTACATTAATAATCTATCTATTCTTAAAGACTATACATTTTTCCATCTAGGATTTAAACTAAAGTCTGAACAAAATGCTACTTTAATTCAAATACAGGATACGACTTTAGATAAATATCTTACACTTACAGTAGAGAAGTCAGGTAGAATAATTATTAAGAGTGGGGACTATACATTCTATTCGTCAGATAATATTACATTTGATAATATACATAAAGAGTTTATTCTACGATATGTAGCAGATGATTTATCCTCTTCTGTTCCAACATTCAAGTTATACTATAAGAGCGAATTAAGCGTAGGATTTAGTGAAATTAGACTTATTCTCTCAACTACAACAGCAGATACGGTATCTTCTACTTACTTGCAGATATTTAAAAATTGTTCTGTAGATATAGATTTCTTTAAAGTCTACTATGAGGTTCAATAATGACGTTAATTAAGCACATATATGAGAACGGTACTGGGGACTATGCTGATATAGAAACAGGCTTTACAGCAATGTTAGCTAGTGGATTATCTATGTCTGGCGAGATTACTGACTATCTTATGCTTGTTGATAGTGGAGTATACTCTGGGACTCTTGTTGGTACCATACCTTATAGTGGAATATTTACTATTCAAGGAGATTATGGTAGCTTATACTTAACCTCAGCTATTGATGGGGTTAGTGGAAATTATCTAGATCAATTATCTCCTTCTCTTACAATTAAGAATATGGATATTATTAACTCTGGAGTATCTGGTCCAGGTTTTGTCGTGTCAAGTGGATTTGGATTAATGTTAGATGATGTTCAATTATTATCATTCACAGATGGTATCTATAACGAAGGCAGCGTAATCTTAAATAAAGTATCTGCTCTAGGAACAAGCGGACAATATTTTTTATACTCAACCAGTTATGCTAATATTTCTAATTCGATTATATCTAATTTTAACTCAGGAATTTATGTTAATAATTCTAGCATTAATATAGATGAGTCTTTTATACATCATAATACATATGGGGTATACTCAAATCTAGGAACTGTTGGTATATCTGAATCGTTGTTATATGATAATTCTTATGATATATACTCTACTTCTGGTATTATTACATTAGACAAGACTACTTCAAATAGCTTTAATCTAATTGATGGCGATAGTGTTTATATTGATAAAACAATACTAATGCAACTAAGTGGTACCGCTGCGGCATCGTCACATATTTCCAATTCTAATATATATCCATCAGGATATTCTGATACGGTTAATATAAGTGGCACAAATAATATTGAAGCTGATCCTAAATTTAATAATCCTACTTATGGTGACTATCGACTAAAGTTTGAGATTACTGGAGGTTCTCCTTGTGTTGAGCATGTTGAAAATCCTGCTGTTGCCAGTGGTGTTACTATTCAAACTCAACCAGGTCAAGTAAAATTCTATGACTATAAAGGAATGATTTCTATTAATGAATTTATTCCATACATATATAGCCAAGGATCATCTATAGTTATTAGTGATTATGGTAAAGAGATTAAGTTTGCTGAAACGAAGGCTAACTTTGGAACGCTTGCATATGAAATATATGGAAATGCATTGTTTAGTCAACGTAATGTTCAGACACAACCTGCATTTGATCCTGACATTAATGATATAGATATGCATCCATGGGATTGGGATTATAAAGAAATACAATCAACTCAGATAGATAAGCATAATAATTATATTATTCCCCGATCTATTATTAATATAGAAGATATTATTCAAAACTTTCTAACTAGTGAGTCATTTACATCGGTTCTATTTGAAGGAATTGTAAAAGAAAATATTAAAGTATATAATAATATTGATTATAGAGGAATAGCATATGATTCTAATTTATCTTCTCCAGTTGAGACTATTAACTGGATAGTAGATGGTGGCAATCAATCATTAATTAAACAGAATACTTTTACTGGCGAGAATATAAATGAATATCCTTTACTAAGCTCTATTCCAACAAAGACATTTATTAAGCCGTCTGGTTTAATCTATATTACGGTTGATGGAGACTACTATAGATTTAGAAGAGAAGATGATCCTAATATTGAATTACTTGCCGAAAATGAACAGGGATATTTTCAATGGATTTGCACAGATATAAATACTAAATACGATCTAAGAGGCGTTCTTGCCTATAAAGATAATGTATATATTACAGCTAGTGATTATCAAACATCTGATGTTACTAATAGATCAGCAGTTCCAAGTGGATCGGCTTTAGGTAAATTACTATGGTATAGTAACAATGACTTATTCTATAACTATATAAAGAAGCCTGGGACATCTGGTGGACCAAAAGAATGTGTACTTACTTCAGGCAATTACTATCCAACAGATATAACAGCATACGAAGATGGATCTATATTCGTAGCTGATTATTATAATGCAAGCGGCTTATACCGTTATAAACTTGCTTATGATTATGCTTTAATTCAGTCATCTTATGATAATGAGTTAAAAGTTTTGCTTAGAGAAGCATACAACAACGTAGATTTGTAAGGAGATAACATGTCTTATCCATATAGTACTCCCTCTATGTCTATGGACACAATTTGGACTAGTGGTCAATATACACCAGAAAATGTTGTAACATATATTAGAGACGATCAGACACCAATTAATAAGAACTCGATGAGAAATTCCTTAGGATATCAACTTTCTCTAGTTCAAAACTTTGTCAATAGCCACTTTCTAGGACGATCAGAAGTTCCAGTTAACTCTGGTTATTTAAGTAATATATATGTTACTGATGGAACTATAACATGGAAACATGTTGCTACCTGGGATCCTATCTTTAGTATTAATTCATATATAATTAAACCAGATACTGATGATGGGTCTGATAATGGTACTTTATATTTATGTGGTGGAGGAAATACTACTATATCACGAGGTGGTTGGATTGGTATTTGGGGCAATGAGGCTTCAGGGTTTTTACAATCTCCTGGTCAAGTAGTTATTAATGGTAGCGGATATGTAGCATTAAAGACTGATAATGTTGTTAGAATGAAAATATTTCCTGATGGAAAAACTCTATTTGGATCAACTGGAACCCCAGATGAAGTTCTGCATGTTAATGGGAATATTAAAGCATCTAGTACATTATATTCAAATTCTATTTATGCTAGTGGAGTATCATCAGAATTTTATACTACTAATAATCAAACTTATATGAAAATGGTTGATGATGCCATAGATATGAGAGCATCAGGTCAATTACAACTAATAGCTAGTGGTAGACTTAAATTAAAGTCTTATGATCAAATGTATATTGAAACTTGGTATGCTCATATGAATGTAAATATTTATGGATATGGTACTAGATTTGATGTTGGTTGTCATGGAACAGATGGATTCATGTCTCTTACTGCTCCTTATGTTAATTTGTATTCATTACAAGGTAATGGTTATATTGGTTTAACTGCTGTTAATACAATAACTTTGAATGCTGGTAACTATCTTGAATTTAAATCATTACCAACTACAACTCCTACTGGAGAATATCAAGTCTGGTGTGATGTTTCAGATGGCAATACATTAAAGTGTACTACATACTCTTAATAGTTAAGGATTATTTTAATGCCAAAACCAAATAAGAAGCAAACTTGGTCTAATATCGATGTGTTCGGTTTAGTCAATGGTATAGCTACATGGGATGATCAATATAAATCTCTTCGCTATGTTAGAAAACCATTTGAGAACAATCTTGAGATCAAGGATAGAATTTATGCTAATCATGATTATCCAGGAGATGTTGATAAGCAAGGATTACTTAATGGTGTAAGCAGCGAGTTTGGCCTTACTCCTTATAACGTAATTAATAAAACTATCTTTGAGTTATCATATAAACCAATACCTTCAGGGAATGTTACAAACCAAGATATATCAGGGTTTTATAAAGACTCTAGTGGTAACTGGCAAAACATAGGTCCTCAGATATGGTCAGCTGAGTATGAGCTTGCTAAGAGTAATCAAGAAGGATTTATAGTTTGGCAGAATTCTAGATTTGCTAATATATCTGGATATAAAAATTATAGTTATTCAAATATTGTAGAAGTTCTTGCTCCTCTAGCAGATCAAACACAGGTTAAGTTTGAGTATTGGAGAGAGATAAAGAACGAAGATAATGTATCTACTCTTGTTAGATATACAGATATGAATAATCAAACAGATACTTTAGATGATAGATTTACATATAGAATTGCAAATAATGATCCTAATCTTTCTGGTCAGGTTGTTCTCTATACTCTAAATGAAATTCCAACTACTATTAAAGATGAGACTTATTACGATAAGACCACAGGCATAGCTAAAAGCTTTACCTACTCTCTTAAAGAATGGATTGATAAGAAGTTTAGGCATACATGGGATAAAGCTAGAACAGGAACTGTTATATGGGATGTACATAGGAACTATGGTAGTGGAGAGATCCCAAGTTTTTATGATGCACTATCACCTAATAATACATTCACCAGCGGGGTGGTATTTAATAACTTTAGAGGTGGAGTAGAACCACTATCATATACTTTTTATCCTGAACAACTAGTAGAGCAGTCAGGCGAAACTCAGGAATGGTATCTTAAATTATACCCAGGAAAATTTTATGTAGACGGGCTTCCATATTATCATTTTGAAGATAAGAGAATTAATCAGATTAACTTTAGCCCTGTATCAGGATATTTAGAAGCAGATATTCCAAGTGGATTAGAAAAAGGGATGTATACGATACTAGCTAAGAGTGGGTACTACGATAGCTATATGAATGTAGAAAGAGATGAATATCTTTCTGGTATATATGAAGACTACTGCTACTTTACTGGACCAGATGGAGATAAGTTTTGGTATAACATATATAGAAAAAGACCTAATATCTCTACTATAAAAGGCGGGTTTGAATTACCTCTTAATATGGGCGACTATAGAATTGATTATAGAACAAAGAAAATAACAGCTAATCTACCAAGTGACTATACGGAAGCAACCTTAGTGTGGGACCATACTTTAGTTCCAAGTGGGGCTTTATTACATTATGACTTTAATCCATTAAATGAACAAAACCTAGCTTTCGACAAGTTCTTTGTATACCTAGCAACTGACTCTAATAGGAGATAATTATGAATGAACAAAAAAAGCAAAAAACTAGACTTAACCCACGGTTACTTATAGAAGTTAAAAGAAGAATTAAACAAGGGGAATCAATAGATGAAATATCAAATAATATTAAAACAGAAATTGATTCAATTATTATTAAACTAAAAGATAGAAAATAATGTCGATAAAGATAGCATTAGGTACCATAACTGCTTGGAATAATTTAACCCCTTTAGAACAAGGCGAATACAGTGGGTTATTTGCTAGTATGAGTAATTGGTGTAATTCTCCTTCTGGAGGATATGATGCTACTGTTACTGATGATATGATATTTGAATTAATTTCTGATGTGGAATGTAGTGGAGTATATGATCAAGATTATACAAATTTTTCAGGATATTCTCTTACAATTCAATCTAGACCAAATACTTCTAGATATAGATATACTGTAACTGATTATGATTTTGGTGCTGCCATATATCAATGGGGAGGAAGTAATTATGAAGATTCTCCTCTCAGTTTTACTGCTCGAAATATAATATTTAGTAATGAATCAGATTGGGGAGACGATTTAATATATCTTGAAGGAGTTAAAACAATAACTTTTGAAGATTGTAGATTTACTGAAGAAAATATGCCTTATCCAGAAGGTTGGGTAGTAGCAGATTCTTTATGGATTATAAATGCTGCTGGTGGAATAGATACAGTTAATATTACTCGCTGTGAATTTGATAAAGTATCGGATGATGGAATAGATTATAGAAATTATGACGCTGAAAGTTCTGGAAATATTTTTATTTCTTCTTGTAGGTTTAGTAACATCGCTGATGATGGAATTACCATGTTCAATTATTTGCATGGTACTATTGGTGCGTATGAAGCATACATAGAACATTGTACTTTCTTTAATGTATATTATTATGCTTTAAATTTGAGTGATGATACTAATACTAACTACTATCTAGATAATATAGTCGTTAGTTGCTCTCCAGATTTTTCTGGAGATTCTTGGGGAGGATCAATGTATGATGCATCTGATCTTACTGGATATGCAACAAATTGTTATGACTCCCAAGATATTTATGATTGGGGATACTCTGGTTGTGCATTTGGATCAAACCTTGGAGTAAGTTTTCCATGGACAGATATTGGAAATAATGTAGATCCTACGGTAGAATTTAAGTCAATTGAATCAGGAAACGCTAATTATTTACGATTAAATGGATCCACTGAAGGACTATCTGCTGGTCTTTGGAATTTAGGATCGGCACCAGCTTTATCTTTAACTGATTTAGATGGTAATCTTTATAGTATAGGAGAAGGAATTTATTCTATTGGTTGTTACCAATATGAAGTAACTACCATTCCTATATATACTGCCCCAACTCAAAGAATAACCCAACCAATTTCTATTGTTTTAACTAATCAAAGAGTGTCTCCATATAAGTCTGGGGTTGATAATATACAAGCCAAAGTAGCTATTTATAGAAGAAATAGGCTAATTAATGTCCCTAATCTTCCTATAGAACTCTGGTTTAATTACCTTGGTGGCTGGCGCAAGTGGGGGGACTATACTACCAATAGGTTTGGTACAAAAATAATTCATCATGAATGTGACTTTATTCCTTCCATAGATAACTGTTTAGGTTTTGCCCGAGTTACTTGGCAAGGAAAAACATACGATTCTAATATAGTTAGATTTAACTTTATATACGGAGTTAAGTCAGAAACATTTGAATATATAATAGATGCCAGTCTTGAAGATGCTGATAGATCATTATTTGATATATTTGATGCAATGGATAGAAATAATACTTATGATAGGATGTATTAATATGTTGGAAACAGTCCAAATTTGGTGTGGAGATAAAGGAGCTAATTTTAGAAATTACGAATACTGTATGGACCAAATTAGAGAAATGTTTCCTAACTATGAGCGTATTTTTATTCCTGAAGTTGAAAACGAACACCCAATTATAACTACTGATACCTTACGTAACGAGCTAGCATGTAAAAGACCTAACATGTTATATATAGATGACGATATTGTTTTTAATGAAGTTCCTAAATTTGACTTTAAAGACGGCCAACCATACTTTGGAACTGCTCATGGCAAAGTTAATCATTGTCTTTTTTATGTTAATGAAAATATGAAATTCTTTAAAGATATATTTAAAGAAAAAGAACAAAGAAATATTCAAACTGTATTTGGGTGGCCAATTAAAATAATAAGAACTAAGAAAGTTAATATTATTGATACAGAATTATATATGCATTTTAGATTTACATCTACTGCAAGAGAGGCACTTATTCATGGAAATCATACAAGTGACACACGGTCGATTATCGGAAGCTACGAAGATGAGGATGGCTGGGACTAAGAAAATAGTAACTAGTCTTGGACACTCATATAAAATAAATAAACGTAGGCCAGTTTCAGATATTATAAAAGATCGACACGATTACATATTAGATTTATGTTGCTCTAATCCTAATTTATTTTACATTGATTGTGATATTGAGCTATTCGCTTTTCCTAAAATAATAGAAAATGGTCTTCCTTATTTTAAGAAGCACCCCTCTGGAACTCCAGATGAAATGATGTTATATGTTAATGGTTGTACTGATTTTTTTAAGTCTTTATATCCAGAAAAGAAACAACGAAATCTAGAAGATATTCGTTGGTGGTTTAGAAAAATCATTAGAGTTAAAAAGGTTAATTATTTTGACTCCGATTGTTATGATAGTTCTTACGTAGTAGAACGAGATGAAGCTCTCTTAGCATCGTATGGAATCGAAAGATATATGAAGAAGGTGGAAAACAATGGCTAGCTATTCAGGTATTTACTTAGGATATGAAGGCACTACTGCCCAGTGTAACTTGAAGCAAAGACCTAGAGAAACTGTATACGATACTGACTCTGGTTTAATGAGATATATGACTTCTAATTCTGGTATAGTGTATTTTAATTTATATGATCCATCTATAATGACTTCTGGATATCTATCTAAATGGGGAGGAACTACACTTCGTAATTCTATTATATCCGATAGTGGACTTTATGCCAACATTCATGGTAATTTAAAATTAACTGCTGATGCTTGCCCAGTTAATGTTGATGCATTTCTAGTTCATTCTGGTGGTTTTATTCAATACAGAACTGCTGCTGAAGTTCTTTCTGACATAGGAGCTATTGGTTCCTTTGGGTCTGGAACCTTAAATTATCTTCCTCTATGGACTTCTTCAGGAACATTAACAGATAGTTTAATATATCAAGATGCAGATACAGTATTTATTGGAGACCAATTATATAACCAAAGTGGTGCATTACAGATTGGTATTGAAGATGGGATTAATGATGTTAAGACTGCATTAGTATTAGCACGAGCATCTACTAGTTCTCCTGGAGCTGGTCTTGGTGTTGCTCTTGACTTTGCTCTTGAAGAAACATCTGAAGGCGCAGTTTATGTTGGTTCTAGAATTAAAACATACCATGGTAATGATACTGTTAATGGCGAATTTGCTATTAATACCTTTGACATATTTAATGAAACAGTAGAACAACAATTTGTCATGTCCAGTCAATCATACTTTGCTGGATCCCCCTTTAGCTTTGTTGATAACGTAACCGTTAGCGGAACACTACTAACTGTAGATAAGCTTACTACTGGTAGTGGAATAGCACTAGGAAACCAGGTAATCTCTAGTGCTGGGAGTAATTCAAAAGGGATTAAGGTTGATGGTGATGGCTGGGTTGGTATCAATTGTACTCCAAACCAAGGCGTATTGCAGATTCAGGATGATGGAACTGCTCAATTATGTTTAGCATATGATAATACAAACTTTGGTCTATTTTATGCTCAAGCCGATGGAACTTTAAGAATAGATACAAATAGTAGTAAAGATATCTATCTAGAAGGCGGAACTGTTATTGCTAGTAATGCGTTAAGCGTAGGAATAGGCAGTAATGGAGTTGATTATGGTCTTTCTTTTATTGGATATAATTCTTCTGGAACTTTAACATGGTTAGAAGATGAGCATACGTTTCTTTTTGATAATAATATAATATCCTCTGGTAATCTACAAGTTCTTTCACTTGCTACTAACGAAGTTCCTATGTCTGTGGTAGGTGCTTCTGGTCAGGTAAGCCATTTACAAACATGGGTTAATAGTTCAGGTGTTGCCCAAGCATATGTACAAGCTAATGGTAGAATTTATACATCCAATGGTATTAGATCTGACGCAATCGTTGGCGGAGGAAGCTTAATGTTATGGCCTGAAGAAGGACTAGTTGTTGACGCTGATCTTTCTTCTAATCTTGCCAGTTATGATTATACTGGTGGAACTTATGATGCTTTAATGACTGATCCAAGTGGAGTGTTTAATTCTGGATATTTAGGAAAATGGATTATAATTAGAACTGGTGAATATCAAGGAGCAATGGCAGAAATTACTGATGTCATAGATTCTGGTAATGCTATTTTACACACTATGGGTTGGGATTTTGACATTTCTAATTTTGGTTATTATATTATCGAGCATCCTCAAGTTGTAATTGGTGATGGATATCATATGGAATTTATGTTAAGTAATAGCGGCCACTTTGACTTACATTCTGTAGATTGGAAAGGTAATAATTATACTAATAATTTATTTGAGGTTGAATTAGAAGCTGGAGCAAATCTTCTTCGTGGAGGCTTTTTTGAAGCAGAGGCAAATGGTTATGGTAATATAACCTCAATATATTCTGAATATTTAAGTGGTCCTCTAGGTTCAGGACTTATTGGTAATGGAATAGTATCTAGAGTTGTAACAACCGAGGCTACTGGAGATAGTACTACTGAAGTTTCAGCATATCTAGCAAGAATAGCCAACGGTTCTTCTATTACAACCACAGCATATAAAGTATTACCTGGCTTTTCTAATGCGCTAGAAGTACAAGGAGCACAGCCAATAGATCCTGATTTTGGCTATAATATAACTGATGCTACTGGTAATGTATATGATAGAGTTACTGGTACTCCTACTTCAGGAACTGCCTTCTTAGAGGCTAGCTCTGATGATATTACTTTATTTAATGCTGTAAATGATTATATTTTAATTGGAGCCTCTGGTACATTTGAATTAATCGAGGTAGACTTAGCAACTAATAGTTCTAAAAGCATTGTTCCTACTTTTCAGTATTCTACTGGTGATGGTACATGGGCTACCCTTACAATACTATCAGATGGTACAAATGGCTTCCAACAACCTGGTCAAATATCATTTAATGCTCCTGGAGCATGGGCTGCTGGAGAAACAGCAGAGGTAGCATCAGACATAGCTAGTGGTTATTATGTAAAAATTAGTAGAACGTATGCTCCTACTATTGGTATTAAACCAGTGGAAGACCATTTTAAAATATATGAAAGTCGTGCCACAGGTATGTTAATTAGAGGCGACGGAAGTATACAACCAGTCGAACTAACTGATGCTGGTGCTGTTAATAATTCAATATATTATTCTACTACACAAAGTGCCCTTGTATATAAAGATTCGGGTGGGTCTGTTAATACATTATATTAATAGTTATTGATGAACAAAGAATTATACTATATTTAAATCGCTGTATAGCGAAAATTTTAATATACTTATACTATAAGGAGATGCGAATGGTTACAATTAAAACAAATTTGATTTTTGATAAGTCATTTGGAGAAGCGCTAAATAAACTAAGTAATATAACGCTTGATTCAATATCTGATACAATAGCACTGGCTAAGGTAATTAAACATATTAGAGAAGAGGCTACTTTAATATTTAAAGTTAGAGACGATATGTTTACCAATTACGGTGTTACTGGATGGGATGGTAATATTCCTCAGATGGAAGATAAAAGCAAAACTCCAGAACTTTTTGCCAAAGTAGATGAATTGTTTAATAAAGATATAGAGTTACCAATTAATAATAAATTTAAAACATCTGATAGCATGGCTAAGTTACTGAGCGCCAATGACTTAGTGGCATTAGAGCCAATACTAGAATACTAAGGAGACTAAATGGCAAGTGGTATTTTATTACAAAATGGTCAAGTATTTATTCTTGACGCAATTAAAAATTATATTGCTACTGTTACTAGTGGAGTTTACGTTGGACTTCTAACTAATACTACTAGACCAGCAGAAACATATCAATTGCCAACAGCCTCTGGTATTACTGAAGTATCTGGAGTAGGATATGCTCGCCAGTTATGTACTACATGGCTTGTAAACTCAGGTGTAAGTCCTTATATACAAGGCGACAACGTAGTCTTTAACGCTTCAGGTACTTGGTCAAGCGTGAATGGATATTTTGTTAGTACTACTATATCTGGTAATGATGCTTTATGGACAGAGTTATATCCTCTTAATCTAGCTGGTCCAAAAACAAGCGGAGACATCCTTAACATAACACCAAAGTACTTTCAAGATAGTGATATTTAATAAGGAAAGATAATGAGCACTGTTACAATTACAGGAAATGTAGTTGGTGTGGGATCTCCTGATTATTATGTTAATTTTGGTAAACCTTACACACATAATCCATATCTTGTTGTAGAAAATACACCATACAATCCTGGCGACTTTCCTATAGCTGCCCTAGAGTATACTGGGTTTAGTCCTAATAAAATTATATCATTTATTAAACGAGATGAAGAGATATATGAAAATACAACTGACTATCAGATTGTAGAAACCATCTATTACAATGAAAATAGTGGCTTATACCCAGTATATCATTATCCTTATTCTAATTCATATAATTATAAATTACATTATTTAGTAACAGAGTTTAATTCAGCTGGGCAAAATGGTAAACCATTATTTTATCAATATGAACCACTATTCGACGTCTACTCTTCTCTTTCTGGTATAGTTAATGTTAACATATACAAAAATAATGAGACAAAACTAAAACCAACAGAATATAAAATACAGTATAGCTACGATCTTCTTAGTCAGTCTAACTCTAGATACTCTTCTACTACTTGGAGCACTAGCCGACAGGTAAGTGCTCATAGGATTAGAGTCCTTCTGCCTTATGAGTTTTATAATAAAGAGACATTCTATACAATAGAATATAATAAGATAGTTAATAATATTTCTTCTTATCAAAAAGAACTTATAGAAATTAGACCTATATATACTATTAATGATTTTAGTATTACATCTTCTGGACTAGTTATTCCCCCAGCAAGCACAATACAGAATACTGGAACTCCTCTGCATATTGTTAAGGACCCTTATAAAAGACTTCATGCTCTAGATCTAATATCTATTAAAGGGCAAGATTCATATTTAACTGATAAAGAAACTCAATGGAAGCTTAGACTGAATATAGGTTCTTTCCTTGAGGCTTCTGGTTTTTATACTGGGTCAACTGAAAAATTTTATAACATGGAAGATAATTACACATCTGGGGAATATATTCCTTTAACTAATATAGTTCCTAGAATAATTGATTCTAATATACTGAAAGTTAAAGAAGCACCAATTTATCTTAATGAATCTATTTATACGTACCCTAACTATACAGTCGATCTATATGATAAAGAATCATTATTATATACATCTCCTTCTGGAACTTGGGCTATTGATGTAAATGGTGTTACTAGGTCTGATATTAAGATTTCTTCTATAGATAGGAAGAAAGGATTTATTGCTCTTAATAAAGATATTGATCCAACAGACGAGATAGAATTATCATTTTATCTTGATAGTAGCGGATGGATACTAATAGAAAACCTTGAGCTTAATCCAAAAGTTAATGATTCTATCAGCTCATATCATATTTCTGGGTATAGAGACGGTCTTGGTATTGCAGTTAAACCATGGGATGGAACATCAGGAACATATTATCCGTATATATACGATTCATCAGTAGCCGAAGCATCTAGAACAGCTTACGCTTTATTGCCTCTTGGTGAGGAGGACACAGTAGGTGTATCGTGGACAGGAGCAGACTTCTTTACTATATGTGATCTGGATCTTAATAGACTTAGTCCTGACATAGTAAAACTTACAGACGCAAGACGATCTGCTGGCGGCATAGATGATTTTAATCAACTAGATTCGTGGTTTGTATCTCTTCTTGGAGAACATAGTAAAGAAAAGCAATGGTATGCTGATATCGGATACTACGATGGAGATGCTCTACCGCATGGAAGTATAGTAATGATACATCTTCCTGTAGAATTAATAGAAATTGAAAAGCAAAAATGGATTAATCATTATAAAGGCTTTTTAAATAATACAGATGCTGAAAAGAAAGGTCTCTCTGAGTTTAATTACTATCTAGACAAAGTTATTAGAAAATATATATCAGCTGGGACTAACTATGTACTTCTACCTACTTCATCTGGTGAATTTAATGGACAAATTATGGAGCTTAGATAATGAATCAAACTTTTAACTTTCAAAGTAGCATTAAGAATGTCCAAAATAATATAATATCTCAAAATATTAGAGATGTTTCCAATATGGAATTACTTAGATCCGAAGAAGCTATAGATGCAGTTATTTCTTCTTATATGGATAGATTTAATGCTATAGGAGGAATGTTATTTAACGTAGGCAAATATATAGCTAAGTCTAAAACTGTTGTTAGATCAGACGATCTTAATGATATGTTTGAAAATCTATATATAGATCTAGCTTCTTTATATTCTGATCTTGAATTAGTAGATAAAGTATTATCTCTTAACTTACAAAGAAATAAGAATTACTTCTTGATTATTAAGAAGAGAATTAGAGATCTTTGGAATAAACTTAATCTTACTAGATCTTTTATACATGATGCTAGTCCTTCAGATGAATCATACTATGAATCATTCTATACAGATATTAGCGCAAATCTAACTAGAAATATATGGATAGATAAAAAGAGCGGATTTATGTACTTAAATCCGTTGGAGGTAGACATTCAGAATAAGTCATATCTTATTAAAAGTGTTTCTTCTACAACATATCCAGAACAGAGCGATAGATCTAATATAATTCATACAACTAATACTCTAAATACTTTTGAGGATAACTATTCTAATAGTGGACCAAAAGATATGCTAGCTAATGGTCTATGGAAAGAAGAAGTACTAAGTCCAGAAATTCCATTAATGATTGTTAATATTGGTTCGTCAGATGTACCCATTAATCGAAATTATAGAGGTATAGTTTCTCTTGTTGATATTAATTATAACTATCCAAATGAAATTAATAGATTGGATATAGATACTTATGGTGATAAAGCAGTTACTATAGATGCAGTATTATATAAAGAGAATGATAGTGATGAGTGGAAAGTTGCTGAGTTTGTAGCTCAGGATCCACTATTAACTACTAATCCTTCTACATGGGATGTTACTAATTATTCTGTAAGGGGTCGATCATTTGATTTACTAATGTTTAATAACATTACAAAGATTAAAGTCAAGCAATTACGAATAGTATTTAATCAAGAAGAATATACTTTCTTAGATTCGGCATCTAATAAAGAATCAAGTGTTGACTCAAAAATACAAAATGATTTGGGTGATAGAAGATATGAACTTATTAAGTTTGGATCTAGTCTAGATGAAAATCTAGCTACTCCTATTAATGATAGTAATACATCTCTGTATAATAAGATTGTTACTTTAATCGAAGAGACAAGAAATATAGAAGAGATACTACAAGAGATAGAAAAAGTTATTCTCCCACCTGTTAATATTGTAGAGTATTCATTTGAAAACACTGTTAAATTTGAGGTTGGATCTTGGTCAATTGAACCAAAGAGAGAACGATACGTTACAAAAGAAGCAGCCTTTGATTCAGTTGGATATAAACTTAATGATAAGGCATTAATTTCTGCATCATTAATTACTAGTCAACAGACTCCTGGTCCTACAACATGTAACTGGTATATTAATGTTAAGAATAAGGATGTTCCTATTGTTGAAAATAATTATCATATAAGAAAAGAACCAATCTATAAAATAGATCTTAGTTCTTATAGTAACTTTAGTGACTGGGGACCAGGAACATTTATATTATTAGATCTTCCTATTGATCCTTATCTTGCTGATACAATTGGCATATATACTAATGGTACATATAATGAAGAGATATATTCAAAAATATCTTTTCTTAATAGTAGACTATTATATATGCATGATATCACAGATTCTGAACGAGCTAATTTTGTTCTAAGATATTCTTGTGCACTTAATAATTCTGTTATCTTGTACTCATTAGCAATTAAGCCTTCTTCTCAAGAGAGTAGTTTTAATAAAATATCATTTGGTATCGTATCTGCTAGAAAAGAGGCACTACAATCATTTATAGAAAATGTTGGATATTCTGGCAATACTAGCAGATTATTAAAAGAAGACTTTGTTGTAGTTAGCTCTCTGGCTACTAAAAGTGAGGCAGCTACTTGGTTTGGTACTGACTTTGCTAGATGTATATTTATAGCTGATGAAATTATTAGTCTTATAGATGTTACTTCTACTAATAACTATGATAACTTTTCAAATACAATTAACTTAGGTCAATCAAAGGTTGGCTCTACTATTATTGATGCAAACAATCATTATGCGGGCGGCACAGGCGGATATGCTGATCTTGGTATTCTAAGCGCATACGCAAATATTGCTCCATTAAATATTACTAGGAATCTATAATGAATTATTTACCAGAATCAGTTTTACTTAATCATGTGTTCATTCCATTCTATCAACTTCCAGTAAAGCAAATCTTTAATTGTTCTGAACATTTTAAAGCATTAGAGATAGGACCAAATGGACTAACATCAGTAATCAATCTATCAATAGAAAATACTGATGGTAATAATGAATTGATATTTCCTTTTATTAATCTAAGTAAATTCGATACAGAAACTAAAGAATGGTTTTGGTATGACGACCAAGGGTTTCCTTATAGAATATATAGAACTAATGATGCTGAATGGGCTGTTTCCCCAATGTGGGACTTTGGTAACTACTATGATTTTCTAGAAAAAGCATTTGATCCAACTGATCTTCTAAGAGAAGAAGGAGGTAAAGAGCTTGGTTTCTATGCCAATACATTTGCTAGACCTGACTCAATTAAAATGTATACTGGTGCACCAATTATAATAACTATTAATGGAGAGATACTAGCAGATAAAACTGTATATGGACAACAGACAGACTACAATCTAACTAGTTTAATGCCTGAACAGAATAAAGAATTTTACTATGATCCATCTAGTAATAGAATATACACAAACCAAAATTTAAATGAATTTGATGCAAAGCAAATTAAAATATATTGCTATACTGTCTCTAAGGAAGTATCTATTAAATGTAGAATGAAAGCTAATCAAGGTAAAGACGCATATATGACTCCAACAGTTGATTACTTTATTACTAAATTAAATGGGCAGTACTTAAGAGGATAATATGAAAAACTACTTCTTTAAAATTAATAGAAAATATCTTGAAAACTTCTCTAACTCTGTTATTAAAAGATTTAAAACTGAGGGGATTAGTAGTGATAGAACCTTTCTTCGATCTCTATTTAAAGAATTAAATAGGCTATTTTCTTATATTGGAGGAAGAGTTTCATCTAAATCTGACATTCCAGGTAGAACAGATTATCCTGATTCTAAGCAATTTAATAAACTAATTGAAGATATAGCTATTGATCTAGATAAACTTTATACTGCGCAAAAATTAATTGAGAATGATCTTAATAATCTTCTTAATTTTAATTCTAGTCAAAGACAAAGAACATATGAGAACCTAACATCTACTCAACAAAAAGTATACTCTATATATATTAAGAATAGAAAATTAGTTAATGGAGAAGTAATTATTCCATCAGACAATCCATTCTCTAGCGCAGATAATCTTAGTGATGATTCAAGTAATGTAAAGATTGAAGAAACAAGAAGAGTACTTACTCTTAACTATGATACAAAAGTAGTTAAGCCAATCGATATTCGTAATGTTAAGATATTCTTCTCTAGTGATGTTTTGCCTAACTCATTTAAGATATATCCTAATAATAAGATATTAGAACTTGGTAGTCATTGGAAGATAAGCGGGATTCCATTAGCTCATCATGTAGATCTTACTGATAGATCTGCAACGGATGCATATAAATATATGATGATAGATGATCCTAATAGTAATACTGGTATTGGTTGGTGTGAATTTGAATCTGTAAGAACATATATACCAGATAACGAACAAGAGAGTAAACTTCTAGCAATTAAAAAGTTTATTGGTAAGCATTTTGTTAAAGATGAAGAGCTGCTTTATATTGATATACCAAATTCTTTACAGGGCAAGTATATTACATCAGTATCTCCTGGACAAAGAAATCATAAATATAAATTAACAATTCCATTTACATCAAGTGCTCCATTTACGAATGAAATAATGGTATCTTTTGAAAGCAATTCAAATGGCTTTTTACCAAAGATTAATTGGAATCAATCAAAAATATATTCAAATTCAAATGGGACAGATGTAGCTTATAAATTTGTTAAACCAGCTACGACTAATATACCTGAAAATGGTGAGTACAAATGCGTAATTCAGAATGGGTTTGTAAAGCCTTCAAGAATGGAATTGATTTTAGAGTATGGTGCTGATTCACAACAATGGGTTCCCTTCTCTTGGAAAATGAGTCACTATATTTATAATGCTGTTAAGAATTATGTTTTACCACAATCAACTTTTGGCGATGTATCATTAATACTTAAGAAAACTTATGATGTCTTTGTTGATGCTGAACCTAACGCAGAGTTAGAAAAATCAAGAGCATTGGATGTTCTTCTTTTAAGGAGTAAATAATGGGATTTTTAAGAAACTTAGTAGGAACACTTTTAGGTAATCCTGTATCAGCTACCAAACTATTAACTGGAACCAGCAATAAGAATGCGGTCGGTGTTGCTCTAGGTAATCCTATTTCTGTGTTTAAAAGTTTTACAGATAGACCTAGCACTACTACTATATTCCAATCTAGAGATCCAGAAGATCCTAAAAAAGGCGGTAAGACATTTGGTTGTGTTAATAATAAGAAAGGATTTACTTTCACTTATGACGCAACTGCTGGAAATAGATGTTATGCTGTTAGTAGTCAAGATACTTCAACTGGATCTCAGGTAATAATTAAAACATATTATAATACTTCTGGGGAAAATCTATTAGAAGGTAAAATCCTGGTACCCAATATTCCTTACAGGATTATGTTAAATGATAGTTCCTTTTTTAATACATATCTTAAAGCTTCAACACTTAAACAACCAATTGCTAGTGGGGAATTACTATTTAATCCAGGAGTTGATGTAGTTGGATCCACCCTCACAATGCCGACTGCCTTTACTAATGGAAATACTAAATATATTGAATTCAATATTGAGCGTGATCAGATTAAATATATAACTACTGAGGTAAGTCATTCTGTACAATCTAATGGAAGTAACTATCTATCACAGAAAATCAATAGTTTGTTTGCATCTGATACACAGGCTTCTATACAAGTAAAATTAGATAGCAGTGATCCAGATTTATATGACTGGTTATATTTATCTGTAACAGCAAGAGTTGATGTATGGGCAGAACAAAACTTTAATGGTAGTAGCGAGTATAAGCATCAGTTCTATGCTGTTCCTATTGTATTAAAATATCAAATTACTAAGGCGTCTATTACTAATACAGGCAAACTAAAAATTAATCCTACATCATGGGGATATCCTCTTTCTAATGATAGAACTAGTACTGCTAATAGAATAACGTCTACTGTAAGTGATAGTGGATTTGAAAATGATCTATGGAATTATAGAATTATTTCTGGGCATGAAGTTAATGGAATATTCTTTCCTGTTCAGTATGGCTGTATAACAGATAGTACATATGTTACAACAGATACAATTGGAACTCATACATGTTTTGGAAAGTGTTACTCAGATATAACTAATCCTGATACAACTACTAACCCTTATCGTCAAAAGAATTCTATTAACAAGATGATTTTTGGTACAAATAGTTTTGTTAAGCCGACTCTATCAAAAATAATAGATAACAATCCACCCGAATATACCATAGCTAGTCATCTTGCTTGTGAGTATGTTGATTCTCACTATGTTACTCTTAAATCAAGTTACACTATAGATAAGTGGACAAAGACAGATCAGAAAAAGTATCTTCAACTTGCTATACATGATTCTAGCTTAGTACTGAAATCTTTAATTATAATATCCGACTGTGGTTATGGTGATTTAATTGTTAATAATGGAGAGCTACATTTTAAATATACTAATCTCTCTAGTGAAATGAAAATGTTTAAATTTCCAACAATTGATGGTACATTCTTAAATACTATTGGTTCTTTTAATAGATTTACTCCTACACAAGCTGATAACTTCTTTAAAGCAAATCTAACATATGAAGTATTAGACTTTGAATCATTCTCTTATGGCGGTTATCCATCTATTGATTTTAGATTAGCTAAAGCTAAAGAGAATCATCTAGTTGATATTAAAACACAAGATACATCTTCTATTGAAGGTGCAGGATATATTAAAGGAAGCGCTATATATGTAGATGTCAATGATAATATGGCTATGATACATATGGATGCTCATGATCATCCAGACATGCACGCATATAGATTTAAAGATCTTAGTACTCCTGTATCTGATAAAGCGCCTAATGGATGGACTATTGGATATATTAAGTCTAAATATGATGATGGTTTTGGTTCTGGACATTATGGATATGCAGATATTAAAGCAACAGCAGGAGTTACAGATATAAAAGTTAAGAAGTTTGCTCCAGCTGAAATGACTCTTGGAAATGCTGTTGTCGAATACTGGAGAGACCCAGCCTTTGGTGAAGAAGAATATACTGGAATTGCTGAAGAAGATAGAACTGGAACTAGATTAATGATTAACATAACTGGCTGCTTTGGTATCTATAGCAAAACTCAACCTCTTACAATTAATTCTTTTGATACAACTTTAACTCCAAGAGTTAGTGATAATGAAGAAGGCGGAATAGAAATAGATAAAAGTGCTAGACCTGATATTAATTTTAGGTATGGTGGTCGTCAAACTTCTTATAAAGAATTATATACATCTTGGGGAGGTGGATATACTGCTTTAATCGAAAGTCCAGTTAAAGTTAGCTTTAAAAACTCTGGAGGAGATAGCTTGCTTTTTGGTGGGGATACTGAAAAGAATGTGCAGGGTTCTGTATGGCATTATGATGATACAGGATACTTTAATTTATATGTTCCTCTTACTCTTGATATGAATAATGCAGGTGGTCTCGTAGATTATACTCATCCAGATTTTGCAATAAGTGGATGTATAATGAATGTTAAGGTGTTGAATAATACTGGCGGAATCATAGCGTCTAAGGAACTTTCAATAGATATTAATCCGCCAAATTCGGACGGAAGTATATCAACTGTTAATAATATATACAAAACAATACAATCAACTATAGCACATACATGGCAAAGAGAACAAAAAAGAAATGCTTCTGATTATACTGAGCTATGGAATATAACAAATAAATCAATTAATGTTGATACAGGATTTACACAGAGCACTAATCCATACTCTTTTAAAAACAATGGAGTGGCTAATGGATCCATTACTATTGCTAATAACTTACCAAGAGGTAGCTATTACTGGATAGAATACGAACCAAAACTTCATGGTATCAAGCCAGGCACAGCACTTAATAATGGAATAGCTGTTACAAACTGTGTAACTAACTGTATTGGTGCACGATATAATATTTCAGATGCAGAACTATACATTGGTGTAACTGGTTTATATGGTTCTGATATAATGTCTACTATATCTAGTTCTAATCCTTATTTATATATAAATAGTGAAGCTAGTGGGGTTACTTTTAAAACGATTTTAAATGTTACACATGAAGATTGGGATATTACTGACTTTGAATCTGCAAGACCACAATACTCTGGCAACCAGGTATATCCAGCTATGTCTGGTATTTATATGGTTGCTGTTACTAAAACTTCTAATTTCTTAGATTATTTCGTAGAATCAAAGTTTACCCCATATGATAATGTATCGACCTATCCTAACATTGAAGTTGATAATAACATTATTAAACAGTTATGGACAGGAGAGCTATCGCTTGAGGGAGTCACTGCTACTGGGGAATATCTTCCAGGAACTGGCGTCTTACTAGTAGATAAAGTAATGACTGTAAATATAGAAGAATCAGATAATTATAGAGTATTTGTAAGTATTGAGGATGAATTTGGTCAGTTCTCAAATTGGTGCTTAACTAATCCAACTACATATAACTTCCCATTAGGTAATTAAACTATGGCAAATTTCTTTAATGTAACTCTTGGAACAGATATAGCTGATCTTAGATTAAAGCTCGCTCCTAGAAATAAAAGCGATTCTTATATCTATTTTGATGTTGTACCAAGTGGAACAACTATTCCTTTTGATATTAATCCTACTGAAGAAGTTAGAATAATGATTGCTCCTCATAGTGCAAGTGTTTCTGATCTTCAGGCTAGCGGTTATCTTACCAGAACTAATAGATCTACTGATTTAAATAGCGGATTTTATTTTACTACTATAATTAATAATACTGATGAAACTGATCAATTAATAGTTAATCCAATTAAAATCGAAGATAGAACTTGGGAAAATACATCTTTTGATCTATTCTGGATTCAGAAATTAGATGTATATCAGTCTTTTGGAAGTAATACTAGTGGAGTATATTCCTATCCTGGTAATCTTAGACCAGAAAACGTAGTAATTAGTGGATATATGGTTAATCAAAACCAAATAACATATAATGTTAAATGGGGAACAATCGCAAATTCTAATGATGTTGCATATAGTGGTGTTCCTCATGGTTATCCCTATCAAATAGAAGTTAAATATTCTGCTAATGGTGTATATGCAAGTGGTTTCACTGACTGGCAGAGTCATGCGTCTGGTATTATGAGTAGTGGTATTTCGTTTGGTCTTCCGTTTTATAATGACCAGATATCTGGCTCCAAAATTCCAGCAATTTATACTTTTAGTCTTGCTAATATGGGACCTACATTACTTCAGTCAGATATAGCTAAGATAGAGATAAATCATCAGAAACTAATTGGAACAGACTATCTTGGTAACTTAGATAATCAAACTTTTACAAATCCAAACAGAGATCAAATTAAACTAATAGACGATATTACTATTGACAATCCTTATATTATAGATAGAAGAAGACTAAGTTTAGGAATAGATGATATAGCGATCAAAGAGAATTCCTATCAAAAACAGGGTACATATATCTCTAATCAATATGCATTGGACTTTGAGATGTATACTTTTTCTCTTAAGGTTCAAGAAATTATTCCTACTTATCCAAATATTATGTCATATGACGTTATTAAATATTATGTTGAATTTAATGCAAATCAATGGGAACCAATATCACCTATTACTAGGAATGATGAACTAATAGATGGAGTTTTAGTACCTAAACTATTTATATTTGATGCCGCTCCTGAAACTGATGTAGAAAATAGTAGTATTAAATATATAGATTATGGATCTACTATTAATAATTTTAGAGTTAAGATTGTTTTTGATCTATCTAAATTAACTAATAATCAATTTGCTCCTCCTGAGGTTCATGATTATAAATGTTTAGTATTTGATAAAAATCAATTTTTTAATCTATAAGGTATGTTATGAACTATAAACAAAAAAATTTATATGATAAGATATACACTGCTTTTATTAAAGGTGATTATGGTCCTCCAAAAATCCCTGCTAAAAGCGAAGTTCTAAAGAAAATGGAAGAAATTACTTCTACTGACTACATACCTCTTACTAAAAATGAGAAAATGAAGGACATTGATATCGATAAAATTAGAAAGAACTTTTCTAATATTATTGATGACCTAGATATTTTATTTGATTCTGTAGAAGCCGAGTCTAAAGATATTCTTGATCAATTAACCAACTCACTTAAAGAACATAATGGCTCAAAGCGAGAGCTAAGACGAATTGGTACTAGAGCTAAGGATATCGAAGATGGTAAACTAGGCGAAGAATATCTCGAATATAATTTTACTGAAAACTTTGATGAATTATCTAATATAAATGCATATAGAAGTGATCCAATTAATACAGATGCTGGTATATTTACCATAAGAAGAGAGAACGAAAATGTTCTTTCTTTATATCATTATATCGGTACCAAACTAGAGTTTAATGTAGTAGAAAACTATTCTCGTATTATAGAGAATGGTTATGTTGGTTCTACAGATGCTGGGACTATGCTTGATCAGCAGGATCCTCGTCAACTATTCTATAAAATTACAACCAATGGACCAACTAGACTGGTTACTTCCGTCAGTCTACAACTTACAGCTGATGCTCGAGAAATTGATATAAATGCTGTAACTTTAGATGTTGATTCTGATATATCTCATGGTTCTATTAGGTTATATTATAAAGACGGGTTCCAATGGAAAGACGTTAAGAATAATTCTATTCAAGATATTAAAAATGATAAAGTTAAATTCTCATTTCCTAAAACTAAAACAACACACATCAAATTAGACTTTATTAAAAATGCTCCTGATATTCCAGAAACAAATACATATCAATATGTCATTAATAATCTAGCCATATCTCGTGGAACATCTAGAAAGAAAGCAGTTCTTTATTCTAATCCAATTACCTTTGATAAATATAGTAACGAAGTCCCAGTAGTAGCTACTATTGAGGCATCTGGTAGATATCAGCTTCCAACTAATTGTGCAGCTAGTTTATATGTCGCTCAGGATATGACTATTAGTGGTGGGTTTTTAGATAGTCGTGGAAACTTAGTTGATCCAAAGTCACCATACATATATGAATTCTCTCCTACCTATTCTGGTAAAGTATTCTTATCAGATATATGGAATGCAGAAAATACTGTGAGCGGTGTAGAATTATATAAAAATGTAGATTTTAACTGGATTCCTCTCCAATTTAAAGGAGAAAAAGGAAGTAAAATACCAGAAAAAGTAGAGTTTGATAATACAATTAAACATGATAAATTAAATAATTCGATCTTTACTATAGATTCTTACCTATTATTTGGTGATAATGATTACTCTGGTGTATATGTAAGTGGATGGGTTAATACATCAAACCCAGACTGGGCTACCTTAGAGCCTCTAGTAGATAGTGGTGTCTTGATATCTGGAGTAGATGTAGCTGCCTTAGAGAGTATTGATTGGGATGATATTGAAGATATAGACGGAACATTAAACCCTGCTATTACAGCTAATGTGCTTTATTCTGGACAATGGATTGGCTACGAGTATAATGCAGGATATCCTTTTGGTTATGTGGGTTCTACTGGTAGAACTATTAGATTTGGTGAATACGATTCATCTATTAATGGATGGTGGAGACCATATTCTGACTATGTGACTCCTACTGGATTATCAACTATAAATATAAGTGGACTTGTTTTAGCAGAAGAGAACTTACCCGACTATTATTTCAATAATATTCCTTACTATAAAATATATAAGTTTGGATATAATGATGTTATTATTGACAATACTGTTAAATTATTTGCCTATCAAGAAAGACCTGTTATAGGAAACGATAAATATTATCCTGTTAACTTTGCTTGGAGCTATAAATCTAGCTGGATAGACGAGATAGGAGTTAAAAATAATGTTACTCCTTCTGGTACTGGTTCTACTTGGTCTGGTTATACACTTAAAATAACTGATAATCTAAGAACTAATGAGGAATATGTAGTAGATTCAATATCTGAGATTAAGGTTAATGGTACCTCTGTGGTTTTAGAAGATTCAGAATACAAAGATCAGCTTCAGTACACGGATGGTACCTTAACTGGAATTAAACTAAGTAATTTAGATTCCACTAGGGGTGACTTGGATCCAACTACAGTTACTTTTGACTATAAATATCAATATAGAATTAGAAACAATTATCTATCTACTTGGACTGGATATGCTATTATATCACCAGGAGCAACTGATCCTCAAGTTACAATAGAGAACAATAATGTAACAGATCAAAGAAATATTCCTATTATTAAGACTATAACTGTAGAGAATCTACAGACAGGAAAGATAGATACTATTGATCCTGATGGAAATCTATTTACAATAGCCTTTGCCCTAGATGAAAATACTACTGGTGATCAACATTTTAAAGTTACAATCTTTTGTGCTAGTGATGAAGATACTGGTTTCTGTGCTAATAACTGGGTTCCATATGAAAGTGATCGTTTCCAAGAGAGTACTATATCAGTGACTCCCTATGTTAAATTAGTATCCAAAATTACAGCAATATCAATGGTAGATTTAAGTACTCTAATATACGATACTCCTATGAATAATAACAATCGTGCTGCTATACAACAGAATTCCCGAGGAGAAAAGTTTGTTGTAGTAAAGGCTCCATCAAAGGATATATTTCCTGGATACTATTTTGATTCTATTAATAAAAGATATTATCTAAGTAATAATGCAAGAACTAAAAATATTGGTCACTGGATTAGAGAAGGCACAATTACTTATTCTGGTGTTTCAGGATGGACCACATTAGGACCAATAATTTACACAACTGGGTCTGATTCTAGTGGCGTTATATACAAAAGAGATAGAAGTGTTATCGATAATACTTGGAATCAAGGTGCTGTTTTACCAGACTATCCTAACTATACTGGGGTATCTTTTTATAATCATCATAGTACTTTTGGTCATCCTTTGAATATAGATTTTAGTCCTACACATACATATCTATTATATTCTGGTGATTATGATCCTAGAGCCTTGTATACAGATTCTAGAGTTGGGTGCGGAGCTTGGCTTGCTCAAGCAACAGCTTCAGATATAGCTGAATATAGTTCAACTGGATATGTTTCTGTTACTGATGATAATAATGGATTTTTATTTTACCCTACAGCTGAGAATCTTCCAGCTTTCTACTCTATTTCATACAGGAAAGTATCTTCTATAGACGATACTAATAGTAGATTCTTATATAAACTAGAATTACAGAGTGATGAAGAAGGCAGTCTAGCTCCAAGAGTTGACTCTCTTAAATTTATAGTAAATAGGGACACATAATGAGAAATTCGTATAGCTTATTATCACAAGAAATTAATGATAAATTATTATTGGCCTATGATAATTTAATTGAGCTACTTGGCTTTGAAAAAGAAGGTCAAACACATTACTCTGGTATATTAGAACAAATAGATTCGTCTGGGACAGCATATGTTATTAGTCCAAGCGGCCTTCCTAGTTCTATAAATCAGCGAGTATTAACTATGCTTAAATTTGATTACATATATAGAACACACTATAATCAAATTAGATATTTGGAGAAAAATAATGGCTAATAAAGATCAATTGCTGGCGTACCCAATTGTTGAAGAAATAGATTACAGGTCTAAAATAGATTCTAAGAAATTAAATGAGATGCTCCGATCTATTGAAGAGTCTGTGTTAAGATCTATAATGAGAAGTTCAGAATTAGAACAACAAATGAATAGATTAAATCTTGGTATTGTATCAGCATATACATCATTAGCTAGAAGTAATCAGATATACAATTCGTATCCAGAACCATATGATATCCCATCTGGTTTCTATGGTGGAGTATGTTTTTCTACTGGGTATGGCGATGTAACTAATGGTAGACAGAATAAAAATGCAGGAATTATCACCCTTAGCTGGGATGATAATAAAAAGATATCAAAGATACCTATATATGAAGATACCTTATCTCCAAATGTAGAGATATATGTTGACGATGTATATAGACCACAAACTGATCCAGTATATAACATTCTTGATGGTGATGATACTACTTTTTGGATAGAAACAATGGCTTCTGGAGTACATACTATTGAAGTTAGACTTCCTCCTTCAGTTAAAAGAACATTTAACTATGTTGAAGCTAATCCATTTCCAGTATTTGGAATGAATATTACTAAGATCGAATACTATGATCTACAAAGTGTAGCTACTACTATTTATGATAGTTCTAGTTCTTTTTACAATTCTAGCACGCCGATTGTCTTACACTTATCTCCTAAAGAATTCAATAATACTATTAAGTTTACTGTTGAGTGTCTTGATGGAATTAATACAGTAGGTTTTTCTAAGATTGATATATGTAGTATTGATTATACAGATAATATTACTACATGTTATTTTAAATTTGAGAATGTACCAACTGGAAATGATCATGCTGATAATCCTATCGATTCTATTTCTCCAGTTGCTATTAATTTAGACTTCTTTGTTGATGGTATTATTGATAATAATTATGATAAATTTATATCAGAGATATCATTAGTTACTAATCCTACTACAGATGATGGAAAAGTTATACTTCAAAGAAAACCTGGAAGACAGCTAATTAATACTACTACAATATCAGTTGACCAAGATCCTGCTGTTGACACAGTTACCAGCGATAATGCTTTATACTTAAAAGTAGTTATGAATGAAGTAAATCTTACGACTCCTATGTTTAAGGGAGCGAAATTAGATTATAGAGAGGTATTATAATGTCCACTACACTAACAACTGAACAATTAGAAATGAAAGTTTTGAATTTGGAAACTCAAATTAAAGGTTTGGTTACTAAAATTAATAATGTAACTACTGAAGTAAATAGTAAGACTAATGTTGTCGATGCTAATAGGAATAATACTGAGCTTAGATCACTTATATCAGATAATGGTACTCTTATTACTAACTTAGAAGAGAAACTTGCTAAGGTTATTCTTCCTGAAGAGACTCGATTTTATTTAAGTGAAGGAGAGGTTACTGACTTCCAATCAAACTTTAACCAACTTAAGGCTATGATGATATCATTTGAAAAATTATATAAAAACTTAGTAGCTTATTCTTCAAATCTATAAATTAAAAAGGGGCTTTAAGCCCCTTTAATTTTTATCTCCACACCTTCGGATTCTTTTTGTTTAGTAATTTTAATACTTAAAAGTCCGTCTTTATATGTAGCTTCTGTTGCATCTATCTTTCCGACATAGTATTCTTTTCTTTGTTCATGTTGATGTCTATCTAACCACTGAACTACTAATATTTCATTCTTTACGTGGGATTTTATACACTCTTTTGCTACCCCAGGCAATTCTAGCTGGATTTCTGATACTGGTTTTAGTTTAACATCATACTTATAATGATATCCAAATAATGATTGTAAATCGTCTATCATTTCAGATAGATCTGTGCTTAAAAACATACTCATAATTTTCTCCTATAAGTTTTGTAAAAAATTAATATGGTCTATTTTGCTTATAGATATATCTTCTTCGTCATTTAATACACTTAATATTTCTATGTCTTCATCAGATATTTTAAATAAATCTTGACTATTAAACTCTTTACTTTTATTCACTAAAGGATGTCCAATTGATTGTATATATCTAATATACTCTCTCTCCCATTTTAAACCATATTCAACTGGTACCTGAGCTAATATGTCTAATCTTGGAGCTAAGTTTTTTAGTTTTAATCTTTCAATATGGTTATTCTTATCAGAATTGCTACTATCGTATCTAAGATGTTGATAGTACCTAACTCTTGGATTTTGTGATATACCTACGTAAAAGTATTTGTTTAATATAGGACTATATAACCCATAAATATAAGCAAAATTTTTTGACCATTTTAGTTTAGGAATATTTTTATTCCTTTGTTTTTTGATGGTGTTATATCTCCTATGAGTTATTAACTTTCCATCTAAATGGGTATATTTTGATCCTATGTTCATATGTTATAATACCTCAAAAACCGTGCCAGTTTTTGGTGCTACGTAAGTCATTGATTTTTATAATGGTTTAAGCTTATCTGTTACAGATTGACACAGTTCGAAGTACTGATCGTGTTTCAATAATAGCGTTCTATCGAGGTTATCCATTGACATATTCTTTAAAGCAGAATCTATTATCATTAATTCTAGTCTGCTAAAGTTACCTCTTATAGATGTAAACAATGCAGCTGGAGAGTCAAACTTATGTCTAACTCTTGCTACTTGTTTCTTAAGAGCAGCGATTACCCTTTTTTCGTTGATTCCGTCTTTGTTTCTTGGCTGTAAAAATGACATTCTTCTACCCCTAGATAGATTCCATACTTGGAAATGTTAATAAATGTTGGTAAAAAACTACATATTGGAGCACATTTACATGTACTGCACCTTTTAGGCATAGCTAATTCTTTGGCTTCATGTTCTATAATAGCATTTTCTTTTCCTAATAGTGCATCTAGTATATCAATTTCCATTATATCCCCACATTTTTAATATTATGCTTCTCTATTTCTTTTTTAGTCAGCCATTTATTTTTCTTTAATAGGTTTTTAGCTTTTGTTATAGAGATATCTAATCTACTTGCTGTAAAACTAACGTAGTTATCGTATACTTCTTTTTCTTCTGTCCTATCAGCTTTTAATCTTTCGCCATATGTTTTTTCATCATTAATGGTTATGTGTTCATGTACGAATACTCGGCAACTTGGATATAAAAATCGTTTATCTCCTAAAAGGAAAAGGAAGAATCCTGCACTAGCTATCTCACCTAGTCCATAAGTATTGACAGTGATATTTTTCTCTTTTCTTAGTAGAGTAATAAGATCTATAATTGCAAAACAGTCTCTTAAGTAGCCTCCTTCAGATACAATATAAATGTCTAACTCTTTAATTGAATCTTCCTTCCAATTTGTTTCAACTACTTCTCTTAAGATTTGTTCTGTGGTTCCCTCATTTACTTCTCCTACGATGTAAACAATTTTTTTACTGTCAGTCTTTTTGGATTCTCCCTGTCCCATAATTATTCCTTTTTCTTTTTATCCTGAAACTTTTGGATTGAAAGATTAATGAAACAATTGCATTCTTTGCATACTGTATCATCAATGCCTCGTGGCCAATCATCTCTATCCATTAGCTTAGAACATACTAATGAAGAAATATTAGTATTTAATAGAGGGCATTTAATTTTACCTTGAAGTTCAATTTTAACCTTTTTATCTTTTGCTGGTCTAATGAACCATCTATTATAATGTATCTCTGTTCTTTTATTATAGATTGTATCTATTACTTTTTTTCTTTTAGTATTCATAATTTAATCCTTTAAATACCTAATTAGTATATTATTTAGCAGCGTTAATTATCTCCATTAATTTTACAACGGATTTTTTCCAGGAAAAATTCTCACTCATATAGTCTGCGATTATGTCGTTTTTACCAGTATATATCTCTTGATTATCAAAAGTAGTAATTAGTTTCTCTCTTAGATCAACAGGATTAACCTTTCCCCAAGCACCTACTCCTCCATCTTTAAACCACATATTGTCCTTGGCTTCTTCTAGACCATCTAGGGCTACGTTTAAGCGCTGTTGGTCTTCTGGAGCACTATCTAGGTACTCATTATGTCCAATGCATTTAGAGGCTATTACAGGCATTCCTGTGGCAAGCATCTCTGTTAGAGGTAGATCCCAGCCTTCAGCTCTACTGATTTGGATACCAACATTAGCTGAATGATATAGAGAACCCATCTGAGGGGTGGGTATAACTGGTGCCGTAAAATAAATATCACACTTATCATATGTGAATTTATGAGCTTTTCCATCGAATCCTTTATACTCAAAGTTATGAGAGATAGGATTGATTCCTGTCCAACATGATAGATTAGTAAAAGGATGTTCCTTTTGATCTGTATGTAGGAACATATTAAAAGAATGACATATTAGGGCTACTTCTTTGTCTTTCATAGTAGTTAAGAACTCTTTAATAATCATGTCTGTGTTCTTACGCTCTTCTTGTTTACCAACAGTGACATATGTGAACTTACCAGTATCAATATAAGGGTCTACTGGTATGGTATTAAAGATACTATCGTCTACTCCTTCATTAACTACATGAATTGGTTTATCTATCTGTGTAGATAATAACTCTTTATGTTCTTTAGTTGTGGTTAATACTATATCAGCAGGACCATTGTTTAACATTTTTTGAGATAATAGTTTTAGTTTAGTTGTCTCGAATACAGAAAAAACAAGGTTTGGTGAGCCACAAGATCTATTACTATGCTCATCATGGAAAATAAATAGTGATGGTGCCTTAGAGTCAAAGTTAATTAAATTCTCTGCTGCAGGCTTCCAGAATGGTTCAAAGTATGGATCGCTTTGTACTTGTCCTATTGTTGATAGGTTCATGTCTTCTCCAGCTTCATATAAAGCTTTTATCATATTGTTGGCATGTATACCATAGCCAAGGTTGTTAATTGGGGCATAAATATTAATCATTTAATTCCTCTTTTAGTTGTTTAGGGTAATCAGTACAGATAGCATAACATTTTTTAAGGTCTGTCTTGCTATATAAATCTAATTTGTTATTAATAACAGCAATTGATCGTTTTCCTACTAGTTCTTTATTTGGGTAAGTCCAAATATATCCATTAGATGTTAGAGTACAATCGTCGATGTTATGAAAAAAACAAGTTGTTTCAAACTCTAAAAGCTTATCCAGTGTAGAAATATCTTTTGCATGAAACCAAAGTTGATTTTTATATTTATCTAGTAACCATTTAGGCATCACTTCTTTAGGTTTATCGTGACCCAGCCAAAATATTTTATTAATACACCACACATCGACTTCAACATCTAATTTTAAATCTAGTGCCGTTAGTATATGGTCTATTGTATTTTCTTTTACAGAAGAACCTTTGATATTTCCCCTATGAGCGATCAACTTCATACTTATCATCCAATTCGCCAGGAATTTTTACTACTACTGTTTGAGCGTCTGTTAGTGCTTTGAAATCTGTTACATCGTTTGGTTCAATAACAATTATATCTCCTGCAACATAGTCCATTTCATTCATTTGAACCATACCTTTAGATATAACCGTTACTTCTGTTGCTATTTTATGGTAGTGTGCTTGGTCGTAGTCACCAGCAGTATAATTCTTAACTGCTACTTCACAAGCATCTGTTTTGAGGGCGGTCTGATCGAAGTTGCCTACGAACCAACCTTTAATCATATCAGACAATTTTAATGTGTGCATCTCTTAAAGCTTCTTCTATTAAAGGTTTAACTTTCTCTCCATCTAAGTGACAATAATCTTCAAAGTATTCCATCTTAGTTATGTTGTTTTCATCAACTAGCTTTTCGTATATCGATATAAATGGTATATCTTCATTATCACATAGCTCTTTTAATCTTCTGTTCCATAATATACATATATTGTTACGTCGAATGCAAGAGGAATATATAGGTTTATTTGTAGGGTCACTCATATCATGAGGTTCCGTAGTGGTTGGGTGTGTAGCAAATGCAATTAGGTTATAGTTTTCATCTTTTAATATCTTAAAACATCTAAAGAATCTATCAACACAGTCAGTTGTAACTTCTATATCTGTTTTCCCTTGTGTATCAGCTTGTAGCGGTAAATGATATCTACAATCTACTTCTCCAGCTATTAAAGAAACATAATCATTATTAGATATTAATCGTAAATGTCCTTTTATTTTAAAGAAATGATGTTCTAAAAAATTATAGGCTATTACTGGTCCAATGTGATGAGCTGCTATGTTGCTTGCTGAAAATGCTCTTACGTGACTATTTCCTATACAATGTATCATTGCTTTTTCTTTAAAAAAGTTGTTAGATCTTCTGGCGTACCTAGACCATACATTGCGTCTACTTTGTATGTCTTAAATTTCTTGCCATCTTCTATTGCTTCATTATATACAGGTGCTACGTAGAACTCATTATTAACTCTAATATCTTTAGTAATCATCTGTTCTGCATATTTAACATAATCTGATCCCTTTTTCCAATGGTATATACCTACTGTTGCTTCATTAGATATAACTTTCTTTTCCTGGACAGTAGTTACAAAACCGTCTTTTGTTTTAGCATATGACCATTTAGGGTGACTATTTTCAAATGTAAGAATTCCTCCATCAACATGTTCTCCTTGAAGAGAGTACATAAATTCAGAGCTATTCCAGTCTATATATTGATCCGAGTTAGCTATTAGTAATTGACAATCATTATCTATTAGTTCTTTAGCTAGTAGTGTTGTGCAAGCCGCTCCTTCTGTTAAGGTATTAACAGTTATAATTTTACAGTTAGGAGAAATAGCATTTAACATATACTCTAGATTATATTTAGTATAATGTTCACTATTAACAATGAATATAAATTGTCCATCCATTGCTAAATTATCTTTAACTACTTGTATCATTGGTTTTCCATTAACCTCAATTAATGGTTTAGGAAACGTGTAACCTGCATTGGCAAATCTACTACCTGCTCCAGCCATTGGTATTAATATATTTAATTTCTCGTCTCTCCACATTAGCTTTTTCCCCTCTGCTTTTCGAATTGCACTTTTTATTCTTCTAAAAACAACATCATCTGGATTGTTTACTTCACACACTGCTGCTCCAGAATTAAATGCTCCTTGTCTTCCTACATACGAATCTTCTATTATTAATGTTTCTCTTGGTCCAACACCAAAATGTAACATACACTTTAGATACATTTCTGGATTAGGTTTTGATTGTCTAACGTCTTGATTAGATATAGAATAATCAAATAGATGTAAGAGACCTAGTTTTTCTAGGGATATATCTATTGTCTCTCTTACAGAATTAGAAGCACAAGCAATCTTATACCCCTTATTCTTTAATTTTACTATTAGATCAATTGTATACTGTTTAGGTTCGATATGTTTTTTTAGTAATTCTTTTGTAAACATTTGTTTTAAAGAATTAATATCATCTATGTCTTCACTTAGATTTAGCAAAGTTAGTTTTGTCCTAGTTGATTTTCCATCGAACTTTGATATGTGATCTTTATATGAAATTGGTTGATAATTAAATTCTTCTAAAGCTTTATTAAGTGCTTTATAGTGTATATCTTTTGACTCAATTAGAACCCCATCTAAGTCAAATATAATTAGCTTAATCATAGTTTTCTCATTTCAGCAATGTCGTTTAGCGATGCATATATTGTATTATTTTGTTTGAGTTTAATGAACAAAACTTTTGAGTGCGGATTAATTTTAAAGTCTGTTATATTTCTGACTCTATAAGACCACTCACAGTCTTCTCCTTCTCCCCAAGAAAGCTTTTCATTTAATGGGTTAGCTAACATGAAGTCCTTTTTTGCTACAAAGTATGCACCAGAAATGTACATGAATCTACTTAGGTCTGTTACATCATATGGTATAAAGCGAACTTCTCCTTTGTATTCTACAACCCAGTCTCTGAATCGGTTTCCTTTACTATCTAGTATAATATTAGTTACTACTTTGAAGTCATTTCCAAATAGTTTAAAGCCTTTATACCAATCTTTATCAAATGCTATATAGTCATGTAGATACACAATATTTTCATAACTTGCTGCTTCTGTTATCATGTTTTTCTTCTTGGTAATCCAGCTTCTCTTTTTGCTCTCGTCAAAATCTAGAACTTTAATATCATTAGCTTTTAGGTTGCAGTTACCTACAACTATAATTTCATAGTTTGGAATACATAACTCACGTATTGTAGTAGCAATAGTACTAATTGTTGGATCTGATCCAGCCGTTATTATTCCAAAGGTAAAATTCATTTAGACATTCCTCTTGCTACTATTTCTGCAAATTCAAAGTCTTCTTCAGTGTTGATATCAATAGCTTCTATTGCTGATAACTCTAGTAGCTGACAAGCGTTGGTTACTCTAACTTTTTCTGTAATAATATTTTTAGTCCTTGTGACATAAAGTCCCATTGTTTCATATATAGTTCTTTGAAGAGTATTACTTGTTGGTAATCTTCCTCCCTTTCTATATGATGGGTTTCCGTTTACCCAAGTATATAATGGTTCTTTTCTAACACCTATTACTGATGTTAGGCAAGGATCCTGTTCCATTAATGCTATTGCGTTATTGATGCTGGACGACTTTGTAAAAGGACATGTTGGGACAACCTGTACTATACAGTCCGAGTCTATTGCATTATATGCTTGCCAACAAATTAAATCATCGCCAGATATGTTATTATTAGCTAACTCCTTTGGTCTTTTAAGTACTCTAGCTCCTAGGTTTCTTCCTACATCTAGGATTTCTTCTGAGTCACTGTCTACACATACTTCTGTTACTAGTGATGCTTCCATTGCAGCTATTATTGCGTAGGATACAAGAGGCTTTCCATTTAATAGCTTCATATTTTTATTGGGAAGTCTTGTGCTTTCACCCTTAGCGTGGATATATGCTACTACTTTTTTCATAATTCGATTCCTTTTAGAAAAACTTCAATTGGTAATCCCGCTTCATCCTGTTGTGGTTTAAGACATCCTTCACAAATTGGTTCTAGTTTTCCAGATAGATGATTTTGTCTATATTCTTTAAACTTATCTGAGTTAAGTATTTCTTTAATTGATTGATCATTACAATTACCTAGATCATATATTCCTTCATAGTCCATACAACATAGTACTACTTGACCATTGGTTAATACATTAACAGAACTCCATAATCTATGACACCACTTACCAGAGTTATCTACGTTTTCTGTTGTCCAATCTCCCCAATTATGAGGTGGGACAATACGAACTTTAGTTACTTCTAGATCAATTAATTTTCTTAGGATGGTGATATAATTTCCCATTGACTCAGGCATATTTATTAGCTCTATTGATATTATATTTTCTTTTGGTTTAATGTCTGCAAGATTTTTTAGAAGAGTTGTATTATATTCTTGGTCTGTGATTAAACTAGTTCTTATTCTAGTTATTCCTGCTTCACATAAAGATGAATATCTTTCTGGAGTTAATAGTATTCCATTTGTATAAATTTCAACATACTTAAATCCTCTATCCTTAGCATATTTAATTTTGTTTTCTAGATCTTTATCTAGTAAAGGTTCACCAAAATTTCTAATGTCCATAGAGTTAATTCCAGCTTCACTTGCATCATTAATTATCTTATTATACAAGTCTCTGTTCATGTTTTCTTTAGGTCTTTTAAGTTCGCTATGTGGACAGAACCAACATGATCTATTACACTTTGATGTTGTCTCTACTCTTAGTAGTACATTCGCAAAGTCTGTTATGCTTGATGTTGCTTTGTCTATTGAAATTATTTCTGGTTTTTTCATAAGTTATGTTCCTTTACTAAAAGATTTACGTCTCTTTCTTGAAAGATTTTAAAAACTAATTCGTCTTCTTTTAGCTTAAGTTTATTTACTTTATTATATATTAAATCAATGCTATTTGCTGGTAGAGTTGTTAGTAGTTCTTGATCTATGAATAGATAATCATTTGGTCTATAAGTTATTCCTTCAAAATTAATTATTGATCCTATTTCTGCTACGTATCCTCTATTTTTAATATCAACACCAAAGAAATCCTTAGCATAGACAGGATAATCTAGTTCAGCTATATCTGCTTTGTCTCTGCTACATCCTAATATGACTGTTCCTGCAAGGCATTTCATTTTTGCAAACGATGACATTATTCTGCCCCAGTAAGCCCACTTCATTGATCCTTCAATTACTAGTACGTCTCCTGCCATTGTTGAATTAAATATATCATCTACACTAATTGATGGCTCATTACCTTCTCTTAGAGTAACTGTCTTAATTCTACCACAAATCTTTGTATTGTCTAGTGTTGGAATGAACTGATTATTTTTTCTTTGAGCGTTTTCTATATTCTCTTCATCTATTATGTCTGATATCATTCCACCAGTGGCATATTGTTGTATCTTAAATGTTTTCAACTATTTCCTCCATAGTTTTTTCTTCAAACAGTCTCATGTTGACTGGATTAATACAATATACATTAATGTCAGGGTAATGTCTAGTAATAAATTTCTTTACATCCATCCAATGTATATTAGCTAAATTATTAGAGTCAGTTATATTAGTAGAGTTAGTTGTTTCGTCTACAAATGTGCCTAAGTTTAATGTGCAGTCCATTCCAACTAGATATAAATTTTTTGGTCTAGTATATAATGCTACCTGTAAACTATCAAATACAATACTTGCTCCAACAGCCATAGATTCACAAGGATTTAGTGACATAGTATGTTCATCTACAAACATTTTATCTGCTATATAATAATTACAAGTTGGTATATCTCTTTTTACTTGGGCACACCTGGCTGTGTTTGGTGTATATCCGTTTATTCTGATATAATTGCCTTTTGGGTGCTTATTAATTAGGTAATCATGATATAGTTCTGGATTGTTGTTGTATCCTTTTCTAGGGGATTCAGCATCACCAATGAAGTAGTAGTCAAAGTCTATCCAGTCACACTTAACATGTTGATTACAACCAAATGTAACTACTTTTTTTGTTGCATCAAATTCATTAAATGTTGGGCCGTTCCCACATACTGCAACTGATTGTCCCTTATATTTATCTTTTAGCTCGTAGAAAAAATGATTTAACATTACTCTCCATCCCGTTTGACATTATGTTTAATACTTGAGCATTTAAGATTTAGATTGTTATTAAGTAGATAACATCTAAATACGTTCTCTGGACTAATATCACCACCTAGCCTATGTTTTTTATTCCATATTATATTTGGATCATTCAATGTTTTTCTTAGATTACTATATATATTTGAGTAGGTAGTCATTTCTTCTGGTCGGCCAAATGCAAAACAATCATTGATTATTATTCCGCAGGCATCTTTGAATACTTCACAATTTCTTCGCATATATATACCGCCATTTGTAAGAACATCATTGATTTCGTCCTGAGATATCTTGTTAAAGAAGTTAAGATCAGGTCTAGTTCTAATAACTATGTCATACTTAACATTATTGTTTTTTTCATACTGAAGTCTTAAGTTATTAACGTCTTCTATCTTATAAAACATAGCTAGTGTTGCGTTTCTTAATGCAGAACGACCTATTTTATCTAATAGTTTATTTTGCATATTAGAATCATAGTCTTCTATTTTATATAGCTTTGTATTATATAAATCAATTAACTCTTTAGCAGTTCCATCATGATGGCTAGAGTTTGATCTACCTAAGTCCCCTCCAATTGGATTCCATGTACTAATAAAACAATCTACCTTATCAAATGCAGATAGTACATTATCTACTAGCATTTTATGGGTTCTTTTAAACGATCTTGGTAATCCTGATATACATACGGCTGCTTTAATCATCATCTACCTTCTTAAACATTTCTATTGCTAGTTTGGTTCTAGGTTTCCCTGCTCTAACTGCTTCTATGTGGGGGATTGGTCTCGAGTTTGGTTCGTTTTCTTCACTACAAAATGCATGTATAGAAATGTTACGTGCTCGTAGCCTTTTTGTTCCTTCTAGTTCATGTTGCCATGGAGATTCACCGCACTTAAGTGTAGACTTAAAAAATTCTTTGTTCCAAATAGAAATTTGATGACTGACTAAATAATCTATATGATTTGGATATAGGTAAATTGGCTCTTCATTTACTTTCATGTCTGTTTTTGGTAGGTTATTTTCTGCTTCACGCCATCCAGCATCATGTCCACTACATTTAATTAATTGTAAGTCATTTGTTTTCATCAACTTATATAATTCAATTAAAGTATTATATTCGATATGATTTGTGAGGAATACGTCTTCATGCATGTAGATAATATATTCTGTATGTATTTTATCTAGTGAATTTAGTAGTGTGGTGGCCCATGGTCCAGTACCAGATTTTATATTGATTACCTGGTCCCAATTAAGATCCTTTTCCTCTGATAAAAATACTGTTGGTATTCTAAAATCCCAGTACTTAGCGTAGTAGTACTTCCAGTATTTCCATACCCAGGAGTTTTTGTCTCCACTATGAATTAATGCTACCATCTCTTTCCCCTTTAAATATAAATATATTGGGATAGTTTAAATATTGCTCTTTTGAAAATAAAAAATACTTTTTAAATTCTTCTTCCATAGTAGTATCATCTATTGAAAATAGAAAATCGCATTTAGGAAAAATATTATTAGCAATCCAGAGTTGGTATTCAGGAGGAGTTTCTGATAAACAATTGTTTGTTATAAGTAGGTCAAAGGAAGGAGTAATCGAAGATTGTAACTTATCAGTTGGTATATAACATACTCTATCTTCTAAAGTTTCTTGTGTTAGCTTTAACATTTGAGGATTATCTATGACTGTATATGTGAAAGGTTTTAACTTTAATAGCTCGTTAGCTAATCCCCCATATCCGCATCCTATTTCTAATACAGTCTTTATATTATCAGGTATCGAATTTAAAACCAGCTGAGCTTCAGAGGCATATCTATTAGGGGTCATTGTCTCTCTTATTACCTGCTCTTTATTATTATCTATTCTGGCATAAAAGTCCTCCCATAATTTACTTACTGTTTTCATATAGCTCCTCTATTCTCTTAGCGTCTTCTCTTATGTTAGAGATTCTATCGAGTCTAAGATTGAATTGTCCTCTTCCAGCATAATGAATAATGTAAGATTCAAATCTATCTGCGTTATTGTTCCATGGTTCTGAGAACATAGTCATATGATTAAACTTATAACTTAGCTGATGAATTTTAAAATTAAGCTTAAATGCTTTATATCCAATATGTACATCGTCACTTCCAAAGTTTGTATACCATCTACCGTCTACTGAAGTAAATACATCTCTATGCATTTTGGATGTAACTAGTACTCCTGTGTTAATATATCCCTGCTTCCAGCCTATATCACCAAATTGTTTCTGTATATTTTGGATTGATTGTCTACGTGGGCCTGCTCTTGATCCTATATCTTCGAAGCTGGATCCGATGCATTTTTCTGGTACCTCATCAAATAGATTTGGACAATTTGGTAGTACTAAAACATCAGAATCTATACATAATATTCTATCATACTCATCATAATAGTTATATAAGTTAGCTATTCTCCAGTGTGGATGTCCGTCATCTGTTATAACTGGGGGATCTCCTTCAATTAATCTAAAGTCAGCATTACATCTCTTTGCGTATTCTTTTAGTATTGGATGTGTTATTGACGTCATTGGACTGATACTGTTATCAGCTCGTGTAAATATTCCTAGTTTCATATTAGTTTTACCTGTATATTATGTTGTTCTAGATGATATTTTAATAAGCATTCATAATGTCTTAATCTTTCCCTTAATTTAATATTCCCGTACCAGTACTCTTGTAAATTTAAGAATACTTCTGTATATATATTCATTAAAGAAGGACATCCAATTGCGAATTTATCACTGACTTTATCATTTGTTAAATGAGGAAAAACATAAACTTTTGATTTATCTAGTGTTTCAAAATTAATGTTTATTAAAGAAAAATTTAGATCTGCTCTTGTTCTAATTACTAGATCGTAATCTTTTTTGTAGGCTCTTCTTAATTTACTGGCTTTCCACATTCCATAAAACAACGGCAAATTTGATAATTGGTCTGAATCTAATTCTTCATTTCTATATAAGTACTTTGGTAATCTAATTCCATTTAGTTCGAACCCCATATTCTTATCAAAATTTTCTATTTGAAAATCTATTGGATTATATAAAGATTCAATATCACTATGCTTTACTTCTTCGTCTGGCTTATCGGAGTAAACAAGACAACAAGTATTTTCTACATACTTTCTATCTTTTGTTGATATTCCTTTATTATTCCATGTATGAATAAATATATCAGTATCTTTATTCATAAATTTTTCTTTAAATATTTTATATGTTTTTTTATAGGATCTTAGTTGTCCTGAAATTTCTATTGCTATTTTCATTTCTGCCTCTCGCATAGTTTATTTTCGTATTTCTTAGTAAGATATTCTTGCCATTTATGTAGCTCCCAGTTCTCTAGATGATTTGATTTCCAGAAGTCATTACCATATTCATCTGTCTTATCCCAGCTAATGTATTTGTGTCTGATTGGATCATAGAAATCGCTGCCTGGATAAGGACATAATATAGTGAAACCAACTACGTCTGCATCTAGCTGATCTGCTAAAGTTTCTGTCATCCTAATATCTTCTTCGGTTTCATCTGGCATACCTAAGATAAAGAATGCTCGTCTACCTATATTATACTTTTTTGCCCACTCAAATACTTGTTTAACTTTATCTATTGTTACGCCTTTTCGTATTTGTTTTAAAACCTTAGGACTTCCACTTTCACAACCAACATTAATCTGAACACAATTAGCTTCAGCTAATTTTGCCATCATCTTTTCTGTAGCAAATGCAGCATGAACTAGGCATTCCCATTCTATAGTAATTCCTCTACTAATTTTCTCATTGCAAAAGGCTTCTACATATTCTTCTGATATATCAAATGTAGCATCTACAAATTTAAATTGATCTATATCCTCTATCTTGATTAGAGATTCTAATTCGTCACAAACATCTTTAGGGTCTCTGCTTCTAATAGGATTAGTTGCTTTATTTAATTTACCAGTCATACATACTTCAGAGCAGTAAGCACAATTCATTGGGCATCCTCTATTTGATTGAAGACTTAATACTCTCTTACCAATCATCTTTTCACATAGATCTACTGTTCTAGAGTTTTTTATAGTGCATCTATCTGGATGAGGAAGTTCTGAGAAAGGTAACTTTTCTCCTAATACTATAGGGGCTTCTTCCCCTTCTAGTATTCTTAGAAAAGCTTTCTCTCCTTCACCAATAACTATTTGGTCAGCCCATTCAGGTTTTTGCTTAGTTGCTGTTACATGCCATCCGCCTACAACTATTTTAACATTAGGATTAATCTTTTTTATTCTCTCAGTTAGCTTCTTAGCTGGAGCTATTGCAGTTGATGTGCACGAGAAAGCAACTATATTTGCGTGCGTACAGGCATTTACTATACGATCATCGTTATCAAAGTATCCTTGATAGAATGAGGTTTCTAAATATCCTTTATAATGTTTTCTACAATAAGATTCTATGTATCCTATACCTAAAGCTTCCCATATATTATGGTAGTAAGGTTGTACATATACTACATTCATTATATTCTCCCAATGTATCTATTTAGATAATCTTTTCCTGGACAGCCTTTAACTGCCATATTTGCTATGTCTGCTATCTCTTTGATTTGTTCGTCTGTAATGAATCTATTTAATGGAAGAGCTATGCTTTGTGAATAGATATAGTCAGTTGTTTCTAAACCATCAATAAGAGGCTCATAATATATTTTTGTTTCTATTTGTTTTAAACTTAGTTCTTTTAGTATTTTGTCTCTCATGGCTGGAGTAGGTAATACAATACTAAATACGCTGTTATTTATATTTCCTTCTTGCACACTAAAGTTAAAATCAAATGCCTTTTTATAGCTATTAACAAGATATTGTCTATGCTCCTTGGCTTCAGTATCCCAGTAATCAATCGATCTCAGCGCAATAAATGCATTTACTTCTTCTAGTCTTCCTGACAGTCTTCTTAGTTCTCTACATGTTTCTGCTACTTCATCATCATTTGTTAAGATAAGCCCGCCTTCTGTAGCTGTAACCACCTTAGTAAAAGATAATGATAGTACTTCTGCAATTCCCCTATGTCCTAGATCAGGCACATCCCATGCATGGGCAGCATCATAGACAGCATTAGCATATTTCCCAGCTGATGCTCCAAATGTATCTACAGGTAGTACATATCTTTGTGTAGTTGTATCTATAGTCCAAGTATCTTTTTTTATATCTGTATATATTGGTGTATTTCCATTACAAACTAATGCATAAATTGTACTTGGCCAGGTAAATGCTGGTACTTCTATTTTAAGATTAGTTATACCTGCTGCCTTAAGTGCAATAATTAATCCTGTCGTTGCATTAGCACAAGCTATTACATGCTTTACTTTGAATCTATCTGCTACTGTTTCTTCTAACTGATTTGTATATGTTCCAATGCTAACCCAACCACCATCTAGAATATCTCCTAACCAATTCTTTAAGGATTCATCTACTGTGAAGTTTGGGTGTGAATATTGTATCATTAGTTACATCCTTTACAAGGGCCTAAGGTTCCTTTGTGACAATTATGCCATACATTTCTGGTCCATGGATCAAAAGCGCTTCCTACATCTAGGAAAGTACAATTCGGTCTTTTCTCAAACCAATGTCTTACTAATACTCTAGATAGAGGACCACAAGCTAAAATTACTATTTCTCCTTCACCTAGATAGTGAACGTCGTTGTCATCTCTTGTTGGATATATATCTGTTGCCCAAGATATTATATCTTTGTATTGTTCCCAAGCATTTTGACTGTTAGTATGAATATGGTTATATACTTTGAATGGTAGTTTATTTAATTGTTGTTCTTTTGATCCGACCCAATGTACTGGTTTATTTTTGAGTATTTTTGGGAGTTCTTCAGTAAATAATTTCCAATTACGATTGGTAGTTACTACAGCTTTAGTTAGATACTCATAATCTGGTCTTACAAGATGCTTAATTTTGTGATACCATTTTTCAGTTGCACATACATCACATGGTAGACCTATCCAATAGTTTTCTTGTTCATACTGTATAGCTTCGTGTAATGCATTTGATAGTCCTGGTGATACGTACTGGTCTCCTCTAGCTACTGTGCAATCAGGTTGAACTATAGCTTGAGCCTCGCCATCATTAAATCTGGCAAGTGCTTGCGGTACACCTTCTCGTAGGTTGTCTAGTATGTTATTTATCTTGTCCATTAAAAAAATCCTTGATTGCTTTTTCTACTGTATCTACTGATGGTTGCCAGTTATCTTCATCTAATATTATAGTTTTTGTACCTAAAGGGTTCCAATTTGTTTCATATCTTTGTCTATTAGTGCCGTTACAACTGCCCCAGAACTTGTCATCTGTCCACACCAGGTGAGGAGTACCACATAAACTAGCTAAATGCATTGGTCCCGATGAAGGTCCAATAACTAGGTTACAACATTGTAATATATCAACTGTGTTTATTAGATTTTCGCCACGTTTGTCTATACAATTATCAAAACACATAGCTCCTTCTTTAGATCCAATACATGCTATTGGAAAGGTTCCTATTTTTACTAATCTAGCTACTAGTTCTTCCCATTTTTCTCTAGGCCAATTCCTAATATCTGTTCCGCCTTTTTGTGTTGCTCTAGCATGTATTATAATTGGGTATCTTAGACAAAAAGAATCTTCACCATACTTTATAAATTCTTGTTTCGACATCTGCATACAGACAGCCGCAGATACATACTTAGCACTAGAGCAAATAGCGTTTTTCTGATCCATCGTAAGGGAGGGAACTTCATTATTAATTCTCCAACCATCGGTCTCGCCTTTAGTATTAAATCCCAAACTCTCTGCTGGGATGAACTCTTTAACGTAGTCTTTATAGAGTTCTTGATGTCCATCTCTGGCTATCATATAAACATTCCAGCCATCGTAAGCTAGTTTACGGAACACGCCTTGCCATCTCATAAGTTCCCAACCAAACTCTCCGAGCCATGGACCAGCTATAATGTTCTTAGACATCTCTAATCCTCTTACGATAGTACATTGCGTCACTTCCATCTTCTAGATATCCTAGTATTGAACCTGCGTTACTGAAGCCGCATTTACGATAGAAGTTATTAGCTTTTCTAAATTGTTCATTGTCGTATGTTTCAACATACATCCAATTAAATCCTTCGTCCAAAGCCAGCTTAGTTATATGATCCATCATCTGAGTGCCAAGACCAGATCTTTGAAGCTTTTCATCTACTGAGAACCAACTAATGTAACATTTCTTCTTATCATAGAAGCCGTCGTATATACCACAACATCCTACTAGTTCGTATCCTTCATTAAATGCTCCCCAAAGGGATCTTTTATCACAAGCACTTACGTCTTCAAATGCTTGTACACAATGTTCTCCTACTTCTTTTCCCATTGTGGATTTAACTAAGTTAATTACTAACTGATCGTGCTTTGGTGTAAGTTTTACTAACTTATATTTCATATCAACCTCCATGAGCGAGTTCTCCATCTCGAATTTTTTGTTGAATTTTAACCGCTATCTCTTGCGTATCACATATCGCTGTATAATCAAATCTTCTGTGTCCATTTCTAAATAATTCTACAGAAAATGTTATTGATACGCCTGGTTCTGACGCAGATAACATCTGTAGATACTTTCTAAATTGGTCTCTGTTTTGTTCTGGTATTACTGCTACATCTTTTAATGTTGGCATGATTGTATGTACTCCTTAAATTTATTTTCAGGATCAAAGTCAGCTGACTGGGTTATGACTTTATTTCTATCTATATCTAAATATAATTCTTTCCATGGGTCACTGTCAAATTTAACTGAACACATGTCCTTAGGATTATCAGAGGCTTCTCTTAGTGCGTCTCCATTATGCATTATAGACTTCATATATTCTACCTTTTCTTCTAATGTTCTTCCTTCTACCTTACCATCGAAGTGCTGGCCACCTACGCCTATATGAGCGCTTCTTGCTTGGTCTGGCTTCAGACTGAACATTCCGTTCGTTTCTGCTATTCTTTCTAACTGGCCGTCGTGATGCGTGTGATGTTGAGGGGGATGTCGATATGTAGAATACATCTCCTGATTGAATATCCACGGAGTCCAAAAGTTCTTGGAAGCCATTAAAGGAATAAGGATTGTCTTTATCACCTTGCATGTCACAATAGTAGGTTGACATATTTGCATATCTCCTATTAGTAATTCAGGATTACCAATTTGTTCATTTAGCTGTCTACGTTTAGTAGTAGCGCAAAATATTTTATCATATTTAGATAAAAAGTTATCATATACTTTTCTGTGATATCGTAAGTAGTCATTAGTAGGAACAATATCTTCTTCAGCAGGAAGAACATATTCATCAGCTTCTTCAGCACAGATACGATAAGCATCGAAGATATTGTAAAAGGCAGGTAGTGGAGACTTCTTACTATCAGCTTCTGATCTCATAGTAATCTTGATATTCTTATGCTCTGACCTAAACCATTTAATAACTTTCATTACATCTGGATGAAATCCATAGTCTGGAAAGAAGTGAACTAGATAATCTCCTAGCTCAGGATTCTTTAGTAACTGTTCGCAGTGTATCTTTAATAGTTCTGGTCTTCCGTGAGTTACGATAGCTATTACGTTCACTTTATATGCCTTTTGGTATATGTTCAATTCTATAGCTGTTAGGTTTTCTACAGCCTTTAGATACTGTTATTATCTTCTTTTCTTTAAGACTTTTAATTGCTTTTTTAGTTGTACTCTCTGATACTCGAGAGTAACGAGCTAATGTACGATAGTCTATTTCTGCTACATTATCTTCATTATTTTCATTAGATGATGCAAGTAAACATAAGTATATATGTTGTTCTGGTTTTGATAAGCTCATTTCTTCACAAGCTAGGTATAGGTTAACATTATGTTGTTTTAGGTGTTTCATGGTAAATACTTTCTGAATATTTCTATTGATTGTGGTATAACTGTGTTTCTAAAGTGATCAGTTAGTTCTTGTCCGTTAAGATCAAACCAAGATTCATGATAGGCTCCGCTATTAGAATTAGTTATGACTTCAAGGCCAAGCATTTTAGCTTCGGTAAGTATACGAGAACAGGTTTCAGGTATAATAGGGAAGAATATGAACCCTTTAAAACTACACATAATAGAAAGAAATTTTTTATTATTATTGATTCTAGGAAGCAATTTATATTTTAATTTATTAGCTATACAGTAGTCTAAAGCACCCTTCTTATTTTTAATATTTTCGCCTTGATTGTATTGTTGACCATTAGGTAAGGTAAGCATTGTATTATCATTAAAGAAACAATATTCATATTTCTTATTAGCTGATTCTCTTATGCTATCTATATCATCTAATGATTGTATTGTCCAGCTTGCTCCGCCTATGTTGTCAAAAGTACCTTCTAGATTTTGACTGAGCTGATCTTCATGCCACTTAGTTAGGCATATAACTGCTTTGGCTTTCTTATATAGTTCTCTATGGATCTGATATTCTTTTGAAACCTTTCCATCAGTATTGATTATAACCTCTCCCTTAGCAGTATAAATCATGAACGGATTTCTAGATGGCACATAACCATGGTCATGTTCAAAGATTATATAGTTACCATACTGTTGAAGAGCAAACTTAGATGCATCAGATAGTTGGAAGAAACTACTTAGAATATAAAAAGTATTATTATCTATTGCAGTTAGATCTTTTGATCTTATTCTTTGTGTTGCTTCTAGGCCAAGATGAAGGAGCATAGCTTCATCAGTTAACTGTGCTCCTCTGACCATATCTTCTAGTAAAAAGTCTGCTACTAGTATTATGTTCATTATTCATCTCCTGGGAAATGTTTGAGTGCCATACTATTAGCATTCTGAGCTAGACTAACTGTTGGGTCATCCTTCTCATATCTACCTTCTTCTAGATCGGATATATCAGTTTCATCAAATAAGGTGATCCATTCTTTGGCAATATTTTTCCATTGAAGTTTCTTACCTAGTTTAATACCACGCTTAGAATACTCTTCACACATCTTCTTACTATTATATAGTAAACTTAATTGTTTTGCTGCATGATCGGTATCAGCAACTGCTTTGATGAATCCAGTTCTTGGCTCATGATACCAGCCAGCTACTTTGCAGAAAAGATGAGCATCTTTGCCCCAATCAGCATGAGCAGAGTACTTAGTGATAACATTAGGTATTCCAGCAGCTGCTGTCTCTAGTGCAGGCAGGTGCCATCCTTCAGAGTTTGTTAAACTAAGATGAGCATCAAAGCAATTGATAACTTCATTTAGTTGTTCATCATCTGGGCCTACTCCAGGTTTTAGATTCTTATCATATATACATCTATCATGTACATTATAGTAAGCACCCATCCAACCAAGATCCCAACCTAGATTATCTTCTAGGGAACAATGAAAGTAACATTTAATCTTTCTATTTGGTTTTTCATACTTATCTATGAATGCTCTTAGTGTCATGAAGATAGCGTCCAGTCTTTTTCTAGGCTGGTTTCTAGCTACACTACCAACTAGGAACGTATCGTCTTCTATACCAAAGTATTTCTTTCTTGCTGCTTTTCTCTCTTCTGGACTTAGTGGTTTCCACTTAGAAATATCCACTCCATGAGGAATGACGTCTATGTTACTTAATTCTTTTCCACCAGTAGCAACTCGACATGTCTTCTGGATAACCTCTTTAGCCCACTCCGTAAATACAATAGTCTTATTAGTTGCTCCAACACTTTGTATAGTATCAATTGGTGGTAGCCCAGGACGTCCCTCTGGAGGATTTAGCATTGGGAATAGACACTCGCTGTCGATTGCTAAGTATGGAATGAACTTATAACACTTTCTATTTCTAAGATGGTTAATATTATACAATCCCCAAAGGTCATTAATAGGTACAATAATATCTGGTTTGAAGTGTCTAGTTACAAAATATACTGAATCATATGCATAATGATCCTGTTGTAGATTATGTCCTTTAACACAAAACTTCTGGTTAGCAGATAACTTTAAGTCTTTTTCTCCTTCTTTAGGCATATCGAGAATTTTTATCTCAGGATTTCCTTTTGCTCTATACTCTAAAATAGGATCTCTCTTACAACATTTGGAGTGATCTTTTATCTGTGAGTAATAATCAATATTTAATCTAACAGGTGCTGGAACATCCGCAAGACCCAGTTGTGCTATGTCATACTTATCTTCTTTGCAAAGCTGTTCTATTAAGTTCTTTGCTACAGTAGCGTATCCAGTTTTTCTTTTAACACTATCTGATATAAATAAAATTCTTTTCTTCCGCATTTTAGTCTCCAATAATTAAAGGCACCAATATTATTTTGGTGCCTTTTTAACAGCATCACGCAATGATTCGATATATATTCTGAATATACGACTAACTATTCTTCTGTTAAGATCGAATAAATCATTATTCTGTGCTTTAAATGAATTGCCATGTACTAATCTGGCATAAACAATAAGCTTATGTTTTAATGGTAATTTGCAAAATTTCTTGTAAGCAATGTCTTGAACTTCATCAGGAATCAGAGTCTTCTGATTGTGTGTCATCTCTTAGCTCTTTTACTTGATCGTTAAAAGCCATTCTTATTTTATCATCGGCGTACACATCAGATAATTTTACTTCTTTACCATCGATAACTAAAGTATCGTCTTGGTCCAAGCTGTCTGATATTCTTCCAATTCTTTTTCCGCTTTTTGTTACAATGTCTATCATAATAAGCCTTCCAGTCGGTCTAACCCATTAATAAATAAAGGTTTACAATCATTCTGACAGGTAATACAATAAGGTCCCTGTCGTCTTGACTTGTTTTTTATATTAGAGGTAATAAATCCCCTCCTCATAGTATAGTCTGTTTCCCCATATTTAACTAAGAAGTAAGAGTCCGTCGGAACACTCATTACAAGACAGTCGTTAGTGGTCTTGTGAACCTTATTATAAATATAATTATTAAGACTATAAAAGTCAAGCTCTTTTTCAGTATCAAATGCATTTTTAAAAGAAAAACATATACTTAGATTCTTTTTTGTAATCTCTGCATCTATACTTCCCTTAATCTGTTGATAGAAATAAAAAATCTGATATCTAGATACTGGTTCTCTCTGGAGAAATTCTGCCATATGACAGGCACACTTTAAGCAGTAGTCCTTAAATGTCATCTTATCGTCTGTATATATTTGGTTATGCCCAGTGTAACTTCTCTTACTAAACTCTTCCGAGAATATTTTTAGGAAGGATTCACTAGGATCCTTTGAATATCGTTTAAGAATCCTAGTAAATAATAATCTGATATTTCTTACATAGGAATTCTTTTCTTTATAGTAAGAACACTTAGTAAGTCTATTGCAAAATGTCTCGCAGTTAATTGGACTTGACATTTTTATATCCAGGTAGCCTTTCTACCCAATTTTCATTATGACATTGGTTATTCATAATAGCTCCTAGATCATTAAAACTTATTGGAGTAAACTCATTAGAGTCAACTCCAACATCCCAACTCTTTCCTACTGCGTCTAATGTCCCATGACTATGACCAAATAAATGCCAGCTATCAAAGTGTGAAGCATCCCATACTTTCATAGCATAGTGACATAGTATTATTTTTCTACCTTGATATCTAAGAGTCATTAAAGGACATTTTCCTTCTAGAGCATATGAAAAAGGAGAACCAATTTTATAATCATGATTACCTTCTATAAGAAAAATTTTGCCTTTAAGAGCATGTCTATATTGTCTGTATCTTCTTTCAATAGTAGAAGAATTTCCAGCCCAACTCATAAAATCACCTAGATGATATACTAAATCATTATCTTTTACAACACTATTCCAGTTTTTAATTATAGTCTGGTCCATTTCTTCTACATTTTCAAATGGTCGATTACAATATTTAATAATGTTTTTGTGACCAAAGTGTGTATCTGATGTAAACCAAATCATGCTATTAGTACTCCTATAGGTGTAAGTGTATTAACTATATCAACCAAATCCTTTTGGTTATCCATGACAGTTCCTATATCTTTATAAGACCAGGGGCATTCTTCTGCTATATCATTCTTGTTATCTTTCATAACTTGAACCCCACGCTTAGCTATATCTTCTATAACTTCTTGGACTGTGTACTTTCTTGTTGCCGCTCTTCTCCCCATGCATCTACCAGCACCATGACTACACGAGTTAAAGCTTTCATCATTTCCACGACCCCTAACAATATGAGAAGCGGTACCCATAGAACCAGGTATAATACCAAGGCCATTAGAGCGGGCAAGCGTTGCGCCCTTCCTGTGAATAATGACGTTCTTTCCATAATGATTCTCCCATGCTGCATAGTTATGATGTATATTCACTTCTTGGGTTATTTTTACTTTGGAAATACCTGCATACTTTTGAATCATATTTAGAACTACATTTTTAGATCGTTCCATAATTAAATGTCGATTTTGCTTAGCAAATTCAAGAGCATAGTTCATTGCGTCCATATATTCTTTACCAAGATCATCTTCAATTGGTAAGAAAGCTAGGTCACTTGATTTAGGTACGAGTGTTTTCCATCTTTCATTCAATACTTGAGCTTTACGGTTATAATAATCACATATTTGTTTACCAAAATTTCTACTTCCACTATGAATCATAATGGCTAGATAACCATCCTTATCTACTTGTAAATCTACAAAGTGGTTTCCTCCACCTAGAGTACCTAGTTGATATGTAGCTTTTGTTAACTGTTGATCAATTATTTCTAATGTTTTCCCATTATAATAAGCTGGTGGACTATCAAACCCAGACCAAACTTGCGGTTCTTTATGGTGATTAAATCCTACTGGAACATTTCGTTTAATGTTTCCTAAGATAGCCCATATTAAGTCTTGGTTATCTTTAGTTTTAACATCTTTGATATCTTCATATTTAATATTAGTTAATAAAAATCCCATGCCGCATCCGATATCAACACCAACTGCATTAGGAACTACAACTCCTTCCGTAGCAAGTATACCCCCGATAGGCATACCATAACCTTGATGTGTATCAGGCATAAGTGAGATATGATTAGTAGCAAAGGGTAGGTTAGAGAGGTTAGTTGCCTGTTCTAAACATCCTGGTTCTAGGTGACTAATATCATCTAGCCACACTTTAATTGGAATTCGTTGTTTTTCTTTGTCATATATTACAAACATTTTATTTCCCTATTGTGAATGTTGATTTTGCATTTTTGCTTTTTAAGGTTTTAATAGTTGAGTAACTGTCTTCCTCTATTTGAAGATTGTATGAGTTAAGTTTGTATGCTAGTCCGCCTGTTTTACCAGTCATCTTATTTTTATGAACTGTGACTTCTATGAAAGGCATAGTCTTTATACCTTCATCTCCATACATTCCTTCCCAAACTATTGTTGTGTCTTGATTTACTTGCTTATCATTGTGAGCCATGATAATTACGTCTGCATCATACTCTAATTGAACTGAATCTTTTAGATCAGATGGTGTTGGTCTAGAGCTATTTTCCCCCATCTTTCTTAATTCTACAGTCATCATTATGTGTATATCATACAGTCTAGTTAATTCTTTTATCTTTTCAGATAGCTGAGATATAGCATCGCTCTTTTGATTAGCTGTTGGTACCTTTAATTTATGAAAATTATCTAATAGGAATATCTTTTTCTTATCGTGATACTCTCTTAAGAACCATTCGATGTGCGCTTCCATTACTTCTGGTGTTGTTCCTTCTCCCGCATCTACCATGACAAATCTTTTCTTTAAATTATTTAACCATGATCGAGCATCTCTAATTACTTGTCGTTCATCTACGCTTAACGATTGCATTCTTTTAATCTTTGATGTTGAAAATCCTGTTCGTGCGGCTAGCATTTTCATAGTCATTAATTCTGTTGTATCATCAATAGACATATAAAACACAGCTGTGTCTGGATTTTCTTCTACAACATCTATAGCTAATGCTGTTGCCCATGTTGTTTTACCTGCTCCAGGTCTTCCTCCTATTAGAGTCATACATGTGTTGTAAGGTAAACCATCAAATATTTCTTCGAACTTCTTAAATTTTGGTGTAACTAAACCATATTTATATAATCCGTTCTCTAATTTCTCCCAAAGATTGTCTATCTTTTCATCGTATGTAATTCTATTATCAATTCTATTATTGAATTTTCTTTCGAGATTCTGTATCTTTATTAATGCTTCTCCAATAATATTCTTTGTATCTTTAATTTTCTTTCTTGATAGAGCTACCTGGACATACTTGTTAATATCAGTTAGCTCATCTAAGAATATACTTGAATCTTTATTTACTATTGCATCTACGTCTTTTCGTATATCTTCTTGACCAATTCCTGTTATCTTAGACAGTTCTTTGATCATCTTAAGTCTTTTAATATTACTTTCTTCACTTGCAATTGTAGGAATAGCTTGTTCTACAATTACAATTGGATCATCTTGGAAAGTAGAATGCTTCAATGTCCAAGCGAATGGAGATAGAGCTACTTCTGGTGATCCTAGATCTAATAGAGCCTGTAATCCATTTTCTCTTACATAACTATCTGGATCACTATCTTCAGGCAATTCAATTATCTTAATAGATTTGAATACTTGATAAACAGAAGTTCTTTCTATGGCAAGTTTGGTTCCTGCTCTACCGCCGTCATCACCATCATAACAGAAGTTAATATGCTTAACACCTGATCTCATTAATAGATCTACGTGTGATTCTGTTAATGCGGTTGCTCCTATAGCACAAACATTCTTAAGTCCACATTGATCTAAGTATATAGCATCTAGATAACCTTCTACTATCCATAATGGTCCATTCTTGGGATCATATGTATGAAAGTTAAATAGAATCTCGCTCTTATGATATATATCTGAGTTGATTGAGTTTACATACTTTGAATGCCCCTTATCATTAGGTTGCATTTTAGTTGTTCTGCTTACAAATCCAACTGGTCTTTTCTTATCATCTAGGATTGGTAATATGATAGCGTGTGGATTGAATATACCTTTATTAGCTAAGTCTGCCCTACTTAGCCAATCAACATCTTCATATCCTGTTGATGTCATCTTCTTTACATAATCGCTGTGACTACTAATACATCCTATCTTAAACTTCTTAATACTTGCTTCGGTTATTCCTCTATCTAAAAGATGTTTAATAGCTTTATGGTCTGTATTTAATTCTATTCCTTTAAATGACATTGAATGACATACATTCATTGAATCTTTTACTGCGCATCTTTTTTGGTATTTATCTCTAGCTTCATTACTAATTTGAATTGGTTCATATGGTATATTAAACTTAGCACATAAATATGGTAAGGTTTCTTCATAGAACCCTACTCCTGTTAATGGCTTTCCCTCAAGATAATGAACTGCATTAAATATATTTCCTGCTGCTCCACATGAAAAACAATGAAATACTTCTTCTCCAAACTTTCCACCTATTGAACAGCTTGGATTTCTATCAGCATGGTCTGGACGTAAGCAGCTAATGAAGCCATCGTTACTAACTTGAACACCTTGTTGTTCTAGATACTCACGTAGTTTTGGTCTTAACTCATTTGATACTTGGGTAATCTGGTCAAAATCATTTTCCATCTAATTCTCCTAAAATTAAGGGTCAGCTGTTGACGCAACTGACCCCTTCTTGGCATAGTTCAGAGATCTTTTAGATACCTTTTGGTACTAAATTTTCTATAAAGGTTATTAATCCTAGAAGTTTTTCATCAGTATTAAGTTCTGATATCATTTTATATTCTGTCTTGGATGCAGTATTATATGCTGCTAAATGAGCATTTAAACACTCCTTACCTTTAAGACCCTCGTGTTCTAGACTCGTAACCTTCTTTATAACTTCATCACTATATTGAACTTTATTATACTTTGGTGATGTTTCCGCTTTGGCATATTTTTTAGGTGTTGGTTTTACTGGTGCAGATACTGGTGCTTTTGGAGCATTAACACTCTTACCTTTTATTGATCTAATATAATCAGATATAGCATCATTTGACCATAGTATTTTTCCATCTTTTGTAGCTGGATATTCTTTACCATTAGTATGTTTCTTCGTAGGTAATTCGACTACTCCTAATCTATATAGGAATCGACCAATACCCCATTGAACGCAAGCTCTCTTAAATGCATCTGAGCTTTCGCCTTTTTCTTTTTCTTGATTGGATTCTGTACCACAATCCGTTTTCCAGATCCATCTTTCATTTGAAGCTATTTCGCCTTGTCTTCTAGCTACTACACCAATCTCATTTATTCCTACTCTACAAAATAGATTACCATTGATTACACTATAATCTGTTTGCCAATTTTCTGGTCCTACAACTTCGTCTAGTAGGTCTTGAGCATCTCTTGCATCGATATAAGCTACCATTATAGCCTTCCCAAACTTAATTGATTGGGGCTTATATTTGTAGTTTATTTCTTTCTTTAATTCTGATAAATCTATAGCCATTATGGCCTCCTTTGTTAATTATCTGTATATAATATACTACAATCTACAGTCAAAGTCAAGCACAAGATATGAGCACTATACTACCTTATATAGACTTGACAATCCTCTAAAAATAAACTATATTATAGTAAATAAAAAGGAGTAATTATGAGTACATTAAACATCAGGAAACAGTCTAATTTTATTAGTACTATTTCAAAATTTGATTCTAAAGTTACCAAAGAATCTAATGGTGAGCCTAGAACAAGAATTCAAAATATTGCTTGGCCATCAGAAGCTATGGTTCAACTAGGATCTTTCCCAGTTGGTGAGTGTAAACGATCAATGTTCTATAAGATCATTGGTATTGCACCAACAGAACCAATGAGTCCTAAAGGTAAAAGTATTTGTGATGCAGGAAACATGTATGAAAACTATTATATCAAAAAGTTTAAAGACTTTGGTATATTTGAATCAGAACAAGTTCCTATTAATTTTGTCATGCCAAGTACTAAGAATAAAGTTGCTGTCTCTGGTCGTATGGATTGTGTAATCAAATCCAATGGACGAAAGCAAGGCATTGAAATTAAGTCTGTTAGTGCATGGAAAGCACCAAAGACTATGGGCGATAAGAGGACTCTTCCTCTTCCTGCTGCTAATAATTTAATGCAAGCAATGCTTTATAAGTACTACTTTACCAACATTGATGAAGGTAAAAAATCTGAGATTGACGATGTATATCTTCTTTATGTTAATAGAAGCGACAATTCTACTTTCTGGTATAAAGTTGATTTAGATGAAGATGGTTGGCCAATAATTACTGCTATTGATTCTAATGGCAATGAGTTATATACTTTAGAACTTAAGAATGTAGAATCCTATGACGAACTTCTTGCTAAGTCTGAACAAGCTACTTCTGATCAAGCGAGAATGGCAGACATTAGAATAAATATACATGATATCTTTTCTAAGTTTGATTCTGTATATGATTTCTCTTTAAACTCCTTGTTACCACCATGTGATTACAAGATGGTCTATAACATGGAAGATATAGATAGAGAATTTAAAATTGGTAGAATGTCTAAGATAGCATATAATAAAGCTAAGAAAGGGGAGCCATGCGGAGACTTTAAATGTGACTATTGTTCATTTAGAACTAAGTGTATGGCTGACTCTGGAATTATGTTAACTTAGGATAAATTCCATAGTCTATTGATAATAAAAGATCAGACAACTTTAATAGAGTCATCTGATCTTTTCTATCTTTACGTTGATATATACCATGTACACAATCTGAGAATTTAGTAACTATTTTACAAAAGTCTGTTACCATAAAAGCATAGTTCATTAATTCTTTTCTATTAAATACATAAAAATTATCTAAATATTCATAAGCTATTTCATATGCTTTGCCGAGTATCCATCCTTCTTTTCCTGCTACATTCTTCCATTCTATTACTAGGAAATCTTCTAGTAAAGGACCTCCCCTATATTTATGTCGTTGAGCCTTAACATCTGTTGTAAAGGTTACTCCAACATCTGGATCTTTAAACATTAGATCCCAATGATCTTGTCTATCTTCAGTAGGTGTTGCGTGTCGTATGTATATATATCCTTCATTTTCTAATGAAGTTATATATGCTTGTTCTGCTGCTGTTCCTTCTTCCCAGGATTGTTTATATTTCATTCCAGATATTGTTCTTCTTCTTTTGTAGGGTTCATCATGAATCGAACCTCTTCTGGACTATGAGGAAATTCTCTTCCTATTCCATATCGTATTCTTATTAGATCTTGTATTCTTTCTGGAAAGTTTGATATTGCAGTCATTATATTTAATTCCATATTTCTAAATAGATCACTTTCTTCATCAGTACTTAACTGATCTTTGTATTCGCTTATGAATGACTCTTCATATCCAGATGAGTTTAATTCTAATAGGACTATGATGCTATTAATGATAGATTCTTTTAAATGGATTCCTTTTTTATTTTTTAGTTCGTCTTGTAATTCTAATATTGTAGGCTCATATCCTTTTACTGACATAATAGCATCTTGTGCTTCATTAACATGCTTTATATTTCTAGCTATATCTCTTGGTGCTCTTACTAGTTTGTTATGTTTTATAAAATCTATTATTCTTTTTCTTATATGAAAGTAAGCATAAGTTGTAAAAGATGTTTTTAATGATATATCAAAAGTATCTACAGCTTCTATTATTCCTAGTGTAGCTTCCTGAAATAGTTCACTAATTGATGCGTCATCATTTAATACATTACTGTATCGCATGACGTACTTCATAGCGAATCCTCCATTAGATAAGATTATCTTATCTCTTATTGCGTAGTATTTTTTGCCTTTTACTTTTTGATGTTTGTGTGGCTTAAGCTCAGCTAGCTGTCTAAACCATTCTCTATTTGTTTCTCTATCTGGTGATGGAAATTTATCTGCGTATGAACTAATACTTCTTTTTAAAGATAAATAGTCTGAAGATATTACTTTTTTCATTAATCTATTCTTTCAATTACATTACCATCGGCACCACGCATTTGAAATCTATCCACGAATCTTGCATTAGAATCTATAACAAAATCTACCTTTGAATAAATCATGGAGTCTTTTTGATGGTACTCAAGGATCCAATCGTCTAATGTCCACGTTTTATTTGGATCTGTAGCTAGATAGAATCCGATCTTATTGACTGGAACTTTAGTAGTTTCTTCTATCTCTTTATATGTTTTCTTTTCACGTCTAAGTTTCTTTACTTTTGTATGAAGTTCTTTTTCTTCCTCAAAATTAAATTTTATTGATTTACAATACTGTCTCATCTGTGCTGGTGGAATAGTTTTACTCCATACATACACTCTATTCTTTAACATAATTAAAGTATCAAGCTCTTCTCTTAATTTCTCTGAGTTGCTCTCTTTTATTATGTCGAAGTCGATGAATATATTCTGACCTACTATGTTCATATTTTAATTTCTTTCCGAATCGTATTCCTTCTAAAAATCCACTGATGAGTAGTTTAACTACAAAACCCTCAAAGATTTGCATAAGACCTCCCTAATTATATATACTATATAATATACATTAAAGAGGTCTTAAAGTCAATAGGTCTTACCAAATTTCTGTAACTAGCATCTTTTCATTTTCATGTATACTAGCTACGAACTGATCCCATATTTCTCTATCTTCATTATTTATTGTTTCTAATCCATCAGTAGTAATTATACTAAAGACACACCATTCTCTCCCATCAATTGTGTCTTCTTTCCAATCGATAGTTTTAATAAGTTCTTCTGTTTTATTATCACAGCTAGCTAACTTATCTGTTAGTGTTTCTTTTGTTATAATTAATATACTATAAGAATTATTTGCATAATCTTTTTTTTCTGTTTCCATATCGTTTTATATATTTCCTTCCTGCTTTAATGTGACTTCTCCAAATGCCTTTGTCCTCATTCCAAGTATAGTTTGGCCAGTTTCTTATTGCATCATCTAATACTAATACTTCTTTAGTTAATTTCATAGATTTAGCTAGATCTATTGCAACCATATGTGCTCGATACTCATTTTCTGCTGGAGATTTTACTTCTTCGCATATTAGATGTCCGATTTCATGTAGTAATACGCAGCGTTGTTCAATATCTTCATACTTATTAAAGTATTCTTTATTGATGTAGATATTATTATCATCATCTACAGCTGCTACTCCATGTTCACACACAATATCAGATGCATATATTATATTAAACTGATCGCTTGGTATGAATTGTTTGACAAAGTTAAACACTTGTTTCTTGTTCAAGTTTTTCTCGCTCCACTATTAAGTTGTTAGCGTAATTTTCCATTTCATTAAGTACAGTTCTAATATCTGCGACTCCAGCCAAGATATCTGTTGGATCTTCAGATGCTTTCTTACTTACCATTCCTGCTGTTCTTGCTTGTAGTACTGCCCTCATATCTGTTATAGCTAAATGCATTCTCTCTCCTATTGGTTATAAAATTTACCCCAAGTGTAGAACGCATGTCCACACTTGGAACATCTCTCAGCATAAGTTGCTAAGCCTTTAAATGTACCATCTCGAGCTACTTTTCTTTCAATGGTTGTTTCTACTTTTTTATTTACACACTTACAAAATTCTTTAGTTTTATTCATTAGTGTTTCCTAAACGCTATGTTGTGAGGTACATCTATTTTGCAAAGGTTACACCGCTTGCAACTGCCTGGGCATAGAATAAATCCTTTAGGCAACTCGTCTCCGTTTCGCAAGATAATAGATGTTCCATTATTTCCTTTATTGTGTCCACTTCCTTTGACCAGAAAGCTGACTCCTGTGAAATCCAAGTCTGATCTAGCTGTGTATCCATAGGTAACGATTCCAATTGTCTTAAGACCTTCAGCAATATAAGACAATTTTGCAATGTCCTGCTGGTTGTAGAAATCGCCAGATTCATTATATCGCAAAAATCTGGTGTCTTTTCGTCTTCTATCAATTTTTTGTTTAAATTGTTCAAGGAGTTCACGACCGCTCTTAGATTTCCAGAGAAGCTCTTGGCGCTTTCTTGCAGCTGGTACGGTGTTTGGATACTGTTGTTCTGGCTTTTCTGCGTAGCATTTGATATTGTTGTTGACTGCATAACATAATCCTAACTTTCTCGAAGGACATTCCATTGCTGTTCCCATATTAAATATAGCAGTATCGTCTCCTAGTTTATGGTTTCCAAATTTTATCATGACATCCTCAAGTTAATAGTTCTTTTTTTATAATCTTTTGGTATCTCTATATCAACTTGTGGAGTACTATCAATGAATGCTTCTTTTGGTACATCTATATTTAACTTAAGACATATTTCATTCTTCTTTACATTACCTTTAGTTGAAGTCATTCTAGTGGTTAGCTTACCATATTGTTTAGATTGAGATACATATAAGTACTTAGTAGTTATCATAGTTCCTCCATAGGTACTATATCTAAAGCTTTAGACTTTATTGGTTTCTTATCTATTGTTTCTGCTGAAAATAAATCCGTTTGCATCCATTTCTTTTCTGATAATCCGAACTTCATAAGAGTCTTATCAACAAGATCTTTATAATAACTCATATTTAATTCTTCTTTTGAATTTACAAATTGAACAAACGTATAATTTTTGCCTTCTTTATAATAAGGTTTGAATTGTTCATATGGTAACTCATCTTTAGTTACCACATAACTCATCTGTATACCCTTAGTAATAATCTGTCCTGTCTTAACTTCTACTTGCTTAGCTAAGAATAATCTATAATCATATGGATCGTCGTAAGCAGAAGGATCTTTTGATAGTTTTACTCTTTCTACAAAGTCATCCATTTCTAGATTAGAAAAGTTAAATGCTTCAAGGATTACATCTTCTGGAGACTTGTTATTAAATATATATTCAATACCTAAGTTAACTGCTCTATCAATTACCTTTGCTGCTCGAGATGCCTTAAGAGATGAACCATGTATATTAAAATCACCAGGTTCATTTTCTATTACATAGTTTTTCATTAAGTAAAAATATGCTCGTTCTCCGTTACCTTCTAATTCTAATTCCATAGCATTTTCTTTGACATGGAACTTGTTTCTAATTTGTTCGTCAAGCCAATCATTTTCTTCTTTTGCATCTAAGAACTTATCGACTACTATTCCATCTGTGTCTGTTTCTACTAGACAGTCTACATTACGTTGCATACATTTTAGAATACTCCATCGACACATAGCTGTAACCATTACTGCACTAGTCATTTCTCCGTATACTGATGACTTCAGACCAAGGAATCCATAAATCGAGTTCATGATTACCTTAATAGCATTCTGTTGTGAGTTAAGAGTAGCCCTAGTTTCATCATCTGCTTTTTTCATTTCAGCTTTAATTATTTTACGTTCTGCCTTAAGTCGTTTAATTTCTCTAGCAAGGAATCCTTCTTTATCATTTCGTACCTTGACTATAAAGTCATAGGCATATTTACCCTTCTCAAACTTGGTAGGAATTCTGTACCAGTTATAGTTTCCTTTAACTATACAATTATAAGTTCCTGTATATTCTTCGACTCTAACTAGCGACGTAGTATCTGGACCAAGATTCCATGTCTGAATAGACGATGGATACTGAGAGGCAAAGTCAAGCTTCCATGTTGCATCAAAATATCCGTCCTTATATAATCCTACTGTAGCTCCTTCGTACTTTGTTCCTACTTCTGAGATAGATCCGTTTTGTATATTATACTTATTAAAATTTGTCTCAGTATTAATTAATCTTAGTTTTTCCATGTGTCTAGCTACGAACAGCTTTGGTACAAAACTAGAATACATATTAATAATATTTTCAAGAGGAACATGCATCATCTCAGCTAGTGTAATACAGTTTCTTAAATATACGTGACCAACTCCTTCTGTTCTATATACATCATCGTCTTGGTATGCATATAGTCTTTCAACATTCGTTTTGAATAAATTTATAGTATTCTCAATATCTTCTTTGATTTCTATGTCGTCTAATTGTTTCTCTATCCACTGGTCGCCTTCTTTAATAGTTCTTTTAATCTTATACCACCTAGCCATTTCTTTTAATGACCTAGATTTAATACCAAATAGTGTCTGATCTTTAACTACTCCTGAATTTGATGTAAGTATATCAAAGTGTATTCTTCCAGGAAGTCTTATCTTTCTATTTCCTTTGTTATCTGATATTGATGGTTCTCTTCCTCCTCTACACATCTTCTTTAGATCAGAGCCAACTATCTGTGCTCTCTCTACTATGTAAGGCATATCGAATTCTTCGCTATAGTAACCAGCTATGATGTCTGGATCATGTTCTTGTATTCCATCGAAGAATTTATCTAGAATGACTTTATCTGTCATATTTTCTAAATCAAAGCCTTTGCATATTTCTTGATGTACTTTATGTTTCTTTCCATCGTTTGTATACTTCCATATACTGTAACCAATACATAAAATTGGACAGGTAAGCGGCTTAGAAAATAGACCATCCCCAAAAGTAGCAGTCTCAATATCAAAGAACATTATTGTTAAATCATTTGTATGAGGATAATTTAACATGAAATCTTCTTGTGATATATATAGCTGTTCTAAATACTGATTAGACATTATATATTTAGATAGCGAAGAGTTTCTTTTCTTAAAATCAAATAACTCTTTCTGCGAATTAAACTCTATCCTTTTATATTTTCTTTCTTCATTCTCTGGAACTTTTGTCCAAATTTCAGATGAATGAGAAGATGGAAAGTGTTCTGATTCTATTAGTAAGAATGGTTTGAATGGAAAGTCTGCTTTATCTATACCGCCGTTTCTATATATTAGTAGATACTCGTCTGCCGAGTATACTGATAATGGTACCTTCATTTTTTTCCTTTTGTATATATATACCAACTATGAGCATCATTTACTACACTTAATGTTCCAAATGAATCTGTTACTGGCGATAATAAAACATTATCATCTTTGTCTATCTCAATACATTTATAAACATGAATTATTTTATCCGATTTTGCACCAATCATAAAGTTTGGCATCTTCATTGTATATGTCTCGCCTTTTATGAAGCTAAAATCACTAACATATATGTGCCCATTTTCTTTAGTAATTATTATTCTCTTATTTATTCTTTTACTAAAGTCTATATTCTTACTAGTTAGGAATCTAAAAGTATCAAAGTCTATTTCTGAATTATTAATTACTAATTTTTCTTCTCTAACTACTGCTACCCATTTCATATTGATCCTGCTAGTATCACCTTCTCTGATGATAGCTTTTCTCTTAATTTATATACAACAGACACTGTGTCATATGATCGATATAAAGTCTGTGCTTTATCCATTACTAATGATATCATATTCTCCATATCTACACAAACATTACTTGTTATTTCTTTAATGGAATCTTTACGGAAGAACCAATAGTAATACATAAGGTACATGCCTCTTAGCATTCCTTCTGATAAAGATCCTTTTGAATCCATGATACAATTCTTTAATATAGATGATATCATATGTCTACTTGTATAATCTTTAAATAAAGTTAACTTATTTTTTATATTATACTTGAGTATTAGCGGTATTCTGAGTTTGTCTTTCTCATCAACCACTAATACTCGTAATGAATTACCAATAGACATCTTACAAGCATTGTTTAAAGCTATATATTCTGGAGTCTTAGGACTTATAATACTTTCCGTCTGACTTATAGTATCTTTTTTGTATTTAAGTTCTTCCTTAAAATAACTTCTCATAGAATTTGATAAGACGATATCATCGAAATCTACATTCCATGCATTAGCTTTCTCATTATATGGCACTTTAAAACTTCCTTCGCTTGTTAGATTAAAAATCATATTATCCACCAATTAGTTTATTAGTTACACAGATTCCCTTTTTACATGTATCAAGGTCATCACTAGTAATTATTTCTCCAGAGAATAATTTTCCATCGATCCAGATTGTTCTGTCATTTTCCAGTTCTGTATTAAGAACTTGAAGAGCTTCATCTTTTTCATATTCTTTCTGTAAGTACCCTGTTTCAGTAGTTCTTTCTATGTTTATCATAGTTCTTCCTCCAAATTATATATTGTATGTGCTATACTTGAATCATTCTTAAGTGCCAATAACTTAGCTACTACTGTGTCGTAGCTAATGTTGGATTTGATATTACTTTGATCTATCATACATATGTATTTTCCATCTTTAAAATATTCATTCTCTTCATCGTATTCTGGTGAAATGAATACATAAGAATCCTTTGTATCATATGCTATAATATACTTATTATTTGATGCTCCATCAACCTCAATTGCATCTAATATCTTACGTGCTTTTCTATTAAAGTACTTAGTTTCCTTAGCTCCTACTTCATCTATTTTTCTGGTAAGGAATTCTTTTGCTTTTTCTTTAAAAGAATTATAGGAAGAATCTATTAATACCTTATATTTTATATATTCTTTAGCTGATTGGCTACTTTCTAATATTAGTTTTGGTATTTTCTCTTCGAATCCAGGAACATATTCTTCTATGAAGTCATTATATAGAATATTAATTAGCTTCTTTCCTTTAATAGGAACGTATGATCCATCTAAAACTAATTGATAATTTGATCTACCTTTTAGTTTCTTGAATCTAAATATTCTATATATTTTATCTTCCTCTTCTTCAACATTAGGATTCATACAGATTTCATAACCTGTTGTTATTCCTATGTATACAGAGAGTCCTAGTCTTCCTATATTTCTAATAAAACTATTTGCTTCTTCTTGATTTCTATAGCAAGTCATTTCTTTTAGTACAATAATAATTTCGTTTTTATTAAATCGTTGTCCATTTAAATAGTAATAACTTGCTCCAGGTTTCTTATTATCTAATCCTTCTTTTTTTGTAGTTGATACTTTTATCTCTAGACTAACATCGATTGCTTCGTTTAATTTTAATGGTATTAATGTTGGTTCTCTATGTAAAGTCTTTAATCTTGATTCGAGTTTACTAAAAAAGTTATTAGTAATTTCGTCTAATACTTGTTGTTCTGTTTTACTATCTCTATAGAAATCAACCAAGTATCGTTGAAACATCTCGTGTAGCTTGGATTTCATCCACTCATCATCAACTGCAATACTAAAGTCATTATATATAATCTTACCTTCATTATGATTATACTTAATTGCGTCTGTAACTGTAACATCTTCTCCAATAGATGTATTTTTCTTAACAATATAATTATACTCATCAGCCATCTTTTTAATTGTCTTAAGAACTAACTGTCTTCCAGTAGGAGCATTTTCTTCTTGTTTAAGATTATCTTTATACGAATCAAATTCCATGGATGTATTTGTATCAGATTTTTCAATTACTGTTTCTTCCATATCTAGAGTATCAAGACTTTGTTGTAATAGAAATTTATCTATGTCTTTTTCAAAGGTCTCAAGATAATTTTTATCTACCATTGGATCTGAACTAATCAATAAATGCCAGTCATAAGTATCAGTTCTAAAGCCAAGAAAACATCTTCCTGTATCAATTAAATTAAATGGAATTCTTTCTAGGTTATCTATTTTATAATGCTCAGGAGTACCTGACCATTTGTTGGCTGAATTTAAACAACAATATGAATTACCTATTTGTTTGACATTCATATCGTCACCAGTTACACCTGCTGATGATTTACCGACTATGAATCCATGGAAGTAATTGGCTGTTCCTATACCTTCACTATCATATCTTAAGACTGACATTCTATACCATCTTACGCCAGCAACTTCCCATACATCTGTTATCTTAGCTGAGATAAATCCTTTTTCTTTCGGATATATATTATTAATTTTTAGTACAAATGGAATATCTTTACATACTTTATTGGTATGGTTCTCTATAATTTCTTTTGTTTTAATTTTTTCTTCTTTTAATTTTCTCAGTGTTCTTTTTCCTAGTAATACTACATCTTTATGTTCTATTTCTGAATGACTTACAATAAAAGAACTATGCTTCATTGGGTCTGTCTGTTTAAAATCTTTGAATTTAGCTAACTGATTTAAATTGACAGCATAACCATTTAATGTTTCTACTATACATGCAGAGGCATATGCTTCAGAAGAATGCCAGCCATCTTGTTGTAAGACTTCATATAAATTCGATTTTAAATTTGTCTCATATATTTCTGCATCTACTTTGGTATCAATTGAATTTTTAAGAGACCAAGTAAAACATGAGGTAGTTTTTCCTGATGATGCTAACAGTATTAGTTTTCTATTATTGTCTTTTGTAATAGATAGTAGTGAATATCCTTCTACGTTAGCGATTTGATCTATAACATCGCTTACTTTATCAATTATTTTTTCGTTTGTTGCGAAACTATCAGAGTCTAATTTAATATCAAGTAGATGATCTATTAAACCCATTGTATCATATGTTGTCTTCGTTGTTGGTCTTGATTTCATTATTCTTATTCCTATAGGTTAATCATAAAGTCTGGTGGTAACCTTTTTGATCTACTGTAATTTAATACAACTTGTGCTAAGGCTGACGCTATAACTACATTACCATATTCAATTTCTTTCTTAGCTATTTGAAATGGATTCTGGCATGAAGATGGCTTGTCGCTATCACTAATTGTTTTAATATAATTTTCAGTGTCGCTGGAAAAGATACCAATTGCTCTTCCATTTGCTCTTGAGTCAATAAATTTAATATTATATTTAGTCCATGCTTCCCAAGCTTCTTTTCTAATTTTATTATTATCTGCACAGAGAATTATTAAATCGCTTTCTTTAAGATCCTCAAGGTCTAATCTCTTGGTATCAAAATTTATATTAAAAAACTTGGTAGCCAATGCATCTGTCTTATTAGAATCAATATCGCTTGTCTCAAAATTCTGATAAAGTATGTTCTTTAGTTCTACTATGTCGTCATCATAGAATGTGAATTTCATATCTGAAATCTGTTTAAGGTCAATAAGTCTTTCTATATGTTGTGCAAAATAGGATCCAATTCCACCACAACCTATTACTTTAACTTTCTGCATTTATTTCCTCCAAGTCTTTATTTAATCTTAGTTCTTCTAGTTCTTCTATTAAGTCCATGAAATGATCAAACTCCATTGCGCAATATATTTTTGCATGATTCTTTGAGAATACTACTAGTGGAGTTCCTTTTCTTTCTGTTTCTGCTTGCTTCAAAGCTGCCCAAATATTTAATCTTTCTGTGTTCTTTGCTTCAACTGCATAAGGAAATGTTACTCTGGCTGCTTCACTTAACCATACGTCTTCTCCTGTGCATCCCATTGGTGTGCTTCTAACATCTGATTCTGTTAGCATTGGAAACTTTTCTAGTAATACTTTAACTACATGATTCTGTAGTCTTCTACCTTTAGCTTTTCTTGATGCTGTTGTTTTAGCCATGTCTTAGACATATCCTTTTTTTAGGTTCTGGTGCTTCATCTTTAGTATTTAAAGTTATCGTATCTTTTAACTCTCCTCCAGGAAAGTTAAAGTTTGAATACTGCCTTATCGAATTTCCTTCTTTTTCATATATATCTAGATATTTTGGTGCAGGTTGTTCTTTACGTCTTTTATCAAAAAAGAATTTCTGTGAAGTTCTTATTACAATTTCTTCTCGCACAGCTATAAATCGTTTGTATCCTGTACATAATAAAGGGATAAGTTTTATCATTCTAATGACATTAACCCAATCATTAAACAAAATATATATGTGATAGTTGTTTTTTCCAATCGAACTATCTACAATATCTATTTGATCAATATATACTCCCCACATATTATTACTAAGTAATCGTTCTGCTGTTTTCTTTACTGTTGAATACTGTACCCCATCCATATCTAATGGTAAAACTTTAGTATGATATGGGTTAATAACTAACCCGTATGCCATTATTAGAGATTTTCCAACTGATACATTTAATAACTTTGCTGGATTTATATAAGTATTGGTTCCAGCAAATCTAGCATTATCATGTGGTACTAAGAAATTCTTTCTTAACATTATACCGTCATAATCAAGCTGATGTTGTGATGTATATATTATCTCTTGGAAGCTTTCTTTATTTTTCTTATTATATATTATTGGTGTAACGCATCCAATTGAATGTATTCTATTTATACATGTCATAACTGTACTACATTCTCTGTATTATAATGGTTAAAGGAATCATGAGTTATCTCAAAGTATTCTTTTTCTTTAACGCTATGTCTAGCTGTTTGAGGGACGAATACTTTCCATCCAAGAACATTACACTCTACTTTTCCTCTGCAATTTTTTTCATCTGTTGTGATTATACCTTTACTTATTACAAAGTCAAAGCGCCGTATTTCTGTGTCTTCATCTAATACTTTTCTCATATCTCTGAATACATTATCAGCTGTATGATATCTTACCCAATCATAAGGATTTTCAATAGTATTAAATCTTCTTATCTTAAACTTTGGAGATAATTTAATTACTTTTCTTACTTCTATACTAGCAGAACTCATATTGTTTACTACTTTACATAGGAAATCAAATAAAAGATCTTTTTCTGGCGTACCATAAATAGAAAGTTTATCTATCGAATCTTGCACGTTCACCACCTCCAAGTAGGTGTGTAGGATATGATCGTTCTGTTCTTGAATTGGTTTTGATTGATAGTCCACCAATCATTTTTTCCATTTTAGTATTACACATTGAACATGTTGGTCGTTGATCATCTATTACTGATTTATCTACCACTACATCTGATTTTGTGTGGCCGCATTCTGGACACGTATAATCTTCAAATCTAATCATTGATTAGCTCCTTATATTTAGCTTGGATTGATGTCCAATCTTTAGTCTTAATAAAATTTTTAAATGATCTGTCTTCAAACTCAGATCGTTCTACATAATAACTAATTGGATATGTGGTGTATATTGGTATCTCATCTATCTCCCCTATCTGTTTGCCATGGTAGTCTCTTAGCATAGCTTTCTTCTTAAGAAAGGAGAACTGAGCCTTCTCTCCCATACATATTATTAACTTAGGCTCTAGTATATCTACTAGTCTTTTTATCCAATGTCCATTTTGTTTTATATCTTTAAGGGATACGTTTGTATTTTTTTTGTACCAAAAGTAATAAGTATAAAAGAAATTTGTTATATCAAATTCAGACAAAAGTTTATAAAGTTTTTTATCATCAGAAGTTTCAAATGGTTTTGTAAAGTAAGGTTCAGATACAATTAAAATATTGTTGTTTATATTTAGTGGATTTCCTTCTGTATCATGGTCCCCTATATATATTTTTACCTTATTACTTTTAATTTTAGATCCATCCCTATTAGCTGCTACAACTAGCTCTTCTTTTAAATCTAGATATCGCTCTAGTGGTGTCTTGCCAACAGAAAATAAATCTACCATTTTGGAAGTACCTCGATTAATAATAGTCCATTATATGTATACGGGTAGCTAGTTGCCTCAAATTCTTTACAACCCTTTTCATGTTCTATAAGTTCGTCTCCGTCAAAACACATGATTAAATCTCCAGGAGTTATATCACAGAAATTTATATTAACTAATCCTTCTTCACACACCTTAACAAATCTTCTCCTTAGTCCATTAAGTAGCCATTCATCTACCTTATCATGAGTTATTAGCTCCTGATTTTCGGTCATATAATTACTCATGTTATCTCCAATTCCAAAAGAATATTCTTAATGTATCTAATATATACCATTTATACGTGGTAAGTTTTATCATCCAAAAATTCCATTGATTCCGTCGAAGTCGGTTTCTCTCTTGCTTTCCTTTCTTTTTCTCTTCTTTCGACTGCTTCTCTATCGATTTCTCTAGCGTAGTAGATGAATTCATTTGTATACCCTTCTAATTCATTTAATTTCCATATTTCTATAAAGAGTTCTACTCTTCTTCTATAGTTTATAGTACCATAGTCTATTTTTTTAGTCATACATTGGTGTTTGACTACACCATCCATTATATTAATTAATGGACCCATCTCTTCAAAAGATATCTCTCGTTCTAATATAATCTCAAGTCTTTTTTTTATTAATAAAGAAAATCGTAATGATTCATCACATAAATTACCTTGGGCGAAGTCTACATTTTTTATTCCTACTGAATTAACTATTTTTTCTACTTCTTCTTTATGAATAGTAGCGAATTCTTTATAAAGTTCTAAGTCTGTTTTAGTGTCTGTTTTTCTTAGATTAATTGCCATATACTTTCATCTCTCTTATGAATCGTGGCATTTTGCCAGAATACGTCATTAGTAATTGTTCTTTAGCTCTTGTAGCAGCTACATAGAATAATCTTCGTTCGTCTTCTAGTTCTATAACTTTACCAGGTTTTGCTTCAAGATACATACTACACCAAGGCATCATCACTATATCTCTTTCTAAGCCTTTGTAACCATGTACTGTGGACAGTTCTATTCTAGCTCCCTCATCAGCATGTTCTTCTTTTCCACTTAATCCTAGGTCATTACAGAGATCTATTATATCAGATCCGCATGTCTTATACTCAGCAGTAATATCTAGAATAAAACTTCTCATGTCATCTTGATAATCAAATGACTGTATGAAATGCTTCTCTATTTCTCTAGCATACATATCGAGTGAACTATTTTTATATTTATCGTACCATCTATGTATATCTAGTATTGATATGAATCGCCTAGCAGATTTAAAGTCCTTAAATTTATCTAATAATATTTTTGATACTGTATTTTCTTTGGTTACTTGCGAAGCAATTGACTTAACAGTTGTAGCACCCAAGCCCTTCAGACCCTTAGCAGCATATTCCAAATCATATAGATCTCCCATCATAGCACCTATCTTCATGGCACTGAACATAACTTTGATTGCTGATCTATCAACTAGGTCTAAGGCATCGTTAACACAGTAGTCTAAGCGTGCTTTCTTAAGTTCAAACTCTAAGTGATTCTTATAAGTCCTGTTACGATAAAGGATTGTGATATCTTTATTATATAATTGTCGGCACTTACTTACCATATAGCCTATTTCATCAAAGTGATCTTTTAACTGTACTTCTCTTACTGATCCTGTGTCTTTCTGGAAGGCTCGTATGACCTTAGGAATTCTCTTCTTATTATTCTCAATAAGCGTCTTAGAAGTTTCCACAATCCTAGTGTAACTTCGGAAATTGTAACCCATATTATATATGGGACAAGCAAAATGCTTAATAAAATCTTTAACATTTTCAGGACGAGCGCCTCTCCACGCATAGATACTTTGGTCATCATCAGCTACTCCAATCATATTGCACTGTAGTTTAGTGTGCAAGGCTTTTAGCATTTCAAGTTGCGGAGCGGAGGTGTCTTGAAGCTCATCAACAAGGATATGTGTAATAGGAGGAAGATTAAAATTAAATTGTGAACATGTATTTATAAATTGAAATATCATGTCATCAAAGTCAACTAGGTTATATTTATTTAATTCACAATTGTATTTAGAAAGATTAGAAGAAGTTAACATTGGATATTTAGACTTGGCTACAGAGATTTCATCTAGTATAGCTGTAAACTTTTCTTTATCTTTCTTACAGTCAAATATCTTTTTAATAATTAATCTTTTCTTACCTTCATCACATATATTCCAAAAGATTTTATTCTTCTTAGCTAATAAGTTAGCTAAGCCATGGAAGGTACCCCCTAAAATTCTTTCTTGATCAACACTTGCACACTTACTAACAATAGACTTAGCTGCTTTGTTAGTAAAAGTTACTAATAATACATAGTTATTTGGATCCTTAAGTAATTTCTCTGTTATGTTTCCTAACATAGTAGACTTGCCACTACCAGGCGCTGCACTTATGTACATATTCTTACCAGAATTATCTAGTATTATTTGTTGTTCATCCGTTAACTGCATCCCAATTAATACCTTCCTCTGATAGTACTATTAAACTGCTAGGAGTTACTATTGTTATATTATTTTCTTTCCATGACCATCGTTTATGAATTATTTTAACTGATTTTGGAGTAAATCCTTTTATTGTTGTTGGATAGATACCTGCATGATGTCTTACATGATTAACATATAAACATTTTTGTCCAACTTTTAATTCTCTACCGAATACATCTTTATGCGCCATTACTCTCCCTCATATATTCTTCCATTATATCTGGAAAGTCTTTATCATTTAAAAGTATTAAACTATTGGAAGCTACATTAGTAATCTTATGTTTCTTCTTAAATTTATAACATATCTTAACCATCTTAGGAGTTAGCTCAACTATATATGCTTTCCTTAACTCTATACTGGCAGAATATCTACTAGGAGTTTTCCTAATATATAAGCAATTTTGTTTTGGAATAATATTTCTTCCTAAGTAATCTTTATACTCCATCAGGTATAGCCCATTTCCATTCAGTATAATCCACAATAGATGATGTATTCACACCAGTAATGTGTCTGAATTTAAATATAGTGCTGGTGTCTAATTTATTTTCTAGTAATGCTTTCCAGCTGCCAGCATTAGCTACCCATACAGCATCATCGTCTAGCTCAATAAAATTACCAACTACTCTTATCACTGTTCCTATATCACACATATTAATAGTTCTAATTATGTATGACTTACCTAATATAAAAGGAACAGGAGGCATCCAAGCTTCCTGTACCTGTTTATATACAAATTTTTCAACTTGTTCTTTAATACTATTCTTCGAGTTGTCCCTCAGATTCAATTTCGCCATCGGCATCCTCTATATCTTCGGTTATTACTTTAGGGGCATAGCCCATTACTAGTTCAGTATATGTAGGCATTAATCTTGCTTCCATATCTGCTATAACTTCAGGTGTTGCTTTGTTATCAAAGAAATCATTAAATCCTCGAGAAGTAATTTCTTCACCAGTAGACATTATATACTTCTTACCATCAAAGATCTCGAGCTTCTTGGCTAGAGCTACTACATTAAAATTGTGATCAAAGGATCCTTTATAGAAATAGAATGGTAGTTCATTACCTTTATATCTATCTTTAAGTTTAGACTTATCTATTACAAACTTACCTGGATATGAATTAGGTGGAATCTCAGAAGTAGGCCAATCAGTCTTACCTGTACGAGTCATCTTAACACTCAGTACATTATAGTGACCAATAGCATTACCTCCAGTGGCACGCTTAGCACCATTAGCCATAGGAGCCAAGTCAGTACGTACCTGAGATGCTAGAATTAGTGTAAGATTATCAACACTTCGAGAAGTATACATACGAAGGAACTGAGAATATAATCTTGGAAGGAGGGCCATACTATCTGATTCTACTGATTTCTCTGTCTTAGTTATTTTTCCACCTGATTTTTTATATACTTCCTTAACTGAAGCAAGTGCTTGTAGAGTATCAATGATTAAACAATCAACACCATTTTCAGGTAGTGCACACTTCATACAAAAGTCTAGGTTCATCTCAGCATTAAGTGCTTCAAAGATCCATAACATATCAGGATCACATCCATTAGCGATTGCCCACTCTCTATCAAAGCTCTTTTCACTAGGCAGGTAAGCAGTAAAGTAATCAGGATTAGCCTGTTGCCAGTTACCCATTGCTCTTTGGAATAAGGTAGACTTACCAGCCGACTCACCACCAAATATCTGGTTGATCTTACCCTTGGCAAATCCCCCATTAGTAACTACATCAAATGCTATGATTCCTGTTGGGAGTCTATCTATAACTCCAATGGTTGGATCCTCATTTAAGAATCCCATCTTAATAGTTTCTGGATCAAGCTTATTATCTTTAATAAACTTATCCTTTAGCTTCTTAATTTGTTTTCTTTTTTCTGCACTAAGTGGCATATTATCTCCTAGTTATCAAATAGATTATACATAGTAAGATCATCATATAATCTACTAAGTTTTGCTTCACACTTTGTATGTGTAGTTTTTGCTTCATCATATACAGATTTAATCTTACATAAAGAAGAATTAGTTAATCTTCTAACTGCTTCCCATGTATGAATATCATGTATTTTATCTAGTGTATCTGTTGCTTGTTGTATTCCATTACATCCACACATCACTAGAATTAATTTATTTAGAATATCAATTGTATTATCATTTAAAGGAATAGAAACAATAGTATCTCCACCATTACTTGTTACAAATAAAGGTAGTTTTTCTTGGAGTTTACATGCTTCTAATAGTCGTTGTAAATCCTTGTTTAATATTGACATATTTTTTGAGTCAGTATATTTACATTGAGCTACTATATTCTTACTTATTACATCTTCTTCTTTTTTTGTTCCACCACTATTTGCTGGCTTCTTTGGTGAGTCAGAAGATAATAATTGCTTAGTTAAATCTTCTAGTTCTTCCCAATCATTTATTCTCATAGTAGCTCCATAGTCTTAAGTAATTCGTAAACTGATTTGGCATATGTTTTTTCTAATACTCCTCGTCCAGTTTTAATTATTTCTTTTGTATTATAAATAAGATCAGTAATTCCTTGGGACTCAATGCTAGTCATAATACTATTCAGCTTTTTCTGTATCTTCTTTCGAGCCATAGACTTAGCTTCTTCTAATTCTAGTCCATATTCTAACATAATTGTCTTGGTCAGCTGAATTATATCAGTATCTATTCTATCACTGAAGTGTTTAGAATTTATAGTTAAGTTAGAATTGTTCGTTTGCTGTGAATTCATTAGATTCTATTTCCTCTGAGTACAAATCTTCTATTCGTTGTGAAGTTTCTTTTAAAATACTTACAAATTCTTTAAACTTTTCTTTATCTTCTTCAGAATTCATTGTTAATATTTGTAAGACAGCCAATGACTTGATGATATATTCTTCATCTTTTCCAATCTTTTTAAATGGAGTTATAACACACTCCCCTAAATTTTTGTCACTGATTTTAATTTCCATTTTGTTCCCTATAGTTCAATATGGTTACTATCAAAGTCTACTTTCATTGTATCTTTTTTAGTATTTATCTGAGGAACTTGCGGCATGGTTGTTTTCTTATTTGCTCTTAATAACAATTCTTTTTCCTCATTTTTAGCTACTCCTGCGTTCTTCATATAAGCAAGTAACCCTCTAACAGCAATGCTATTTTCTTCTAGCTTACCTTCTTTGACTAGCTTAGCAGCTTGATCATAGTACTTTTTATCTGCTAATCCTAGTAAATAAGTTACAGCAGAGTCTTCCTTCAATCCACCAATTACTTCTTCTATTTTAATTTCTTCTAGTTCTTTTAATATAAAAGTATCAGCTACTATTCCAATTGCCATCCGTGATATGGATCTTTTAAATACATCATTGAGAGCTTTAGCTGTTTGAGTGTCTGGATTTTTTCCATTGATAACCAGCTTCTGTATATCGTCTGTTATATCGATATCATTTATGTGTTCATTCATTAGAACTGAGAACGTAGGAGAAGATGCTATTGATTTTAAATATGATCCATAGGCTGAAGTCTTCTTAAAGTTCTTCATTTCTTTTTCTTCATCCACTGTTATTGAGAATCCATCATTAATCATGTTTGATTCCACCTTTTGTTCTTAAGAAGTAATCTTCTTGTTGTAAATCTCTATGCTCTTTAATTTTATTGGTCCAGGCATTTAACTCACTCGAGGTTACCTCAATAAAATACATTTTTAATTGAGCATAACTAGTGCCGTCAGCTAGCACAAGTTCTGAATCTGCTACATCAAATCCAACTAGATATGATCTACCAGTTGACATATCTGCTGAAGGACAAATTTCATATCCTATCTCTGATGCTTTTTTTTCGAACTCATCTATACTTGATGCTTCCCAAAATTCTGTTTCTTTTAATCCACTAAAAGCTCCAGATAATTGTTGAGCAAAAGCAGCAACGTGAGCAGGCATATTTCCTGATTGGTATACTCTTGTCATGATACTATGTTTCCCTCTCGTTCATTAAACTTTGCAATATATCTTCTGATATATTTATTACCAACTCTAATCTTATCAAATATATCTACGTATCTTTCCTTAAATATATTTGTTTCCTGAGTTACATCTCTAATCCATAAACTATACTTGAAAAGAGTTCCATTATAAGTATTATTAAGTTTTTCAATTGGACTATAAACTTGTCCTCCTTGAGTAGGATCCTGTCTAATCTGTGACGTAACTATTAGTTTTTTCTTTTCATGAAATATAGATACAAGCAATGGTATTAATTTCTTATTAACCATAATACTATCGCCAGGATCTATTATTAAATAATCAATATCATAATTAATAAATTCTAGATAATTAGTTAGAGTATACAAATCTCCTTGATAAAATAAAACGTCTGAATATACTCTAGGATAAAATTTCTTAACAAAATCTTTTTGTATCTCTTGTGTAGAGTTATAATATAAAATATTTATGTCATCTTTTAGTAAGCAATTCATTAGATGCAATGTTAAAGAAGTAATACCATTACCAGTTGGTCCTGTAATAATTGTATTGCCTTTGACAATAAAATCAGATACTATTTCATGCAACATTTTTTGGGTTTCCTTATTGAATCTTAAATCGCCACCAAAATTTTTTCAATTTCTCCGTGCGTAAGCTTTTTATCTTCTAAGTATTAATTTAGTTGGACGGTAAACTTTAACTGTAGTTGTAATCTTATCAACTACTATCTTAGGAACAATATTATATTTAGCACATAAAATTCTATGTCCTATCATTGCATTTTGATAGGTGTCATATCGCTCACAATCTTCTTCGTCTGCACCGAACGACATAGATTCAAATAATATTGGTGGTCCTTCTTTAGAAAAATTATGATCTAATCCTAGAAATACTGTTGATACAGTAATTCCGTGGTCAGAATCATTACCTAACGATCTATTATTACTACTAAGAAACTTAGACCATTCATTTAAAGAACAGGGGACAATTTTAGTCCCCTCTAATTTATAATGATTATGTCTAATTAAGTTTTCAATTGCAGCTAAAGACATTTATCTACCTAATGTATTAGGAACATAATCTGGTTGAACATACTGGTGTCTTTCTGGTTTATCTTCTGTGTGAGTTACTGTTCCAAGTTGGTGCTCAACTTGTTCTAAGACATCACATTGATTACCAATAAAACCATCACCTTCAATAGTCATCTTTCCAGTTTTCTTATTGATTGTTACATGTACTTTTTGATATGGCATTATGATACCCACCTTTGCATTGTAAATGATAGTTCTTTACTGTCTTCTTTTCTAGTATTTTCTTCCATTTGAAACATGAATGCTTGAAGTCTTTCATTGACTTCTACTTCTTTAGAGTAAGTAGTTACATTACATTTAAGTCCTTCCATTGAAACATGTTTCCCATCTTTATCTACCATGTTATAGAAGTCCCCTACTGCTGTAAATGTGCCATCTTCTTGTTGAACAAAGCCAACATCAGATTGATATCCGCTACCATAACCATATCTAGAGGTAACTCCACTAACATTACCTGTTATTAGTATATCTACTTCAATGTCCCCTTCATACTGGCTCTTTGTTTTAAGTTTAGAATTATCCTTAGCTACCTCATAAGTAAATCCAAGCTTATCTAATGCCTTTAATAAATAATTTTTGTTGTTAAGTTCTGTTTTAATTTCTGTCTTGTGACTCATTTTCTCTCCTTTTAAATGGAAGCACTTCGCATACAAAGCCAGCTGCTCCTGCGTGACCACCTCCACCAAGTTTTGTTGCTATTTTAGATACATCAATATCTTTTCTTTCTGTGTATAAGGAAGAAGTCCACACCTTTCCATTCCAGCTAAATACACAAGTAAAATCATACTTATCATAAAGGTTTTCGATTGATTGAAATAAATTAGATCCTGCTCCCCAGTAATTACAAGCTAATCCTATATGTCCATCTAATTCTATCTCAAATATACCATTTTTCATTCGAGATTTCCACGTATTTGCATTATATTTTTCAATGGTAATGCCGTCTTTAATGATCTCATCTATAACATGATCACATTTTCTACCTTCATTTAATAAATAATTCCATATTTTTTCATCTGGATCCATATCTCTTACATATGTTCCGCTTTGAAATCTCTTAGTTTTATCTCCAAATGCAAACTTCCATGTATCATAATCACCAATGTACTCAACAGCAAGAGGTGGTTCTACATCTTTGTAATACCATTCCCAAGTCAGTTCACAACCAGCACCATTGTTTATTCTTCTAAGACCATCTATTGTTACTGGTAGTTTTTCAACTGCTTCGATTGCTGTTTTATGATGATCAATCCAAATTAAACTTTTAGCTTTAGTATTTAATAGAATCATATCAGTATATGGTTGTACAGTAAAGTCTACCATAACTACATCTTGTCCTTCTATTTCTTTCCAAGGAAAAGGTCTATTATAATTAGTATTAATAAAAGTTATATCTTTAGTTTTATTAGCGTGCCGCACTATAGCAGCGGCACACTTTCCATCCATATCATTATGGTATATACATATCATTATAAAGTCACCTCATCTGCTGAAGCCCTAATTTTTAATTTACTTCCGCCTTTAGTGGCTTTAGTTTTCTTATTATCTTCTAAGATAGTTGATACGTTACGTGCATTATCATTAGACCATTTTCTCATTGCTGATATAGTTTCCTTAGCAATCTTAGTGATTGGCTTAGTCACCTTAAGCTGATCAAGGATATCTTGTGTAACAATATCATCTTTACTATCTATAACAAGTTTCTTTCCTCCGCCTTGAGAGAATTTTTCTTGTATGGCATCATTAATTGAACACTCGATTTCAGCACCAGTAATATCATACTCAGTACCACTATCATTATATTTATACTCTGCTAGTTTCTTACAATCAATTCTGTCAGGATTCCTACCTCTTTTCTTAAGATGAATCTTAAAGATTTCTTCTCGTTCTTCTTGAGTAGGAACATCTGAGAACCAAATTTCATCAAATCTTCCCTTACGTAGAAGTTCAGGATGATTTCTTCTAAGAGCAGTAATATCATTAGCAGTAGCTACAAGGAATACACCAGGGTGCTTCTCTGATAGCCATGTAAGCAAGGTACCAATAACACGGTTAGTAGTACCACCATCAGTCTTATCTGAGCTTCCTGCTCCTGATAGACCCTTATCTAGCTCATCAATAATAATAACACCACCAGCTGCATCGATTTGAGCTAGTGCTTGTCTCATTCTTTTTTCTGATTCACCAACTAGACCAGCAAATACCTTACCGATATCAAGCTTAATCAATCCAACTTCCCAGGACTGGGCTAATGCTTTAGCAATAGCAGTCTTACCACTACCCTGTACACCTAGTAGCATAATTCCCTTTGGAGGATCAGCTTTGAAATGCTCTGCGTTTTCTAGATTCTTGATTACTGACTTTTTAACGTCGAACCATTTCTTAATTGCACCAAATCCACCAATACTATCTAGTGTATCATTACAGGGCCAGTACTCTAGGATATCTGACTTGTTAATAATAGCTTTCTTTTCATCGATGATCTTATTAACGTCAATACAATTGTCAACACTCATTGTATACTGTAATACATTAATAATTTGATCCTCGGTAAGACCCATACAAGCACCAGCAATACTATCATCATCAAAGGAAGCATCTATCTTATTATCTGGAACACAAATCTTATTATGTTCTTCAATTTTTTCTCTTAGATCTTTAATGATAACTAGCGCTTCTTGTCTTGTTGGATACTTTAGCTTAAGGAACACTGCGTCCTTTTCAATATCATCTGGTACATTAATACCATTACCAGTAACAATGATAGTTGAACAAGTAGTACCACAAAGATAAATCAGATCTTTTAATCGTCTGATAATCATTGGATCCTTCAAGAACTTATCTAGATCTCTTAGCACATAAATGTGTTTCTTATCTGGATCCTCATTTGGTTTAATCTTTGATCTACAATCTTCTTCTATAACTGAGAACAGATTGATTGGTGTATGTCTTGTGTCCATGTTTCCAGACTTACCAGTTCTGGCCTTATCGCTTTGGAACTTGTAAGGATAGAATCTATCAATTACTACTTTTCTTTTTTCAATTTCATGTAGCCCTTGTCCTATAGACCAGAATTGTACTGATCCATCTTTGTATCTACGGAATACTTCTCTAATCAATCTTGTTTCTTCTGGAGTATCAACAAAGATAATTCCAGTATCACAATCGATTCTATCATACAACTCTTTAAAAGTTGTAGTATTGGTAGACTCTTTTTCTGATGACTTAGCCATTCATCCTCCTAAACTATTCCATATGGTTGTTGATTTTTATCTAATGGTAAATAGATGTTAACTGAATAACCTACTTCTAGAGGAGGATATCCTGCCTCTTCTGCATATTCCATTCCTGCAAGAGGGGATGGGTTAATTATATATAGTACCTTCTTAAATCTATTTTCTGTCGTATCAAAGTATCCATTAGCTGAGATAAATCTCTTATGAAAATGACCAAATATTAATGCATCTACACCAGGTAATGAACTTTGTTTAGTTTTAAATGCTCTTGATATAGATTCTAATGAAGTAGCATTTGTTTTACTTGGTCTATGTGATACAAATAACTTATAGGTCTTACTCATTTTAAGTCTCTTATTAACTATTGTAAGATGAATAAGTCCACTTAGTCCTATCCAGTTAACTTTTCCTGGCTTGCACATCTCTTCACCTAGCCATTGTCCCGTTAACTTTCTTGTTCTCATCTCATGGTTACCTTCAACAGCAATACATCTAGAATTTATTACTTTCTTAGATAACTTTAATTTATTCCAAACTGATTCACCATACAATACTTTATTAGTTTGCTCTAATATATCCATGACATCTTTTTTTTGATCACATGGATCTGGTATTGCTATGTCATAGTTATGTCCTACTGATGATTGTAGTGCATTTTCTGTCAAATCCCCTGTTAGTATTCTAAATACATTTCCTTTATGTGTAGTAGCTACACCATTAAGAGCAGAAATAATCTTTTCTTTACTAACTCCTCGTGCTCCATAATGCCAATCACCCGAAACATTCACAACTGCTTCGGCTCCTGTTATTGGTAATGTAATTTTGTAAACAGGTATTGTTAATTCTTCCATTGTTTGTTTCTCCAAATAGTTCCGTGTAAATACAAGTCCTTGGTAACATCTTTAAGCCAAACAGAGTATTCAAACTCCCACCTCTCTTTGGTAAGACCCCTTTATCTGCATAAGGACACGTTCTAACGGTACCGTCAAAGTTAATGTCAATATATTTTCCATCCGAATATGGACATCTACCATTGACTAACCAACTTGTTAGACAACTATCAATGGACTGTCCGACGCTTGCTTTAGAGTTAAAAAGCGGGATGATTTCTTTTAATGTATCTGTAGTTAACCAGTTTTGATCTAATAGAAAGTGAAGTTGTCCTGTATCTTCACCTAACCAACCTTTAAACCAATTGTATGTATGTTCATCTTTAATTAAAAATAGTTTTTGCCATTCTTTAAATCTAAGCATCTGTGGTGAACTATATATACTAATCTGTACTTGATCTTTTACTTTTTTTAGTTCATTAAATAACCAATCATCAGTTATATAATTCCCAGATAAAGTGATATTATAATTTTTGTTCTTTACTAATTCAAACAAATGATATGTATGAACTCCAGCTGAACAAATAGATTCATGAACAGTATGTCCTGAACCAACGATGCTTTGCCATACCATTGCCCAATCACTTAAGTCATCATCAGTAGCTATTTCTCTATTCATTAGATAACAAACAGAGGCATGAGGGCAATCCCCATCACACCTCTGTAAATGTAACGAGATGACTTTATTTGAACAGGTCTGTACCATTGTGCCCACCCATCGTAGGAGTTACGCCACCAAGCGATCTATTGTCTCCTGTTTTTTCTCTTAGCATTTTAGCAGTCTTCTCCATGATATCGGCTAGGTGTTCTGTAACTTCATCTTCGGATACAGCTATCTCATCATGTTGAATTTCCCAGTTCTGATCTTTTTTAATGCTTCTCATTAACCAGCCAAGTAGGAATCCCCACCCACCTTCATCAGTACCAGAAAGACTTATGCCTAGATAATATATCTTTTTACATAATTCTGATTTGTCTTGAACTAACTTAATGCATGACTCATGTATTCCTCTAAGGTCTAAATCTTCGCCTTCAAAGTTAACTGCTACTTCATGCATTTTTCTGTCAAGCCAATACCATTTTATTTTTTTATCATCATCCGTTACAAACATTATTACTCCTTAGAAGGGAAGGTCATCATCCGCTACTGCTGGGGTTGCTTCTGGCTGACTTGGTTGCTGATCGTTATCGGTAATTGGGTTAATATATTTCACATTAACTGAGTTACTGTACTTTTTATTACCCTCTTTATCTTCATAACTTCTCACATCATGATTACCCTTGATGTCGAGAATGTTACCAAGCTTAATAGCTCCCCTAATTTGATCTACTTTTTCTGAGCTATCAGCAAAGTACTTACAAGTATCCCATACTAGCGGACTTTTTTCTGTTCTATCATTAACCTTTGTCTTAACAGTAAATGTCATTACTGTTCCTTTTTCTGTCTCAAACTCCTTAAGTACATCATTAGTACCATAAAAAGTTGTTACCTCTGCGTGTAGCAGTTCAATCAATTTCATTTGTATCTCCTTTAAATATAGTTGTGGATATCGATTAAGCTAATTAACCTCTATCTCTAGAGTAATTAGCAATCTTTGCAGCAATTGATCTTGTAGTAACTTTAACTTTAAGATTCTTTGCTGTTCTACTACTATTAATATGGTCTGCAATCATTTCTGAATTCCATCCACGATTGTATCCTGACTTGATCATAGAAGCAATTCTATTTGGGAAAATTGAAGTTGTTCTCATAGTTAATCTCATTTCTTTGAAAGTTGTTTAAATACTTGTTTAGGAACTTCTGATGTTATTTTTGATATAACATCATGACCATTCTTAGAATCATCTAAGATGGTTTTCTTCAGCTTCTTTCGATCAATATCCACATTACTATACATGTTAATAAATTCTTCTACTCTTAAATCATATATTTTCTTTAGAGTATCTTGTGATAAGCTATCAAAAATTATAATCTCATCACATGAGTTTACTAGATCTTTGCCTAGTAATTCTTCTAATGAATTTTTCTGAAGAACACTTGTACTATCTTCTGTTCCTTGCTTAGAAAAACCCATAGTTCTATTTGCTTTTCCACTCAAAAATTCTTCGTAGTCTTTATCTGATAAAGTAACTGAGAATATTATAATTGAGTTATTAAGTTTAGCTGTCCTTTCTGCTGTGTCTGTAAGCTTTCCACTTCTACAGCCATCTATTAGATATTGTTTAATTGATTCGTGTGCTTTATCTATTCCTCTAAAATAAACTACTGATTGTGGATTATTCCTTATAGATTTAATTAGCACACCAGACTTACCGTAACCCACATAGCCTGGGGGCGAACCTTTCAACTCACTTAGTGTAAAGCTTTCTTTATACGAACTCATATCGAAGTCTATAAAGTAATCTTTCTTTCCAAATAAATTCTTAGCTAGCAACTGAGAAGCAGTTTTCTTTCCTACTCCTGCTGGTCCAACTAACAAAAGAATTGATACTGGGTGTTCTCTGTCGCTCTTAATGTGTTTAAATATATTAATAACATTTGCAAGCGAAGAGACAGCTTTCTCTTGATTAAATACTTCATCATTCATAGCCTTCTTAACTTCATTATACTCAAGACTATTAGTTATTTCTCCGTAGCTAATACCAGTTACATTAGAGATAGCCATATCAATGTAGTCCTTTGTAAGAACTCTATCATTTGTTACAGTCTTTAGTGATTCAATCTTTTGTCTTTCTGAATCAATATTTAATAGGAAGTCTTCTTTTTTCTCTGGAGTATTGTGAACAGAAACGATTTCATTCTCGTACATTATAGAGCAAGCAATGTCTAATAAGTCTAATGATTTATCAGGATTCTTTCTGTTCCCACGAAATCTACTTCCAGTTTCAACTAAGTATTTACATACATCAACTGGAACAACACACTTATGATGTTCTTCAAAGACACTTTTAGTTCCTAGAATCATATTTGTTGTCTTAGTTATGTTAGGCTCATCAACATTAACTAAAGTAAATCTTCTCTCAAGCGCAGTATCATCAGTAATGATTGTATGATACTCATTAAGTGTAGTACTACCAATGAATCTAATTTTCTCTGTTAGATAAGGTTTCATTACATCATTCATACGTTGACCTAATAGCTGATGTACCTCATCAATAAAAAGTATTGCCTTATCATATATACTAGCTCGTTCAAGAATTCCAATGATAACTCCTAGGGGATCATCTTTATACTTAGAGAAAATGTATGGTAGATCAACATTTAATATTTCTGCACCTATCAATTGTCTCGGTACTGTTCGCTCTATTAGTCGAGAGTTAATTGCTTGTACGATAGCTGTCTTACCTACACCTGGCTCACCAACAAGAATAACTCCTCTTTTATTTTTCTTACAAAGCGTTAGCATTGTAGTATCTACTTCTTGTTCTCTACCAGTAATGATGTTCCCGTTTCGAAACTTCATTGGTTTACATGCATCAAATTCTTTGAAGGCAAATAATAGAGGAGAGTATGTTACTGAGTCAGTATTAATAACCTTAATGGTTGCTCTGATGTGCTTTAATATTTCTTGTACATTAGTATAAATGTGCCCATTAGGCAGCTGATGCTTAAGATCATCATATCTAAGTTGTACTTCTTTTTTAATTCGTTTTGGTACTGATATCTTTTTCTTGGTATCAATTATATCAGATAGAATTTTTAACGAATCTTCTGTATAGAGATTCTCTAGTCCATTATTTGCAGCATGGAGTAAAGCATCGCTTACAGATGGTGAAAATTTACTATCCATTAATTGCCTCCAAATATCTTTTTTTATACCACGAAACAAAATTATTATCAACATCATTTAAATTACAATTAACATCAACAAAGTCTACTACCTTCTTCTCAAGCACAGGATAGTTAACTATAGACTTGGCTGTTACTAAAATAGGTTTACACATGAAATGAAGTAGAGCCATTTCCATGACAGATATTTCATCAATGGTATTAATTACTGCTAATTTCAAATTAGGAATAGTTATTACACTCATTGCATCATTTACTGTCCATGATTCTTTTGATATTCTCGGTAGAATATCCATACCAAGTTCTTCTTTAATTCTAAGTATAGATTTTTCACAGCGCACATCAGAGTAAATTAGATTGTCAGACATTTATTCCTAGTTCCCTTTCAAAGTTAAAGACTATCTTAGCTATGGGTATTAGTTCTTGTTGTCTTTTATATCTTTTATTTAAAGAAGCAAACTCTGCTCCCTTTGTTCCAATGATATTTTCTAATCTAATTAGATCTGTTCGAATAGAATTTAGTTCATTCATAGTACACTGTATTGCAGAATTTGATACGATATTTAAACAGTTAATACTTTCGCTATGTTTATCATAGCTAATAATCCAATTTCTTATTTGTTTTGCTTCTCCAACTATCATATCATATGCATTCAAATTTGCTTTCAATAACTGCGAGTAATATCTATTCTTACTAACTGCTTTTATTTCTAATACTTCTTTTGGTGTTACAAAGAATCCAATTGATCCAAAGTTCTCAATCATTCCTTCTTTTTCAAATACTCTAACTACATTTCTTACTGTTTGGTATGACACACCTAATGTTTCTGCTATGCTTAGTATTGAAGGCAGTTTACTATTACAGTTCCACTTTCCGCTACTAATCATCCTTTTGATATAAGTGGCTGTTTTCTTGGACGGAACTCTCCCTTTTATTCTCATCTTGGTACTCCAATTGAATTAGAAGGTCTATATAATGTTTAGCTTTTTTCAAATCCTCAATACCATTCTTATGATTATATCTACACACATACTTAATTATATTTCCTTGACAGAAATTAAGACTGTTCTTCATAGTAAATTCAATAGGCTGTATTGCAAAGTCTTTATAATGTCCTCCGCCAATTTGAACATCAAGTGCTGTTTGTTTTTCATCTTTAACTGTACCAAAATTTGCTCTAATATGTTGATCACTTGGTTTATATGGTGCGCCTTGTGTTTGATTATCTTTATCTGTATGTGCTCTTGGATTGTCTACCATTAGAAATACCTATTCCTTGTTTCAATTTTGACTTGTACTTTTCCTGAAGAAGATATTAAATTTACATGAGAGTTGTTGAGTACTAAATTTAATCTTCTTATATCCTTTTCTACTTCTCTTATCTTTTGTTTGTACGTATCTTCTGTACTAAACCATTTATGAATATATGGATAAGATGTTTCCTGACATATATGTGTTAATACTTTGGAGCGTTTATCTTTAATTGAATATCTGGTCTGAATCTTAACGCTTCCATCTGATACTATACAACACAATTCGGTATTTAGTTTAGTAGCTATTTGTTGTAATGATTCGGACAATGCTTCACACATTATAGTATTATCGTGTGTTATTTCTGCTTCCAGATTCTTCCTCTGATTGACTCTCTTTATTCTCTCCGTCATTTGTTTTACTATTACTAATTCCTTCGATGCTGTCTCTTGTCTTAACTGAACTCCCACCGTCAGGCTCCTTTTTAAAGATACTATCCCATTGTTCCTGTGTTACGCTCTCGCCTTGAGCATAATGATTTCTACTTTTATACCCCATATAAAAACCCTCTCATATCAAAGTCATTTATACTTTTTATTTTTTTAATAGTATCTAATGAAAGTGAAGAAATCTCCTGGTTCCATCTTGTATGTGAATTTGAAATCATAAATACATTACAATTAGGACATGTCTTCTTTGCCTCTTTACAATATTCAAAGTGATCATCAAAATAATAATCAGGATTAAATTGTTTAAGCAATTTTGTTTTAGATACACTTTTGCATCCTGTATTACTTGTATTTGCAAACAAGATTTCTATATTAATATGAGGAAAATCTCTCCATAATGCAAACTCAGTAGCTTTTCTAATACATTGTGGGCGAGCAGTTAATACACCTATGTGATTATTACGCATAGATAATACTTCAAGCATATTAAACGCACCAGCTATTGGTGTCTTTTCTACTGCTCCGTATATTGGATCAGAAAATAATTCAATAGTTTTTTCTCTAACTATATCAGGAACACCATCCATGTCAGGAAATTTTGTAACATCTTTTCCTGTATATATTCTATCAATTAATTTTTCTCTCGTCAACATACAGGATGCAATAAATATTAAATCGCCAACATATAGTGTTTCGTCTAAGTCAAATAGGAACTTCTTTGGTGTCCATACTTGTGACATCTTGTACCTCGTGTGTATGAGTAAGTTTCTGAGTATTAATCATAGCATATTGTAAAATATATGCTACTGATATGCCAGACCAATCAGTATTATTATTTGGATCTTTAGGAAGATTATCTTTAACCACATCTTCACAGTCTGATAATAAAGTAACTAGGTTGTCAAACATTTTTTGATGTTGTTGTAAATGATTTTCTTCAGGCCAAGGTCCCTTAATTACTTTGTCCATACCTTACTCCAGTCAACGATTTTAATACCATATCTATTAGCCATAGTAAATTTTGTTTGACCTGTACCAAACCCTGTAACTAAAATATTAACTGATTTAGTAATTGAATTAGAAAAAGTAACAAATGGATATTGTTTCTTTAATTGATTCTGGGCTTGAGTTCTAGTACGACCAGGAATTGTTCCTGTAATACATACTTTAAGATTATTAAAATCAGTTAAGTCCTCAACTTTAGCAGCAACTTCTAACTTATGTTCTTTTATGCGTTCTTGAATAACGCCTCGTCTTAAATTAAGAGCCACAACATCCACCTTTTTCTTCTTTAATAAGTTCTTCTAATGGAATATCATTAAGAGTCCATGCTATTTCTATTGGAGTAGTTAATTGTTTCGCTATAGTACAATTAACTAACTCCCTTTTAAGTCTATCAAAATGTTCTTCTTCTAGAGATTCTGGGTGTTGAATAGTAATAGTATGAACGTCATCTTTAGTATTAACTATTATACTCTGGAATATCTTGGGGTCTAAGTCATTGAATCTACAGTAGTCTACTATCTTTCCTCCAATACATAAGCCAAGCGCAGCCTGTAGATATTCAATTGGATTATAAAAGAATGCACTATGTCCTGTTCTTCCTCTTAAAAAAGTTTTTCCAGGATAAATCATTCCAATTAACTTATTTTTATCTCTAATGTGTACTTCAATCATAATAATAATATAGTGTATTTAAGGTGTAAAATCAATCGCAAGATGCGGTACTAACAGTACCAAATATGGTACCTAAATTAAAAAAGCAGAGAAGTAATATTTCTACTACTTCTCTGCTATGTGGGAGGATAACACAACTATTTTAGCGTCCCTACACGGGCAAGCGAACTGTTGTAAAGTTCACTATAAATATAATATTTTGTTTAAGATTAGTCAATGGTGAATGTTCTTAGATTAAACTTAACCCACCCTTTGGTTAATCTCTTATTAATATTTTCTTTTTTCTTTTTTGATAGTCCATTTGCTCTAATCATTAGACTTCTTTCTTTAAGACTGTCTAAATATTTTTGAACATTCTCTTCTAGATAACAATCGGCACATAGATTATCAAACATAGCATAAAACCCACAGCACTTTTTACAGTATCCGTGAGTTGTATCTCTAGCTTGTATTACTTTGTATGGATTAGGTATATCATTCTGATTCATATTTAAGTAGGAAGTCAGGGTTAATAGCTTTAAAACTCATACCTCTCTTACCTTTTTCAGATAAGAGTTGTCTAATTACAATACCTTCTCTGTGAACCTTAGGATTTAGTTCAGATTTACCCTTAGCTTTTTCAACTACTTCTGCTACAGTAGTTCCAAGTTCTTTAAGTCTACCAGTCCATACAATAGGAACCATAGTAAGATCAAGTGCTTTACAATATGTTCTGATACCATTCAGACCAAGCCAAGTGTCTTCTTTAACATCATAGATATTATATACTCTAAACTTAACATCTCCTGGCTTAACTAAGTACTTATTCTTTTGAACTCCATCTGCCAATAGTTCGCCTTGAATAACTAATTCTTTACCCATAGCTCGTAGCTTACGTTCAAGATCATATTTCTTAGCTATATTCCAATAGTTATTACTATCAAAGCTATAGCTTTGCGTAGTAAACTTCTGTCTCTTACGTTGTAGCCACATATTACGACTACATACAGTAAAAATAATATCCTTAAACCAAAGAAACTTACCAATAAGTTTAAGAGAATAGCTAGCGCTACTACCATCTACTTTCTCTGTAGCATAACAAATAGTATCTGCATGATATCGTAAGACAGAAGGCATGTTTTGAATTCGTTCTTCATCAGTTTTAGCTATCCAATAAGGCCAATTCTTACGCTTACCTTTTTGTAGCTTTCTAAACCAACCGAATCTCATTAGCCACTTAAACATCTTGCTTTTCTTTTGAAGCTCAGCTTCACGCATGTTCTTTTCTTTTTGAGCTTGAGGATCATATTTAACTACACCTAGTTCCTCAGTAACATCTTTTCCTACAGGATAATTATCTTTAATACCAACAGCACTTAAAGGTAATGCTAGTCCTTGAGATACTTGTTTACGTAATTTAATAGTTCTTACTCTATATCTGCGTTTTTCTAAGAATTCAAATTCGGGTTTTGGTGGTACAATACTATCAATTTCAATGTATACGCATTTATCACCAATACTAAATTCATTTTTCTTAACAACACATTCCCAACCATCTACTATTGCTACTTCTATAGCATCAGCATCTGGAATAGGTCTTATATCTCCTACTGTTCTAATTGATGCTAGTTTTCTCATTAGTCTCTCCGTATATTTAATTTAGATACCTTTTGAGGTATTGGTTCTTCTTCTATATCTACTTCGCATATATTTTCAGTTCCAGTTAAATGCTTTAACATTTCTTTGTAATTCCACATAACTTGACCATAATGTTTATCATTAATGGTTAGATTTCCATCTAAGAACCAATCTTTATATAGTTTATCGAATTCTTCCATTATCTAAGTCTCACTTTTCTCAACCTGTGCCTCTTGTCTCTAAGCTGACCGATTACGTTAGCGAGCTGCTGAACTTTAGATTGCTGAATATATTTAAGTTTACTAACCAGCTCATTTATAGCTAGTTCTTCTTTGAGTATATCTTTATGTTTCTCAGCAAAGTATACACTACTAGTTCTAACTAATACTGGTTTCATAGTAATCCAAATTAGGTGGTGTGACAGAGGAGGTTTGAACTCCTGACCCGTAGAACCACAATCTACTGCTCTACCAACTGAGCTACTGCCACCATGTTAATTTGCTCGAATTTTGTCCCATAGAAAAGGAATATAAGTTGCTCTCATACCTACGTCTCCTAATACTCTCATCATAGCAGCAGCTCCAACATTATTCATGCTATGTATAAGTAGTTTTCTAGGTTTCTTTTCTGGATGTTTAGCTATCCATTCCGCAACTTCAAATCCTGTACCTTCTCCTGGTTGTTCAAAGGTAACTCCCATATCATGATCTAAACATATATAATCAAATGGTTCATTTGCATCTAAGATAGTTATTGCTTCTTTTGTATCTTTAGTTACAATAATTTCATGACCAATTAGATTTTGTTTAAATTTTTTAATTCTTTCTTCTGTATCTTCTAAAATAAAAACTCGCATTTTAATCCCAATTTTCTAAAAAAAGTTCAAATTCTCAAATCTTCACCAAAATTTTTACGATTTCCCCGTGCGTAGGCTTTACAAAGCGGGAATATGTGATTCTTCCATACCTTGTTTATTAGCTGCTAATTGCTTGCGAATATATCTCATAAAAAATATAGCTTTATCCTCTTTATTAAAACAAGCATCCCCAGCTTCTGAAGTTGGAACTTCGAATAATAAGCCTTTTTCTGTTTTATAATATAAAATACCATTTCGGTAAAAATCAAAATATACCTTTTGGTTATTAATTATGTGTTCTTTTACTGTAGCCATATTTAAGCACCAATACCTAATATTGGAATTTCTTTCTCTTCAATAATAGTAGAATTATGATATACTATTCCGCCTATGAAAGATACTGCTCCTAGAAGCATTAGTAACATTGCGTTAATTAAATATTTCTTTGTTTCTGTGCTCATTTCTTACTCCTTAAATGGTGGAGGGTGAGAGACTCGAACTCCCATGGCAGCTTTCACCGCCTACTGGTTTTCAAGACCAGGCCCCGCCCTACTGGGGTCAAACCCTCCCAATAAATTTTCCATACTTTATTAAACTTGTTCCAGTAAGTCTATACCAACAAAACATCAAATGTTCCATATCTAGTTTTATTAGAATATAATCAGGAACATGCCATCTGGCTAATATACCTTTAAAAGTGATTTTCTCATTTAGAGTTAGTTTTCTCATATCCGCCTAACCTTGGAACAAGCGATAATTGTCTATCATCAATTATATTGTCATTTTGACGTTTTAGCTTACCATGGAAAATTCTCAATTTTTTCGTAGAATGCGATTTTGCATCATTTCGTGCATCACTCAACTTTTCATAACTTTGAGAATAGAAGCCATCTCCATATTCTACAAAAAATCCGTATTCTTCCTTCATTTCCAACCTTCTAGTAATTTAATAGCTTTAGTATATTTCTTAGTTAATCTTACTATTGTATCTGGATCCAATTTGTATAATCTTACTGGACTGATATTATCTCGTAAATCAGCCAGTTTAACAGTTCTAGCTAGTACATTATCTAATACTCGTTGTAGGTAATCATCATATGATTCGCTTTTAGGGTGAGTCATAGCTTCTACCGCTTCTACAACTACGTCTTCAAAATCATCTTTTAGATCATCAAGAGTTAAAATAGTATCTTCAACTACATCATGAAGAACAGCTATAGTTCTTAATACGTCTCCTTGGAGACTCATCATGACACGCAAAGGATGTAAGATGTAAGGTTGCCCCTCTTTATCTTGTTGCCCTGCATGAGCCATTGTAGCGATTGTAATAGCTTTTTCTAACTGAGTCATGGTATCCTCTAATTCTTTAATCTTTTAGCTTTTTTTCTTATTGTTCTTATATTATTATCAAGTATTCTACGACTTATTTTCATTTTTTTTGCTATTTCATCATTAGTTAAATCATCAGCTAAATAATAAATAATTATTTTTTGTGTTTCTGTTGTATTAGCTAATATTCTTGTTATTTTTTGAACAGCATTAATTTTATCTATTACTTCTTCTTCTAATGTATTTCTACTTAATGCTTGTTTTGGTCTGAATTCTCTATCATCTTTTCCTAAATGAGAGTATGCATAACCCGTTCTCTTAATTGTATTAAATATTGTATATGAATCTTGCATACTTCTCCTTAAATGGTGCGGGTGACAGGACTCAAACCTGCAACATTCTGATTGGAAATCAGACACGCTATCAATTGCGTCACACCCGCTTAATTATTAACAATCTGATGGATAAACTTCTCCAGCAGGTCTATCTATATAGTATTCCTTATCTTCTACAGCTATTACTGCAATTTTAGGCATTGTCTGAGGATATACTGGATGTACTGTATCATTTTTGATAATAGTACACATTGTAGTTTCGCCTTTTGCTCTCCTATCTAATTTTGATAGAAGTGCCTTTAGATTTTTTCTTGATAGATATACTTTGTTCATTTTCTAATTTCTCTACATTCTGCATATCCCATATGTTTACACATACCCTTACATGCATCTGAATATTGATGTGGTTCTTTATGTACACATTTCTTAATTTTGCATTGCTTAACGAATCCGCAGATTACCAGCTCGCCTTTTTTCTCATGCATACTTATCTCCTATATTTAACTTTGTAAAGTTTTTCATAATTTGTATAAACTGTATCTATTGAAATAATCTTATTTTCTTTTACTTTATATAATGGTTCTAGAAAGCTAAGTTCTGAAACTGTAACTGTTCCAACACAATTATAAAATAAAATAAATAAAGTTATTATTGCTATCCTAAGCTTGGCCATCCGTTACTCATTCTTTCATTTATTGTATACATTCTTTGTTCATATCGTTTTGCTCTTCTTTTTTCTTGCCATGGGATTTTAATCTTAGATGTGTCTTTTGGAATATGATCGATTAATAATTCACTTTGGCAGCCAGCGCATACTTCTCTTTCATAAGTAATACATTTATTATAAAACCATTTACTGATTTTAATCCGAGTATTACTTAATTTCTTACATATTGTACAATACTTCATATATGCCCCTGGTGCGATAGGCGAGACTCGAACTCGCAACCTCCACGTTGGCAACGTGGCCATCTACCAATTGATGTACTATCGCTTAAATTGGCACGAGGGGGAAGAATTGAACTTCCGCAGACCAAACCTCAAACGTCTCTGAGATGTTACCCGTACGCTGTAACGGCCATTGACACGGTCTTCGACCGTCGCTCCGCCGACTGAGCTACCCTCGTATAATTTTAATATTCTTCTGGTACTACTTTTTTAACAATCGTAAAATGTCTATCTTCTTTTTTGCCTTTTTCTGGTTTAAATAGTCTATCAAAGAAACTACGTTTTCTAATTATAATAGAATGCTCTTTCATCCAATTTGTTGCTACTTTTTCATCTAGAATTTTTTCAACTACTAATGCTTCTAAAGTAGCATCCATTGCTATTTTGCAATCGTTCTCTAGCTGGTCATATGTTAAAGTAAACATTGCTACTGTACTCATTTTAAACACTCCGATTTAATATAAGAAAAAATTTCTCCATCATATCTTCTTGATTCTTGGTCTCGCTTAGTAACATAATATACATCTATTGTTGGTATATAAATTACAGCTGTTCCTGTATCTTTAATAATTGAATTTTCTACACTAAATCCTAATACTTTTAATGCTCCAGCTAATGGTATGTTAAAAGTTACTTCTACGTCTTCTCCAGAACATTCAGCCATTACTGTTGGTAATCTTGGAGGAGTTTGTTGACTAAAACCTACTCCTATTACAATTATAGTGATTATAGCTACCAATGAAACTATTAATTTGAATTTGTCTTTCATTGTAATCCTTATGGCGGAGAGTACAGGACTTGAACCTGTAAGCCCCGAAGGGCGGCACATTAGCAATGTGCTGGATTACCAATTATCCTAACTCTCCGTAAAATTAAGTTCTTTTCTGTCCTAAAAAACCAGCTGTATCAAATCGTTGAACAAGCATACATGCAAAATTTTCATCAAATCCTTGTTTAACATACTCGTCGTATAGATTTTTATCGAATTGCGCAATATGTTTTGGAAAATTACCATTAACTACTTTCTCAATTGCTTTTTCTGCTGCAACAACTGTTTGCTCTAACATATCATCTAATTGTTCAAGTTGTTCTTCTGAAAATGACATTCTATCTCCTTAAAATGGCGCATCGTACGGGATTTGAACCCGTGTTCTTCGGATTGACAGTCCGACGTGATTGACCAACTTCACTAACGATGCTTAAAATGATTCTTTTTTCCATATTATATATGCTTTATGTGAATCTTTGTCAGGATCATACATAAACATATTTCTTGCTATGTCTCCTTTTACTCTATGAGGAGCACAGGGTTTTTTGATTAAAACTAACCCTGCTTCTTTGGGAGTCATGTCTCGTTTAATAACTTCATTGCAATATCTGCAACAACAAACTACATTTTCATAGTCTGCTTTTCTTCCGCCTTTTGATACAGGTATTACGTGATCTATCGTTCTTTCTGATAGAGATACATTATACTTGTGTCGTTCTGCTTCTTCTTTGACTAATTTACCATCAACTAATTTTAATGTATAGTCATGCCAATATTGACAAATGTTTTTGTCTCGAATAAATACTTGTCTATCACTATATGGAACAATATCGCTTGTATACTTATAATAATCAAAGTATTTTAATTGAATTACAAACGGTCGATATAGAGGAATGTATTTAATAGATGGACCATCTTCTCGTACTATTGTACCTAAAAAATGTGATTTATCTTCTGCTACTATAGTTGCTCTAAGATTTAATATCTTATTAATAGCTCTTCGTACTGTAACTTCAGACCAATATTCACCATATTTATTTAGTACAACAACATTTCTTTTACCCCACATACTATCCCCATATAATGTTAAATAGGGCGTAGGAGAATCGAACTCCTGTTAGTTGGCTGAAAACCAGCTGTCCTAACCACTAGACGAACGCCCCATATTGGTGCCGACGGTCGGGGTCGATCCGACGTCTCAGGAGCTTCAATCCTGCGCTAAACCCCTCAGCTACGACGGCATTAATTTATTTTCTTCCATCTTCCATTTTTCTTGAGATATATAGTAAATATCTTTGGATTACATTTAAAAAATCGTTCCCAAGTTGTATGTTTTGTTTTTTTACAATAAGTATCAGACGTAATTACATCTTTCATCCAAGCTACTGCTATTGTGTCTTTATGGAAATTACACATTACAAATACATGTGCTTCACTATATCTTTTTCTATATGATACATCTATAGTTGGAAAATTATATTGCCAATGTCCACGATCAGTCCAACCTTCTTTATATTCTGCTTCAGCAGTTACTGTAGTTCCAAGAAAATCATATTCTGTATCATATTTTTCAAATTGTTCTTTTTGTTCATTTAATATACCTTTAGTGTCAAAACCAATTTCATTCATAAAATCTTCAGCAACTAATTTAGCTGGAAGATCATATTTATTTTTTAATTTTTCACTAAAAGGTTTTGTTTCTTCTTCCATAATTCCTCTATATATAGTGGAGCCGAGGAGGTTTGAACTCCTGACCTCCTGGGTGCAAGCCAAGCGCTCTCCCAACTGAGCTACGACCCCATTAAAGTTTGGTGGGCTGTGAGGGACTTGAACCCCCGACGATCACATTATGAGTGTGCTACTCTGACCAACTGAGTTAACAGCCCAAATATGTACTTGTTATCTAGAATTTCAAAGAACTTAGTCCTAATACTAAAAAAGCCTCTCGATTTGCTGTCGAGGGGCTTTTCTTGTATATAGTAAAACTCGACAGTTAAATTTGGATATTATCTTCTCCATGGCCTGATGCGGCGTTAAAAGAATTACCATCAAATATACTCGAGTTGTGTTGAATTGTACACTTACTCATTAATAATTTGAATGCTGTCATAGTTGTTTACTTTCTAAAATAATTGGCTGGCAGAGAGGGACTTGAACCCCCAGGTGGGCTTACGCCACGTCAGGTTAACAGCCTGGTGCTCTGCCGATTGAGCGATCTGCCAGTAAATTAAATAGGCAGGACTAATTATAATATACGTCAATGTCAGTTAAAAGTCAAGTTTATTATCTAACTTCTTTAATTTTTCTATTAATTTCTGTTTTTCTCGTTCTAATTTTTCTATTTTTCTCTTCTCTCGTAGATATTTTCTTCTTCTTAATTCTTCTTGGATCTGATATTTATTTTCTTTTTTCCATTTTCTATAATCAGCAAGCTTTAATTTATATTCAGCCATTTGTTGATTATATTCTTCTTCTGATCCATGACGATATGTCAATTCTATTTCAATGTCATCGTCGTAATCTTTACTACATGATACAAATGCAGTATTAATATCTCCGTCATTGTCAGTAATTGTCTTAATGACATCCTTAATATAAAAATCATCATATAACGTAGTGCGTTTAATAGCTGATCGTTTAACAGGTTTAACTGGTTCTTTTAATATCTTAAATGTAGTCATGATTATTCCAAGTCTAATTCTCTATTTATTTCTTTTTCTAATATCTTTTTCTTGCGTTTATGATATTCTTCGTCCCAATAACTATTATAATCACCGAAAATTTTAACCCAAGCTGCTTGTGCCAAAAGTTTATCTCTAAGTTTTATTTCATCTGGTTCATATTGAAGTGTCCACCCTCTATATCTAGTTTTTCTAATATTTCTTTTAACTTTTATATAGAGATACTTTTCATACCTTCTGGCTATGAACCATTTTGCGGTCGATTTATCATTAGAAAGTAAAAGAGAATACTCTTTTTCTCTGTCACATTCTAATAAATACTGGATATTAGCTGGAAGCTGTTTATACTGTTCATGAGAAATTGGTTTAAACCATTCATCTTGACAGCGCCAATTTCCTTTAATATCGCTTATTTGCCAAACTCCAATTGTATTAACAAGTAATTCTAGATCTTGGCCAACTGCAAGTTTTTTACCAGCACTATTAACTTTCTTTCTTCTCTTCCACCCTAAAAATCTTTTTTCAGGTTTTCTTTTCTTATTAGAAAGTTCGTCGTACTCTTTAATATCTTTCCTTAATTTTTTTTCTCTATAAAACTTGTCATTACGTTTCATCTTAGTTATACACTTTTGCTTGAACGTCTAATCCTTCTGGATTTGGAAGATAATATGATGGCTTCATTTGTTCTTCTTCAGTTGAACCAAGTGCTTTGTTAATAAAGTCAGTAGCTGTAATACATCCCCCGCCTTCAAAACCTTCTACATCTTTTTCAACTGTCTTTCCGTCCCATTTAAAGGTAAGTGTTATCTTTTTCATTAGTACATTACTCCAATCAGCTGAACTTCGCCTTCTTCGGTTACTTGTTCTGAATAACTCCAACCATTCATGGTAAAAGCCTCTTTTGACTGTTCAATTCCATAATGGGTTTCCATCTTACCACACCAAGCAGTATTATACTTACGTTTATCATAATCTGATATGATAGCTTCATAGGTCCCATCTTCACCTAGCTTCCAACCAATATCATTAGCTGCTCCACCAACATATTTACGAGGAATAATAACATTAGCTGTTTCAGGACGTTTTCTTCCTTCGTATCCTTCTAGATGTTCTGCTGTATCGCATACACGAATCTGGTCTTCTGTAAATCCCATCTTACACAGAGCTTTTACTAGATTGTTTCTATTTTTAATTTGTGTCTTAATTTTGTTATAATGTGACATTTATTCCTCTTCAATTCCATTCATATGAATTTCAATACAATCATTGATTAGTTCATCTATGGTATCCATAGTTATCTTATTTGGTTCTGACCATATATTATAATATACATTATTATAATCATCTCGTGGGTAATTTTTGTCTTTTGGGATTCCTAACTTATCAAGAACAATATAAAATATAACATAGTCTCCCCAACAGTTATCATCAAAAAGATTTAATCCTAAATCTTCTAATTTATTAACTTGTTGAAGTCGTTGTGCTTCATATAAAAGAGCAACTTTATATTTCTTTTTCATAAGTGAACCAAGTCCTCTCATTAGTAGTTTATTACATAACTGATTTAAAGTAATATCTTCCTCATGGGCTAAAGTAGCTAATTCTACTAATTCTTCATTTGTAAAATCTAGCTCTACATATTCATATTTTTTAGGCATAATATCCACACTTTATTGAGTTTACATTTTTATATATAGGAATCTCTGCATCAGCAACGGCTTTTAAAATAAATTGACCATCTTTATCAACAGAAGTTAATTCTCCACTATCATTTTCCATAATGAATAGATCATTTTTTTTAAGATCTTCCATTCTAACTTCTTTATATTCTTTATCTTCAGTTACTCTTGTAATTGTAGCTAATTTAATCTTATCCATTGAGGTTCCTTATTTTTAATTTTATTTGTTTCTTTTTCTTTTTACCAGCAGGTATTAGTTTATATGCTATGTTTCTTGCTACTTCTTTCCAAGTAAACGATTTCTCTTTATCTAGTGCTAATACTATTTCTAATATTTTCTCTTCTAATGCATAACGATCAATTATATCTTCTGGAATTAGATCTTCTTCATCTCGTAATTCTATCCGTTCCATAGATGAATGATTTTTTCTATGTTTTACTATATATAACCCTTGATGTATTGGAATACCATTATCATATATACCCCAAGGAACATAACGTCTTCCTACTTTTACATATAAGGTTGGCTTATTCATAGTCTCTTATTGCTAAGCCTACAGGAAATATAGGGGTTCCTTCTTCGCTTAATTCTTGATATCTTACTGTTAAATACTTACCAATAATATTTTCTTTATCTTGCAACCATCTAGTTCTTGTTTCTCGAGAACCCTTAGGTCTAACTTTAAATGTCTTAGGATCCTCAAATAATCCAATTGGTGCTTTTGATCTGCAAGTAAATACTATGGTTCCCGCATCGTTACCAGTAGCTTCTTCTCCACCAACTATTAGGAATTCATCATCAAGGAAATCTTTATATTTTTGAAGATCCTTAGATCTATTCTTAAGAATATACTTTCCTTTTTTGTTTCTAACTATAGTTCCTTCAAATCCTTCATTAATCCATTTTTTATGAAGTTGCATCATTTCTTCTTCAGAATTTACTAATACTGTTTGTACCAATACTATATTTTCTATTTGTATTAATTCTCCTGGTTTAAAATATCCTTTTTTCAATATAAATTCATCTGATAGTATAGAAATTCTTTCTTCAAATGTATGATTAATATCTACTACATCATATATCCAATATTGTAGTTTATCTGTCTTTTCTCCTCTGTCTTTTTTAACAGCTCTTATTATTTCTTGAAATGTCCAGTCTGGATTAAAAATTTCACCATCTAATGGGTGTCCAATTTCACATATTAATTGTTCTACTTCTTTGTTTAGATGATCAAGTGTAGTATATTGTTTACCTTTTCTGGATATATATTCAGGATCATCCTCAGTCATACGAGCAATACATCTAACTCCATTTAACTTAGGTTGTACGTATGCTGGCCATTCAATATCATGCTTGCGCTTAGCATAAGTATGTGCTAACATTGGTAATACTAATTCTTCCTTACCAACATCGTCTATATTTTCAACATAACCCTCATCTTGCTTTTTAGTCATTTTTGATTGGGCTTCACTTACAGCTTGTTCCCATGGTGTAGTTTCATTAGCTTTACCAATATTCTTTCCTTTAATTTCTTTAGGATTTGAAGTGGTTGCTTTTCCATCAACGTAACCAGCTATAGTGCTCATTGTAACAATATCGTCTTCTACAATTAATATTTCCCACTTTTTAATTTTACCTGTTGATGCTTGTGCATATAGTGGTCCGAATGTTTCTTTTTTCATTTTATTTCCTTATTATTTCGACAGATCCGTCGTTTTGTTCATATATCTCTTCAGCACATTTATTACACAACACTATGTTACCTTTAGATGTAATAGCTAATGATATACCGTCATCTTCTTCTGAAGAAAAATGTCTTCTACAGTTAAAGCAAGAGGTCATCTTTCTTTTGAATTTTTCTCTTATTTTTATATAATTATCAATGTCTTTAACAAAATTAATACAAAGTTGTTTAATTTCATATTCTTTAACGGTAGTTTTTCTAATTATATAACTCATTTTATTTCCGTAATTGTAGTAGTTTTTTCGGAATTCTTCCTTTGCGTTTTGCTATAATTCTATCTTTAATTATTAAAGATTCTATATCTCTATCTATATGTTCTTTAAGTTTGCCACAATACATACATTTTCCATAGCATCCATCATCTATAATAATATGCATATATACATTAGTGCATATATCTTCAGGAGCAATTTTATTATTTCTTAAATTGATCATGATAATAAGGACATTATTGTCATTAATGATGATTGTTCTTTATTAAATTTAATTTTCTTTTTTGGGTTATCACTAAATCCATCACAGGATATTAGCCAAATAGGATCAAAATTAAATGGCCATTTAAACCAACCATTTTTAATTCCACTTTTATTTCCAACTACAGTAGCTTTAATATTAACACAACTAAAATGAGCATCTCCTGGTATAGTTTTATGATGAACACATTTACAACAATTTGGTTTATTCATATATTCCATTAACACCTTGTTTTAATAAATTATATCCTATAATTAAAATACCCCAAGGAATCATAAGATTCTTAATATTTTGTTTATTCTGCGCCCAATGAGCATTCTTACTCATTTTTTCTCTTACAGAAGAATACATGTATCCTACTCCGTTTTTATAGTCTTTAACAAGACTAATATAATAAATAGCTACCCATATTTGAGTAATATAATTAATAGCTGTTAATATAAGTATAATAATTAGAAATGTTAACATTATTTTCTCCATAAAAAAAGGACACCCGAAGATGTCCAAAGTCCCACTCTTTTTATTTATATTCCGCATGGAAGGGTAGCGTGCGGTCCGTTAAATGGTGGGACTGGCTGGACTTGAACCAGCGATCTCCTGCTTATCAGACAGGCGCTCTGACCATCTGAACTACAGTCCCTTATTGATAATTACCACGCTCTACATCTTCTACCTTGTCCACGACCTCTTCCGTCTCTTGGTCCTTGACCTGGTGCTTGTTGATTAGTTGTTTTATTTGGAGGACAATTTCCTTTTCCTCCACCTGTTCTTGGTCCTTGACCGTCAGGTCCTGTTCCGTCTCTTCTAGGCATTTATATACTCCTTGTATAATTCTGGTGGCGATGGTGAGACTTAAACTCACGACCTTCGGAATATGAGTCCGACGCTCTAATCAACTGGGCTACATCGCCATATTTCGTGTTCTGTATTCTTTTTGATATATTCTTACTGCTTCTCTACATTTATTACAACGACATCCTCTGGTTTTATAATCATTATAATTTCCATGAATGATTTCTTTTCGTAAAAGATCAGCATGATAATCTATATGGCAATCATTACATAATACATCACACTTAGCTATTTCAATATCTCGTCTTATCTTTGACCAACTCCAAATACAATGATGTTCTTTTTCAGAAGGGTCTCTATGATGTAAAACTAAATTCTCTTTTGATTCACATTTTAGACATTGTTTATCAGAGAAAAATTCATCTCTTCTTTTCTTTACCCAAAGTCGTGCATATTCTTTTCTTTTTTCTGGATCTTTTATAGGCATAAGTTATTGATTTTAAAGAAGTTAAATTGCGGGGGCACGATTCGAACGTGCGACCTCCAGCTTATGAGGCTGGCGAGCTGACCAGACTGCTCCACCCCGCAGTAATTCACTTATATTATAGGGCTGTTATCAGATGTTACATCATCTTCTGAAAGATTTACAATACCAGCATCACTTCCATCAGAGAAATAATTAACTGATTGTCCTACCATTCCTCCAGTAGATAAATTATCTAAATAAGTAGTTCTTGATGATCTAGTCGCACTGCTCATTCGAAGCATTCCCTGATCGCTCTTATTAAAGTAAGCCATATTACCAGCATTAAGACCAAGGTTTTGCTGTACTTGCGTTAGATCATGATCTGCGCCCAGATAAATTACAGTCCATTTTTTGCTATCTTGTCTTTCTTTAATCATTGCAGATACTTTTTCACTATCATATTCTTTTGAGTTATTCTCGGCACCATCACTAATGATAATAGCCATATAAGTAGTATTTTCTTCATCTACTGTATTGTTCTTTACTGTATTCAATGCTGTTGCAACGCCGTCATACATAGCTGTGAGACCTTCAACAACATAATCATCCATAGTAAGATCTTTAACTTCAGTAATAGGAACAGCCTTATGTGTTACAGTAATACTATCATGTCCACTAAATTGAACCATACTAAATGTAATATCTAGTTTATCTGCCTTTGATCTTAGATCTTGGATATTCTCATTAAGCTCTGTTAACATAGCTTTTTGAATATCACCCATACTTCCACTTTTGTCTAATGCCACTGCGACATGTAGACTTCTTTTATCTTTTCTTAAGTTCATACTATTTTGTCCAATCTAAGTCTTCATTTGCTTGTCTAAGTTTTAATATAATTTTTTGAGGAATAATTTCCTCTTTATCGTTATCTCTTCTAATATTTAAATTTTTCTTTGATGACATATATTCTAATAAATTTTCTGTTATTCCTTGAAGTTTAGTAACATAAGATTTAATAGAATTTCTAGTGTTATTTATATTATTATAAATTGTTTCCATATCATCTAAAAGACGACCAGTATCACCTATATTTTTAATATGTTTTTCTGTTATTTCAAGTCGTTCTCTTAGTCTTGAAGTAGTTTCATCTGATACATCATCAACTAGATTCATATAATTAGTATCTATTCTTCTAGATAACGATTCTAATTCATCTTCTATAGCGTCTAATCTAGGAGCCATATGATACTCATTCATGAAATAATATAATAAATCTGTAACTACGTTGTCAAGTTCTTTTACGTTATGTCTATCTAAAATGTTATTTATTTGAACTCTAGTTTCGTAGTCTAAATCTGGGGTGCATAATAATTCTGATCTAGTTGTTATCATATTTTTTCACAGAGAAAAGAGTAATAATTAAATTATTGTTTTGAAAATCCTGCTCCAGACAGTCGTGTGCCTTTTGTCCAAATATCGTTTCTTTTTCTTCTTTTTGCTTCTTTAGCTTCTTTTTTACGTTCTTTTTTTGACTTTTTTACTTTGGGAAATCGTTTTTCAAATTCATTAAAGTCTATTAATTTTGATTTTCTAGTCATAATATTAAAGTACGGACGGGGAGACTTGAACTCCCACGGGAATACTCCCAACAGGGCTTAAACCTGTTGTGTCTACCAATTCCACCACGTCCGCATATTCTAATTCGTTTGAGTGTATTGCTTGATGACAGTTTGCACATAATAGTGCACACTTATCTACTTCTTTTTTAAGTTTTTCTAAATTAAATCTACAACTGTCGCCTATTTCAAATTCTTTTTCTTTTTCGTTTATATGATGAAAGCACAAAGATGCAAGATATTTATCAAACTTACATATCTCGCATTTACCACCTTTATAATTGACTAAAAGTTGCTTTCTTTTATTTCTTCTTTTCTTTGATCTACAGGTTGAACACTCTTTATTTCTAGAGTTTTGATTGAATGGTTTATTACAGGATATACATATCCTTTCCTTCTTACTTGATGTCTTTCGCATAATAGATAACCCCTTGGTTATCTATAGTATACTACGTAGACACAAGTAAAAGGTCTACCAATTCCACCACCTGGCCATAAATGGTGCGGGTGAGAGGACTCGAACCTCTACGGCCTTACGGCCAGTGGTTTCTAAGACCACCGCCTATACCAATTCGGCTACACCCGCATGAATGTTAGTATAAGTAAATATTACAAAAGACCTAGTAAATCTTTTTCAGCAATTAGAATATATTTTACTTTGTCTTCGCCTTCTTCAAGTTCTATTTCAGTACCAGAAAATTTACCATACATTGCTATTTTTTCTAGATCAGTTACTTCTGATAAACATTCACAATCAGCAGCTACTGCTTTAATAATTCCTTTAACTGGGCGCTCTTTGGCTGCTTCTGGTATGTGAAGACCACCAGCAGTCATATTTTTTACTTCAATTGGCAATAGAAGCACTTTTTTATTTAATACTCTCATTTTATCTCCTAACAATGAAAATTATCTTCGTATATTGTTTTATGAAAATAGTCGAATTTATTAGTAAAATATCGAGATTTACTAAAAAAATCAACTGGAATATCTTCTACGAATTCTGTATGATAAATAGTACTTGATCTAAAGCAATCAAATGCTACGCTATTAATTGTCGTCATCATCGCCATCTTCTACCCACTTAACTGATGTGCTTTTTAAAGTCTTATACCATTTCATTGCTGATTCATTTGATCTTAAATCTAATGGGAATTTAGGACAGAACTTTTTCTTAATCATAGCTGTAAATCGTCTGGCATTTCTATGAGTATTCATTCTACATCTCATACCCATAGGTCCCCAATGTAATGATATTTCTTCATTAGCTAAATTATCATAATGCTTTAATTGATCAAGGCCATAGTCATCAACTATTCCTACTAATAAAACTACTGGCCCTAGTGGACGTGATGTGTATTCTGTAGTTTTTACTTTTTCTGATCTTAAATTTACTTTATTCATAATAGATAGTAGCACTCCTAGGTGCATCGCTTTGCAGTTAATATATGCGTACAGCTACTCTGACATATATACTGATGGATTTCAAGAACTAGGCAGAATCTTTATCTATCTCGGTAGCTATCCGTAGATGCTAACTCTGGCACCCTTTCCATGGTTGGAGCAGTGCTACTAAAATGAATTGGCTGTTGGTTCGT